CAAAAAAGCTAGTAAAATCAATGCTTTGAGGCACTTTTGCTGCATGGATCACTGGAGAAAATCGCTACATTATAAACACGTGTAAATGGTTTTTGCGTTTTTAAAAAAATGAAATTTAGGTATTGACATACCAAGTACTTGGTGCTATAGTTGTGCCAAGCTTAAATGAGCCAAGGCAGTGACCGCTGTCGTTAGTGTCCAAGCGTGTAGGGGATGGGAACCTACTAAAAAACCATTTTACACTGTAAACCATAGTACCACGAACACGGCGTGATGTATCCGTGAGACGGTTATCAATAATCCGCAAAAATTGAACAGTCCAAACTGCGACAGGAAAGATGGCAGTAAAGCTTTGCACGTTACATATTTTTAAGTTGAACGTGCGGTCACATACCAGACCAAAAGGTTATGCTATAGATAATCTAGTAAGGAAGTGCAAGCGGATATATCCGAGGGATTAAAAGAGTAGGTGAAGGTCTTGCATGAAATTGTTAGGAAGGAACGCCATATCTGCCTATAGCTATGCGGTATGAAAAACCATTTAGTGTAGGGACTAAATATAGTAAAACGCAATACCGAATAGTAACCGGATTTCATCCGGGGCTTATGATTTCATCATAAGGCTATTCATTATACATAGACTTCTGGCATATGTTCCAATGGCAATAGTTAGCAGTCGTTTGCAATACGTCAACTTTAGGACGTTGGAAAGAATAGGTTACAATTTCAATCTGGCTTTATTATTCTTTCCAGTAGGTGCAATCCCTACGTTGTAATTTACCAAAAATAATATAATTGCGCTCACTGCATAGTGTGGGAGAAAGAGGCAACTATGTCCAAAAAATTAATTTCTATTTCTATTCTTTGCAACAACGAAAAAATTGACCGTCACACTGATATTATGAACTATATCACAATGCTTGTTCGGTCTATGGAATGCCAGTCTTTAAAATCTGGCATGAAAACCGCACTAGAAAGTATTACAACTGCTCACCCGGAATATACCGATAGAATTCCGGTATCAAGTAATACAGATGATTTGGCTATCATTCAACAGGTTTTAGGCGTTTCCGCTGATACTTTCACGGAATCCCTCAAACTGTATGAGGTAGCCCAGTCTGAAATTTTATCTACAGGTGTAACTAAAGAGGATTTTGCCAGCCTTAAAAAAGCTGACCGCATGTTCCTCACGCTCATTGCACACATGAACTGTCGTGCCGTTAATTTCTCTTATGAGGAAATCAGCAAAGATGAGATTATAAAATTCAAGGATAATATTATCAATTTCCGGAAGGACTGTAAAATCAGTGACCTCAAGTCACGCCTCCAGGCTATGTTTAATTCTTTAGTTTCTGAGGAAGGCGACATGTTCTACGGGCTTAAAGTGCGCAAGTCTAACCTTGCGACAGATACCATTGTACAGGCTGTAGGTCTGACTTCTGGCAAGGCTAAATTGAATAAGGATAAGGACGATTACTCCTTCAGCAATAAATTTAGCAAGCTGAACCTCCTTCAGATTCTGTCAGACTATTTTGGTGTTGTTTGCTATGGCAAGTCTAACGAAGTCGAAGTCATCAAACCTCAGTCTCAGGAAGCACCAGTAGAAACACAGCCAGTTCAGTCTGAAACTGTGGAAAAGTCCACAGAGAAACCAGCTAAAAAATCCACCCGTAAATCCGCAAAAAAGGGTGAAAAGGTGGCATAATGCCACCGATCCCATCAGGCACACTGTCTATAGGACTATGCCTCAACGTCAAGTGTGCCATTCGTAACTTATCAACTAAATAATCTCTGAGAAAGTCTGTCTAATCCGCAGCATTTCCCTAGGGATAATCTACCCAAAAATAAGGAGGTTTCAGCAGCATGAGTAACCGTCAATATGTCCATCTGGCAGAGCGCCAAACTAAGATGGAGGGATTCTGTGTCCCAGTAGGCGCAATCTTTGGGCGCCGTAGAATCAACAATAAATCTCTGTTTTGGGTGTCACTTTGTCCATCAGAGATATCACTGAAAAATGAATCACGCAAGTTTTCTCTTTGGGTGAACTCTGGCAATAACTGGAGGAAAGTTTCTGCGTCTTTTCGTGGAATGTATGAACCGATCCGTTCTGACATGGTAAAAATCTGTCAAAAAATCAACGGTTTTCCAGTCGTTGAACCTTGGAAACGTCCAGTCCGTCCGGTCATTACACGGGCAGACCGTGACGCTCACAAGTTGGCTATGGAATTTTCATGGCCGGAACCGCAGCAGGGATATTCTCGCAAAAATTCAGACGGTACTACCAGGGACTGGGACGCTCAATATATGGTAGATGGTCGGGGTTACGACATTTCGTGGGAAGAAAAGGTTTACCCACTGGAAAATTACAATGGTCTGCCAGTGTATTACAACGAAAATTCCAAACCTTCTATGACTAAAAAATGTTCAAATACTGGCTATGATGGAGCATTCGAGGGAATAGGTAACACCAGAAGGGACGGTATGAAGGTTAAACAGATCAAATGTCGTCCTGGAAAACCGTTTATTGTGAAATGATAGGAATAGGAGGGAATCCGTAATGGAAGTAACAATGGACTTATCAACTTTCTGTGAGACTACGCACAGAATTAAAAATCAATTCTCAGAAGGGAAATTGTCAAGAGAATCAGCAATCAACAAACTTGCCAATCTGTACGCAGACTTTTTTGGTATGTTTACCGGATCATACCAGGAAGCCATGTTATCAAATTTTTACATTGATGAGGATTAATCTTTTCCTCATTCACGCCCACATAGTATAACCGGATATTACGATCCACGCACCACGCAGTCACGCATACCCCAAAACTGCGCAAAAAATCCGCAGCTTAACCCCTGAGCTGTAGATGCCTCTCCCTTAGTGTGTATAGATAGCGGTTCGATTCCGCTTGTGGGCTTACTATTCCATTTTACAGATGTAAATGATATAATATTTATAATTTTATTTATATTTACAGGAGGAAACGACCATGGAAAATTCTATACTAAGAAGAGAACTGGAAAATATGCCTTTTGATAAGGCATTTGATACCGGAAACGGAGAAGAACTCTGCCACGCAACAGGGTATGAGGTTTGCCTGGGTGATCCGGACGATGCCTCCGATTGGTGGGAGGAGTTCCAGGATTCAGAAGGCAATCTGCATTACGGTAGATAATGTCTTCTCACAACGGAAACACTAATAGAGTCTATCAATTAGATAGGCTCTTTTTTATGCAAAAAATAATTCTCAGAAGGGAGATCAAAATTATGACATTATTAAAAGTTCTGAAAGCAGTAAAAGTTCTTACATGGACAGCTTCTATCTCAGCAATGCTTATTAACGATCCAGTAACAGTCTCCGCAAAGGTAAACGTCCGGTATAGTGCCGGAATTGTAACCGGTGCAAAATCAATCACAACTACAGATGGTAATATCTGGAAAACCAAACGTGAACTCCATTTACGAAAGGGAACGAACGTCCAGGTTAAATTTGACACTAAAGGAACTCGCAGAAAAAAGGATGATACAATCCTTAAAGTTTCCAAAGTACCAAATGTAAATCAAGCAAAACCGGAGATTAGTATTCCAATCTCTGATATTGCATTGGTATACACAGATTCTTTAGGCTACACCACATTACAGCTGAAGGACTACGGCTGTATTGGTAACATTAGTTACCAGGAAATTAAGTCCATAATTAACTCTTATTATACGTCAGTAAGGGAAACTACAGATTCTGTGACAGTCACAGAGCCAAATGGAAGCAGTTGGACAGTAAGAAAGTGAGGTACTACATGAGCTATTAATGGAGGTGAGTACAATGTCAGAATCAGTTAAATCTTATAAGCGAGATGCAATCAAAGCTGCAAGGCAACTGAAATATTCAGATTATATTCTTGCTAGATTAAACAACGCAACAACGGAAAGCGAGATCTGCCGACTGATGATTGAGGGCAGGCACACAAAACGGTATTATTAAAACCATATATAATAAGGAAGCTTTTCATTCCATCTACGGTTCGTAGGTGGATTTTTTAATACAAAAAGTTTTCAATCTTGGAAGAGAAACACAAGGAGATAAGGCAAATGGTTAGAACATATGCACTTGCAGAGCGAAAATATGACAGAACTAAAGCTGTCATAGTTTTTGATCGTTGCGAGGATGATGGTTATCCATTAAGCATAATGATGTTTGAGTTAGCAAGAGAAAACTATCCGTATAAATACCCTTCGCCATTTGGGGACATTAAAAATATCTCATGTGATACTGCAAGAGGTGATACGGAAATGAAAGAGAAAGGATGGGTGAAACTTACAAATGAAACGCAAATGGTATAACTGTGAGATTAATGAGCTGGATGCTCAGAAACTCAAGGCAAAACTGAAAGAAGAAAATATTAAATTTGAAACATCAGGTGTCGGATGTGGTTATGTACACTTCGAGATTTTTTGTAATGACGCAGAGGTAGGAATTATTGACAACTTTTTAATGGAGCTATAAAGCAAACAAGAGAAAGGGCAAGGTAAACAAAAATGGGAGCAACAGCAGAAGCAATCAACTATGATTATGATATTATTGATACACCAACAGAAACAACAACAGATAAGATTGTTCGGTGTTTCACAGATAGTGAGCTTAATGATGAGCTTGCTAATCTGTTAAAGGATAGTCTTACAGGAGTACGCAAGGCAAGTTTTGAGTCTCACGGTTTAGAAATCCGTAAAAGAAACCGTGAATTGATCATCAGAGAGAAGAAGAAACAAAAACTTTTTAATATGATTGAATTATCCATGATGATCTTTGTACTACTATTAACTCCATTCTTAGGGACTGCGATTGTAAGGGAAACGATGTATTTATGGTTATACCTTGTAACAGGACCAGTAGCAGCATATTTATTCAAACAATTAAAAAGAATATAAGAGGATGCAGGAATGATTAAGAGATTTTTCAAAGGAAAACCGTATTCTTTAATGCTTGTAAAGCAGGATGAGAATAATGATCCGTATACCTGGAGAGTAAATGTTATTTTCAAGGAACGTGTAAATGGTAATCTTTTTTTTAAAGGAACCGAATATTCATATCTGGTTCATCCGGATAATTCTGTGTACTACACAGATGGTTACTCAAACAATCGTTGCCACTGTGCAAATATTGTACATGGATGGCAGTGGTAAGGGAGGTACAAGGTAAGATGTTAGATTATGTAATTCTTACAGCCAATCAAGTTTTAAATTGTGATGATCCAGAACTACTCATCAAGGAACAGGAAGAGAAAAGAGAAATATTTGGACTGGATGACGGACATTATCTGTGTCATTTCTTTAGTTCAAGCTTCTTTGATGAGCGAACTGATCATTACACTATTGATGATGCGATCCAATGCTTGGCAATTAAAGAGGGCTACGACATGGTTCAATTCTCCAATGGAAACATTGGATTTATTGCTTACTATGATAACAAAGTAGATGGATTTGAAATAATTGATAGAGAGGTGTAAAGGAAATGAAACAATGGAGTATTGATATATTCAGAAAAAATAAAAGTACAACTGTTTACTTTGATGATCAATATGACGCAATTAGATATGCAATCAAAGCTGCACAAAAGGAACCAAAAGCAAATATTTACATGCTTGAAAAAATTTTTGATGATAAGTATGACAATATTGTACTTTTATATGAAGGTAAGGAGGCGTAAGAGTTAGAATGATGAAAGGAAAAGAAATTAAGGATTACTGGAAAGAAATAGTAAAAATCTATGAAGAAACTATTGAACAGAATAATCCAAAGATTACTATGGACACAATCTATCAGAGGTTGGACAAGGCAAAAGTAAATGAAACATTTGCAACGATTGCTGCAATTAAATCTTATGACGGTAGAATTTCACCGTGGAACAGGGAAAAACTTAAATCTATTCCAGTAGATCCTGATAATTTGGTATGGAGTAGTTCAAATCCAGTAATTTACGCAGGAGTTGACGATATTCATACTTCACATATTGATAATCTTATTACAGAATTGGAGGCGTAAGAGTTAATGGGTAAGCGAACCACGAAGTCGTGGGATAAGCGGCAGGAACGGAGACTCCGGTCTTATCTCAAGGCAAATGGATATGTATATGTCTGCTCAAAAGGTGGACATGACAAGTACAGATCAACAATAACTGGACACAACACAGAAGTAAACAATAATATTAACAAAATGGTCTGGTTGAAAATCATCAAAGAGGTTGCAGAAGATCTCACATCAAAAGGCTACAACTACGTTTCATATGAACGAGTTCGGTAGTCTTTTTTTTATTGCAAAAATTTAAAAAACTGAATAGTGAATGCCGTAAGACAAATTGAAAAATATAGATAAATTTCGGAGGATAAAATTATGTGTAAAATTAATACAAACAAACTGATAGAAATGAGAAAAAATGCAGGAATGACACAGGAAGAGTTAGCTAATAAAGTTGGTATCTCACGAAGCACAATCAATCAGTATGAGAATGGGAAAGTAGAACCTTCAGAAAAGAATATTATTAATATCTGCAACTATTTCAATATCACAAAAGATGATCTTGAAATGCACGATGTAGGATATGATTTCTTAAATCGTAGAAGTGATTTTGAGGATAAGTTAAGGAAAAAAGAAGGATTTGTTCGGTATAGTGATCCAAGAGAGACAGAAAAATGGATTGCTGAACATAGAACTTTAACAGAAGAGCAGGAAATTGGTGAAATTAAAAATGCCCTTAGCAGCTCATTTACATTCTGCGGAAAAGAATACATAGCCATTGATCCTACTCTGATTCATGTTCCTGATTGGCAGAGAGATACCGACATGGCAAAGGCAATGGAAATTGCAGAAAACTATGATGATAAAAAGTTTGATCCAATCAAAATTTATTTAACCGAAGAAGGCAAGGCAATTGGAGCAGATGGTATTCATAGAGACGTTGCCAGAATTATGTTAAATGCAAAGGCAAAAGATGTATACGATAGAAAGAAAGTTATTGTTGAGGTTCTTCATTGTACAGAACAGGAAGCAGTGATCACATTCTTAACTCAGCAGTCTGGAAGAAAAACAATGTCTGTAAATGATACGTATAGAGCAGGTATTAAGGCAAACATAGCTGAGTATGTAATTTTCAAAGAGCTTTTCGTAAGAAATAATGTACAGATTAGCGCAGAGTATGAAAAACTTGAAAAACCTATTGGAACCGTTAGGCCTTCAACTGCTATTCTCAGAATGGCAAGAAGTAATTACAAGATATTGGAAACAATTATTAATTTGATTAAGAAACTTAATTGGTGTGGTTCTGATTGCAAGGGAGTTTTTACAATGAGAATTATTGGTACACTTAATAAGATTCTTGCAATGTATGGAGATGATGCAATTGCCATTCTGATCAAAAACTGCAAGGGAGCCACATATTATGATAGTGAGATTTCTCCAGTTGGAACTAACTCATTATTATTTGATAAACTTGCTGAGATTGTTAGCAAAGAAATCACTCCAGTGGAAATTCATAGTGGACAGCCACAGCAGACAAGTGAAACATTAGGAACAACCATTCGCAAATTTGCATAACAAAATACATATATATTGAGAAGTAAAGAGGGTAGCAAGCGAAATTGCTGCCCTCAAATTATATAGAAAGGAGAATAAGTTATGGCATATATAATTTATGCATCAAATAGAGTATATGAAAATGTTCGGTCTTATTTTGAAGCTGGTAACGGAGTTCAGAATTACGATTTATTAGAAGTTGTTCATAAGCTTGGTGAAAACAATATTTATAGAGTAATGGCGCAGCATAAAAAGACTAAAGAATATACAGTTTGGACTTGCTGGAACGAAACCACACAGTCACTAAACTTTGGTCATTACGATCTTACAAAAGAAACTGCGATTGATATTTTATATTGTAAAGGAGAGTGAGAGTGTTGATCAACAATATGAGAATGCAGGAAATCGCAGAGGTGCTTACAAGCAGAATCGCAGAGTATGATCGAGATTTTGCAAGAGAAGTTCTTATTGATGAACTTGATATGGACAATGAAGAGCTTCATTATTTCGGAATCTCTAAGGGAGATTTGGAACCTGAAGATGATGGAAAAGATGATGAAGACAATCCTTATTTTGAAGATGATATTTTACTAGACTGGGATTTGTAAAAAAAAGATAAAATGAAACTTTTAAGGGAGGAAAACAAAATGAAGAAATTTGAACTTACAACAGAAACTAAAATTAATATTTTTGGTAAAAAACTTTTTAGAATTAAAGCACTTATTTCTTTTGGACTTATATCTGCTGGAGAAAAAGGAGGATGGGTAGAAAAAGAAGAAAATCTAAGTCAGTCTGGTAACGCATGGGTATTTGGTAATGCAGAGGTATCTGGTAATGCAGAGGTATATGGTAATGCAAGAGTATCTGGTAATGCAGAGGTATATGGTGATGCATGGGTATCTAGTAATGCAGAGGTATATGGTGATGCATGGGTATCTAGTAATGCAGAGGTATCTGGTAATGCAGAGGTATATGGTAATGCAAGAGTATCTGGTAATGCAAGAGTATCTGGTGATGCAAGAGTATATGGTAATGCAAGAGTATCTGGTGATGCATTAGTATATGGGGATGCATGGGTATATGGTGATGCAAGAATATCTGGTGATGCATTAGTATATGGTAATGCAGATTACACTACTATTCACGGTTTTGGTACATGCTTCCGTACAACAACATTTTTCAGATGCAAGGATAAAGAAATCAGAGTTTCATGCGGATGCTTTTTCGGAACAATTTCAGAATTTAGAGAACAAGTAAAAAGAACAAGAAAAGGTAAAGTTGCAGAAGAATATCTGATGATTGCAGATTTTATGGAAAAGCATTTTAAAGAAGAATAACGGAGATAAGGTAAATGAAGTTAAATAGTATTGAGCAAAAAGTAAGGGCATTAATGGCAAAAGATAATAGTCTTGATTCATGGATTTGTGAAACAGAAGCTGCGTTAAAAAGAGATTTAACCGCAGAAGAAGAAACACGATATATTAAAGAAACTGCTCACGAATGTATGATGCTAATGATTGACTTAAGTTGTTCATTAGAGGAAGCATATAATACACTGATGAATTAAAACGGAGATAATGTAAATGAAAAAAGACAAACCAAGATGGAAAGATCTTCCGTTCTATGAACGATTTGCAAGGACTTGTAAGCGAAATGGTTCTGCGGATTGGATGGTAGAACACATTAGAGAGCGTGGTAAACAAAAAGAAAAAGAAGCTAAAGAAAAAGAAGCAAGAGAAACGGAGGATAAATAGTATGAGTATTACAAAATTGATCGAGTTACTTCCAGATAGTGTCAAGTGTGACACTGTAGATTTTAAAGATGTTCGGTTAAAGGATGGTCGCAGCGCCATCCGTGTTACTATTGACAGACTTCTTACCCAGGAAGAGAAAGATAAAATGACCAGTAAAAGGTTTATTGGTATTGATTGCGTAGGTTTTTATAAGTATGCACCGGAAATTAAGAAATCATATTTCTATGTAGTTTAGTGAGGTAAGGGAAATGAGAGAAACAGCAGAAGAAATTATTACACAGTTCCCATTATGGGAAAAGCGAAAAGATATTATTGTAGCTGTTCGGTATGCAGATATTCCGGATAGAGAATATACCGAAAAGGATCATGAATTTTATAAATCACTTCCGGAAGGCACAATGAGAAATGTTTGTTTTGCAGATGAATGGATTTGGTTAGTCAATGGTGATTATCAGATTTATTATCCATGCTGTGGAAAAATCTACATCCATAAGGCAACTCAAAAAGTAATGCATGGCGACATCAATATCCACTACAGAGGAAAATGTTATAATGTGATGCTTAACTTGATGTATGGTTACACAATACTTAGGGTTGATAAATTCTTGCATGATTCCGGTCCAGGTAAATCTGTTGGATTTTGCACAAAAGATTCTTTTGGAAGTACACAGTACGCAAATCACACAGAAGAAATGGAACGTGATGAGATTCTGAGAATATTAAATGATCCAATGACAGATTTTGGATATGGAATACAAAAATTTTTAGAAACCGCAAGAGAAGTATACAAAGAGAATCCTAATAACTATTATCTGAAAAATTGCTGGGGATTCGGAGGTAAGGGAAAATGAAATTATATTATGCATCTGTGATGATTCAAGATAGTGAAAATAGCAAACCATGGTTATGTTCAATGCAAGATAGCAGCACAACCATTGAAGATGCAAAAGAAATTATATTAAAAGCAAGAAAAAATTTTCGTGTATTATCTGCATGGATTGATACGTATGACGGTGCAAATAATAAAATCACAGTTTTCCATGAATGCTATGTAAATTTTATAGGTTACGTAGAAAAACCATGAAAGGTAGGTAAGGGAAAAATGAAATATTATGGAAAAATTACATATGAAATAGATGAGAGTCATCCTAATGTAAATTATGTTATTGGTGGTTGGTATAAAGGAAAAGTATTTGAGTATGAAGATAATTATAGCTTTGATGAAAGATTATATTCACCAGAGGATCATGATATGCTTGTCAACTACATTAAAAATGACTTGAAACTTGTAGCAGGTGGTGGATATAGTTCAGGACATATTCACAATATAAAATTTGAAATCCAAAGAATAGCGTAGGAGTAGATAAAATGAAAAATTACACAGTGATGGTCAAAAGATATGGCTTTATTACCGTTGAAGCAGAAGATGATGAGGATGCCCTGGAACATGTAGATGGACTATCATCTTCTGATTTTGATTGGTCAGATTTTGGTGAAGCTCAAATTGTTGAAGATAAAGATTAAGATAAAACGGAAATTTTATGGGAGAATCAGATGAGTAAAGGAAAAGACATTTCTACTATGTTTACAAAAGAAGAAAATAAAAAGAATGGAAGACTTGGATATGGACTGGCTACCAGAGAGAAGGAAGATGTTATCAGTCCGGCACAGTATGGAGCATTCTTAGAAAAAAGAGGTAAGAGGAAATAAAAGAAATAATGGAGGACGGAATATGAAAAAGTATAGTGTAACTTATCACGAAACCTATGAAGAAAATTATGAAATCGAAGCTAGTTCACCGGAAGAAGCAGAGGAAATTCTTCGAGAACGAATTAGAGATGGCAAAGAAGATGGTCCAGAGCAGTGCTGTGACAGTTGGTGTGATGTGGTAGAGATAGAATAGGAGGCACAAAAGTATGGATATTAATTTTGACAAATTAGCAATTGCTATCATTGACGAGTTTGAATCTGATAGAGAAAGTTCTGGTCGAAATGAAATTGTTAAAGGAATGAAGTATGTACTTAATAAATATACTTCAGGACATGATCGAGAAATTATTGACCAGATGCTTATGACATTTACTGGATGGACTCTACAAATACTGCTTGAGAAGGCAAAAGAAGTGTCAGATGAAGAAATTGAAGAACTATAAAATCCGCATTTTGTAAGGGAGATGAAAATTATGACAGTAGGTCAGTTAATTGAGGGATTAAAGTATTACGATCCAGAATCGGATGTAACTATTTTTGACAATAACAATGATGAACAATATGATGTTTCTTTTGTCATTGAGGATGAAGAAAAAAATTTACAAGTAATGATTGTATTTGAGGGAAACAAAATTCGTATTTGATCGGAGGAGAAAAATGGAATATTCAAAAATTGTAAAAAAAGAATGCCAAATGTGCGGTAAAACATATTTTGTCAAATTGACAGAAGTTGAATATGATCGGTACAAAAAATATATTGCATACGGAAGCTTGATTCAGAATGCCTTTCCAAACACAAGTCCAACAGTAAGGGAATTTTTAAAAACTGGGTATTGTCCAGGATGCCAGGAATTATTGTTTGGCAAAAGTGAGCAGAAAGAATTGTTCTTTTCTTACGATGATATTAGAAAAGATGTTGTAGAAGAGTTCTGTGAAAAGCATGAAAATATATTAAATGCTCTCATGTCTAATGAGGCAGATGTTTTGACAGAAGAGGAGTGGCTATTGCTAATGTATGAGTTTTAGTGAAAGGAGCAAGAGAAGTGGCATACTATCATAGTCCAAAAGAGTATGAAGCAAAAACAGGAAAACGTTTTTCTGATAAAGGAGCATCAATTCACAGAACTGGATCTGTAAAGGGAATGGTTAAGTTAGGATACTGGGATAAAGATGCAGACAAGGTAAGATGTGGAAGCTACATTTATCTACAAAATGATTTTAAATAATAATTATATTCTATGGAGGTAATGAAAATGACAGCAAAAGCAAGGGAATTATACTGTTATGTAACAGGCACAAAACCATTTTGTGATCAAATGGATGAGATAGTTGGAAAAGCAAAAACTGGTTCACAATATCACTTTATTAAGTTTAAACTTGCCAGTGTCGTTGGTAAGGCAGTGCAAAAGTATAATAATGATTCTGGATATAGATTTAAATATATGGACCAGGACGCAGTAATTTATAAAATATTGAGTAGTTTATATCCAATTTCGTAAAGGAGAGAAGAAATGACTAAATTAGATGATATGGCAGCTGATGAATTTAAAAAGTTACCAAAAAAGAAACAAAAGGAACTCAACAAGGCAAAACGTATACAAGTAGCACCGCCAGGACATGAGTTTAATAAAAGCAATGTTCGGTACAAACGATGGAACGAGGATGAGTAATGGAGGTACGACATGAAAGAATTTGATTTACCTGTAATGGATGGAACACGAAAAAGTTTTTACGGAAAGGCAAAAATAATTGAACACGATAATGGAGATATATGTCTGATAAGTTATTCAACATTGGTTGCTAGAATACATAATGGAAAGTTTGAGAAGTTATGGGATGGATATAGTGCCACAACAATGCGGCATGTAAATTCATTCCTTTTATTTTACAATCTTCCAGGCGGTGGAAAGTTATGGTGGAACAAATTGGAGGTGGTGGCATGACTGAAAGAGAGAAAAATCTAATTAAAAGTAACCTGAAAGCTTTTGTATATAATTTTGGATCAGTTCGTATTGAGAAAGAAAATTGTGGTAAAGGCTTTTATGTGTTTTATCCGGAAGATAGTGATTCATATATACAGTATTGCTATAGCATTGAGTACCTGGATGGTTGGCTTTATGGATGTGTTCAAGGAAAACTAAGATTAAAATTAAATGATGAAAGAGAGCGTGAGCTGTATGGTTAAAAGATTTAGAAAACCAGATACGATTGAAGCATATAATACTGCCGGATTCAGAGAGAGATACGCAATGGAGAATGGAACTAAAAGTACAGTGTATCTGAATGGACATAAATGTTACAAGTTTACATATTCAAAAGATGTTGATTATCAGGATGCAAATGGAGCTTTATATGATACTGTCGATAAAAGATTGAGGGCTTAATATGTTAAAAGATATTAAAGATGCAAAAGAAATTAGCTGCTATGACGCACTGACAGGAAGATATGCTGGTGAAGAGGACGGTTGGCAGAAATGGAAAGATTTAGATGAAGATACAAGTTATGAAGTATTTTGCTTATGTCGTGAATTTGTAGCAAAAACAGCTAGGGGAAATCGGAGAACAAGAATTATGAATAAAGGGAAAAATTATGTTGAGCCTTGTGGAATTCTCAGAAGACTTGCATATAACTTTAAGAGAGGTGAAATTGAGTATACTGCTGGTCAAGATTATAATGAAGAAATGAAAACATTAAGAGGAATTTTTGATTAAAGGAGGATAAAAATATGTTTAAACTTACAATTAATACAGGCAACGCAGCTTTTCACGATGAGTATAATGATAATAGAGCTTATGACAAATACTGTGAGGCAGAAGAAATTTCCAGAATCTTAAGAGAAGTTATTGATAAACTTGAGTATGGTTGTGAGTCAGGCGTTTTAATTGATATCAATGGAAATAAAGTTGGAGAATGGAGCCGGTAAAAGGGAGGTTTTACGATGAGAGAGATAATTAAAAAGTTCAATGTTTACCAATATTCTGAACTATCAGATGAAGCGAAAGCAAAAGTTCGGAGCTGGTATATTGATGATCAAGTAAGATCAGAAGAACTAACCTTTCTAATTGACAAAGATTTGAAAAATCTGTTTCCTAATAGTAAACTTACAGTTGAATGGAGTTTATCATCTTGCCAGGGTGACGGAGTAAATGTCTACGGTGATTTGTGCTTTATGGATTTAGTAAATATGGTACAAAATCATTTGTGTGGAGATAACTACAAAGCTTTTGAGAATTTCTTTTCATGGAAGGAAATTAAAACTGCAAAGTTTTATTCTGAATATTGTGGCGATGTAAAATTACCTGCTAACAGAATGAGATATACATATTGCTATGTTGACCAAATTGATCTCGAAGCTGATTTTACATATGAGATGTCACATTTTAGGAATATCAATTTAGATTTACTAGGCAAAATGGAAACTCATGTCAAAAGGGTAATTAAAAAATACTGTTTAGATTGGGAAGAAACAGGTTATAAATATCTGTATGAACCTGATGAAGAAGAAATTGAAGAAACTTGTAAAGGAAACGAGTGGGAATTTCTTGAAGATGGAACATATTATGCAGCATAAATTATAAGGCAACTGAGAAGTACATAGTACTAGTTGCTTTTTTTAATACAGAAAATGGAGGAAGTTAAGATGAATAAAATTGCAAATATTATTGAAAAGGAAATTGGTAGAACTGGAGAGATGATGGTCCTTGAATATCTGATGAACAAGGGAATTGAAAATTTAAAAATGTTTAATGAGGACGATATTAAAACCGTCAAGGGAAATGCACTTATGACCAAAGAGTATTGTCAGTCAATTGTAAGATGTGCAGTTCGGATTGCTGAAGAATGCGAATCTATTGATATTTTCAAATATATTCGTTGCAAAGCTTGGTTCAGTCCAGCAGTAAATGTAATTCAATTAGTTAAGGATGCCATATCTGATTGTGATTGGGAATACTTATGTGAAGAAATGGATATGGATCCAGACGAAACAGATTATATTAACCTGAATTTTATTTCGGAGGTAGAATGATGGATATTGATAAGAAAATAGAAGAGCTGCTTGGCCAACTTGGTAAGACAAAAGAGAATCTGGCAAGGGAACTGGAAGAACTTTATCAATATGTAGAATCACAGGAACATAGATATCTTGACTTGCTTACATTGCAGAGAATGTTTTCAGAAAAACAGGGCTTCGAGAATAGGATGGAAGATGCAAGATGGCACGCTGAATTTCTTGGATATGAGCTTTCTGACAATGAACTAACAAGAATTGTTCGGAGATTTGAAGCGAAATATGACTGTGATATTGATGAAAGTAGTCAGTGGGAGACTTTAATTAATACTTATGTAAACAATAGATAAAGCAGAAAGGGAACTAGAGGATAGAAATGACAGAAATTATTCATACGATTAACGTAAGTGCAAATAATTTTGGTGATTTAGAAACATGTTTGGATAAAAACCCTGAGTTTTTATTGTTCACAAGTCCATCAGGAGCGACATTAAAAGTTGATCTCAAACAACAGAAAGATGAGAAAGACAGTGCAGAAAACATTGTAGTTCGGTGGATGAATGATATTAAAAGCAAAACAACCAACTATACTGATTATTCGAGTGCAGCAAAAAGGTTAGGAGAGATTAAGTCTTATTGTGATGCGGTGATTGTGGCGGCAACTTCAAAATAAAATGTAGATTTAGTGGAGGAGGAGAAAATGGGTGCATATTTTATCAATAATGGATATTTATGTATTAAAAATGAGTTTGCGGAAGAATGCGTAAATCTCCTTAAAAAAGAGATTGGATATGATGAAGACGATGATTGCATTGATTGGATTGAAGACAGGCAGTCTGGAATTTCTGAAATCACTTTTGAAGATGTTGATGGAGACATTGGTGAAGATATCCAAAAGGTTGCCGATTTATTTAAAGAAAGAGGCATTGAGGTTTATGGAAGCATTGAATATTATGGCAGCAACGATGGACATACTGTAATAAAAGATAATGTCGTAAGAGATTATGATAACGAGGATTATGGAGCTAATGAAGCATTGAAAGGTAATTCGATTGGACTGGAGCTTAAAGAGAAATTGTTGAATGAACTTGAAAATTTTAATGGAAAATATTCAATCGAAATTTTGAAGAAAATGATTAATGAAGCTACCACAGCTGATTAAGGAGGTAATGAAAAATGAAGGTATTAGCATTTTGTGATGTTGACAAGGGAATCTTAAAAGATGCAGCAGATCACACTTACATAGACGATGATAATTACAGTGTAGATGAGGCTCTTGATGATTTTAGTAATGAATTTAATTGGCTCAATCAGTCTGGTGTAAATCTTGATGGATTTGCAGAATTTGATTCTTGTGATGAAGATGAAGAGTTCCAGGCATATATATTCCGTTATGGAATGGGATATGTGCCAAGTGGAAGATCTGTACATAATAAAATGTTATGCGAAGAGAGGTTGTTAAATCATCTGCATGAACTGCCAGAAGAGAAATATGATGTAACTCGGTATAAAATCTTGAAGAGAACTGTGTATACAGTTTGTACAAAATACGAGGAGGTATGCTGATTATGAAAAACACATTTAAATATAATGGTTTCACATTTAAGCCAGTTCGGAAATTAAAATTCACAGAAATTACACGGCATGATTTTGAACCACATATTGATAGATCTATTAGACTTCCACTTGATGAACCTTACGATTATGAGTTGTTTTACAAGGCGAGCCGAAATTCTGAAATGGATATGTTTCAGTGTTTAGAAAATGGAAAATATTATGTACCATGTGATAATGGCTTAATTGGATGGAGGTGATTTATTATGACGACAAGAGAAAAGATTAGACAAGTTGAGTTTCTTAATGGCAATGCTCTTACTATTGAAGGCTCAATAACTGATTCTGATACAATTTTGTGCGATTTACTTCAAAATGTAGACAATGAAGTTTCTGGATTGTCACAGGAAATTTTCAACATCTACAAGGAAAGTAAGGATAAGAATGCAGTAAAACAAATATTTCTTACATTTACAGATATGGAATTTGATGACTATCTGGATAAATGTTTGAAGGAAATTACAAGATAAAAGAGATATTTGATCGGAGGTGATTTTATGAAGCAGCGTTTGTGGACCGGTGAAGAGCTTGAACCATGGGGTTATAAAACCTCACTCAATAATGGAATTGCAGTTGGAATTTTTGATGGTATGTGTTGTAAAACAAAAGCATTGGTAAATATTGAAAATTTTGATGCAGGAAAAACTTTTGATAAAAGAATTGTTATTAATAAAGAACTTGCTGAAAAATATGGATTTAAAATTATAGTACGTTAGGAGATGGTTTTATGAATATACCAGTACCTTGGATGGATTGCTTTGTAAATGCTCTTCATGAACGTCCGTATGGAAATATCTGGACAGACGGAGAAGAGATTTTAGTTAAGACGGAATCTGCTGCAAATGCAATTGCAGACTTGATTGAAATGCTGTATATGTCAGAAGATAAAAATATTATTGTTTGTACAGGGTATTATGATTCTAATGAAGATAAAGAAGATAATACTACAGATGAGTATACTGGCTGGTGGTATGTACGTATTAATTAATGGAGGTAGAAAATATGGCAAAGGAATTTATTTATACAAAAGTACAGGATCTTGGCAAGATTGGTGATAAAACTGTTGAGATTGGTCACTACATAGTAGATGGTAAGGCAACAACAGATAAAGTTTACCTTGTAACAAATTTTACTAGGAAGAATGGAAATGGAGAAATCTGGGAAAGAGCAATTTGTACCATTGGTGAAGCAAGGGAACTTGGAAAACTGCTTATTGAGGTAGAAAAGAAATGACATTAAGAGATTTATTAGATCAGGTTGAGCTTCAAGGACCTGTCAGTTTATTAGAAATTACTGATAATGGAAGTAAAATTTTATACGAAGGATACGGATGTTGTTTAAGTAAAAAAGCAAAAGTATATTTAGATAGAGAGATTACTTATATATATCCGTCTTATCAAGATCTTGGAGCTGGTGTTGTTATTGAAATAAAATAGCAATTTTGTTTAAAAGGGAGATTGAAAATATGAGAATAGAAAAAAGAGAAAAAAAGGTATACGAAGAAATTTATATTGCAGATGATGGAACACAGTTTGATACAAAACGTCACTGTTTAGAATATGAGAAAGAAATTGAAATGTGTAAAAAGGCTAAGGATGCAGAAAAGCTTAGAATACGTGAACTTGATGATGTGATACCATTAATTGATGTTGAAATATATGAAAATCGTGAGTATGTTTGGTATAAATTGGAAAACGAAAAAGATTTTAATACTTTAAAGGAAGCGTTTGAATATTCAAAAGATTTTACTGTACCAGATGGTTATCCGACACTTTATTGTGTAGAATCTTTTGGTTATGACAACATATACGAGGACGATAACACATGGACATGTACACTTAATGAATGCAAAGATGCAGCTGTTGAATTTTGGGAAAGATTTGGATACAAACTGACATTTTAAAAAGGTTAGTGATATTGATGCAGGTGTTATTCAGAAAAGATAAACAAACAAAGGAGATCATTGCATTTCTTCCTGAGATTCCAGTTAATAGAGGTATGATAATGAGTTATATGTATATAGGGTTGCACAATGAGGCTGCTCTTTCTTATTACTGGGATACAGCTAAAGCAAATAAGGAAGAATATAATGATCTGTACGACGAATTATGTGAAATATATGAAGAGAAATTGCAAATAAAGCAAAGGCTCAATTATGATTTATTAAAGAATTCCTGGAGGTAAAAATATGTATAAAATTGAGGGATATGACAAGGATAATGATGTGTTTGTTAAATATTGGAGTGGTTCTAATTTAGAAATGGCAAAGGAAATTGCATTAACACTATATAAAATTGCAGAGAAAGATGAACTTATTAGATATAAAAATGACGGAAATAAAGAACCTATTGATTGGATCTTTGTATTTGATGATAATGGTGAAGTAGTGTATGCGCTTAATAATATGCGTCAAAGAATTAGAAATATTCTTGATGACTTATATATTGAAAGCGAAATTCTTCCTGAAAATTTTGGAGAGGAAATTGTTGATGAATTAGTAATTCGATTCATTTATGACGGATATGAAATTACAAAGGAGAGTGTAATAGAAGAAATATTTTGTGTTATATGTGCAAGATGCAGTAAGTGGTGAGATTATGACAAAAAATTTGCAAGAGAAATAGCAGAAAAATTTATAAAAGAACATAATCCGGATTTGTGGGATGGATTAGGCAATATGCCTTCAAGTTTTTCAAACGAAATAGAGGTATATAATATATTTAATAAAGAAGTATATATGACAATTCAATTTGAAATTGATGCAGACGAGGGCGGATGTTGGGCACATATTGTAAAATTATACAGTAATAAAGATGGTTGCAACGATGAATTAATTGATGGTTATTTTGGAAACGGAATTAATTTAGCGGATTGTTTAGCAGAAACAATTATGGATCTATGTGATGATTATAAAGAGTTTTACGAATAAAGGAGCTTGTTATGTTTGAAAGTTATGAAGAATATCTAAATAGGACAAAACAAGAAGATAGTCGGACCGCCTGGAAATGGTGGAAAATCGAAGTATGTGGAATGAGTGAAAAAGAAGCAATAAAGGCAAGTATTACAGAATATGAACCGATAAAACGATGATTTGAAGGGAAGTGATAACTATAAAAACGACAATTCGGACATACATAAATAAGAGAAATCCAAATAAATTCATAGAGGTCCATAGTGATGGTCATTATCACAACTCAGTAAAACAATATATGTATTGGCATTTTGATATTTTAACCGGAAAGAAATTGGATAAACCTGTTAAGAATTTACTTGGAGATCGAAAGTTACATAGATGGCGTAAGACAAATTTGAAAGAGCTGCTAGAAGATTATGAATTATATCAAATTAGATAGTCTGGAGGCATATCATGAAATATAAAGTAGGGCAAGAAGTTCCAATAACAATTAATAGTGTATTTGAACAAGGAAAACTTATCAATACAATTGTAATCGTTCGGAAAATCGTTGGAAATATTGTTTTTGTGCAAATACCTATGGAATATGGTACGTATCAAAATTTATATGGAACTGAAGAACAGCTGGAGAATTTAATTAGAAGCAGAAATAAAAGTCGTATTTGATTGGAGGAGAAGTTATAACTAAATATCAGCAAGCGAAAAATAAAATACGTGATCTGGCCGCAGAATGGCAGTCAGATTTTGAAAATAACAATTACTCCTGGTTGGAATTATTCCAATGGCAGGAGTTTTTTAGTATCCAGGCAAAATAGTATGGATTAATTAAAGAATTTCGTGAGAATGGAATTATTTAAAAGGAGAAGATAATTATGCAGAAAACAATTGAATACTTAAAAAAGGACCGGAAAGTAAATGACACTTTTATTAAAAAACTTCAGAAAATAGGATTTGAAATTGATTACACACGGTATGGTTATTGGGATAATGTAGAATGCGTTTGGATTGGAAGAAGCTGTATACCTTTATCTGGAACACACTTTTCTGACAATGGGAATTCAGAGTCACTGGATTACAGATATCAGAATGATGTAATTAAAGACATCTACAACGCGATTGAAAAAGAAAAGAAAAAAGCAGAAGAATCAGACAAGATGGTTGACGGTTTCTTTGAAAAACTTGGACTGGAGGAGGATTAGTAATGAAAATTGCAAGAATGTGGACATTAAGTACGGCGCACATTTCAAGAGAAACAGGCAAATGGTTAACAGGACAAGCAAAAGAACCGACTGAGGGATTATGCGTGTATGAAAAAACTGGTGGATATTTTATTTATGTACCAGATGATTTTGATTATGAAGAAATGAATCTTCCGGAAGATGTTGAAACAATAATTGCTTTTGCGATTGGATGTGGAGTAGATTGGATCTGCTTTGATTCCGATGGTCCGATTGAGAATGGATTTAAAACATATGAATGGAAGGATTGAGCTATGACTGAATTAGAAAAACAGAAATGTTATAAAGCAATGTGGGCTGGAATAGTAAATGGAAGAGAAGCACAAGAGGTATTTAAGCAAACAAACATTTCAGAATTACAGACGAGATTTGCAGATCAGAAAACTGGATATGCTCAGGGAACCTATCATGTACTTACTTGTATTGGTTATAAGCATCCAGACATGGAAATATTATACGATTTGCTTTAAACGAGGTGATCATATGAGAGAAGAATGGATATGTACAGATTCTGATAGTAGCCAGTATTGCAAAGTAAATTCGGATGGAACATATAGTTTCATAGAAAAGGTATGGTTAGATACTTGTAAGGGAGATCCTGGATATCCAGATAAATCATATACAGTAAAAACTGCTTTTGTCGATCTTGATGATTATTCAGAGCATGAAAAGGAATGTAATATATGCGGATATTACGATTCTCTTAAAGCACTAAGAGAAATTTATAAAGAAGATTCTGATCAGGTTATTGCAGAATGTATTTTCGAAGAAATGACAGATGGCAGCGCTTCAACAACAGGAATGATGACAGAAAAAGAAGCTGATGATTATATTCAGAAATATATTTTGGAAAGATAAAATTGAGTTTCTAAGGAGGCAAGAGAAAATGAATGAATTGGATAAAATTCTCTGTAAATTAAATAAGAATATAGAAGATGATGAAGAATATGTGGAAGCAGAACACGATGCCATTCAGCAATATTGTGAAGACCATAATTATAAAATGACAGATGATGAAATGGAAACAATTCGTGCATTTGGTTATGAAGAAAGCTTTAATATATGGGTTGAATTTAACGAAGGAAGTAGCGAAAATGAATTATAAATACAAAATTAAAATAAAAAGTGGAACAGGTCAATATTATGACTATGGTAATTGTGATTTATTACTAAAAGAATGCGAAACACCATTTCTTCCGAGAGTAGGTGAAATCATTCAAATTAATTTCAATGATGAAATAAATCCAACAACAGGAAAAAAATGTATACGATATTATAACTTCTTAGTTCGTGATATTCAGTATTGGATTAGTGAAGATAGGAATGGAATCGATGTTTATGTGGTCCCAATTGATGGATATAAATGTTAATACCCAAAGTATAGAGGTAAGTGGAAAATGAGAGTGAGCGATATAGTTATGATTGTAGCATGGATTGTAGTTGCATTATGTGTTTTTTCGGCTTTGTATTTTACTCACGATCCAGTTTGTTTATGGGGATTTATGGCTCCAACTATGTTGAAATTGTTTTACATATTTGAATGTTAGGAGGCAAAGAAAATGAAAAATAATGTAGAGATTTATACTTCTTGGGAAGAATTATATAATAAGTTAAATTTTTGGTGCAGCAGATGTGGAGACCTTCATTATCATGGAGAATATGATATTACAGAAGATGATTTACCGTCTCCACTGCGATATGCATATAATAAACTTTGGTCAGAGGGACCAGGGTGTCTTAAATACATTGTTGATTATAATGGAAGTTATTATCTTGCGATTGAGGGCGAATATGATGCAGATGATGAAAATTTTCTTGGTGTATATACAAAAGCAGTTATTGGAGTGACTGAATTATTGACTCAGAATAACAATTGCAAAGTTATAATTAATGCTAATCCTGATTCAGTTTGGGACAAGGAAATTTATTTTTTAGTACCGGCAGAAATGGAAAAGAAAGAGTTTGACAAGCTTGAAAAACAGGTTATGACAGCTCTTGACAGTGATAAATGAAAGATGGTAAGCGAAATGGCAGAAATTACAGTATTTGATTTATGTAGTTTATATATAGAGCATGACGAAGAAGTAGTTATATGGAATGTTCAGGAGGAAAAAGAAGCATTTAGAGGAACATTTGCAGAAGCCATGTATAGTAGCGAGTTTGCAGACTATATTGTAGGTAGTTTTGGTATTGAAAACGGAATTATATGCATCAATATTGACTGATAAAAAGATTTTGGAGGTATAGATGAATAAAATATATTGGTACGAATTATGTTTCTTTGGAGACGAAGATTCTGATAGTGAAGAGTATGATGCAAATAAAGCTTGTAGTTTTGTAATAAAAACAGAAATCCCACCGACTATAAGTAATGAGATAGCATTAAAAATTTTATTCGGTAGTCCAAGAGAACAGTGGGAAAAAGAGTTAGTTGAAAATTGTACCTGTGTAATGGAAATTGGAGAAGATGAGGCACAATTCTTTGATGTAGAAGAGCTTACTCGTAGAGTTGAAAGTGATTTTGGTGTCTATTATACAAGATAAAATACATGTTTTGTGGGGTGAAAAATGGTAAGAAGAGAATGGACAGTGGAAGAAGAAAAATACATGAGTAAATATTATTTACGCCAGCCTACCAAGCGAACTGCAAAAGTTCTTAATCGAAGTATTGAATCTGTTAGGAAGAAAGCTGTACAAATGGGAATCAATACATATTATGATGGATATTTAAGTGCGCATGTACTTGCAGAGTGTTTTAGTACTAATACTCAGGTAATAAAACGATGGATAGAAAAGTTTAATCTTCCGGCTATTAAGATAAATGATTCAAAACATAGAACTAGATATCAGATAGATCCGGAGAAATTTTGGAAATGGGCAGATGCTCATAGAAGTGAAATTAACTGGTCTGGTTATGATTTATGCTCCATACTTCCAGAGCCACGTTGGGTAGAATTTGAGCAAGGCAGGTATAAAACAAAACGACATTGCCAGAATTTCACTGAAAACGAAGTTGTACAAATAAAGCATATGTTGCATCGTGGCATGACATATAAGGAAATTGCTGCAGAACTTGGTCGAACAGAAAGAAGTATTGAAAGTAAAATTAGAAAGATTGCATGAGGGGGACAAGTGTATGACAACTATTAGAGTACATCGTAAAAGATTTTTAAATGAGATACTTTTAAATTTATGTGAAAATTTCTGTGATAGTGGATATTATGATTTTGATAATAATAAAGCTTACGCAGAAACTGATAGTGAAATTGCTGCAGATGCACTTGAAGAAGTTTTATATGATCTTGGATATATGAAACTTGAGGATAAGTCTATAGAAGAAAGCGTAACAAGACATTATTCACGTAAAGATATTGTTGAAAATGGAGCCTGGAAAGCAGTATTTAAAGAGCTTTAATGGAGGAGTAAAATGGACCGACTTGATAAGGTAATTAGTTATTTAAAAAGTAATACAACTTCAGAGAGAACTGATGGTGATCAGCTTATCCAACTAGCATGTAATTGTATTAAATATGCAGATTTTTATACAGGACGTAGTTCTAAAAATTGGACAGCAAGGGAATTGTTTAATGGAGTCTTAACAGAGAACCAGATAAAAGAAGTTTTTGATTCGGAGGTATAAAATGGATAATAAGAGAAATGGAAATAAAAAATATGTAATGATAGTAACGAGTGAAGATGATAGATACAATCCAAATGCTCCATACGATGGTGTTGGTGTACAGCTTGGATTTTTTGCAGATAACCCTTGGGAAGGCAGATTTGAATGTTGTATAGATGGAGATAGTTTTGGAGAATTATGCGAAGAAATGGAAAGAACTGATGTAGGAGGTCTTTTTTATCAGCTTTACGAGAATAAATATGGAAACCGCATTAGTTATGGTACTATCGATTATGATGCTATTCAGGATGAAATTGATGAATATGAAATTAAGAATGTAGATGATATTGATGCATCATCATATGACGTTCAGTATAGAGATGAAATACTTTTAAAAGCATATAACTTAGAATATGCAAAAATGTGTAAAAAATATTTCCAGGAAAAAATACTTAATGGTGCATTTGATGAGAAATGGAGTATTAGACCAGAAGAAAGAAGAGTTGTTGCAGATGAAATTGTCATTATTCCTGTAAACTAATGAAGAATATAAAATTGGTGTTATATTTATAAAAGGAATTTATAGATGATGCATGAATTAAGAAAACTTTATATTGATTATAATTCAATATTCCGTCCATCAAAAGAAATAATACATAGAAATAAAAAAGCTATGGATAATATAGAACAGAATGTTTAAATAAGAAGACTGGAAAATGGATTTGAAGCAAAAATTAAAGATTTAGATTTATCATTTATAGATAAGATGAAGGAATAAAATGAAAAATTATTATAAACGAACTTTTGATGGAGCGGTTTTCTCAGAAGAAACATTAAAAGAATTTTTTGCACAGATATTACTTAAAGAAGAAAAATTTCATGCGTGGCTTAATGAAAATTTGACTAAGGGAAACATTACAATTATTTCCAGAACTGAATATACGAGAAAATTAATAAATGATTATAATCGGATGAAATAAACGGAGGTATAATATGGGCAGTTTTAGTTGGTTAAGAGCAGATAAGACAACAAAGCGAAAAAATCTTACAAAAGGAGATCGCTACAAAATACTTATTCCAAAAGAATTTGGTGGCGGATTTATCAAAGACATATATTATGATTATGGATATGTTTTTCATGGAACAGAAAATGAAGCAGATCTATATGGGATTCTGGCATATTGGAATGGTTGTGAGGGTATGGATTATTCGTATGAGTGTGGACATTATCCAAGAACTATGGAAGAAATCCTTAAATATGGAAATACATGCAAACAGTCAAATCGCAGTATAGGAATTAGTGTTGGATGTGGAAAGGAGTATATTGATAAACTAAAATATCCTTTAAAGCTTGTTTCTGCTTCTTACAAGGGAACTTATGAAGAGTGTGAAGGTCGTAGCTATAATGATCCTGAACAGGGATCTGTAAAGACTTATTGGTAATAAAATGAGAGTTTGATTGGAGATGATAGAATGAAAATTACAAGAGAAATGGTAGTGGAGCTAAATAATGAATTAGCAGTTAAAGGCTGTCCATTCAGATATAAATTTAATGATAATATAATTAGTGGCACAATAGAGATTACATTACCGAATATGAATTGTGTGGATAGTTTTATTATTAATCCAACAAGAGAATTTTTTGATTGGCTGAAATTATGGTTTAAAACAAAATATGGCATTGAATTGTTATGCAATAACACTGGATCTACATTGTGGAGCAATGATTTCTACTCGGAGGATTAATATGAAAGATATAGATATTATTATAGAAACTGATGATTATATCATTAAGACAAATACAGATATGATTGAAGAAGATGTGATTCGACAAAGAATGGGCTTGGAGCCGAAAAGTTATGATTGAATAAAAAATTACAAAATAAACGAAAGCGATCAGATTAATATCTGGTCGCTTTTATAAAATCTAACTTTTATAAGAAAAATTACTGACAATTTAAGACGAATATGATATGATTTAAGAAAATATTGGTCGTGAAAATAAATGGAATGGAGGAATAAAAATGGGACATTATGCAAATGATGATCGATTTTATCATGAATATTTTTATGATGAGAGCGATTTTTTAAGTAGTAACAAAAAAATATTGGCAGACGAGCTGAAGTCATTTGCTGATACTTTTGACAAAGGTAAAAAAGCAGATTTTGGTTATACAAAATTTATCCTTGTCCATGATTGTACAATTGATGATTATGAGAAGGATATCTTGTATCATGAATGTTTGTCCGGTGGTGAAGGTATTATGACCAAAGATGAAACAGACTTTTTTATAGAGCTTTTGTTTGTAAAATATGTTCAGCCATATATAGACGCAGGTTATATTGTATATGATGGTAAGAAAACTAAACCACCGATACATATATATACTCCGGCCGTAACAGAAGATTATTGGTTTCCAACTGCAAAGTGTAAGATTGATTATGATAAGTATGTAGAAGAGCAAAAACAGAAAAAGTATAAAGCTGCAATAGAAAAAGCAGCAATAGAAGCAGGAATGACAATAACATCAGGACCTGGTAAAGAAGCTGAATTTTGTAATCCAGATTGTTATAAAAACATACCTATTCTAACAACTGAACAAATTAAAATGGGAATTGCTTGTTTTATGATATCACTGCCATTAGCTATTACTGTATTAAGTCCAGTTATTGCAATAATTTGGATTCAATATATCAGCAGTGTTTATAAAGACTATAAGGAAAGACAATTTGCTGCCGAGCGTTATTATAGGGTTACACATGGGCTTCCATATAATGAAAAATAACTTTAATAGTGAAAAACAGCTTACAAAAAAATGTAGGCTGTTTTTTTAATACGAAAAGTAGAGGTATAAGCGAAATGAAGAGTATAAAATTATTGCAAGCTGCTAATTCAGAATGTACAGAAAAAGTATTTATCATAAGAATGTGCGAATGTGTAAAAGATAGGCTATTGAAGCTTCAGATTAGAACAAGCTTTTATCCGACAAGCGCGAATGAAGAAACATTGAGTGAATGGGAAGAAATTGCTGAAGTAGCAGATGACATTTTAAAAAAATATAAAGATGATGAAATTGATGATGAATTAGAAGATATGATTATGGATATGAAAGAAAAAATATTAGATTATCATATGAATTACCAAGGGATAAGTAGGCTTGTAATATAAAGCGAGGTGATCAAAGATGATTGGAAGAATGGAACTAGAATTAAAATACGAAAACAATATAAATCAAATCTTGATAAGAGAGCCAGAATATATAGATTACTTCAATGTTTTTATGGTGGCGGATAGTAAAACTGCGAAGACAAGATTGAATTATATAAGTAATGTAGTAAAATTCATACATTATTTAAAAGATAGCGGCTTTTATATAGAAACTAAAGAAGATTTTTCTAGTGTAAGCATAAATGATGTTAGAAAATATTTACAATATGATGATAATAGATTAATTAGAGAAAGAGGGAAAATTTCTGATTCGTATAGATACTTGCGTTATTTTTCGTTAAGTTGTTTTTTCAACTTTCTGGAGGATGGAAATTCAATTGAAAAGAATCCGATGAACAAAATTAAGACTCCAAAAAATGACCGAATGAATAAAAAATTATATCTTAATGTTGATGAAGTGAAACAGATAGAGAAAAACGCAAATGAAGGTAACTCGAATAGGACAAAACTTTATATGGACCACTGGCAGGAAAGAGATGCGGCGATTATAAATCTTGGGTTTGAAACAGGTCTTAGAGTATCTGCAATTGTATCAATTGACTTGGAAGACATTAACTGGGAAGAGAAATATATAAATACAATTGAAAAAGGTAATCGTCCAAGGCAGGTATTCATGAATAAGAAAACTATGAATTCGTTGAAAATTTGGATTGAAAAGAGAAATGAATATATCTGTGAGAAGAATATTAATACGCAAGCGCTATTTATTTCTAATAGAAACAAGAGAATTAATTCACAAACGATTGGTAAAATTTTAAGATCATACGCAGGAGATTTGAACAAGAAAGGAAGAATAAAGCCACATACCATGAGAAGTTCGCTTGGAAATAATGTTGTAATCTTAACAGGAAATGTAGAAGCAGGAAGAAGCATTCTTGGACATAAAAATCTATCTACAACACAAAAATACTTAGAAGATTCAATTGAAAAACAAAAACAGATTGCAAATCTGAATTTATATGGAGATGATAATGAATGAGCAAAACTTTGGATGACGTATTAAAGAATAAGGGAGATTTAAAACCACGTCAGGTTGAAAAGATATTTAATGCAAATGGATGGCACATAGTTAGGACAAATAATCATAATATATATAAGAAGAAAGGCAGATCAGAACTGATAATAGCTCCGACTGGAAATATGAACTGGAAAACATTTCGTGATACTTGTAAGAGATGCGGTATAGCAATGTAATGGAAACTGTGTTATAATTGAAATAATTTAAGTTGGTAAAATCAAAGTTTTAAGAAAGGTGTTTAAATGGATTATAAACAGTACGATAAATATGTTTACACTAAAAATGATCTTGAGAAGTATTTAGAAAGATTTAATCAAGACATAGAACAGCAGAAACTAGAGATTATAGAATTTGAAAAACGTGCAAAAGAGAGAATCGCTCTAATTGACAACTGGGAACAACAGAAGAACTTTACAATATTAGGAAGAACATATAAAAATGGCAAGAAAAAAGGAATACTTTTAATCAGGAGATATCCGGATCAATCACAGAGAGACGAAAGATATGAGTTCGATAAAATTGTTGACATGAGAAAGAAAATGTTAGAACTTGAAGAGAAATATTCTGGCGTTGATTGGTTAAAATTTGAAAAGGAAATTGAATAATATGATATATAATATAGGTGATGAGCTTAAATGTACGCATCCTATAAGTACAAAGTGTCTTGAGATGACCAACCACGATATAGAAATTCAATCTGGAGATATTTATATAGTGACAGATAAGGACGATTATCCAGAGGAAAACGATTGTCACTGGTATGAATTAACATCAAAAGACAAAACATTAGTATTAAATGCCTGGAATGATGCTCCAGATCATATGATTATTGATGATATTTTTGTGAAAGTGTCAGAAAGCTAGTTCAAGAAAAAATAACTTCTACTGAGGTGAACATTATGTATAGTAATGAAGAAATTGGAGACATAATTAAAGAAGCTGTATTTGAAGAAACAAATTTACTTAATGGAAATAAAGATGAAAGGTATCAAGTTATCCAATCATTAAAATCAAGGTTATATGACGCATTTGGGCTTGAAGATGATATTATATAAAATGACGATTTGAACGGAGGTAATTTATGCAAATTAAAATATATAATGAAAATGGAGTTGTAAAAATTACAAAAATATTAGGTCCTGGGAAAGAAGAAATAACTATGTTTTCAAATCTTAAAGATGGAGAAGTTGCTACTATTGAAATTGATTCGCATATTTCTAGCAATGGAAATAGAAATAGTATAGAAAAATAAAAAAATAGGATATTTTTATGGAGAATAGTGAAAAAACAACGAATGAAGTGGTTAATTTCTTACTAAATAAGGGAAATGAAATTGACAGCAAAATTATTAATACTATTTCTGAAATTCTCAGATTAGGATATGATTCAGATAGAGGAAAAGAATATGTAAAGAAATTACTAGAGTCAATAAGATGAACAGTTGATGATATGGAGAATTTTTTGTGATAAAACAAATTATTGTAGAGGTGTAATGATGAAATACTCAACAGAGAATTTAAATCGAGCAAATAAAATTACGCTTTATTCAGATTTATTTGGAACATACACTATAGATAAAACAAACAGAACTATAATTGAATATAGAAATGAAAAAGTTAGCAATATAACAGAAAAATGTAAAGCAGAATATGATCGATTTGTTTCTAAAGGGCTTATTGATACTGTAAAATATAACTGTGGTGTTGTTTTTTGGAAGATATTAAATAAAGAAGCAGATAAAGAATGTAAGATTTTCCTTAATAATTTTGATTCAATCGTTACTGAATAAAACAGATATTTGATCGGAGAAATATTTATGAATGACAGTCAATTAGAATTGTTAATGAATTTATATAATGATTGTGTAGCTGGAAAACGGAAATTAGATTCAAACGATAAAGATAATTTGTTTTTATTTCTTATCGAGACATTCCTTCCGGACAACAACAAATATGAAATATATCTTGATAATATAAAAAATGAAGCACGTAGAATCTTTAATAAATTTGAAAACTGGTATAATAATTCTGGTCATACATTTAAAGAATACAATACATTTTATGATGCAGAATTAAAAAACGAATTCAAGTGTAAAGTATTTGGCTTGATTTATGATTTCTTTAATCCTGCTATGGTACAATGGAATTTCTGTTATTTAAAAAATGGAACTGATGTTATAATAAACAACGCGATAATTTCATACGCACTTGAGAATTATTTATATAATAACATGTTACATAAAGAGCAGGTTAATGGTATCGATTGGAAGGAAGAATATATTCCAAACATTAAAAAAATTGAGAATATAAAAATTATAGGATTAGATAAATATGGTGAACCATATATATTAAATGATTTTAGAGAAAAGAGAGAATATCAGGAAAAAGAAAGAATGCTATGGAAATATAAATAATATGATTGAACTTAAAATAAAATTATTTTAAAAAAGTTTGATATTGATCGTATGAATGGAATGTGATATTAAATGATAGAAGTTAGTGGCAAGAAAGGTAAGATTGGTATTGTATTTGGATTAATTCATATGGACCAAGATACTACGGTATTTTCCTATAACGAAGATATACCAATAAACAATTCGTATACAGTTACTGTTGATAGTATAAAAGAATTTTGTACACAAGTTGTTAATACTTTAACAGAAGGTAAAAAATATTATTCGACCATTATTTTGTATACGAATATTAGCGACTTTATAGAGATTGAAATGCTTAAAGATTATGCTTCAAGAATTGAAGAGGTTGAGAAAATAGCAAAGCAAGTTATTGTAATGCACAAGTGAAATTTTACTGAGACACTAATTACAGTGTCTCTTTTTTATATTAAAAATGAAAGGAAGTGAGAAGTAATGTATGAATATAAACAGTTTGATATTGTCTATGCTGATCTTTCTGGTAAGGGAACCATAGGATCTGAGCAGAAAGGTATACGACCTGTGATAATTATTCAAAATGATACCGGTAATACTTACAGTTCTACAGTACTTGTAATGGCACTTACAAAAGAACTTAAGAAAGCAAATCAGCCAACTCATTATATAATCAGGAAGAATAATATAAATTGTTTGAAATTTGATTCCATGGTATTAGGGGAAACTATTACACAGATCTCAAAGCTGCGTATTAAACAGAAAATTGGTGTAGTAGATAATACCGCAGATAAAGATGGAATTATTGGTGCATACATGGCTAATCTTACTGGAAAAAGCAGATATGGAAAACCATTATGGACAAAGATTACACAGCTTTTCTGTAAATTGGTTAAGGAGGGGCAAATATGTGCGAATTAAATAAGGTAGAGGCAATGGAACTTATAAAAGGGATTGTAGGAAGTAAAGTTTGTGCAATGTACTACAATAAAAAGAAAGGTATATCTTCAAAATCTAAGAAAATTGGAAAAAGGAGGGTAGAGAAAAATATTCAGAATGCAAAGATTATTACTTATAGCGATTCTGAATGCATCAGGAAAATAGAGCTTCATGGAATCAAATGGAAATTCAAATTTTCTCCATGTAGCTCTATTGTTATTCTGTTCTGATAGAACAAAAAAACGAACAAAAGTTCGAAAATGTTAAATTATACCTTTTTATTGGTACAATAAAGTGGTATAATCAAATACATATAAGAACAAACGTTCTGATTTTTAATCAACATTGATCTTATATAAAGAAAAATGCCCTACCAGCAGAAAAGTTTGGCGACCCTCGGCTGATAGGACATGGTTTTCTGTACCCACGGATGGATACATATATATTATGAATCAATTTTGAAAAAATGTCAATTATTTCAAATCTTATCTTTTGCAACTCTGCAAGAGAAAATCCGTGAGTATTACAGTATATTAAATATACTATTTGCTTAAAAATGAAATTGTTATCTTTTTAAGAATAATTCCATTCTCTTTTTAGAAGCAAATGGTGTATTTAGTATACGAAAATTTCGAATATAAAGGGAGAATGAAATTATGGGATCAGAAAAATGGATTAAGAATGAAAAACTGACAATGGATGAAATGAATAGCATAGTTAATTATTTTTATGTAGAGGATGGAAAGGAGCTTAAAAAAATCTGTAACCAGATACTTCGTGTAATTTGGAATGATGTACCTGGCTATTATAAAGATGATTTTGAATCACTTGCAGGATATATTATCACATTCTGTCTGGAATCTTATGATCCAACAACTGGACCTTTTAGAGCATATGTATATCCATATATGCAAAAGAAATTTATTAGTTATATTTATGAGATCAATTCTTTGAAACGAGGTGGTGATGGAAATTGGGATCGTGAAAAACGTGATGAAAATGGGAAAAAAATCAAGAAAAGTGTGAAAGTAAAATTTGTTAACATAGACGATAAGATAAAAGAGGGTTCAGATTCTACATATGCAGATATCCTTGAGGGTGGAAAATCTGTTGAAGATATTATTTTTGAGAATGAAAAAGATTCAAAATTAGAAGCATATATAAACAGATTAAGTAAAATTCAAAAAGAAATAGTTTTCCTTATGATGGATGGTTATAAACCGAATGAAATTCAAGAGGAATTACATATTACTAATAAACAGTATTTTAATTATGTAACAGAGATGAGAACATCAGAATTGAGATTAGCATTGGAGGAACGATAATTATGTTATGTATTCGCCCAAACAAAAACGAAAAGATGGTAAGAGATCAGAAATTTCTTAAGACTCTTCTTGGCAAGTTAGACAGAGGTGAAATTAGAAGAGATTTTTGGCTGCAGAGAAAATCTACTCAGTGGAATAATCAGATTCGTGACCAGGCAATTGTAACAACTGTACAGGGTGAAGACATTGATCCTGTAAAAATCTGTGAGGAAATCAGAGAAGGCAAATCATCTCAAAAATGGATTGTAGATGGTGGAAACAGATTTGAAACATGGAATAATTTCTATAATAATGTGTTTGCGCTTGGGAAAAATCTTGAAAATTATATTGTTCCATATGAAGCGACAAAAAAGGATGAAAATGGAAATGTAGTTAAAGACGAAGATGGTTATCCAATTATGGAAGAACTGGAGTTTGATCTTCGTGGAAAACGCTATAAAGACCTTCCAATGGAGCTTAAAGAAAGATTTAATAATTATAAGGTAATTTATGTAGAACACTCTAATTGCACCGAGAGTAGGATGGGGTATCATATTCGAAGATATAACAATCAGAAGAGTATGAATAAAAACCAGAAATCCGTTACATATATGGAGCAGACTGCAAAATGGACAAAAGAAATTATGAGTTCCAATCCATTTTTCAAAGAGCTTCCGTGTTATCATGGCGCTTCTGAAAAGAACAGTGATCCAGAACGAGTAATGCTTGATACTGTAATGATTATCTTTTTTAAAGATGAGTGGAAAACGAATGCAGAGAAAAATGCATTATATGTAGAAACAAATGGAGAAAAAGAGCAGTTTAATCTTCTTGATAATTATCTTAGTAGAATGTATACACTTGTAGAAGATAATGAAGAACTTTCAAAACTCTTTGAGAAAAAAGATGCGCCAATGTGGATTGCCTTATTTGATAAATTTTCCAAACTTGGAATGGATGACTTAAAATTTAGAGATTTTTTAGAAGAATTTATTAATAGTTTAAGAGATACAAAGATAAATGGAGAATCGTTTGATGATATTAAAGGTAATAAATCAACTAAAAATAAAAGTATTATCTTTGGAAAATTAGATCATCTTGAAACTCTTATGATGAATTTCTTTTCTATCAATAAAGATGAAATTATTGACTCTTTTAAGACTACAGGGAGATTTAATACATATGCAACAAAATTTGTAAATTCTGAACTGATGAGTGCAATTGGAATTCCAATGGGAAGTGATATTGATAGAATTGCTGCACAGACACTTATGACAGTATGTGAAAAGACAGATTTTTCTGATAAAGCAATTCAGGAATTTATCACCGCTGACGAATATACAGAAGAGAATACTGAGGATGTAGAACTGTATCTGGATGAAGTGAATGCATGGAGCCTGGAGCTTCCAGCCGGTACTACACTTCTTAAGGCAAAATATGTTCCTGCAATGGTAGGACTTGTGAAATATACATACAACAACGATATAAACGAAGAAGCTCTTGAGTGGTTTAAAGATTATGCAGCCAAATGTATAAAACCAGAGAGTAATGTTCAGAAACTTATGGATAATATGGAAGAAGATTTTAATACATATTTGACATATAAAGAAAATAAAACAGCGTAAGGAGGTGGTGATAAATATGGCTATATTTTGTAGACATCCAAAAAGTATAATTGTCGCAAAATCGAATGTAATTCAGTTTGATCAAAGTGGATTTCCTATGAGACTTGAGACTATGGAGTGTTTGATTTGCGGTAAAAGATATTATGCTTGGAATTATATTAAGAAAAGTGAACTTGATGAACTGAGCACAGGAAAATCTGTGCTCTGCAAATGGGAGAATGTGGAATGATTTTAGAGCCTGGTGAAGAGAATGATTTTTATAAGCTAAAAGACAATATAGATTATTGCAGAATGTTACAAAAAAATCTTTTAAATAGAAAATGGGAAAATGTATATAAAGAAAGATGTCCCAAATATTATCTTCCATTAAATGAGATAATAAGAAAAATTGAGAATGAAAATTTGACTAATATGCCTTCTATACCAGAACTTAAAGAATTTGTTTATCATAATACATTTCAAATTTCTAGTATAATTGATTTATTCGAATATTGTAAGGATTTTCATCTTGATATACCTAAATGTGCAAAAAATATGATATGTGAAGCTTGTGCCTGTAATGGTTGTGAATTTATGCGAGACCACTTAGGTTATACCTGCGAAGATTGTAAAAAAGATTATTATACAGGTTACCAGGGATATTGTGACGAATAAGTTAAAAGGAGAATTTTATGGGTAAATTTAGAATTGGAGACAAAGTTATTGTAGCTGCACATAAAGACGAGATGGAATGTCCATACGTTATGGGAATAAAAGATCCTTTTAATTTGACTGGAATAATATGTAGTATACATTTTACTTATGGGGACGGAAGTACATCTTATGGAATTGAATTTGAAGAAAATATTGGTGGACATAATTGTAATGGAAAGTGTAAAGATGGTTATGGACAAAATATAAATGAAAAATACTTAAAATTATACGATGAAAAGAAAAGTGAGGATAAAATTATGCAGAAAAAGAAATATGAAAAGAAACTATTGGAGCAGTAGATCAAAGAGAAATACGAAAGTAAGAGAAATATATTAAATGCAAAAATTGGATTTACAGGTGGACACGAACAAACTTTAGTTCCTAAAAAAGTTTATCATGATTCAATGACTAGCACAATTGTAATTGATTTTGGAGATAGCGTTGGAAAAATTAAAGCAAAACCAATTGCAGACGATAAGTATGATCCAAGTGTAGCATTCAATATTATTGCTGCCAAGGCAATTTATAAAAGATTTAGTTTTCCGTTTGAGTCTGATATGAGTTCTTTTGAAGCAAAAATAACTGCAAAATATTTATTACATAAGAATACCGATATTGCACTTGATAAATACATTAAGTATCTTAAAAATATGGTGCAGACATTTTTACAGGAGGATGCAGAATTAGAAAAGGCAGAACAGATTCGTAAAAATCAGAAAGCTAAAAACAGAATTCGAAAAGAAAGACAAAAACAGAGAAGACAGAATAGAAAATGAGATTAAATTAAATATTAAATAAGAAGAGTAGAGTGTCAGGTAATAAACTTGGCACTCTATTTTTATATAAGGCAGGTGAGAATATGTGAGTTGTTTAATTAGATGTGGTGATCAATATGTCCATTTTGATAGAAAAAGCAAAATAAAACTTGGTCCTAAAATATGTGCAAAAACTTTTGAAGAACAAAAAGCAAAAAATCTCATTAAAAATCCTCCAAACAACCTAAAGAAATATAAGTTTGAAATTGAGCCATTATTTGAAGGAAAAACAGAATGTGAGATTAAGCAAGAACAAATACTTCAAAGAGCAGCTGAACATGCAAAGAAGACTGGCTGTTATACAGAATTGAAAGAAAATCTGATCGTAGAAGCGAAACCAAAAGTAAGGCAAGAGGAAAAAATTGAGAATAAACTAATTATCAAAGAAGAAAATCATAACAATAGCATAGATAATTGGCTTAAAAAGTTACATAGCTGTAATGGAATTAAAGAGGAAGCCCAAGAGAGACTAGACCATTTAAAGAAAAAGTTAAGTTTAATAGACCAAGCACAAGATGTGATTTTACATATTATTGAAAACGATAAACGTCCAAGTGCATTTTGTGGTTGGCAAGAGAGGATGGAAATAGCAAAAATAAGAGATAAACGAAGAGCTGTAAAAGATGAAATGGTTGTTGTTCAAATGATTATTGATAATGACACGTCTTCAAAATCATATGATCGTATAAGCAGTGCTGTTAGTAATTTGCGTGATCCTAAAAATTGGGAAAATAAATATTCGTTTGATATGGCCAATGAATTACTTAAGCAGTTCGATCAGATGTGAGGTGAGAAATGGGTAGAAAATTCAAAATCATAAGAAATTACTGGGAAAAGGATGAAATATTATATCGGAAAGCAAATATTGAAATTAATCCTGGAGTAACAGTTCTGGTCGGTTGTAATGGATCTGGGAAATCCACATTAATTACACAGCTAAAAAGTTTGCTTGATAAAGAGAAAATTACATATACAAGTTTCAATAATCTTCTTGATGGTGGTGAAAATGCCAGAAGTTGGGCTGGGTTTTGTGGCAATTTCCCATTTCTTGCCACAGCTGTTATGTCAAGTGAGGGTGAGAACATTGTAATGAACATTGGCAATTATGCTGTAAAGATTCGTAAGGCAGTAGATCTTGCAGAATCTAAAGAAAATAAAGAGGTGTGGATTTTCTTCGATGCAGCCGATAGCGGATTGAGTATTGACGGAATAAAAGAAGTTAAGACTAAATTACTTAATCTAGTACAAGATGACTGTAAGGCAAAGGGAGTTGAAGTATATATCATAATTTCAACCAATGCTTGAATATTACGATGTGGTAGAGCCACCTGTCCGGCTATCTTAGAGCCAGTGTTCCAGTGGCATAGAGCCACTATGATTTTGCTTGATTATTACTTATTTGGCAGGATAGTACTTGTCAAGGCCGAAGCCGCTTTAGCGGTGTATTAGCAGCCTTTACAAGTACGGTTCTGACAAATATTATTAATCATCCAAAATCAGAAATTTTAACTGGCTCTCATTTCCCGGAATAGTGGCTCTCAAAGTCCGGACAGGTGGCTCAGAGAGCCCCGGAATAATCACAATGCTTATGAGTTTGCAAATGGAGAACAGTGTTTTGATGTGTATAACTGTAAATATAGAACGTTTAAGGATTACGATGAATATTCTAAATTCATTTGCAAATCAAAGGAAATTAAGAATAGGCGGTATAAAACAGGACAGAAGGGAGAATGACATATGTTCATAATAACACAAAGTGGAAAACGCATTAATTTAGCCAATATTACAGAATTTTATGCAGAGAGAAAAACAGAGGGTGGCAAGCAAAAGTACATATTATATTTTGACAAGATTCCTGCCGGTAGTTTCAGCAAACAGGAAAGTATTAATAAAGTATTGGCGATGCTTGATGCGGCTATCCAAGCAAAACAGAGAATGGAATTTGTTGCTGGTGAATCACCCAAAGTTATTTATTATCAGGACTATTTTTTTCAGATTCCTGAAGAGGATGATTTGGCATGAAGAAACAATTATCTGCAAAAGACAAGGCATTTGAAAAAGAAAGAGCTGAGTTCAGAAAACAAATCAGAGAATTAAACCATGAACTGAATTCGGTAAAGTTTGAAATATACGATAAATTACATAGTATGCAAAAAGAACTTGATTCTAAAAATAATGAGATAAAAAATCTGCAGATGATAATTGATGAACTAAAAAGGTGTGCAAAGCTATCAGATGATCGGTTAAAAACGCTATTGGAAGTAAAGGAAATGGATGGTTTATTCAATCTTTCAGAATATTTGAGGTATCACTAATGAAAAAGAATCGTGCAATCGTATACATAATGATGTGGATCTGTTGCAGTATTGTTACCGTAATATCTGTGGCAGCCACAAAGCAATATTGTTGTCTAAATACTATGGTGGTCCCACTGGCATTTATGCTGTTGGACTATATGTTCTTTGGAGGTAAGAGATGAGAGCTATAACGTGCACAATAATTGGGTTTGTTGTTTTTTATATAGCAGGGCACACAAAGAAAGACGCCATAATGCTTAGAGGAGCTTATTCTTTAACTGCTCATATATTTTTGGCACTTGCGATTATTTTAATGATATTTGGGAGGTAGATGGGATGATTAATTGTATATCGTGTGGAAAAGAGATGCCAGCATTTTACAAAGGCTGCTCGAGGACTTATGATCTGAAGCACCATAAAAATATTTATGTTTGTAGTAATGAGTGTAAAGAAAAATGGGAAGCTCAATATTTTGTCGAAAAATATAAAGGAAATAAAATTTACTGTATTGATGGTAAATACGTTCCATATTTAAGTTGCGCATATTATTTTAATACATTAGAAGATTGTAAAAAGAGAATTGATAAACCACATATAGTCTATGTATCAAGAGAAGCATGGAGAACATTTATAAGAGAGGAGTTTGGTGACGATTGAGAGATCCTAAAAGAATTGATAAATTTTGTAATGAATTAGCTGCAATATGGAAAAGTAATGCTCCAGACTGGAGATTTGGACAGTTAATGAATAATTTTCAAAGATGGTGCGCAGTAAAGAAAATTGATATTTTCTTTCCGGAAGAGAATGAAATATTAAAACTATTTAAAGAGTTTTTTTGGTGTATCTGATAAAAACTGAAGAGTCAATTAGTAATTTATATCTTGTATTCGAACCATCGGGTGGATTTGATGAAAACAAATATGAAATATGGAATGAAGACGTTTGGTATATCGCAAATATTTATTTACATGGAAAATTACACAGTATTACAGGTACAGACAGATGTGGCGTTATTGGAAAAACTAATCGTGATGTTATAAGAAATTTGAAAAATAAAGCGATTATAAAAGTAGAAGTACTTATTGATGGGGAAGCTTATCCATCAACTCTATATATCTGGAAGCGAAATGTTGTAAAAGGACTAATTGTTGCTGATAATGATGTTGATGAAATAAAAAACTATGCAAAATCGATGTGGGAAACAGAAAGTTACATTTTATAAACCCTTTATTTTACTGGGTTTATTGAGGGTCGATTTTACCATCAAATTGGAGTTTTATTGGAATAAATGATGCTGAAAAATGGAAGTAATAATTGTGAGGTGATGATATATATGATTGAGTGACAGAGTAATAGAAATGCAAATTACATATTTTAGTCTTTTGACTACAGGATATTTCGATCCTAAAGAGTGAGGATTATTTAATTACTCACTAAAACCTATGTTAATAGGTATCTGTAAAATTTGAGGACTTGGACACCTATAAAATGGCATAGGTACGAAACACGAACAAGCTGTGAAGCTTAAGCGGAACGACTTGGACGCCTATTAAATAGCATAGGTACGAAAAACATGCCTATTAAATAACTTATGTATAAAAAATAAGGAAGTATAAATTATGAAAACAAATAAAGACGAAACAACAATTACTATTACAAGAAAATATGCTATTATTCCAACTTCAAGTGATATGAAAGAATGGAATAAGAAAATATATAAATTTACAGTAGATAAATTGAATAATAAAATTGTAACCTTAAAAGAAGAGATTGAAAAATTAAATGAGAAAAGCAAAAAGAAAAAATTAAAAGATGATGAAATAAAATCTTTAGAAGAATTAAATAAGCAGCTTATTGAGTGTAATGACACACTGGAAGAAATCACACGAACAAAAGAATATACTCAGAAGATGATTAATGATTACACCTATTCTTTAGTAAGAACTGCCATGGAAGAGGAAGCAAGAAGAAAAAACTATATTTTAACTTGGATATACTCTTGTATGGTAGAGCATGGTGTTCAGTATATGGAGACACTAAAAGAAAAACAAAAATTTATAAAAGATACTATTAATTATGCTTATCGAAAAAAAGGAAGTAAAGATGGAAGTTTATTTGACAATACAGAAATAACAAATATTCTTCATGGATATGGAATGGCATTTAAACAGACACTTACAAGTAAAGTTTGTGATTTAGTTAAAGATGGTGTTCTTGAAGGTAAGGTTGTACTTCCTAATTATAAAATGGATTCACCTTTTACTATTGAAAAGGCAACAATGGGTTTTACACATGATTACGAAAGTTATGAAGAGTTATGTGAACATATTAATGACAAAGATCTTAAATTATATTTTGATTATGGTGGAAACCAGAAACCAACTATTGCAAGATTTAAAATTAATTTAGGACATGGAAAAAATAAGGACGAATTGAAGGCTACATTATTAAAGCTTTATTCTGGAGAATATCAGTATTGCGGTAGTAGCATTCAGATCTCTAAGAATAAAATTATCTTAAATCTTTCCATGAAAATCCCTAAAAAGGAAATGGACCTGGATGAAAATGTTGTAGTCGGTGTTGATCTTGGTATGGCAGTACCAGCGATGTGTGCATTAAATAACAGTATTTATGAAAAGCAGCCAATTGGAAGTGCAGATGATTTTCTTGCAATAAGAACCAGGTTACAGGCTCAGAGGAGAAAATTGCAAATTGCATTAAAATCCACAGCTGGTGGACATGGAAGAAAGAAAAAGCTTAAAGCATTAAATCGACTAAGAGACAGGGAAAAGCATTTTGTAGAATCGTATTGTCACTTTGTAAGCAAACAAGTTGTTGACTTTGCTCTTAAACACAGAGCTAAATACATAAATATTGAAAACCTTACTGGTTATGATACAAGTAAATTTATTTTAAGAAATTGGAGTTATTATAAGCTTCAGCAGTACATTACATATAAAGCAGCACGTTATGGAATTATTGTAAGAAAAATTAATCCTTGTTATACATCTCAGGTTTGTAGCTATTGCGGACACTGGGAACCAAAACAAAGAAAATCTCAGGATACTTTTATTTGCGGATCAGAAGATTGTATTAGTAACAATAAGAAAAAGGTTAAATATACAGTCAATGCCGACTTCAATGCAGCAAGAAATATTGCAATGTCTACATTATTTATGGAGACTGGTGAAGTTACTGAAAAGACAAAAGAAAAAGCAAGAGAGTATTATGGCTTCGAAGAAGAATATCAGAAATATAAAGAAAAAAACGAAGAAGCTAAAGAGAACAAGGAAGAAGAATTATACGATCTGGCGGCTTAACAAAGTCGCCTAATCATACAAAATGTATGCGGTGTGTTTTGGGTCTTCGGACCGGTTGCGTTAAATGGTTTAATGCAGTTACGCCAAAGGTTGAGGGCAATGACCACTCACCAAAATTAATGTTAAATTATATGTTTTGTATTATTGGATTTGAGGATTTAGAGTATTTTAATTTAACATTGATACAAAACAAAGTGGATGAGGATTTATAAAGAGCCTATGGTTTAGAGTATTTTAATTTAACATTGATACAAAATGACGCAAGCAAAGGTGTGTCTATTGATTCCGATTTAGAGTACTTTAACAAATCTAGCTTTAATGCTACGGCTTATTTTGAAGCCAAAGAGTGAGAAATAATAATTTACTCATCAAAATTCATGTTTGAGGTTTGAGAACTCTATAGAATTACATGAATGCAAAACTGCTGTAAATGTGCTGAATGCATCTTTTAGTTTGAGAACTCTATAGAATTACACAAAGTATAATTTGAAAGAATAATATAGATTAAATAATACGTAAAAGGAGATGATCATTATAGACTCAGAAGAGAAAAATACTCAACAGTCCATCCTGCGTAAGCATTTTGAAATGCTATATCCGGATAAACTTAAGGACGATGAATGGATAAGACTTGTACGGATAAATAAAATAAGTAATGAAACTTTTATTGATTACATAAAAACTTATGATGAATATTACAATTATATTCAAACTTATAAATGGAATTTTGATTTATATAATCAGCTTGCAACAAATATTGGACGTGATAAAGGAACAGAAAGTCAACAGAGAACAAGAAAAGTTTTGTTCCTAGATTTTGATCAGAAAGATTACGAACGATTATCTGGGGCAAAAGCATTTACCGGCTTCATAAAAAGTAAAATAAAAAAATTGTTTTTACATGCATGTATAAATTCAGGGCATGGATATCATTATTACATATGTATTGATGAAAAAGCTAATAATGCAAAAGAAGTTGTAGAGCTTAATAAAACACTTGCAGATATTTTTAAAGCAGATCTTAAGGCAACATTATCAACGCAAATCGCGCGAATTCCATGCTCTTTTAATCACAAAACAGAAGATGGAGAATATGACTATCAAGATCCAGGTAAGTGGGAATATGTGAGAGTCGTCAATAATGCATATAAGAATGGACCACAGTATAGAGCATATTCATTATCTGAAATTAGAAGTTACATATCAGATTATTACAAAAATCTGGATAAAGAGGTAAATATTTTTTCCCTGAAAGAATGGAAAGAAGCGAAAAACGGAAAAGAATTTAATTATTTCTGTATTGAGCGTGTTAAACATGAAGGAGCGGTTAAGGGACAGCGTAACTTTTGGCATGGTCGAATTGTTAAAAGTATGCAGAAACAGGGTTATAGTGAGCAAGAAATTTATGCGGCATGTAAAGAATATAATGCAGCCTGTATTCCACCAAAATCTGATAGTGTAATTTTGGATGACACGGCAAGATTTTTGAAAAAGAAATATAACTTAACAGGATGTTATGGCGCTTTTCCAGAAAATGATGAAAGACATTGGTGGGTCGCTATGCAGTGTGATGAAGCAAAATGTAAGACTTTTAATTGTGGACTTTGTATAACGGAAATGGATACCGATGAAAAACACAATTCACAAAGGGCTGCTGGAGCAAAAATAAATAAGAAGATTTTGAAGAATAGTACCCTTAGAAAGATGACAGGAAACGATTATTTGGTCATAACTCTTATTGATGTTTATGAAGTATTATACGGAAGAAAAGGGTTTAGAGTAAGAGATTTAATTGACAAATTAAAATCAAAATATGCTAAGAGAAGATGTATTGGAGACAAAACATTAAAGCCTCTTTTACTTAATTTACAAGAAAAGAAATGGATTCAGATTGTCGAAGATAAAAAGAAACCAGGAGTATTTCTTGATTCCAGACTTGTACTGACCAGAAGATTAAAAGAAATCCAGCAAGGCTATATTGAATTTTATTTTAATATAGCGAGAGCATTAATTGATGGTCGAATTGTTGCCAATGAATATTTAGTCTACATTACATTACTAAGAAATCTTGATAACGGAAGACCTGTTACATACGATGAACTAGCTTACGATTTAGATTTTTCGAGACAAAATGTTGCTAAGTATATTAAAAATTTGGAAGACGCAGGATGTATTTTTATCAGTAAAGGAACAACCGATAAAGGATTTGAATGTAATAAATATCGTGTAACTAATCCCCAATTGTTCGATGAGATTGATAGAAAGAGAAGAAAAGAATTTGAAAAAGCTTCTGTTACCATTGCAGATGAACAGAGTAATGAGCTTAGTGAAGCAATATTAATAGCTTAGTATCTAATATATCTATATGATCTATAGGGGAGTATATATGGGGGATTACCCTATATGCCCTGTGGTCATATATTATACATTCTATACAATGGTACTACTAACGGCAGGTAGAAAAATGAGTTACGTCTTATTTTCTATAGCATCTCAGCCAGTTGAAGTATGCAGTTTTTTGTACTACTAACGGCAGATACAAAAACGGCTTAAAGCCTTATTTTATAAGGGATCTAAGGTGATTTTTCGATTTATTTTATGAATGTCGCACAGGATTTGAGGGGTCAAAATTCCCGATGGCAATATGTAACTTATTCAGTATTTATAAGGGTTTAAAGCCATTTTTGACGTGCAGTAGAAAATCCGGTCAACCGATTTTTATCAGTCCGGTGGTCAAACCGATTTCGCACAAAGTGCATTTTAACCTTATAAAATAAGGGAAAAGTGCTTCGTATGACAGTATATCATACGGTATGACATTTGTGTGACTTAAAATTTCAGATGGGAGAGAGATAATGAAAGCAGTATTGAAATATGAACGGAATTCTAGTGATACAAAAATAATTTTCTCAATATTAGCAAAAAAGAAAATTAAAATAATAAAAACATCTGATTTTTGCAGAAGTAACAATTTATATAAAAAATTATGATGATTTAAACAAATTAGTTGCAGAGCTTAATTCTGAAACTGTTTATGGTGGTGTGGTTGTTAAAAAAGTAAAAGAGCATAAATTATTAATCGAAAAAATTGCAGAATGGATGATACCATAAAACAACAGTTTTATCGGAAAAATGACCATCGTGAATCCCTTATTTTTAAAGGGATCGCAAAAACGGTATTTTGAGAAAATTCATAAAAATGAAAAAATACATACCAAATGGAACCTTATTACTTATTAAATGGAGGATAAGAAAATGATATATGGGCTTGTTGATTATAATTATGATGATTATGAAGTAATAGGATATACAGAAGATTTAGACGAAGCATATAAATATAGCGCTATATATAAAGGATGCGAAATCGAACAAATTAATAAATTAAGAAATGATATTGATTATAGTCAATATAAATTTGTTTATCATTATGGCATTTCTTTTAAATTTTCCAATAAGACTAATAAGTATGAAAGAAAAGATTTCCAAGACGATGTTCCAGAGTGTGACTATTGTAGATGTTGTGTAAAAAATATTGAATTATATAATTTTGTTTCTTATGACAAGGGACACTCTATACGCTTTGGCATTTTTCTTAAAGAAAGAAATATTGAATTAGCATATAGAATAGCAGAGATATATATGAAAGTTTTGCTTTCTCGTGGTGATGGAGAGATTACTCAAGAAAATGTTGATGCAATGAATGATGAATTTTCGAAGGAATATAGAGAAGAGCAGGAACGACTCAAAGCAGAAATAGAGCGTAGAAACAGAATTAGAGCATTTGAAGGTAAAATTCGTAAACTGGAATCAGATATAAAAAATAAAGAAAACGATTTACAGAAATTAAAAGAAGAATATGAAAAAGAAATTGGAAGTAAATAATAGCCAAAAGGCATTATAAATACATAAATTAAAAAAGGAGAAAAGATAATTATGATGAACAATTTTTTAAATGGCATGTTTGGTAAGGTAGGTAACGGAATGTGCAGACTTTCTATGAGTGGCGGTATTGCAGTAAAAACATCTAATGGTTATAAAAGTTATAATGTGAAGACTGGTAGACTTACAAATTGTGACAATTTTGCATTTGATATTGGACAGGATTTCTTCTTTATTATTCCAACAAATAAAGTTACTGCAGGTGATATTATATTTGCAAATGGAAAGCCTAAATGCGTTATTAAAGTAGAGAAGAATATGATTACGGCAATTAATTATGAAGATTCTACTGTAGAGAATATTGTTCCAGAACGACACGTATTCATGGGAAATACATATTTTTATGGAAAGATTGTTTCTTTACTTGGAAGTAATATTACTAAGGGTAAAAACGGAATGAACAATATTTTCAAATATATGATGTTATCTCAAATGATGAATGGAAATGGTTCTACTGGAACGGCGAACAATATGAACTCAATGCTTCCGTTTATGATGATGGGCGGTAATATGGGTGATATGTTTGATGGTATGTTTGATTTCGATGCAGCAGACGATACCAACGAATCTAGTGAAGTAGATACAGAGGAGGAAGAATAATTATGGGATGTGGAACATGGAATACAGATAGTTTTATAAGTTATTCAACATCAAAAGGATTAACGACAGATTCATTAGGATTTATTACTTCAAATATTTCTAATCAGGAAATGTTTAAGGCAAGATCTATTGACCCGGCACTTGATCCCAAAAATGTTATTAGAGAATGTTGCGATTCAGAAGATCATCCAAATACATTACCAGTTGTGATTGCACTTGACTGTACTGGTAGTATGGGAAGTGCTGCAGTAGAAGTCGCCAAGAAACTTAATGGTATTATGACAAAACTTTATGAAAATATTGTAGACGTGGAATTTATGGTTATGGGAATTGGCGATTTAGCCTATGATAGTTGTCCAATTCAAGCATCTCAATTTGAATCAGATATTCGAATCGCAGAACAGCTTGACAAAATTTACTTTGAATTTGGAGGTGGTGGAAATGGATTTGAGTCATATAGTGCCGCCTGGTACTTTGGACTCCATCATACAAAACTTGATTGCTGGAATCGTGGTAAGCGAGGAATTATTATTACAATCGGTGATGAGAGACTGAATCCATATCTTCCGATGCATGGTAGATGCTCTGGTTTAATTGCAGCACTTGGAGATAATTTAGAGAAAGATGTGGAAACTCCAGAGCTATTTGAAGAAGCTTCTAAGAAATTCGATATTTATCATATTCATGTGAATCATGGTTATAATTACGATAAAGAAAATATTGAAAAATCCTTTAAGTCTGTTATTGCAGAAAACCATTTCAAGGAAGCGACTTTAGATAATATTACAGAAACTATTGTAAATATTATTGTCGATGCAGCTGAAAGCGATGCGAATACAATTGTAACATCTACAACAACACCCACTCATGTAAATACAAATGAGAATGGCGAAATTGTTTGGTAAAATAGAATAGGAGATAAAAATGGTGAAAGATATTAAGATTGTGGCAGGAGCAAACTGGGGAGACGAAGGAAAGGGATTGATGACTGATTACTTTTCGCAAAATCCTAATAGTATTGTGGTGTGCTCTAATGGTGGAAGTCAAAGAGGACATACTGTGGTAACGCCGGACGGAATCAGACATGTCTTTCATCATTTTGGCTCTGGAACTTTTAATGATGCTGCTACATATTTACCAAAAGAATTTATTGTAAATCCACTTATTTTTGTCAAGGAATATAGAGAGCTGGTAAGTAAAGGAATAACGCCTGATATTTATGTTCATTCAGACTGTATAGTTTCAACTCCATATGATATGATGGCAAATCAGATTATTGAAGAAAATCGTGGAAAACGAAAACATGGTAGCTGTGGATTTGGAATCTATGAGACTATCAAAAGATATGAGAGTGGTGTAACTGATTTCGATAAGGTAAAAAACTATTACTTTGAGAAATTTGAACGAGAAGAAATTACTTTATCTGATAATTGGAATAAATTATTCAATGACCAGGGAATATATGAACATTTTCTTGAAGATTTGGATTTTATGAATAATCACATCAAAATAATTAGGGATGAAAGTTTTTTAAATAAATTTGATCATATTATATTTGAATCCGCTCAAGGGTTATTACTCGATCAAAATAATCTGAAGTATTTTCCATATCTTACACCATCTAATACAGGACTGAAAAATCCCAAAGAAATTATTAAAAGAGTTAAATGGGATGAAAAATTAAATATAGAAGTGTGTTATGTAACACGTACATATTTGACTAAGCATGGTGCTGGACCATTTCCAACTGAATGCAGCAAGGATGAAATTAATCCTGAGATGTATGATAAAACAAATGTGCCGAATCCGCATCAGGATACATTACGATATGGAATATTAGATTTGGATGAACTTTATCAAAGGGTTTCCGGTGATGTTGGAGATTTTAAGTGTAGAAAATCTATTGCATTGACACATTGTAATGAATTTAATATAGCTGAAAATAAATTCAAGTTTGAGATTTTATTTTTAGGTTGGAATATTTATAAGTCAGACGGTGAAACACATAATAATATTTTGAGGTATAAAAATGGAATGTATTGAAAGATTAAGAAAAGAGTTATATAATCTGTCAATTTCTGAGCAGTATGCAAGATTGTTTCTTTCTTGTGCAGATCCAGAGAAATTTTCTTGTAATTTAGATGATTTGAAATATATACTGGAAACATTGATGGAGATATTGACGGAAAATTTATTGTCATACGATGAAAATGGTAAGATAGAAGAAATAATAAATGATTTTGCAGATATTAATATAAAAACAGGTTCTGTAAATTCAAATGAAATATGCTGGTAAAAGGAGAACAAAAAATGAAAAGTAAAAACACAGGTTGGAAAGTAGCATTAATTGTAATTGCAATTATTGTAGCAGTTGGACTTATGGCGGTATTTGGAATCCAGAGTTACATGAACAGAGCAATTAGCATGGAAGAGCAGGTAGCAACTGCAAAATCTGATGTAAATGTACAGGAGAAGCGAAGAGTAGATTTACTTGGCAATCTGGTCGATTGCATAAAAAATTATGATAAGCATGAGTATGAGACATTAAAAGCAATCGTAGACGGCCGTTCATCCGATGATGATAAAGCAGCAGAAATCAAAACTTCTATTAAAGCAGTATCTGAAGCATATCCTGAATTAAAATCCAATGAGAATTATAAACAGCTTATGAATGAGTTGGCAACAACTGAAAATTTGATTGCAAATTATAGAGAAAATTATAATAAACAGGTAAAAACATATAATGCATATGTACGCAAGTTTCCACAGAGAATGTTTCTTGATTTCTTAGGATACGAGAAACAGGATTACAAATTATTGGATTTTGGTGACGACATTCAGGATGCACCACAGAATTTGTTTGATGATTAATAATAGGTAAAACAAAATGGAAGTTACGAAAAGAGAAATTCTTGTAAGTGTTGTAATCGCTGCTTTGATGATTATGTTTGGCTTTCTGATCAGTACCAAATGGTCAGAGAGCCAACAGGAATCTGACATTAAATATAATAAGGCAATTCAAATAGATAATAACACAGAACTATTTCAGTATGGAATGGATACAAATGTTGGCAATGCGTTTGTTTATGGTGAATTGAAAGCAGTAGATCCTGTTACATATCCGGAGATAGGTGGTAAATATATGTATGTTCGAAAAGTAGAAGAACATTATAACAAACATACTAAAAAAGTAACTACTACTGACTCAAAAGGGAAAAAACATACAAGAACAGAAACATACTGGTCTTGGGATTATGAGGGAAAAGAAGAGAAAAGTTGTAAAACAATTAATTTTTGTGGAGTTGAATTTAATAGTAATGAAATACCATTTCCAAGTGCAGAGCATATTGATACATTAAGTGGCGGTTATCATGTTAGATTTAAGTATTACGGTACTCCTGCAGTGAATAGAGGTACTATATTCGTAAATCTTAAAGATAAGACTATAAATAATACGGAATATTATAATAATATGAATTTAGAAGAAACTTTTAGATATGTTACAACGCATTTTCCAATGTGGATCTTTTGGGTGTTATGGATCACGTTAACAGGAGCTGCCGTGTTCGGTTTTTGCTATTTGGAAAATAAATGGTTGGAGTGAGAAGATATGATTAAACGGAATGATGTCATTTTTGAAGAGAAGAAAATTAAAGATTGTCCTGGTATTGCAATACAGTGTCGTGGAAAAATTGTAATGGCAGAACCACATCCGAGGTTTAAAGGAGCTTGGAGATTCGAACTAAATGGTGAAACCTGGGTTGGTAGTGGCTGGGCGTTTGAAGAGGACTATTAAAAAGGAGAAAAGAGAATTATGAAGAGACAAATTAGACGTGGAGTTTATGAGACAAACAGTAGTTCTACACATTCGATTTCAATGTGTACAGAAAGTGAATATGACGCATGGGAGAATGGCGATTTACTTTTATATTCTGGTTATGGTTCATATTTTGGAGATAAACCAGTAGAAGATCATTTCTATACACGAGAACAGGCGATTGAATTTGAGAAACATCGTAGATCCAAACCATTAGATGACGATCTTAGTGATATTTCGGACGAAGAACTTATCAATGAAATTTTATCCGATCGTGGCTGGGTTACTTGTAATGAATATTTTGATGATGAATATCTTGAAACATTCGAAGAAACGTATACAACTCCAGGTGGCGAGAAAGTTGTGGCATTCGGGAAGTATGGATATGACGGTTGATTAAGTACTAGGAGGATAAAAGAATGAAGGTTTTAGGAAAATACAAGAATGGCAACGCGGATGTTGCCATTCTTAATGATGGAACAAAAATCAGACAAACAAGAGATGATAAATTTGTATTTGATCATGCCGAAAATATGGATATTAAGATTTGTGATAGATGTTCCGCTGGATGTCCAATGTGCCACGAAGGCAGTACACCGGATGGAAAGCTTGCCGATATTATGAATGCAAAGTTCGTTAATACTTTCCATGCATATCAGGAAGTAGCCCTGGGTGGAGGTAACGTATTAGAGCATCCGGATTTGATTCCATTTTTACATAAACTGAAAAATCTAAAAGTCATTACAAATATTACCATCAATCAGATTCATTTTGAACAGAATGAAGAATTGGTCCAGCAGCTGATTGATCAGGAACTTGTCTATGGTCTAGGCATTTCGCTTGTAAATCCCACATTAGAGTTTATTGAAAAAGTAAAGAAATATCCAAATGCAGTAATTCATGTGATCAATGGGATATTCACTCCAAAGAATTACCTGGCACTCAGAGATAACGGTTTAAAAATGTTGATTCTTGGATTTAAACAAATCCGAAGAGGAAGTGACTATTTTACTGATCACGAGGATAGTGTAAGAGAAAACCAGAATTGGCTGAAAGAAAATTTAGAAGAAGTGAATAAGGGATTTAAAGTGGTAAGCTTTGATAATTTAGCTATTGAGCAACTGAATGTCAGAAGATTGATGTCTGATAAAGAGTGGGATGAGTTTTATATGGGACGAGATGGTGATGTAACCTACTACATTGATATGGTAGAAGAGAAATTTGCTAAAAGTTCCACAGCTCCATTTGATAATAGATTTCCGCTGCTTGACGATGTGGATGATATGTTCAGAACCATAAGGTTTATGGAAGAGAATTTTGAATGTAACAATATGGAATATCAAGTTGTTTATACCAACGATGATAAAAATATGATAATTACTGCAACAGATACTTTGGATAAACCATTAACTATTCATTTTGATAATTCAGATGAAAGGATTATTAAAAATAATGACGGTTCTTTATATTTTGTACAAAAAGTTCCATTAGAGTGGGTTTTGAACCAGGTAAATGATGAGGATAAGCAGAAAATTAATAAGGCGATTGAAAATTCCTACCTTCTAGGTGAAAAAGTAAGTATAGAAAATGTAACTTTAAATTCTGTGTATCGGTAAAAGATATGTTTTACAGAGACGTATACGCTTGGGGTTAAATTGAATGACAGGAGGCAAATATGGGCAATCCAGATGTACATTATAAAATTATGTGTCAGAAATTTGATAGAACAATTTATAATCGAAAAGCTGTAGATATATCAGCTAATATAGAAGAACTGGAAGAAAGAATTCGTAGTATGGAGCATACTTCAGAATATTATTTCGATGCAGGAGTTATTGCTGCAGAATGTTTAGATGAGATCCATGAAAAAGGCGATGCTGTTAATGCATATATTGGTGGATTAAATCAATTTTGTTGGCTAATTGGTTTAGACAATGAAGAGGATGATAATGATGAGAGTAACTAAATTTCCTGACAAGTGTGATCCAAATAAAATAATGATGGATACAATTATAAAAAGAAATAGTGTATGTCCATTCTGTGAAGAGAATAGATTTTACACATTTAAAGATGAATTAAATGCAATAGAAGAACATAAAAAATTATCCGGTGTTAGACAAATTTATGGTATCCGCCATCGAAGATTAGGATATCAAAAGCCTTGGTATAAACACATTTTTCAAGGAGAGAAGTGGTGGAATTCATTACTATTCAGATGTGAAACTTGTGGTGCAGAATGGGAATCAGAAGAGTTTCCGGATATTGAATGTGAAAAGGAATTATAAAATAAAAGCAAAATTTGATTGGGGTGATATTTAAATGAAGAAGAAAATTTTAGCTGCGATTGCAGCCGGATTAATTTGTGTATCAATGACTGGTTGTGGAAAATTGTATCAGGAAACAGTAAACACATCTACAAAAAAGAGTTTTGGAAATGGATATTTTACTGAACTTACAGAGTGGTGCGATGGAACGCTAATTGTTTATGATAATAACACAAAAGTAAAATATTTTATAATGGGTAAGGGTTACACATTAGGTATCACACCACTCTATAACGCAGACGGAACATTGCAGGTTTATGATGGAGAATAAATTATGGAACTAACGAGAAGAAAAATATGTGGAGAAGTACGCAAAGCATGGACCTGTGAAATCACATGGTTCTTGGATCAAGTTGCTGGACTGGATGAACGTCTTCACTATATTGTAATAAACGACCTAATATTGTTCGATGACGAAGACGAGGGTCATGCGGCATATTACATTCGTGTACCAGGTGGGACGGTAGGAAGTATTTGGCTAGATATAGATCACAATATTAGACGTATTTTCATTGATACGGATTTTGTAGTTAAGAGTTATCCGGAAGATATTAATGAACAGATGAAAAAATTTGTTGGCGAAAGGATGATGGTAGAGTAATGTATTGCGATGGAAATTGTCAGTATTTAGATACTAATAAAGGAAAATGCAAACTTGATAATAAACGAAAAATGGCAAAAATAAAGTATAGTAATTCATGGTTATCTACTGATGTATATGAGCATATTGGATTCTGTGAAATGGATGGGAAAAATGAGGAGGTTAGTGAGTAAATGGAATTGTTAAAATGTCCCTTTTGTGGGAGTGAAAAGTTAAAGGTTGGACATAAAACAAAATTCAAAGATCCATGGAAGAAAATTATAAAGATGAGTTTTTATGTTATGTGTAACCGGTGTCATGCAAAAGGAAGCACGATTACAAAAGATATTCCTTATGATAAACAAGCAAATACAATCTCTGAAGCAAAGAATGAAGCAATTGAGAAGTGGAATATGAGAGTGGAATAAAAACGATATTTTATGGGTAATTATGCAAAAAGGAATGTGGAAGAAACTAACCGAAGAAAGCGCGTTCAGTAGAGCATTTGCTTGTTGGGCAAACAATCATTTAGGTTGGCGAAAATATAAGAAACGAAACCGTAGAAAAATGAGAAGAATATTAAAGAAACAGTTAAATAAATATATAGACGAGGTAGAGCAGAATGAATGAGATTTCAGTAACAGCAGCAACGTGTTCACTCTGTCCATACAGAACAATTGATGTAAGTCCACAAGAGATGAAAGTATATTGTAATTATGGAGACTTGCATATATTAATTGGATATTCTGATTATGAAAAACCAATTAATGATTTTATTCCAGACTGGTGTCCTATACTTGGAAAGAAGGTGATTACGCATTGAATGAAGTAACTTTTACAGTGAGACATTGTAATGATTGTCCTGAGAGTATGCCATCCGGATTTGGAGAGCATGGAAGATTATATATTTGTATAGCCAATGATGGAATGCGAAAAATCAAAGACTTTACTTCGATCCCTAATTGGTGTCCGTTGTTGAATAAAAAGAATTATATTAGGAAGGCGGCTGGTGAATTGGAATGAAAGAATGGATGGTTCATGTATGGGGTGGTGCCTGGAATATTAATGCCAATCCGTCTATAGAAAAGGATTATGGCATCAAAGAAGGCTACCACTATTTTCAATCTGAAAATAAAAAAAATAAGTTTTTAGAGATTATTGATAAACCAGAATATAGTAATCAGGGAATTGCAAGAGATATAAAATACGGAAACTTAACTCATTATAGAACCATTTTTGTAGGGACAATGCGATATAAAGACAAAGAATTTACAATTCACCATGACTTTGGATATGAATATGATCCAAATGATGCGGAATTCATGTTCTTTGAAGGAAACTATTCTTGCGACTGTAATATAAGTATCTTTATTAGAAAAGAATATGGTGAAGATGCAATTCCAATTCTGGAATGTGGTAATAAAATTGAGATTGTGAGCTGGCATATTGCATATGAACCATGAGGTATATTATGAAAGACTTTCCAAAATATATTAAAGAGAATTTAGAAAAACTTACAAAGGACCAGTTGATTTATCTTATTAGAGAATATGATCATGCTTGGTTTTGTATTGGAGAGACATTGGTTGATCAAAGCAAACAAAATATAAGTGATGAATTTGCTTTTGAGAAAATAAGAAACTATCTGTATAATTTGGATCGATTGAATGTAAGAAGCGATAGGCTGGATTTGGAAATAAAATTAAAAAAGGGCGAAATTACGTCAGATGAATATAGAAAAATTGTGTTAGGTGGTGATTGAATAATTAAATGAACAAATATATAGAAAGGCTAAAGAATGTATACATAAGAGCAGCCAGATCACCGATTATACGAGGTAATGAGTATTTGGTACTTCGTAAAAAAGATTATAGAGAAATTATTTCTATTTTGAAAGATTGCATAGAAGAATATGAAGAAAAAATAAACAAAATAAATACAGAAAGAAAAGGATAAGTTTGAGTCCCATGGGATAAATGCGCGCAGCTCTTACATAGGTAAGAATGGATGAGAACTTTATTACTATTTCGTGGTGCTCCAGGTGTTGGTAAAAGCACTTATATTGAAAAGAATGGCTTAAAGCCTTATACATTATGTGCAGATGATATTCGGTTACTTTGCCAGAGTCCAGTATTATCTGTGAATGGAAATACAGAAATCACGATGAATAACGATCGAATTGTTTGGAAGACGTTATTTACTTTATTGGAAGTTAGAATGCGGCGTGGAGAATTTACAGTCATAGATGCAACTAATTCAAGGACTTCTGAAATGAAACAATATAAAAAGTTGTGTCAAGAATATAGATACAGAATTTTCTTGATTGATTTTTCTGACGTACCAATTGAAGAATGCAAAAGAAGGAATAATCTTCGTAACGTAATGAAGCAGGTACCTGAAGCTGTTATTGATAAAATGTACAGTAGATTTAAAACACAGGGAATTCCGTCCGGTATTACAATAATTAAGCCGGAAGAGCTTGATAAAGTGTTTATGAAAAAGATTGATTTGTCTGAATACAAGGCGATTCATCATGTAGGAGATGTACATGGGGCATATACAGCTTTACAGGAGTATTTGAACGAAATTGGCGGTATCAAGGACGATCACTTCTATATTTTTGCTGGAGACTATATTGACAGAGGAATCGAAAATGCAGAAGTAATTCAGTTCCTTTTAAGCATTAAAGATAAACCTAATGTGTTTTTACTTGAGGGTAATCATGAAATTCATCTTAGAAGATATAGTGAAGATAAGAAATCATTTTCTAAAGAATTTGAATTATTTACAAAACCTGCGTTAGATAAAGCAGGATTCAATAAAAAAGACCTACGGCAGCTGTGTAGAAAATTTGCTCAGTGTGCCTATTATACATATCATGGAAATACATATCTTGTTACTCATGGTGGTCTAAGTACAATCCCACAAAATCTTACTTTTGTTGCAACCGATCAAATGATTTACGGAGTTGGTAGATATAATGATGTAGAGCAAGTTGCAGATACATTTTTTAACACTACCGATGATCATACTTATCAGATTTTTGGTCACAGAAACACTAAAGGGTTTGATATTAATGTTAATCAGAGAGTATTCGACTTAGAAGGACAGGTTGAGTTTGGTGGCTGCCTGAGGTGCGTTGATATTGTTCCTGGTGGAAGTATATCATATGAGATTAAGAATAATGTATTCAGAGAGCCTGAAAAATCAGAAAGAACTATGAGTAATAATGTATCTGATGCACTTATTGAATTGAGACATAATAAATATGTTACTGAAAAACAATTTGGAAATATTTCTTCTTTCAACTTTAGTCCAACAGCTTTCCAAAAAAATATATGGGACGAGCAGACAACTAAGGCAAGAGGTTTATTTTTAGATACTGAAAAATTTAAAGTTGTGGCAAGGTCCTACGACAAATTTTTCAGTATAAATCAACGTGAAGAAACTAAATTTGATGCTCTGCAGCGTACACTACAGTTTCCAGTAGCTACATATGTTAAAGAAAATGGATTTCTTGGAATTGTTTCCTGGAATGAGTATACAGGTGATTTATTTATCACAAGTAAGTCTGATCCTGAAGGTGAATTCTCCGAATGGCTAAGAGATATGGTTTATACGAAAATTTCTAAAGAGAATCTTGAGAAGATGAAGAAGTATATTAAGGAAAACGATGTCTCTTTTGTATTTGAATGCTGCGACATGGAGCATGATCCACATATTATTGATTATCCAGAAAGTAAGTTGGTTTTACTTGACATTGTGTACAATACTCTGGAATTCCAGAAATACAATTATGAGGATATGGCACATGTTGGTCGTGCTCTTGGACTAACAATCAAGAAACAAGCTTATGAGTTATCTACATGGCAGGAATTTTATGATTGGTATTTTGAAGTTTTAGAAGAAGACTATGAATACAGAGGTGATAAGATCGAAGGATTTGTAATCGAAGATGCTAATGGATATATGGTTAAGCTTAAACTTACATATTACAACTTCTGGAAGTTTATGCGTGGTATTGCTCATGAGACTTTAAAGAAAGGTTATACAAATAGGACATCATTGTTGACTACGCCGGTGGCAAATGAATTTTATGTTTGGTGTAAGAAACAGTTTGAAAATGGTAAAGCTGATGAGTTGCCAAGAGATATTGTTACTCTGAGAAAAATGTTTTACAAGGAGAAAGAGAATAGTGTGGATTAGTAAGAAGAAGTATGATGAATTAATAAATAGAATTGATGAATTAATAAATAGAATTAATGTTATTGAGGAAAGAATTTCTAAGTTTATTCCTTATGGACCAGAATGGTTAGATCAATGTCGAGATGATATAAATAATATTCAAAGGATTATGGAAAACAGTAAACTTGGAGAAATCACACATACATCAATTTTCAATAAAAAAGCATTTTTATTTTCGTATGAAAAATATGATGGATCTAAAGATTCTAATTATACACTAATATATAAAGATTTTAAAGAATATAAAATTGTTGGCTTATATTTAAATAAACCACAATTTGAAATTGATGAAAAAGATAATAATCTTATTCATGTAAAGGACTATATTAAAAATTTAGATAAAACAATAAATGTAAACGAGTATATCGTAGACTTACAAAATCAGAATTTTATCAGAGCAAAATAACAACTAAATAAGAAGTAAATTGTGTGGTATGATACCACAGCTGGCAAACCACCTATATTATAGTAATTTGGCGATAATACCAAATACTATACCTATAAAACTGAAGACCAAGCTCCAGCTGTTAAATAATTCCTTTAACATAGGCAACTTCTTTCAAACATAGCAAATTAACAAGTTACTAGCTAATATTTTACGCAGGAGCTGATCCGCCTTAACACCTAGCGGTTCCAATAGGTGATTTTAGATTTTGCCAGTCCATTGGGTATGTATCAGATACCCAAACACCTTAGCAGGTATTGTACCACACATTTACCATATATTTCAAGAAATTATTGTAATTGTTGGACACTGTTTTACGGAGGAATAGTATGAGTGAGTTAGAAGAAGATAATACAGACGAATACGATGTAGATGAAGATTACGATTATGATTTTGAAGAATATGATGAATATCAAGACGCTTTAGACTATTGCGAAGAGTGTGATATTTATGGTGATAATTATTATATTGACGAAGATAGTGAACATGTTTGTCGATGCCCTGAATGTAATATGAATCCTAATAGATTGGATGGTGATTTTGATGATTGATTTAAAAAATAAGAATATATTATGTAATACAAAAGAAGAATTCGAGGCAATTATTAAAGAGGCAATAAATCAAAAAGTTGCGTGGTGTGGTACTGATGATATGGTTACTATACAGGACTTAGAGTTCGATAATATCCCAGTTGTTTTATGCTTTAACAATCTTACGAAACTATATTGGAGGAGTCCTTGGAATTGTTATAAGGAAGAATATTTTATCACTGATCTTGCGAAAGACTTACTGAATACAGATAGAGAAATGACTGCACATGAGTTTCTTAATAAATTTTTAGATATGGCATATCATTGTTCTAACTGTGAAAAGTGTAAAACTATAAAAGTAGATGGATTAGATTATAAATGGTGTGTTAGTGATTTGTGGACAAAAGATAACATTGATCAGGTTTATGAAATTGTAAAAAGTGGGAATAAATTAAAAGATACGCCTGAGCAAGTTGCCATAAACAATATAAATAATTATTTAGATGGCAATGAGCAGTTGAATATTAATGCACTGAAATTAGCAATTAAAGTACTGGAGGAAAAAGTAAATGAAAAACAGAACTAAATTAAATTTTATACTAGCAACCATCACTTATGCGGCTACAGTATTAGCTTATGTAATTGAAAAAAGAAGAATACATGAGTATGAAAAATGGGATTACGAAGATGAAGAATAAAGAGGCTGCAGTTATACTATTTTCATTTTTATTTATGATACTATTTACAGTTCTACCTATATTTATAGAAGATCCTGGGCTTCAATGGGACTTTGGACTTTTGACAGGTTTGAGTTTTGGTATATTTGTTAAATACGGAGACAAAATAGATGAATAAACGACAGAGAAAGAAATATGCTAAACGACATGGAACCTATGTGGATTATAAAGAAACTTGGAGTCTTGATTGTACCATTGCAAAATTTATTATACCAAGATTAAAGTTATATAAGAAGGTAACAAATGGCTATCCTATACGTTTGAATGGTATTGAACAGTGGTATGAAATTATTGATAAAATGATTTATTCGTTTACATATTTTATTAAAGACAATAATATTGATTTTTCTGATCCGGATTGGAAAGATAAAGAGAAGAGTGAATATGAAAAAGTTAAAGACGGATTAAAATTATTTGCAGAATATTATGCAGATCTGTGGTGGTGAGGATTAAACTATGATTAATGCAAGAGAAGCCAGAGAAGAATCTAATAAAAAAATTGATTATGTTATGACAGATGAGCTGATTAAAATTGAAGAAAAGATAAAAAAATCAATAAATGACGATAGCGGATCATATTCTACGTGTTACGATGGATCATTGCATCAGGAAACAATTACTCACTTAAGATCACTTGGCTATAAGGTAGAGTATGGTTCTCCATATAATGAATCATATTATATGATAAGTTGGTGACTAAAATGAACAAACGGCATAAGAAAAAAGTTGGGGACAAATTATTATTTAGAGTTAAAAAATTACATCCTGGTAAAAATGATCTAATTCTTTTGACTTTTGATAATGATAAGATTGATATTGATACGGCTTTTAAATATTACAATGCAATTATAAATAACTTTGATGGCGTTGCAAATTTTGTAATAGTTCCAAATGGAATAACATTGAAGCAAATGGGTAAGGACGATGTACTAAAATATATTAACAAAGTAAGGGAGATGATTTTAAATGAATGATGCAGCAATAAAAGAAAAAACTTGGAAAGAGTTCCAGGAAAGCGGAATGTTATGGATGGCAAATACAATTTTACAAGTATTTGGTTGGTCCATTGCTATTGATCAGGATGAAAATGGAAATATTATTAGCGTGTGTCCTGCTAGAGTTAAATATAGGGGATTTACACAGAAAACAAATGATAGAGGATATATTAAGGTTTCCCAATTTATGGAAGAAAACGCAGAAGAGCTGTTGAAAGAAGCTATGGAATAAGTAATACATAAAATATGTTTTTGATTGGAGAAAATAGATGAAATTTGAAACAACTAAAAAAATTGATAATTGGTGTAAGAAACATAGAGAAGAAGGTTGTGTATCTCATGCTACAGCTGGAGAACAGTTTATATATGAATTTTTACCAAGTGGAATTGTAGAATGCCAGACTGTAAGGTGTCTTTGTTGTAGAAAAGAATTTACAGATTACGAGTAATATGAAAGAATATAGTAAAAATGAATTCAAAAAATTAATGGAAGAATATCCTGAAGGCGGAATTGTATTTTCACCATTTTCTGATCCTAGCATCATGGTTACAGACGGATTGTTTGGTGCAACAGAAGTAGTTCCATATGAAGGCGAAGTATTTGATTTTGACTGGAATATTGATGAATACAAAGATGACGATTGGTTCACTGTATATGACAACAATGATATACTTCAGATGATTCAGACATTAACCAAAGGGCTAAAAATTCCATTGAAATATATGGAGTAATAAAATTCTAATCTGACAAATTCTTGTCAGAAAATCCACGTTTTATTTAAAAACTGAATAGAGAAAAGAGATAAGTACAATAAAAATTAAAAATATTAAAGATGTAGAAACATTTCTTAAAGTAGTAGACGAGTGTAATGGTGATGTTACTTTAACATCTGTTTACGGAGATAAGTTTAATCTTAAGTCCAAATTGACACAGTACGTTGCAGTGTCTGCTCTGATTGGTGATCATGGTGAGAACCTGGAGTTGTGGTGTACTGACAAAGAAGATAAAATGAAGTTTTTATTTTATTTGATGTTCAAAGAAAATCCTGAAATGGTGTAAGAGTATTTTAGAAGTAGTTGATGTAATGTTGATGAAATAAATCAGAAAGGATAAAAGTTAGGTGCGCACTAAGGACATGTCACTTTCTGGTATAGAAAAATTAAATATATGGGTGGGAAAAGTCGTATTGGTAAACAAATATCGGAGGAGATAAATGAGATATCAAGGTGGAAAATCAAGAATAGCAAAACAAATATCAATGGAAATTATGAACGTATGTTCAGCCCAGAGAGAGAGTAATTCGTTTGTAAGTTTGTTTTGTGGAAGTTGTTCAGTTGAAAGTAAAATTACTGGATTTGATAAAATGATATTAAATGACAATCATAAATACCTAATTGAATTACTAAACGGTGTTCAAAATGGTTACGAACTTCCAGATGTTATTTCTGAAGAACAATATAAATACATTAGAGATAATAAAGATGAAGACCCAGTATTAACTGGATTTGTTGGGTTTGGATGTTCATTTGGTGGCAAATGGTTTGGTGGGTATGCAAGAAATAAAACTGGAACAAATTATGCAGCACAAAGCAAGCGATCACTATTAAAGGATATGGCTACATTGCAAGATGCTAAGTTTGTATGTAGTGATTATAAGAATGTAGAGTTGCCGGATAATTGTATTATATACGCAGATCCGCCATATGACTCTACTACTGGGTATGGAAAAGTAAAATTTAATTCTCAAGAATTCTGGGAATATTCTCGAAACGTGAGTAAATCACATCTTATGTTCATTTCTGAACAAAAAGCTCCAGATGATTTTATTTGTATTTGGGAAAAACCATTCACAAGAACACTTGATGTAAATAAAAATAATCAATTTAAAGTGACTGAAAAATTATTTATACATAAATGTAATGAAAAATATTTGAAGGAGATATAAATATAAATTATGAATCAAATATCGGATATTAATATATATATGTCCAGAATGGCAAAATCATGTGAAGATAAGCTATTCTTTATGAATAAAATTTCAAAAGTAAAAAATATTGTGGATTTTGGATGTGCAGATGGAACTTTAATTAGAGAAATGAATAAAGTTCTTCCTGATATTAATTATATTGGATATGACAATAATTTTGAAATGATTAAAATTGCACGAAATAAGTCAGTAGATACATTAAATATTAATTATACAAATATATTTCCAAAAGATATCTGTAATAAAAATTCTTTACTTAATTTATCAAGTGTAATTCACGAAATATATTTCTATTGTAGTACCGATGAAGTTAAAGAGTTCTGGGATAATGTATTTTTATCTGGATTTGATTATGTTTCAATTCGTGATATGTGTATTTCTGAAAATGTTTATAGACTTACCAATAGAACAGATTATTGGAAATTAATAAATGCAGCAGATAAGAATCAAATTAGAGATTTTGAACATAATTGGGGATCGCTTATGAGGAATAATAACTTTCTACATTTTCTTATGAAATATAAGTATATAGAAAATTGGAATAGAGAAGTAAAAGAAAATTATTTTCCAATTACTTTAGAAGAATTATTAAAGAAGATTCCTAGTGATTATGAAATTGCATATATTGAAACTTATTGTTTACCATATTTAAAATCTATTGTAGAAAAAGACTTTGGAATCAATATTAATGATAACACACATGTAAAACTATTGTTGAGAAAGAGAATAAATTATGAAAAATAAATGTTTTCAAAGAAAAATAAGGAAGCTCGACAGAAACAATAAAGAAGATAGTATTTGTTTTAATTGTTCAAATCGAAAAGTTGTTAATGGAATTCTGATTGATGAGTGTGGAATTAAATATGGAATAAGAGATTATTTTGCGTATGGCTCAAAACAAGAAATTATTGATTATTTAAAAGAACATAATCATAAGACACTAAATGATGTTTTAGAAGATCTTAATTAATACTAATAAAAAAAGGGAGTAGTGAACATAGTTATTAAATCAATGAATCATTTTCAGAATGTATGTAAAAACAAATTTGTAGAATGGTATAACCGAAGCAGCTATGCAAATAAAGGTCCAAACGACATCCAGGAGATTGGTGTCAATGATGTATTTATAGTTTGGGTTTGCGACTCTACAGAACTATAAATGTATTATAGGTACTCGTGCTACAGCAGTTTTAGCAGAATATACGTATAATGGTAATGATGGAGTCTTATACGAAGATATTTATAAGAAGATTGTGAATGCAAGTCATTCAGTAAAGTAACAATAAAATCTGGATTTTAAGAGATAAAATTTTATTTTTATCTTTATTATTCAAAATCCCTTTAATTTATAGGGATTGCGCAATCACTTTATCCTAGAATTTACTATTTTTCCTTTCTTATTAAGCTATAAACATTGTTAAATAGGGTGTTTGCAACCACCAATTAAAAATAAAAGTTTATGTAAAAACGGCTTAAAGGTATTAAGTTTATGTGGTGGTGTAGAGACAGGATTATATGCATTACAACAACTTAATATGACTATTTCTGAATATCATACATATGAGATATTACCAGAAGCAATAGCAGTATCAAATTATCATTTTCCTTGGATTGTTCATCATGGAGATTTATATGATGCAGATTTTAAGCAATTCAAGGATTTTGATTTATTATTGGCAGGAACTTGCTGCCAGAGTCTTTCACGCATTAGAGCAGAAAATGAATCCGTTAGTAATGGATTAAATGGTAAATCAAAAATATTCTATAAAGCAATAGAAGCACTTCAGGTCATTCGACCAAAATATTTCATGTTTGAGAATGTAATACCAAATAAAAAAGAAGATTTGGATGAAATGACACGATTAATTGGCGTAGAACCACACTTGATTGACTCTGCAATTTTTTCAGCACAAAATCGTGAAAGATATTATTGGACCAATATTCCATTAGGAAAATTACCAAGTGAATCAAATTTAGTATTAGAAGATATTATGGAAGACAATGCAGATGAGAAGTATTTCTATAAAAAAGACTTTGAAATTACAGATATGAGTAAACGTGTTTGTGCAGAGTTAAAAGTTAATAATATGGAAATGAACAGGCGTATCTATAATCCGAGATTTAAGTGCTGCACATTAACATGTATAAATGGTGGATATCATGAGAAGAAGGTCATAGACCATGGTAGACCAAGAAAACTTACTGCAATTGAATACGAAAGACTACAAGGACTTCCGGATAATTACACAAATGTATTGGTAAATGGGAAGAATTTATCGTACTCAAAAAGATGCAGTTTAATTGGAAATGGTTGGAACGAACCTACTGTTGAATGGATTTTATCAGGATTAAAAGATGTAGTTAATGAGAAGTAAGTAATATAAAAGCGAGGTAGAAAAATGGATTTAGTTTTTATTAGTGTATATGCAGAGGCGTATTACAGCACAGCGGAATATTACGATAGTTTCTGGATAAAGAGATCTTCATATGAAAAGATTAAAGATGATATTTCGGATGAGATATATTGTGGTGAATTAGATGGTAAATATAGTGAAACAATGGGAAGTGTTACGGTATATAAAGATACGTGCACAGAAGAAGAGTACGCTACAGAAGCGCATGAAGCAGTGCAAGATGGTTATCGCTTAGAATCGTATTTAGAAGATTTATATAGAAGTGTGAACATTGATTTTAAACAGGAACAACAGGAAATTAATAAATTCTTTGAAAATATTGATGCTGACGAAAAAGTGATTTTAAGAGTGCCAAGAAGTAAGATTAATGATTTAGTAGAATACGCTGATAATTTGAAAAAAATGCGAGGTAAATAAAATGGAAATTGTACAGACAAAAAATAATCATCTTTATAAAGAAGGTGGAGAAAAAGAGTATGGGTGTATATGTAAAAATTGTGGAACCAAATTTATTTTTCAGGAGCATGAGGGCTGTGTGCCAAGATGTATAGATCCAAAACCAGAGCAATGTACTATTCATTGCCCAAATTGTAAACAGATTATCAGATATAGTGAGTGCACTGAACTTAAGAGTGAAGAAGATAATTTTGCATTTCATAGAGTGTGGTGATTAGTATGAAAGAAATTTTAGGTTATAATTTGGAAAAATTTTTTAGAAGAATAGAATACCCATGTGATGGCGGAGTGTTTGAAAGAACTTATAAGGGTACTGATTATGAAATCTGGGCAATGACAGACAACATATTTGATATTATTTGTGATTATTCTGAAGATGAATTCATTAAATTGGCTGGTAAAGATGCATGGTGGAGGTCAAGTACAGGAAGTGTTCTTGGAGAACCAACTTCAAGAGCAATTGTAAATGGAAAATATTTAATATGCTGGGATGACAATTATTATTTACCTGATGAATATGAAAAGGAACCATGTGAAGAATATGATTCACTTACGGAATATTTATGCAATAAGGTTGGTGCATCGTTGCCTAAGAATGTTATTGCCTGCGCCATGGATCTTGCTAAATACAATAATATGTCGCTTGGAGAATTGTTTTCAGAGTATGAGGGGTAAAATCTATGGGATGGTTAAGATGTAAAGTAAAAGATTGGCTGCGAGAAGAAGTATTTAATGAAGAACTTGAAAAAAATAGATTACGGTTCGCAATCCCATTAACTTTAGCTGATGGGTAAGAACCATTATAAAAAAGAATAATATAACAGAAAGCGAGGTGATAAGTAAATGTTAAAGGCTTATAAATATAGAATCTATCCAAATAAAGACCAAGAGATGCAAATTCAGAAAACTTTTGGATGTTGTAGATTTGTTTATAATCATACGCTTTTTTACAGAAAAGAATTATATGAGAGCAAAAAAGAATCTATGAATAAAATTGCTTGCAATAATTATGTAAATCAAATTCTAAAAAAAGAATATGAATGGCTTAAAGAAGTGGACAAATTTGCTTTAACAAATTCTGTATATAACATGGATTCTGCATATCAAAAGTTTTTTAAAGAACATACAGGATATCCTAAATTTAAAAGTAAACGAGATAATAAAAAATCTTATATTACGAATTGTACAAATAATAATATAGAAGTTTCTTTTGAAAATCACAAGATCAAGCTTCCGAAGCTTAAATGGGTTAAAGCGAAAACTCATAGAGAATTTGTTGGCAAGATCAAATCTGCTACTATTTTACAGACACCATCTTGTAAATACTTTGTATCTGTATTAGTAGAGACAGAACATATTCCAATGGAATCTACTGGATGTATGATTGGAATCGATTTAGGAGTTAAAGATTTACTTATTACTTCTAATAGAGAGAAATTTGATAATATTAGAGCTACTAAAAAGTACGAAGACAAACTTACAAAAGAACAACGTCAGTTATCACATAAAGTAAAAGACAGTAAAAATTGGAACAAACAAAGAATTAAAGTGGCTAGATTACATGAAAAGATTCATAATACCAGAATTGATAATTTACACAAAATTTCTCATAAACTAATTAGCGAAAACCAAGTGATAGTTAGTGAAAATTTGGCAGTATCAAATATGGTTAAAAATCATAATCTTGCAAAATCAATATCTGATTGTGGCTGGTATGAATTGACACGGCAATTGGCATATAAGGCAAAATGGAATGGACGTAAATATTTAAAAGTTGATAGATTTTTTGCTTCAAGTCAGATATGTAATTGTTGTGGTTATCAAAATAAACAGACTAAAAATTTATTAGTTAGAGAATGGATTTGTCCAAAATGCGGATCTGTTCATGATAGAGATATAAATGCTGCAATTAATATTTTAAATGAAGGATTGAGATTGTTAAATGTAGCTTAATATAATCATAGATTTAGTACGGTAGGAACTATCGGAATTTACGCTTGTGGAGTTAGTAGGTTACGAGGACGATGAAGCAAGAAGCTACGAAGTCTTTAGCTTCGTAACAGTTCACGATTTCAGATTTATGAAATTACAGTGTAGGAACGCATCAGCTCACAGTGATCGCGCATTACATGAAGTCGATGAAATAAAATTATTATATCAGTCAATTACTAATGTTGGTGTTGATGTCGATTATAATAGGTATTCTTGGGCTGTTATATGTATTGATGGTAGACCTGAATATGTAAAATTTGTTGATCTAACTGGAGCTGAAGCACAAGACATTAAAAGTTTTATAAACCGATTTAATAAGAAGAAAGTTATAGTGGATAGTCCATTTGGAACTGCTTTTAGAGACTATATAGATGGATATGAAATGAGGATTTAATGTGAATGCTATTTATGTAATTGATACAGTTGTAAATATCGCAGGACCGATTTGCTGCGTAGTCTGTGCTGTTAAAGCTCATAAGAGACATAATACATATGCTGAAAATGGTTGGTTTGCAAGTGCAGCTCTTTGGGCAGAAATATTTTTTCTGATGTTCCAATTTGATTTTTGTAGGTGAGGTGTGAATAAATGAAAAAAGAAAAAAGACCGTATGTGATTGGATATGTACCGGATATAGATGTGTTTTTTATCACTAAAAAAGAAACAACATATCCGATATTAATGAAAATTCATGGTAATGAAAATCTTGCTTTTACTTTTTTATGTGTAAATGTTGAAGATTTTATTAAAGTAAGAAATGAATATCAGTTTGGTAAAAAAGATAAAACGGATTATATCTTATTAGATAAAGGTGATGGAAGCTTGATAAAAATTGATCTTGATAATAAATGGTACTATAGAGAATTGTGGGAGAAGTATAAAAATAGCTTATATTAATTATTAGAATTTTATGGTTAATTTGCGCATTATTTGATGCGTACATAAATTATAAGGATGGAAATAGATCGGCTGTTTTTGGTTGGATTGTTGCCAGTTTACTATGGGTAAATTTGATACTTTACTCAGTACAATAAAAGAAACATTTTATGAGGTAACTTATGCTACATTTATATACAAGTAAAACAAAAATTATTATAAATGGGGAAGAGATTCGATCTATTAAATTATATGGCGATGAAATAAAAAACGAAAAACCGGAAGATATATGTGAGAATATTAATTGGAATAATATTCTGAAGCTGGCTGGTGATTGGTTTGGTTATTTTAAAGTAAGGAAAAGAAGAAAAGGATTTGTATTATTCGTTTATGACGACTGGCGTGAACGTATAGTCTACAAACAATGGAGAGAAGTTTTGAATATACAAATAGTCACTGAATGGAAAGAAATTGTTCCATCAATTGATATGATTTTAAAATTTCACGATGGTAATAATGCCATAGAATATTTAGTAGAACGTGGAATGAATTGTATTCCAATTAAATAAAAAACGGAGGTTAAAGAAATGAAAGCAATTAATGTAGGAGACAACACATACGATATTTTTGACGATTCTATGCAGGTCTACAGTCAGCTTCCTGCACAGGCATATGTGGTAAGATGCTCTATGGGAAGAGGATTCTATCTTGAGAAATATAATGAGATGGAAGTAAATGAGTCAAAAATCTATGGTGTACACCTTAGTAAAATTAATAAAGTAATGAATATGTTTAGATCATCGGAACGTAATCTTGGAGTTATTTTAAGTGGAGACAAAGGAATTGGAAAATCATTATTTGCAAGGCTCTTATCAAATGAAGTAATTAAGAATGGTATGCCGGTAATTATCGTTGACACATACATTCAGGGAATTGCATCTTATATTGAAAGCATTCAGCAGGAGGTAATGATTCTTTTTGATGAATTTGATAAGACATTTGGAGAAGTAAAATCAAAGGATGGTGAAGCGTCACCTCAGACTAATTTATTGTCTTTATTTGATGGACTCTCTTCTGGAAAGAAATTATTCGTGATTACATGCAATGATTTAAATAAGTTAAATGAATATCTTATTAATCGTCCTGGGAGATTTCATTATCATTTTCGTTTTGAGTATCCATCTGCAGCAGAAATTAGAGAATACTTAAAAGATAAACTTAAAGAAGAGTATTATACAGAAATCGATTCAGTTATTTCCTTTTCAAATAAAGTTAGTCTGAATTTTGATTGTTTAAGAGCCATTGCTACAGAACTTAATACTGGTTTAGTATTTTCTGAAGCTATCAAGGATTTAAATATTATTAATACTGAAACACAAAGATATAATCTTGTTCTGAAATTTAAAAATGGATATTCAGTTAGAGCCAAAAATGTTGGACTTGATATGTTTGGTGATAGCGGAACAACGCAGATCTACATGTATGACAACAAAGGTATTAATAAAATTGATATAGAATTTGATCCAAACGATGCTTATTTTGACATGATTAAAACAACGAATATTGTAGCAGCTGAAAATCTATCAGTTAATTACTTCTTTGATGAAGAAGACGAAGATGAGAAGACTCTTATGGACGAGTTGAAAAAATGCGGAGTTGACTATCTTATGATTAGTAGAAGAGGCGGAAAAGATATTCATTATCGTGTTTAAGAGGTGATTGTAAATTATGAAGATTGCATTAACAGGACATAGACCAGAAAGACTTGGATTACCTGAAGATGAGCTTGATTATAAATGGGATACAATTAATTACTGGATTCAAACTACATATAAACAGCTGCATGATATAGATTCTGATATAGAAGTATTATGTGGAATGGCATCCGGATCTGATATTAGATTTGGAATGTCACTAGCTTTTATTGATGGAGTAAAATTACATTGTGTACTTCCATGTAAAGAATATAATTCTAATCATAAATATTATGCAACTTTAAAGAATGTTGCGAATAAATGGACAGAATTATCAGAAGAATTTTATAGAGGCTGTGATAATGCTAGAGATCAATATATGGTAGACAATTGTGACGTACTGCTTGCAATATGGGATGGAAATAAATCTGGCGGTGTATGGTCTACGATTCGAAAAGCAAAGAAAGCATGTAAAAAAATTATTTATTGTCCACAGGAGATTGTGACAAAATATCAGGAGAAACTAACATGAATTTTGGAGTAACAGGTGTTAATCAAAAAGAAGAGTTACTTAAACAATTAAAGACTATTTCAGAAGCACTTGATAAGCAAACTGAGAAGAAAGTGAAAAATATGCGTCCTGTTATGGATTTTAATGGAAATGAAGTATATAAACGTGGCGAATGCCCTGTATGTGGTTTTGAATTTAGCTGCTCTAATAATATGAAATACTGCTTTTATTGTGGTCAGAAACTTGATTGGAGTGAAGAAGAAAAATGTTAATTAGAAGGAGGTAAGAGAAGATGATTGATTTAAAAGGAAAAAAAATATTTGTAAGAACACAGGAAGAGTATTTAAGCATTTTGAAAATTGCAAAATTACAGGGATTTAAGTGGGCAAGAGGGGAAAATTTAGACGCAATTAATATTCCAATTCCTAATTTATTAAATTTTTACGATGATATAGTAACTTATTCCAGTGATGATATACCATTATTTGAAGCATCTGAGATTGTTGCGTGTAAAAAAAAGATTGAGGAAGCAATAGCTCACGTTAAGTATTTTGCTAACAACAAATATAAAATGTGCTTAACAGACAAAATCATTGACTCAATGCTATTACTTGCAGATACCGTAGAAAGTCAATTAGAAGAGGTAAAGTAGATGAGTAAATCAGTATTAGTGATAGATACGCCCGAGAATTGTTATGATTGTCCGTTCGAAACTGAATACTGCGGCAATCTTGAATATGAGGGTTGTTGTGAGTTAGCTGAGTGTTTAGATTATGATGTAATTCTGATGACAGAAGAACATTATGATTGTGAAAGTAAATCAAGACCTGATTGGTGTCCATTGAAGCCACTGCCGGAGAAAAACACTACCGAGAATGACATGACAGATTATCAGTGTGGGATGGTCGATGGTCGAAATCAGTGTATTGATGAGATCACAGGAGAGGTGAAGTAGATGGAGAGATTAACAGATTATTCAGACGATGAATGCACATATATCATTGGCGTTGGGAATGAAACTTGCGAAGAATTTTGTAAAAACGCAGTAGATGGATGCAAGAATTGCTATATCCAACAAGTGTTTAAAAAACTTGCTGACTATGAAGACTTAGAAGAGCAGGGCTTGCTTGTGAGATTACCGTGTAAGGTTGGAGATACGGTTTGGGTGGTAACATCGCCAATTAATGTGTTTGATTATGATAAATATGATGGAGATGCGGAATATGAAGTATATGAATCTTTTTTATCAAGCGTATCTTATTATGCGTCTGGAGAACAATTCAGAATTTACGCAAAAGTAACGAATAGTTTTATTGCGGCGTACTTTAGAGAATGTGATTTTGGAAAATCTATATTTTTTACAAGAGAAGAAGCTGAGAAAAAATTAGAGGAACTCAAAAATGAAATTTAAAGAATTCATAAATTGGTGTAATGAAAGAGCATGTGATGGATGCTGGGGGAATGCTAGAAGCAATAGCGTGTATTAATTTAATAAATGAGGTTATAAAAATCCAATTTTGGAAAAGAGAAAAAATCTGGAAAGAAAATTATGAGCAACAGGTATTGGAAGAGATTATTAATCCAATAGAGAAGAAGCTGGAGGAGATGAAGAAATGAAGAATAGAGAAAAATATGCAGAAGAAATTAAAAATTATAAAGGTGATGATTTCTGTCACGATTTTGTAAGACCTATTGTTTTAAATAAGATAAATTGCGAAGAAATACGCTGCACTTATTGCCAGTCCTTACAAATGTTATGGCTTGATGAGGAATATGATGAGCCAGAGGTCAATTGGTCTAACATTCCCGTTGATACTCTGATTAGAGTAAAAGAGAATAAAATTGATGAATGGATATTACGTTATTTTGCAAAATATAAGGACGGAAGAATATATGCCTGGGATTATGGTTGTACAAGTAAGACTACGGATTGTGTAGCAATGTGGAGATATGCAGAAATTGTAAATGAGGACTAACAATATGAAACGTGATCCTAAAGAAAATTATGTGCAAAGACATATGAATTCTATTGATATAAGAAAAATAAAGCCATTTTTCTATCGTAAATGTGCAAAATGCGGAATGGAATATAAAAGAGAAACAATGTACGAATGCTCATTTCTTGATGATTGGTTTGAACATACTAATATAAAATCTGGTTGTACAGAATGTTTTTCTTCTGCGGATGATTTTAAAAAATGGTTACAGAAAAATAATATTTTATATACAGAAGAAAGATTAAGGGGATCAATTTGTAGATAATACAAAATAAACTTTTTATCGGAGATAGAAAAAAATGAAGAACAAGGACAGAATTAAATATACATTAGATCACAGAAAAGCTTTCAGAAAAATTGAGAAGCAGTTATTAGGATATAATACTATCAGAAGTTTATTTCATGATTTAGACAAGGTGTTTTTATATATGTTTTTCGATTATAAGAAAGTACGTCAATGGCACAGAAACCATATGCCTCATCATACAGTAAAAGCAAAAACACATTCAGATTTTGTGCAAATGGTAATTGATTGGGAATGTGCCAGGTATACGAAACCAGATAAACCATTAAATGCCAGAGAGACATTGGCTAAATATTATCCAGAATTGACAGATAAAGTTTTGCCTGTAATTGAAGAACTTGGGATATAAAAATGGAGACCAATTATGTGGAGATGTGAAATGGGATATCCAGTGGCAGATACTTTGATTCCACCGGATAGATGCCATCTTGATTGTAAATATGAAATTGAAACTTGTAAAGAATGCCATAGCTATAATAAAGAATGGGACTTAATAAACAAAGCTATTGAATCTGCTCGTTGTAGGATCTATCGGCTTAAACAAAATCCTAGAGGTACGTTTGCCCATCAGAAAAAGGCACAAAATCAAATAGAGTTAATGAAAGTTACAATTAAGGCATTAGAATATTATAAGGAAGAAAGTTAAAAATGATTATAGCAGCTGCAGTAAAGTTTTATATTGAGAAAACCGATCAGGAAGTTATCTTATGTGGTTTAAGACATGACGCTCCATTTAGACAGTTAGCAGCACTTGGTTTTGAGCCAAAAGTAGGATACAAAGAACTTGAACAAGGGTTTATAACAACAGATGGAGAATTTCTGAATAGAGAACAGGCTTATTATCATGCTGTGGAATGTAAACAAATTGAGCATACTGATGGACCAGCTTGGCTTATTTCAGAAATGTTGTGGTGATTATATGGATAAAAAAGTATGGCATTTAATGTCTATGTATGATTGGTATGTAGATAAATGGAGAGAAGACAATCCCCCTAAAAGCGCTAGAATAACTTTTATAGCGTTAGTTTGCGTTAGCAGTAATCGTAATGAGTATATTTTATATAAAGATATAAGTTATTTCGGGAAAAATTCTAATGGAAATTATATACTTCAAGATATGTATGGAAATGAGAAAATAGATACTGATATTATACGAATCGTTTGTTGGGGTTATGAAAAAATTTAATTTCACGTAGGAGATTACAAGATGACAGAAGAAAATAAAAAACAAGAAAAAATTATTTATATTATAAATGGTAATACATATAATGAAGAACAATTAATATTGGCAAAACTTACAAAAGAACAAGTTTACGCAATTGAGTGGTTTTTAAATAAATTCGATATTGATATTGATATAAGACCACTTGAAGATTATGCATGTGAGGAGCCATAAATTGTGAAACAAAAGATTGATTTTATTCGGAGGTGATATTGTGATTATTATTGGTTATCCAGGAATTGGGAAAAGTTTATTGTCAACATCCGCAACAGGATATATTGATTTAGAAAGCAGTAACTTCTGGTGTTTGGAAGATGATAATAAAGTAAGAGATAAAAATTGGTATATTGCTTATTGTAATATTGCTGTCGATTTATCAGAACAAGGTTATAAAGTTTTTGTGTGCTCTAACGGAGTTGTGCAGAATAGATTAAAAGAAATGAAGAAGAATAAAGATTTCAAAGAAAATATCATATGCTGTACGCCTACTCTTGAATTAAAAGATAAATGGATTAAGAAGTTAAAGAATAGATATAATTATTCCAAATCTGATAAAGATTACTCGGCTTATATAAGAGCTGCAGATCACTACGAAGAGGATGTTAATGGAATTATAAATTGTGGGTTTCCTACTGTTCAAATTAAAAATATGGATTACTCATTAGAAAAGGTATTGAGTGATTTTATAGTTTCAATAGATTTAAGATTGATTAAGTTTCTACCAGAATATTGTGAGTGTCCATTAACACCTATGCCACTAAAATAAAAATTTTACGGAGAAATTTATGTGGGATAGATTTGATTTAAGACAATGGAACAAATATCTTACATATCATCAAAGTTTAAATAATGGTATAAATCTTCCAGAAGAGGACGTTCTTGTTATTATCCATAATTATGATGATTACAAATACTATATAGGAAGATTTTCAAAAGATATAAATGGTGAGTTTTAGGTTGCATTCTTGTGAAACAGGAAATGAGTTTTATTGTTTATATATAGAATGGTAATATTTTGATATAGGAGACGCTTATGAGTAAAAGAAAATTGACTATTAGGCAGCAAGTACAGAAGTGTTATAAAGAGTGCTTTAATGATTACAACGAAGAAGAGTTTATGAGTTTCTTTAGCAAGGTTATGAAGAAATGTGATGAAGGATATTCGTTGAATAATGCATTTCGTTATTGCCAGATTAATAAAATCAAAGAAGATATGGTTAAGGAGTTTTTGAAAAATGAGTAAAAATAATTCTGTTGTAAGGTATAATGATGAACTATATACTCTGTTAAATAAAATATCAGTGAGTTTATCATCCTGTTTTAATAAGAAAAGTATAGCGTCTTGTTGCTGGTGTTCAAATATATATGCAGAGAAATTATTAGAATACTGTTATGGAGATGAACCACTTTCATTACCTATTAATCTTAATAAAATAGAAAACAAATTAAAAATATTTACTGGGCAAGTAGATATGAAAGATTTCTCAAATGATAATATTAAAAGACCAAATCGTAAAGTTTTTCAGTTATTGATAGAGAAGAACCCTATTACACAAGAAAACGAAGTGATTATTTACGTTGACAAGAACATACCAACTTTACAAAAAAGATACGCAGTAACAAATGAAATAGCGAAATATATACTACATATAAATGATAAAAAGATATATGAAAATTATTTTGTAATGCCCATGCTTCCAGCAAATTCTTACGATTTAATTGCAGATATTTTTTCAATCTTTTTATTAGTTCCTATGAAACTTTTTCTTGATGAGTTTTATGAATATGTAAAATATAGGAGTGATACTAAGAAGAGCCCTATAAGCACAGAGGAATGTATAAAGTATATTGCAGAAAAGTTTGGTATGCCAGAATATTATGCAATTTTAGGATATCAATATTTAAGAAATTGTGCATATTGGATATACCAAGCCTGGACTGCAGATTCGGAAAAAATAAAAGAAATTAAAATGACAAAGACTGAATTAAAAGAAATTAGAAATTGTATTTTAGAAGAAAAATTTAATAAATTAAAGTATTTGCTATATCAAATTGAATAACATAGAAAGCTTAAGAGGTAATTATTATGATATATTATAAAACTGGTAAACATACTATTGGCGGCACGCTTCAACATTATACTCATAAAATTTTTGAAGAGGCAGGATTGCAATATAGAGAAGATGAAATTAAAGATGGAGATGTTTTTGCATTTGCTTATTTAGAAGATGAAAGGGCAACCAACTTCTTTTGTAAACCAGTAAAAGGTAGAATAATCGACCATATGTTTTTTGAGTATAAAAAGAATGGTGAGTTAAAGAAAAATGGCGTTAGTTGCTACGCAAGAATTTATGCAGATACATATGAAGAAGCGGTAGAAGGCTTTAATATCCTTATTCAGAATAGAATTAAGCGATTAAAAGAAGAAACTAATAGAGTAGAAAATTTATTGATTGAATAAAAATTTAGTTTGATTGGAGAAAAATATGGTTTATATAGCAGTTTTTTGTTTTTTAACTTTAGTTACTATATTTATTGCATTCATTATATGTTATCTAGTAAATCGTCGTTGTATTTTAGATAGAAATGATGAAGAATGTCAAGACCCTATTATATTAAAAAATAAAATTCAGAAAGAGTTAGAACAAGATGATGAAAAATTTTTTAATTATTTGATAGGTGCGCAAAATATAAATATAATTAATGCAATAAAGAATAATAAAAATGAATGCGTTTATAGTTTTTGCGAATCATATAAGAATTTTTATCCGGATAGATATAAAGATGAATTTACAGAAAAAGCAAAAGAGTATTACAAAAAATATAAAATAGATGGAGATAAAATCTCCTGGGATTAATTCTTGTTGCTGCGATTCCGTGGCTGATTTCCAGAATAAATAAAATTTGAATAGAGAAGAAGGTGTTGTAGATGAAATATTTTATTATTTTAATCACTATGATTTTCTGCCATATAGTGGATGACTATTATCTTCAAGGATGGTTAGCATCTGCAAAACAGCGATCGTGGTGGGAGAAAAATGCTCCGGACGATTTGTATGAACATAATTATCTAATGGCATTATTTATGCACAGTTTTAGTTGGACGTTTATGATAATGCTTGTACCAACCTTGTATGTATTAATATGTGGTGGAGAGTATCATCCTCTTGCGTTCGTTTTCAATGTATTGATACATATGTTTGTAGATAACTTAAAGGCTAATAAAAAATCAATCAATCTTATTGTTGATCAGTTAATTCACTTGTCACAAATTTTTGGAACATTTTTATGTTTTCTTTGGAAGTAGGCAATAGATGAACAGTCAAAAGGAGGAATGGAGAAATGAAGATAACATTTGAAATGGATAATCTGCAGAATTTAATTGAAAAATCTGTATCTGGCAATATTGAGGAAGCAGTTAAGTCGCAAGTAGAAGATACTATTAAAGAACAGGTAACAAAACTTGGTGGCGATATTATTTCTGAAGTAGTTACAAAAAATTTCAATGAATTTGTAAATGATTATATTACAAATACTAAAATTACTGTCAGAAAAGAAGATTTCTGGGGCGATGCAGATGTAAATGAGTACACAGTAGAAGAATATATTAAGAAGTGTCTAAAAGAAAGATTAGACAATGAGAAATTCAGATCAAAAGATAAGTATGGATGTTGTGAAGAAATAACATTTGATGAATATATTAAAAATCATTATGTGCAAAATATGGAAAAAGAGATTAAAAAGAAAATGGATAGTTACTTTATTGATATTCGTAATCAGATTAATCGAACTATGAAAAAAACTTTTGATAATACTACTAAAGATATGCTTTCAAGCACTGTATTAAATATTTTGACACAAAATAATACATATAAGCAGCTTGAGAATAATATTAAATCTATCGCAACGAAGCAGGATTAATTATGGAAGATAAAGTTATAAAGTGCAAATTAGACAATTGCGAATATAATTATGTGTCTTATTCTGAATGGGATACCGGTTATAAGGAATATGGATGTGAATTGACCGATAGTGATTGTAATGAATACGCATGTCCATTAGTTTGCAGATATAAAGTTGAAGAATAGGAGGAATGGAGAAATGAGTAATAAAAGAAATAGTAGTAGTTCAAGCGGCATGGGAATTTTAGGTGTTTTGCAGATTGTATTTTTGGTACTTAAGCTTACAGGATTAATTGCATGGTCCTGGCCAGTTGTTTTAATTCCATTGTGGATTAGTTTAGGAATTCTTGTAATTTTCTTGATCTGCGTATTTGTAGTGGCATTACGTTATAAATGGAAGAAATAAAAGCTTGGTTTTATGGAGAGGAAACAGAATGAATGTGAAATTTTTAGAGAATGTAAATATTAACGATAATTTAATTATTGTAAAAGATACAATTTTAGAAGCAAAAAGAGATGGAGATAATATAATGATTAGATTACCTGATGACAGGACTATTGTTTCGCCTAAAATTGCATTAGGTAAAATCTATGAAATTATTTAGTGAAAAAATGGTTTTATGAGTAGTAATACTCTTAAAATAAAAGAGGACTGAAATCGCAAAAGATAACAGTCCTCAATGGATAAAGGAGTCACATAATTGTCCAGTGACAATATATGACTAAAGCAGAATTATTAAAGCAAACTGCAGTAAGGTAGGAAGTTATTTTTTAAGATAACTTTTGTTCTTGTATAGCATACGAGTTATATAATTTACTTTTTCATCTGAAAGTTCAGAATGATGGCAGATTATATATATTGCATAAAATTTTATCGTATGTGACAAAATTAAATACAATCCGTATGTACCAAGGCATGAGAAGATAAACTTTAGAAAATTAACCATCTCAATACCTCCTTATTCAGTTTTGCTTTTCTAATTCCGATCAACCGTCAAGTTGCGGTGGTTGATAGGAATAACAGTAGCACAGAAACCTATATTTTTCAAGGAGAATATTAAATATATGACAAAAGCAGAATTAATTTTCTACGAGATGACAGATAGAGAAATTTTCAGTAGAGCTAAAACAGTCTATGAGAAGTTAGGAATGAGTGAAAAAGGACTTCTTTCAGTCATGCGTCCAGCAATGGGTGCTGTAACAATTCTTTCAGTGGATTTTACCAACAAGATCAGAGATGTTGTAAGTATGCAATATGATGACTTTCTTGCAGATGATTATATTGAAAGAGCAAAGAAAATTCAGAATGAAATGAAAGAAGAAAGAGAAGAAAGTATTAAGGAGCAGAAAGTAAGTAACTCATACATTGATAAATTCAATAAAGAGGTACAGGATTCTGACAACGACTTTGAGAGAGAATGTACAAAAGAGATTATCAGACTTATAAAGTTACTTCCTGATAAATCTGCCAAGAAACTCATTAAAAAATATTTTGAATAGAAAACAAGGAGAAAAAATTATGAAGATGTATGATCCGGAAATTTGGAAAAATGAGAACAATGGATATGAGGAACTTATCGACAATATTAAGAAAACTTTTGCATCAAAACTAAAAGACAATATTAAAACACCTCTATTCAGAACAAGCGTATCTGGCTTATTTGATACATTCCTTCAGTATCTTCCAGATTCTTGCAGACAAGAGTATACATGTAGAACTTGTCAGCACTTTGTAGATCGATTTGGTGGACTTGTATTTATTAAAGAAGATGGGACCACTGAATCTGCTATTTGGAATATTGAAAATATTCCTGGAATGTTTATTGAGCCAATTACACAGATGAAAGCTATTGTTGAATCTGCCCAGGTTCAGGATGTATTTGTGTCAGATTACGTTGACCTTGGAACATACGATACTAATGGATTCCATCATTTCTCTGCAAAACTTCCAAGAGTGATGATTAATACATCAAGGGTAAAAAATGCTTCACAGGTTTCTGCTGAAAAAGCAGAAGATTACGGAATGCTGAAAAGAGCACTTGAGAAATATTCCATGCAACAGATTGATCAGGCACTTAATCTTTTAGAATCTGGAAGTTTATACAGAGGTAGCAGCTATGTAGCAATGTGCAAATGGTTTAAGGAGACAAAAGAGAAGATTGCTTCTATCAATGATCAGCCACAGCACACTAATATGATTTGGAAATATGCTACTACAGCTCCAAATGGATTTACTCACATTTCCGGAAGTATGTTAGGTACATTACTTGATTATATTGTAGATGGAGATGACTTTGATACAATCAAACGAAAATTTGAGACAAATATGAGTGCAGAGAATTATAGACGTTCACAGTCTGCACCTACTCAGAGAGCTGTTGAAAGTGCAGAGAGACTTATTGAAAAACTTGGTCTTGCAGATTCACTTAGAAGAAGATATGCAAAACTAGATGAACTTCCTGAGAATGAATTTATTTGGAAGAGTAAAACTGAAAAGAAAGAGGAAGTAAAGACTGGAGTATTTGCAGGAGTTCAGACTAAAACTGTAGATAGTAATGAAACAAAATCTGTAATTCCACAGGTAACTATGACATGGGATAAATTCAGAAAAACAATTCTTCCTACCGCAGACAAATTAGAAGTAAAGGTTGATGGAACAACTCATCTTATGGGAATGGTAACAGCTGCGGTTCCGGAATCTGAAAATATTATGAACTGGGACAATCCATTTTCTTGGTATTACCAGAGTGGTATTGATTCTGTGATTCGTGAAAGACTTGAAGCCAAAGGCGCAAAATACGAAGGTTGTGAGATTAGATGTTCTCTGATCTGGAATACACGTACCGATCTTGATGTACATTGTATTTGCCCTGATGGTGTAGAAATCGGTTTTAGCAATAAGCATCATGCAAATGGAGCACTTGATGTTGATGCAAATGTTAGCGGAGAAACGCTTACGCCAGTAGAGAATATCCGTTGGCCACTTGGAAAAGCTCCAGAAGGACGTTATCAGTTCTATGTACATAATTTCACAAATAGAGCAACCCATAATCCGTACAAACTTGAGCTTGAAGTAAACGGAAAAATTTATACATACGATGGAGATATTATCAGAAATAAAGCTAAGGATATTGTATTTGAGTTTGACTATGTACACGGTGGAGATCCAAAATTTACAACACGTTCCAAGAAAACAGGGGACAAAGAAACATGGGGAATTGGCAATGGATTTACTGAAGTTTCTGCTATCATTCCATCTCCTAATATGTGGGGAGAACATCCGTATAAGAAGTCTGGTGAGCACACTTTCTTCTTATTAAAAGGCTGTAAGGATATGACTGGTGGAGTAGGACGTGGATTCTTCACCGAGATGCTGAAAGGTGATCTCCAGGAAATCCGTAAAACACTTGAAGCATACACAGACTCTACATCTATTGAGGGTGAAGAAGAAGCAAGTGCTTGTGGTGTTGGATATAGCAAAGATAAAGAGTGGGATCTTATTGTTAAGGTTACTACTGGCAATACTGTAAAAATGATTAAGGTGGATAGATTCGACTGATATGACAATTGAAGAGATTAAGAAAAAGGTAGCAGATCCTGACTATGATTTTCTGAGAAACAACGAACATCTCGGCTCCAACATTATTTTGTTGGGGCTGGGAGGAAGTTATAGCTATGGAACTAATGTAGAAACAAGTGATTTAGACGTCAGAGGTTGTGCATTAAATAGGAAAACAGAAATTCTTACTAATCAAAGACTTGATCAGTTTTTGAATGAAGAAACAGACACTACGATTTATGGATTTAATAAGCTAATTACATTATTAACATCTGTCAATCCCAATACAATTGAGTTGCTTGGTTTAAAACAAGAACATTATTTATATATTCATCCAATTGGTCAAGAGTTATTAGATAATGCTCATATATTTTTATCTAAAGTTGCGATTCATTCATTTGGAGGATATGCAAATAGCCAACTCAGACGTTTAGATAATAAAGCGGTTCGTTTAGTGGGGCAAGCAGAACGAGAACAGCATATTCTAAATTCTATTAACAATGCTTTTTATACATTTCCAGAGAAGTATTTTTCATTCCCAGAAGATTCAATAAAACTTTATATTGATCAGTCTTATCAAGAAGATTTTGATACAGAAGTTTATATGGATATTAGTCTAAAACATTATCCATTACGTGACTATAAGGCAATGTGGTCAGAGATGAATAATATTGTTAAGGATTATACAAAAATTGGAAAACGTAATAAACACGCTATAGAACACAATAAATTAGGAAAGCATATGATGCACCTAGTTCGATTATATTATATGTGTTTCGATATCTTGGAAAATGAAAAGGTTGTTACATACCGTGAAAAAGAGCATGACTTATTAATGGATATTAGAAATGGAAAATATCTGGATGAGAATAGACAGCCAATTCCAGAATTCTTTGAGATGGTTGATGAACTAGAAAAGAGACTGGAATATGATGCGGAAAATACATCACTTCCAGAAAAGCCAGATTATAAAAAAATCAATGAGTTTGTAATGTCTGTAAATGAGAGAGTAGTGAAAGGAGAAATTTAATTTTGTACGGATTAAAAAGTAGTGAAGTAGAAAAACAAAGAGAAAGGTATGGTAGTAATAAGTTGCCAGAACCAAAGATGAAAATCTGGTTTGATTTTACAAAAGAAGCATTATCTCAGTACGTAATGATTTTACTGATTGTGTTAACATCATTACAACTTGTATTTGGTCTTCTTGGCGTTGGAGAATTTATTTCTCCGATCATCACTTTGTGTGTAATCACTTTATGCACGATTGTTAATGTAAAAGGTAATTTAGGAAACCAGAAATCAGCAATGAATCTATATCGGAAGACTTCCGTCAGATATTGTGATGTTATTCGAGATGGAAAAATTCAGACGATTAATCGAAATGATTTAGTTGTTGGTGATTGTGTTCTTCTTAGAACAGGCCAGGAAGTTTATGCGGATGGTTATATTGTAGAAGGAAAGCTAACAGTAAATAATGCCGCATTAAACGGAGAACCAGAAGATGTAAAAAAGTATGTAACTAAGAATTTTGTATATAATTCAGAGTTAAAGAAAAAAACCTTAGTGGCTTGTCTTAAACCAGAATATATCTTAGCTGGTAGCGTGATCATGTCTGGCGAAGCCAAGATGATTGTTACTGATGTTGGACTTAATACAGCTAATGGCAGAACAATTGTAAATGTACAGACACTGGAAGCTCCAGAAACAGCATTTACTATTGCAGTAGATAAGCTTTGTGCTTCTATTTCAACATTTGGATCAATTGCAGCTGTACTTATTATTATTGTTTCATTGGTAACTGGAATCATGCAGGTAGGCAGTGTTGCAGAATACTTTAGTATTGACAAAGGTGTTATGCAGCTTATTTATAAAATTGCCGATATCTTATCTTTAGCATTAACTGTTGTTGTTGCAGCGGTACCGGAAGGATTGCCGGTAATTGTCGAAATTCTCACAAGACAGAATGTAAAAGTTATGGAGAAATTCAATATTCTTGCCAAGATCCCAAAGAAGATTCCAGAACTTGCGTATACAGATATTATTTGCACAGACAAAACAGGGACACTTACAACTGGCAAAATGATTCCTAAATCTATTATTAGTGGAGATTTAGAAGAAGTTATTGGAAAAGAAAGTGCTTTAAATAATTTGATTAAATTCAACATCTGCATGAACAACAGTGCTTCATTTGACACGGATGGAAATATTATTGGAGAGAATTTTATTGATAGAGCGGCACTCGGACTATTAACTACTCAAGAAGCAAATGATATTCAGAGCAAATTTGAAATTATTCAAAAAGAAACTTTTTCCAGTGAAAAGAAATATTCAGCTATCAGTGTTCTTGTAAAAGAGAATCAAACAAAATGCAGCTTTTATAAGGGAGCGCCAGAAAAAATTATTTCCTCTTGTGACTTTTATATAGATGGAACAGGGTCTGTTAATGTATTTTCACAAGAAGAAAAAAATAAATTAACTGACAAAATTAAGGAAATGAACACTCAGGCAATGAGATGTATTGCTTTAGCACAGAGTGGTGAAGAATTAAATGAAGGTAAGCTTCCAGGGGGAATGACTTTCTTAGGTATTATTGGAGTCGTTGATCCAATTAGACCAGAAGTTCCAAACGCTGTTGCGACAGCTCATCAGGCAGGTATTCAGATCATTGAAATCACTGGTGATTGCTATGAGACAGCATTGGCTGTAGCTAAAGAAGCTGGAATTTATAAGGATGGAGATTTAGCAATCAAAGATGAGGACTTTCAGAAGATGTCTGATGATGAAGTAAAAGAGATCATTCCTCGACTGAGAGTGATTTCCAGATGCTCACCAAATACGAAATTGAGACTTGTAACACTTGCTCAGGAACTTGGTAAATCTGTCGGTATGACAGGTGACGGAGTAAATGATTCTCCAGCACTTAAGAAAGCAGATGTTGGATTCGGTATGCAGGATGGATCTGACGTAGCCAAAGAAGCGGCAGATATCGTTCTCACAGATAACAATTTTGCAAGTATTGTTAAAGGTATTGAACTTGGAAGGACATTTTTACATAACATTATGATGTTCCTTGAATTCCAGTTACCAATTAACTTTGTTTTACTAATCTTCTGTGCGGTATATCCTGTAATTGCAGCAAATGCAGAATTCTTAGCACCTGTGCAGATCCTGATCATCAATATTATTATGGATTCACTCAACTCATTAAGTTTTGGTAGTGAACCTCCTAAAACTGAATATATGTTTGAAAAGCCCGTTAAAAAAGGCTCGGGATTATTCATCAGAGGTGCAAAAGCACGAATTGCAATTACAACACTTACATTTAGTTTAATCTATTGTTCATTTATCTATGGACCAATTTCCCAATACTTTACAACTGATATTGAAAAAGATGCCGCCAGATTTGCATTGTTATGCTTTATGGCTGTATTTAATGGACTCAATATCAGGACAGAGCAAATTAATTTGTTTACTGGTTTGAACAAAAATAAAGCATTCGTAGGAATTGGGCTTGGAATTTTGTTAATGGCAGTGTTGTTATGTAATGTTGTTGGCGGTTATGTTGGAGCAACTGCACTTACATTAAAGCAGTGGGATTATGTTATCGGATTAGCTCTGCTGGTTATTCCAGTGGATTTAGTTAGAAAGATGATTTGCAAAATCAATAAATAAAAAAGGAGAAGAAAATATTATGGCGAATTTAGTAAAGGGACAGAAAGTAGATCTTACGAAAGGAAATGCAGGATTAAAGCAGATTATCGTTGGTCTTGGATGGGATACAAATAAATATGATTGTAATAATTTTGATCTTGATACAGAAGCATTTCTTCTAGGAACAAATGGAAAAGTAAGAAACTCCGATGATTTCGTATATTACAACAATACTAAACATTCAAGCGGAGCAGTTAAGCATATGGGCGACAATCTTACTGGAGATGGGGATGGAGATGACGAGCAGATTATTGTTGATTTAACAAAGATTCCAGCTGATGTTGAGAAAATTGCGTTTACAGTAACCATCTATATGGCAGAAGAAAAACTGCAGAATTTTGGAATGATATCCAATTCATACATCAGAATGGTAAATAAGGATAACGATGAAGAAATGATCCGATATGACCTTGGAGAAGATTATTCTACAGAGACAGCAATGGTTCTTGGAGAATTATATCGTCACAATGGCGAGTGGAAATTTAATGCTATTGGACAGGGCTATTCCGGTGGCTTACAGGCACTCTGCAATAGTTTCGGAGCTTAAACTTAGGGGGATATAAATAATGGCTGTAAATTTAACTAAAGGACAAAAAGTAAATCTTTCAAAAGCAGTAGAAAAACTGGCTAATGTGACTGTAGGACTTGGATGGGATATGGCTCATAACGGACGCAGCATTGATTGCGATTCATCTGTATTTGTACTCCGTGAATATACAAAACATATTTCCAAAAAAGTTAAATCAGGATTATTTGGACTTTTTTCAAAAACAGAAACAGAAGAAACTACAGAATGCGGTCTGGAAAGTTCTAATGATATCGTTTATTATGCGCATCTTGCGCATAATAGCGGTTGCATCAATCATAGAGGGGATAATCTTATTGGCGGATCAGGTAAAAGAAATGATGATGAACAGATTGCTATTAATTTAAAAGAAATGCCTATGGACATCAAAAAATTAGTAGTAGTTGTGAATATTTATGACTGTCGAAATAGAGAACAGCATTTTGGAATGATTAAAAATTGTTATGCGAGAATTGTGGATGATGCAACAAAAGAAGAAATTTGCAACTATAATCTAACAGACAATTACGATAAATGCACCGCACTTATTGTTGGTGAACTATATCGTGACGAAAACAATGAGTGGCAGTTTAGAGCTATTGGCGAAGGGACACATGATGGAAATATTTCTGATATAGCTAAAAGATACGAATAATTAAGGAGAAGAACAGTATGTCAGTAAGTCTTAAAAAAGGTGATAAGGTTGCATTATCAAAAGATAGTGTTGTAAATAAAATTTCTGTTTGTCTTGGCTGGGACACAGCAAAGTATGATGACGATGGAGATTTTGATTTAGATGCCTCTGCATTTGTTGTAACAAAAGTTGGTTTAACAAGATCAGATAATGATTTTGTATTCTACAATAATACGAACCATCCAAGTGGAGCAGTAATTCATAGTGGAGATAATTTAACAGGATCTGGAGATGGCGATGATGAAGTTATTAAAGTGGATCTTGAAAAGCTTCCAAACTATGTAAATGGGGTAGTATTTTGTGTGACTATTTTTGAGGCAGAACGTCGTATGCAGAATTTCGGTATGGTAGAAAACTCATATATTCGTATTATGAATGATACAACTGGAAACGAAATTATGAGATACGATCTAAAAGAAAAATTTGGAAATTCTACTGCTATTATTGCTGGTGAAATTTATCGTGACGAATCAAAATGGAAATTTCATGCAGTAGGAGAAGGTCGTGACGGTGGTCTTTCAGAATTGTGTAAAGAATTTGGAGTTGAGGTGGAATAAAATGACATTAGGAACAAGTAATGTAATTATTTTTTGTCTTTCTGTTTTAGTAGTAGTTGGTATTGTGGCACTTATTTTAAATAAAACATTTTTTAAACAGCTTGTAATTAAATTCAAGGGAAGAACAGAAGAAATTGCAAGACACGATGCTTCTACACCGGATGGTGCAAGAGATTATTTCAATAATGCCATCAGAGAAAAAGAAAATTTATATAGTAGAGCAGAACAGTCTTATACAGAAATCGCAGGTAAACTGGATGAGACAGAAAAAGAGCAGTACGATTTAAAAAAAGAGCTTATGAAGATTGATAAATCTATTAATAATTACTTGGACTCTGGCGATGAAAATACAGCAAGACAGTGTGCCATGAAAAAAATTACCATTCAGGGAAAGATTGATACACTAAAGGACACTATTGAAGAATACAAAAAAGCAAAAGATCAGCAGAATGAAATCCGTAGTGCAATCAAACAGGAGCTTGATGAACTTAAAGAAGAAAAAGAAAGAACGGTTTATCAGATGGAAGCAGACCAGCAGATTATATCTCTGCATGAAGGAATGAATGCAAGTGCAAGTACAAACGAAAGTGATCGTATGCTTGAACGAGTACGTGAAGGTGCAAAGAAAACAAGAGAACGTGCTGCAGGTGCGCAGATTGCCTATGATACAAGTACAGAAGCAATGGATCGCAGAATGGAAGCGCAAGAAAGAAATCGTGCTGCAGATGATGTTCTTGCTGAAATGAAGCGTAAGCGAGGTAATAAATGATTGTTTTAAATATTGGAGCATTTATTCTTTGCATTATAATAGCTTTTATAGTTGGTTTCTGCGTTGGAAAAATAAAGAATAAAAAGAAAGAGAAATAGAAGTAATAAATAGTGGAATGTAGGCTTATAAGCGGCCATCATCTAAGGAGTAGGGCTTTTGCATACATATACCTCTGGCATATGGAGGGTATAGTAACGAAGTGTTCAGACATAGTTACGCAAGATATGTATTCTCTGAAAAAGAAGTAGAAAATCACCCCGTAACTGGTAAGGATAGACTCCCTTTTAGCGTAGCAGCACACCACTATCGCAATTAAAGCATTAAATCAAGGTCGTGCAGTGGCAGAATGGCTATGCGTAATTATACGAGGTTCAAATCCTCGTCTGCACATTAAATTTTATAAGAAAGGAGAGAAGAATGATAAAAGATATAGTGTTACCGGAAGCCGTAAAATCTATTTTTTATGTGCTTAATCGTAATGGTTATGAAGCCTATATTGTAGGCGGAGCTGTGCGTAATTCTATACTTGAATTACCTGTACATGACTGGGACATATGCACAAATGCCTTACCAGAAGAAATATGTAAGTTGTTCCGTAGTAAAGGATTTCGTGTGGTTGAGACAGGCTTACAGCATGGCACAGTAACTGTAATGGTAAATTGCCGTGGATATGAAGTAACTACATACAGAACTGATGGAAAATATTCTGATAGCCGCCATCCAGATTCTGTAGAGTTTGTAAGTGATATCTATAGTGATTTGTCCAGACGTGACTTTACGATGAACGCAATTGCGTATAATGATGATGGATTTATTGATCCGTTTAATGGGATGAGAGACATTAAAAATAAAGTCATCAAGTGTGTAGGTGTAGCTATAGATAGATTTACAGAAGATCCGTTACGTATTATGAGAGCTGTAAGATTTGCTGCGCAATTAGGATTTCATATTGAAAACTATACCAATATTGCAATGGTGCAAACAAACGATGGTCTGAGTAAAATTTCTGCAGAAAGAATACAATCAGAGCTGTGTAAGATTCTTATTTCAGACCATCCTGAATATGTGCTTGACTATTATATTGATATTTCACCTGCAATTCCTGAATTAAATAAGATAATGGGATGCTCTCAAAATAATATGTATCATATCTACGATGTATGGAATCATACCAGATTCGCATTAACAGCTTGTAGAATACATGAACTAGAGACCAGACTTGCTATTTTGTTGCATGATATTGGTAAATCTGAATCAAAAGTTACCGAAAATGGAATTGACCATTTTTACAAACATACAGTTAAAAGTGCAGAAATTGCTGATAGTATGCTTCGTAGACTTAAGTTTGCGAATTATGTAAGAGAACCAGTTGTTGAACTTATTGTCAATCATGACATAACTATCATTCCAAAACCAAATAAGATTAAGAAATATTTAAATAAATTTGGCGAAGCACAGTTTAGACGATTACTGGACTTAAGATTCTGCGATATTATAGCACATAATCCATACTATGCTAAAGAGCGTTTATGGGAAACTTTTCATGCAGAAGAAATGTTGAATGAAGTTCTGGCAGAAGAAAAGTGTTTTTCTATAAAAGATTTAGCCATAAATGGGAAGGATATTATGGATCTTGGTATTAAAGAAGGACCAAATGTTGGCAAATGGCTCAACTATGCTTTGGATGAAGTAATTAATGATCGACTGGAAAATGACAAGGAAGATATTTTGAGCGATATTGATGCTAAATTATATGCAGAAAGAGAAGAAAATAGTGATGAGAAAATGTCCTAAATGTGATCGGTACATGGGTTGTGTAATTAAATGCGCTTATGGACATCCTATTGCTGTACATGAATGTTCATGTGGTTATTCTGAGTTGCAAGAATGGATGAAATATAACGATAAAACAAATTGTGACAATGTTACAAAAACTTGTAAAGATTCGATTGGAGGACTTTGATGAGATTTTATATTGCAGATAACCATTTCCATCACACACGGATGAATACCGCTATGGATAAACGTGGTTTTGAATCATTGGAAGCTATGCACGATTATATGATTAGACAGTGGAATTCTGTAGTAAGAAAAAACGATGAAGTTGTTATATTGGGTGATTTTTCGCTTGGGAAAGGTGAACAAACTAACGAAATACTTCGTAAACTAAATGGGAAGAAATTTTTAGTGAGTGGTGGCCATGATAAGTTTTTACAGGATGGGAAATTTGATCAGTCATTATTTCAATGGATTAAACCTTATGCAGAAATGCATGACGATGGAAGAAAGGTAGTTTTATGTCACTATCCAATATTTTGTTACAATGGACAGTTTCGTACTGATAAAGATGGTAAACCTATTACTTGGATGCTGCATGGGCACACTCATCTTACGGAAGACCAGGAATTAGTAGAACAATTCAAAGACATAACGAGAAGTACATTACGTAAATCAAAATATGATGATGAACCAAAAACAATTCCTGTTCAAATGATCGACTGTTTCTGTATGTTGTCTGATTATAAGCCACTTACATTGGATCAGTGGATTGGAATGGAGCAAAGCGGTGTTATCAAGGATTTGATTGATAAACGATGGTATTACGATGATAAGGGGAAAACTGAATGAGTATTTATATTCCTAAGAAGATTAAAGTAGGGTATCAAAACAGATATGATACCTATACTAAGAAGCTTGCTTATGTAATCTATTATGATGAAAAAGGTAAGCTTCGCAAAGAAACAAGTTGGAATAACTGGAGAGATGAAAAAATTGAACCAGACGATTTTGATAATGAACCAACTAGAGGATTTGTCTTAAACAAAAAAGTAGGGGACTATTCCGGTGACTGGGGAAATCACAGACAAGCTTACTGCAGAATATATGATCCAAGAAGATTTGAATTTGAAATTACAATTAATAATTTGCTTTATATTTTAGAGAATTGTGACTGTCTAAAAGGCAAAGGACTTGATGGAGAATTTGTATATGGGTGGGACGGAAAAGATTTAGTATTAATTCCTGTAGATTCTCCTGATTACAAAGAAATAAAATCTCGAACAGATAAAATTCAAAATGGGAAAAAATTTAAAGGTAAGGATCTTATCATTGGAGCAACATATTTGACAAAAAATAATCAAAAATGGATATATATGGGAAAATTTGATAAGTGGGAAAAACTTATTAATTGTTTTAGAAGGAAATGGTGTTATCAACCAGATAGAGATTGGGAATGGGATTTTGATTTAGATGGCACATGGACATTAATGCAAAATGATAAAAATATTGCTTACAAGTATGTGAATAAAGGTAAATATTATTGGTTTTATAGTGGTGGTAAAAATTATAGTTCTTTTCAAAGATATAATTTTGAGATACGAAAAAGTATTGGTGATATTTTGATTGATTGTATAGATGAAAAACCATCACAGAATTATGCAGACTATTTTGATGATCTTGAAAATAACCATTTCGACTATAATCCAATTGATTTTACATCTGAAACATTATTTGATTTACCATATGATAAATTTATTGAGAAACTAAATGAATTAGATAAATATCACAATAAGTATACAAGTTTTTTGAATAAATCATATGAAAAAATAGAAGTACATGATGAAAGCGATGGAACATATTCATGTTATAAGAAAAAATATTTACCGTCGGAATTATATGAAGAGATAAAACCAAAATATGAAATGTATAAACATATTGATGGCAAAGAATTCCATAACTATTACAACAATAATTTAATTTATTATTAAAAAGAAAGGATAAAAAATTATGTCAACTAAAAATGATGAAATGATTTTACAGCTTAAGAAAAAAGTAGAAGAGCAGAAAGCGGAACTTGCAAAACTTCCAAGAACATTACAGTCTGAAACATCTACAGTGTTTCGAACAGATGCGGAAAATTTAAACTTACGTGTGATGAGCGTTGAGCAACTTAAATTGCTGAAAGTAAAATTGCATACCTATGAGATGGCAGCAACTGATCTTAAAATTGGAATTGACGAAGTTATTATTTCTGGATTCTCAATTGACAAATGGATGCATGATATTGATATGCAGATTTCTGTATTAACTAGAGCAGAAAAAGAGAAGAAGTTAAAAGAGACAGAGAACACATTAAACAAGCTTTTATCTGATGATAAACGTACAGAGCTTGAACTTGAAGCTTTGGCAAAGTCACTCATGTAAAAATTTTTCACAATACTGTTCTAATTGTTATAAAACATTTAACATAAGGAGAATTAAAAAATGAGACACAAAAATGCATGGAACAAAGTTTATGAAGAAGTTGAAGTTACCTACAAAGAAAAAGACGAAAATGGTAAATGGAAAAAGGTAACTGAAACAAGAAATGCTCTTGCAAAACCTGGAATGAAGCCAAGTAGTCTTGAGCGTGAGTTTTCTAAAATTGTAAGTAAGATGAAAACAGAAAAGCCGAAAGCGTTTACTGGGGACTGGACAAAATAAGAGGGGTTAATATGATTTCATTCTACATTTTAGTAATTATTGGAGCAATTTTATTATGGATTCTACTTGCAAATATTGGCACGTTCAAGTTTATTGGATGGATTTCATCAGCTCTTGGAAAAGGTGCTAAAGATGCAATGGAAGATAAAGAAGAAAAGGAGAATAAAGATGAGTAAGAGTAAAATTGGTGGAGTTATTGCTGGAGTTGTAATTATTGGTGGTTTAGTTTTAGGTATGTCATGTACGGAAAAAATTAAACCAGGATATGTTGGCGTGATATATTCAATCGGCGGAGGAATTGACGGAGAAACACTTGGAAAAGGATGGCATTTAGTATCTCCAACAAAAAAAGTGACACAGTATTCTGTGGCATTAGAGCAGTCTTATCTTACAAAAGATGACAAAGGTGATTCTGGAAAAGATGAAAGCTTTAGTATTCCTACTGCAGATGGAAAATCGATTAATGTAGATGTTGAATTTTCTTATAGATTTGACTCAGAGCGAATTACAGATACATTTGAAATGTTTAAAGGTAAGGATGGAGAAACAATCAAAGACACATTCATTAAACCTAAGATTATTGCATGGTCTCAGGAGGTGTCTGCAAAATATCCTGTAACAGATGTGTTTGGTGACAAGAGACAGGAACTTAACCAGGCACTCGATGATTATTTGAAAGCAAAATTTGATAAATACGGAATTATTATTGATACTGTAAACTTTACAAGAATTGAAACAGATGAAGAGACTACGGCTGCAATTCAAAAGAAAGTAACAGCACAGCAGGATCAGGAGCTTGCAACAATTGAAGCTAAGACTGCAAAGATTAATGCCGAAAAAGAAAAAGAAGTTGCTCTTATTACAGCAGAGCAGAATAAAGAAACAGCACAAATTAATGCTGAACAGGCAAAGATTAAAGCAGAAGGTCAGGCAGAAGCTACTAAGATTGCTGCGGAAGCAGAAGCAGAAGCAAACAAGAAGATCGCAGAGAGCTTAACTCCAGAGCTTATTGAAAAAATTAAGATGGAGCGTTGGAATGGCGAACTTCCAAAAGTTAGTGGATCTGCAGGAACTATTATTAATATGACAGATGATGTTGATGAAGCAACTGTTGAAGCAGAAAAATAATTGTACATAATAATCTGGTCTGCCTTAACCGGTAGACCAGAGAAATGGAGAACATATGATTATTATTAAAAGCTTTATAATGCTGATTTTATGTGTAGTATTTCCAATCAGTTTATTTATGTGGTTATTAGCTATGATTTGGATGTTGACTCCATTTACTCCATTTAAAAGATTGTGCCATAACATTTTAGATTGGCATAAACCAAGTGGAACGTATCATCATTATCCGGAAGGTGTACATATGAAATGTAAAATTTGCGGATGTGATATTGTATCAGATGGAGCTGGTGGTTGGAGAAAAGTACTGATTGTGGGGGGGACAGGATGAGTAAGGCTAAAAAAATTGACATTTTATACGCAGTAAGAAATAAAGAAACTAAAAAGGTTGAGCGAAACACGAAATGTAAAGGCGGTACATATTATGCCCAAAAACCTTTGTGCCAAAAACGATGTGATGGATTGAATTCGACAATAAAGAAATTTGCAAACAGCAATTATACTGAATACGAAGTTGGTGAATACGCTGTTGTGGATATAGAGAAATATAAAGAATTACTTGGAGAAGAAGCATGATTTGTTTGGTAGACAAAAAGGAGAGTTTGATATATGAACAGATCGTGAGGATTTGGTGATGGGATATTGGAATAGAAAAGATGAATTGAAGAAGAAAGCAAAATCTCATACAGAAAAGATGAATACACTATATGAAAATGAAATTTCAGAGTGTGTAAACCGGACAAAAGTTTATGATCAGACATTTTCTTGTACAAAAAATTTTGAAATAAAAGATGACTTTGATCAGAAGATTATGGTAGAGGATATTGATAGTGTGCAAGCAGTATTCCGTTACGGATATGAGGGTAAGGTTGCAGTACTGAATTTTGCAGACTATAAAAATCCTGGAGGTAAGTTTTTAGAAGGATCATCTGCACAGGAGGAGATGCTTTGTCATAGCTCCTTCCTATATAATGTGTTGTCTGAATTCGATGAAGACTATTATGCCTTTAATAGACTTACAAAGAATTTTGCATTATACACAGATCATGCACTGTATAGTCCTGATGTTTTATTTATTGAGGGTGATGCAGAGATTTGTGTAGATGTAATTACTTGCGCTGCGCCAAACAAATATACAGCCAAAAAGTATTGTGATAAATCTGACTTTGATTGTAATTATGCAATGGAAGATCGTATACATTTTATGCTCGATATTGCCAAAGAGGAAGAAGTTGAAACGCTCATTTTAGGCGCATGGGGATGTGGTGTATTTGGAAATGATCCAGAATTTGTTGCGAATGCCTTTAAAAAAGAATTAGAAGAGTATTATAGCGATACTTTTGAAAATATTATATTTGCGATTCCTGGCGGTATGAATTATATGGTATTTAAAATGGTATTTGGTGGTGAACAATGCAAATAACAACTAATGTGAAAATTATAGGAGATAAAATGCAGTATATAAAATATTTTAACACAAGAACAATGCTACATAACTTCAAAGAGGCCGTTAATCTCACTAATCAGTTGGGAATAAAAAATGCAATTGCATACAATATTAATGATTATTTGTTCACAGTTGGTAAAAATTTTGTTGCAGATAAAATAGATAAAATACAGGATAAACTTATTGTTGGCATTACTTTTACTAAATATGAAGACATTAATAATGTATGCAGTTATTTGGAGAGAATCAATCCAAAACTATATAAAAAATATTTAGATCAAAGTAATGGAGATAATATACGATTTGTAAAAGAAGACCAAATCTATTATAGGCTTCCATACGATAAAAATTTCTTCTTTAAATGTAAAGACAGAACAAAAATAATTTGTCGATTATATAGTGGTGACTTTTATGATTCTATTAGCATTTTCTTTATTGGTCAGTACAGAAAAGAACACGCAGATTTTTTAATGAGATATTGTGACAAATATAGAAGTAAATTTATAACTATTAAAACATTGCAGATTAACAAACAGGATAGGCTTGAATATAGCATGAATGAGCAAATTGATGGTGTTGATGAGAAATCTATTATTTTTCCAGAAAAATATCAAATTTTCGATTATTTGAATGCGTGGCTTCAATCTGAAACCTATTTTACATCGTGTGGAATTAACCATAAAATTGGCATTTTACTTTATGGCGAACCAGGTACTGGGAAGACCACTTTTGCTAAAATTCTGGCCACAAAATATAATTTGAATTTGGTTAAATTTAACTTGAATGAAATTTCAAAATTAATTTCCAAGAATGATTTTTGGAAAGATTTAGAAGAATCTGTTGTAGTTCTTGAAGATATTGATTGTCTTGTAAGTAAACGTGATGAAAGTGTTACCTCTGAAGACAAAGAAAATTTTCAAGCATTATTACAACTTTTGGATGGAATTAATTCATGCAATAAAACAATCTTTTTAGCAACAACAAATTACATTGACAGATTAGATCCTGCTCTTATTAGGGATGGACGATTTGATATTAAAATTGAAATGAAAAATTTTGATTATGATGAAGCAGTAGAAATGTGTAATAAATTCAATGTGGATTCAGAAGTAGTTTTTAGAGACGAACAGTTCCCAATTAATCCAGCTTACTTGCAGAACAAAATTGTTACACTGCAGATGAAAGAGATTAATGAAAAGTTAAAACAAAAAGCTCAAAGAATTGGAAGTAATAAAACAGGAGGAGATAAATGATTCCTTATATTAAGATTGATACACCTTTTGAACGTGACACAGAAGGCACAAAGAAACTTATTGAGGGTAAATTTAGGAATGAGACAGTTGCATATTTAAAAAACAATACTTGGCTTTGTTCTGAGAAAATTGATGGTACAAATATTGGTATTGTTTGGGATGGACATAAAGTTTCATTCCAGGGAAGAAATGAGAGATCACAAATTCCAGCTCCATTAGTAAATAAACTGAATGAACTATTTGGTGGCACCGTTAACGAAGAAATGTTTGAGCAGAAGTTTGGTGAAATGAATGTAATTCTATATGGTGAAGGTTATGGCCCTAAAATTCAAAAAGGCGGTGGACTTTATAGAGATGACGTATCATTCATTCTCTTTGATGTGTATCTTCCAGATCAAAACTTATGGTTAAAACGTGATGCTGTAGAAGATATTGCAAAAAGTTTTGGAATTGATGTAGTTGATATTGTTCTTACTGGTACACTTCAAGAAGCTGTTGATTTTATCAAAACAAAACCTAAGTCTCATATTGGTAATGCTAATATGGAAGGACTTGTGTGCAGACCTGCTATTGAAATGCTTGATAGGATGGGTAGAAGAGTAATTATAAAAATTAAGGTTTGCGATTTTGCAGAATAAAATGAAAAACGAATAAGAAGTATATATCAGAGAGTTCAGATAAGAATGACGATAAACTTAACTTACAACCCTTACATTAAATAAGGTGAAGCCTAACTTTAAAAGCAGAAAGTACATACAAGCGATTGGTATGGAACAAGGGCGATACTGCCAGGTAACTGAAGCAGCAGTTCATAAGAGAACGGTTCAGAAAGTAGCGAATCTGAGCGAATAAAATTTGTCTGACAAAGACATATATTTGGCGGTGTAGCAACCGTCAATATAAAGCATCTTAGTGTAATGGTTATCACGGATGACCTTGGATCATCAGATGTTGGTTCGATTCCAACAGGTGCCGTTCACTCAGAAATGAGTATTTCAAAGTTAAAAATTCAAAGAATAAAATTTAATTTAAAGGAGAAGAAAGTTATGACAAAAGAAATTATGACAGTGCATAAAGCATTAGCAGAAATCAAAATCCTTAAAGACAGAATTCAGAATGAGATTTACAATTCAGTATTTGTATCTTGTAAGAAAAACTCTCAGTCCAAAATTTCCGGAATGGATATTGATGTATATGAGAAGGTTATTACAGGATGCTACGACAAAGATGTAGATCTTATGAATAGGCTGGAAGCACTGCAGAGAGCAGTAATGCTTTCCAATGCAGTGACAAAAGTTAAGATTAAAATTGGTGAAAATGAAGAAGAACGTACTGTAGCAGAAGTAATCAATATGAAGAATAACAGTATGATGTTCAAGAAACAGATGCTTGACAGAATGCAGCAACAGCTTTTACAGTCACAGGCAAAAACAAATAAAGAGAATGAAACTCTTGAAAATAAGTCAGAGAATTATGTAACTGGTCTTTTTGGACAGAAAGAGGGTAAAACTTCTACTGATGAAATAACAAAAGCTAAACAGCAGTATATTGATCTTAATACATGGGAGTTGGTTGATCCGATTAATGTGCAAAATAAAATCCGTGTTTTATCTGATGAAATTTCCTCATTTGAAGCTGAAGTAGACTCTATTTTAAGCACAAGTAACGCACTAACAACAGTTACAATCAAGTATTGATAAATGGTTAGGGTATTATTGGTTTGAAACTATATAAGCGGTTTTTGAGCCAATAAACTAATAAATAGTCATTACTATATGAATAGTTATATAAAAGATTTCCTTCATTGCTTATTGAAAATCACTAAACTACAATCCTTTAGTCTTTCAACCAGCATAGAGTAAAGTAAAAAATTAAATAAGCTGGTCTCAAAAAATAAAATGGTTAGACTGATAGTCTAAACAATTTACTAAGTTAGATAAAATCGTGCAAAGGTGCATTATTACTGATGACTGTAAAGTTCAAAGATAAAAAGTTAAAACCTTAAAGTTAAAAGTTCAAAATTTATTTTTGATGTAAAGCTCACGTAGTAAAGTTGATAAGTTCCAAAGTTTGATAAAAACCTTGAGAAAGTTTTGGTAGCATGATTGTATCGGCTATGTGGTTTGTACAAGGCTGATAAGTGGTGAAGTTCATCTTATAAATAAATCAATGCGGTCATTAAAACCTTGTTTCCTATCTCTGATAATGCCGCAATCAGAGGTCCTGGATAGTTAAATGGTCATAACACATGAAACTCATGTATTTGCTGGTTCGAATCCGCATCCAGGATTTGGGTTAGCTACCCAAAAAGATTTCTTATTTCTTATACCTCCTAAAGTATTGATGAGGTGGGGCATGACTTCGATGGCGAAGAGACTTTGAGCAGTCTGTACTGGGTTCGACTCCCAGATGTCCTATTAGAGATTTCAGATATGTGGTGCCACAGAAACGCTTCTCAATATCCGAGTTGTCGTACCGTTTGGCTACACAATATCGTGTATGATCCACCTACAGAGCGCAGTAGTTCTGGAATCTCGAAGCTATTACGTAGTCCTGCCCGAGATCTGTTGTCGGATGGACCGATGGTGAAACTTATGCATTATGTATCAATTAAACTGACAGAAATTTTGAAACAAATGCATGATCTTCTAAGTTCCTAATATTTTCCTATGATGGCGGAAGCCTTATAAGAAGATCAGAGTACTCTAAACAATATGTTTTGCAAAGTTGTTTAATCTTGGTAGACACATTAGCTCAATTGGCTAGAGCGCATAATACATTTTGGGTTGTCGGTTCGAGTCCGGCATGTGTCTTTTAGGAAGAATTTCTTCCTATTATAATATGAGAACTGGATCACTAGGATAATATATTTGGTGCACAAGCTATGTTATCTGAAAAAAGGTAAGTGGTTGACTTCGAATACAGGCGGTTCGATTCCGTCCCAGTTCTATCCCTCGAAAGAGGAAATAAATTGAATAGCATAGTTGCGAATATAGGCGGTGCAAAACAATCATCGACATAATAAATCCCAAAGTCATCGTTAGGGAACTCCGTGGAGTCTGCTCCTATGGCTGATGGACTCTTATGCTATCCATTTTGAATAAGGCGTAGTTAACCTGTGGATGTGGTGAAACGATATATCCCTCCAAAGTGCTGATACTTATCAGATATTCAAATGGCGTTATAGCTCTACACATACGTTAAATGTGGGAATTGTAATTAAGGAGCATTATATATTTTATGTATATGGATATAATAAAATTCTTTTGATGAACTTCTAATGTAGATTACACTATGTTGTTACCATATAGACTTAATAGAAGGAATTTGAAAGAAAAATAATTTCATATTGGAAGTAACTATTGTAGATACATATCATCTGAGGTGTGGATGTGAAGATGGCTACGCAGATCTCTCGAAGAAAGTCTAGGCGTAAAGTAAGATGAGTAGATACTGAAGATATGAAATTGTTTTGGAACTATGATGCAGTGGGCAGCACACCTGTTGCTAGAACAGGTAAACAATGGTTCGATTCCATTTAGTTCCATGTTCCGTTTCCATTTTACATTGCGGAACGAGATAGTAGAAGAATGGAACGATATACTATCTCATTATTGGGTTGTAGCCAAGTGGAAAGGCAGTAGAATTTGACTCTACCATTTCGCAGGTTCGAATCCTGCCAGCCCAGTTAGTGTTATAAGTATGCAACGGTAATTGAATATAAATAATAGTAATATGTCACCTTCAAGATAATCCTAGGACTTGAAGTAAAATAAATTAGACCTGTGACTAAAGTATTATAAAATGCTCATTTATTGGAAGTCGTGCATGGCTTCGCTTATAACACAACCAAGGACCATTAGCAAAACGGTTAATGCAGTCGCCTCATAAGCGAAAGATTTCTGTGTTCGAATCACAGATGGTCCATTTCCACTACGTAACGTATTCCTCATAAATACGTTAGCGATAAAAACTTGACTACTTGATATGAGCAAGCAGAAGAGATATGCTAAGTTCTTGGTTATAGACATATCAGAGTGCATAAAAATACACAATTTTATGACGGAGTGAAAAATGCAAGTGCTTCGTTTACGCTGGTAACAAAGCAGTTAGCAAAAAGCCAGAAGATCTATATTAACCAAAAAGCTGCATAGTAAACAGGGCGGTAAACGCTTATAGAATCGAAAAAACCTTCGTTAAAAATATCCTACAGGCCAACGCTAATCCACTGCGAAGGCTTACGGCAGTCCAAACGGGGAGAGACAGGTTCAGCGCAAAGGGTATGCGAGACTTGTGTAGTTACCTGGGAGGCAGCAGGTTTCTGCGAAGGTCACCTGCAAATAAAAACCTAAAAAGAATATATAACAAGGATCTTCTTCTAAAAAGTAATTCGCTCACGCCACCTTGTTTGAATAAGTGAGAGTATAAGAATTACAGGCAAGTTATATAGGTTCTTGCCAAAACAAGCGGATGTGCTGAAATAGGAAAACAGACTGGATTTAGGTTCCAGCGGTTAATAACCTTGTGGGTTCGAGTCCCATCATCCGCACTTACTCAGAAATGAGCATAAAATAAACAAAAACGAGGAAGTATAAGTTATGAAACGGTTAACACTAAACGAAATGAAGCACCGAATGAGTCAAATCGTACAAAAATGTATTGATTCGCATGGTGGTGGAGAAGAATATTTCAATGAGCTAGATGATTTAATTAAAAATGATGAAGATTTTCTAATATCATATCTAACACATATCTCACAATCAAGTGTAAAAAATATCATCATATCAGGTGAAATTGGAGAAAAGATTGCAGCATTGAAGTTGAAATATAAATGGTTTTTAAGCGACTGCAGTGTTGAGTATATTAATGGCAGTTTAAGAAAGGGTAAACCAATTCAATATTCTAATTGGAAATTGGATTCTTATAAGAATCAGCCATTTATTTTCGTAGATGACAGCTATTATTCTGGTAAAACTTTGAGAATAGTAAGGACATACATTGAAGAGGTTCTTGGCGGATATTTGCAAAACTCATATGTTTTCTATGATGGATCAGAAGATAATCTTGACGATATAGTAAGTCTTTATCGGTATTATGATCATTTTGATTATTAAAAATTCTAATTGGTGATTTTCTTCACCAACATTTCCAAAATAAAATTTCAATTTTATTAGTTCGATTTCAGCCCACTGGCTGTTTATCTTATAAATTTTCCCTTTTATTATCCTAGTAACTTACTAGGTTTATATACAGGTTACAATTAAAAATTTATATATATTTCAAAGGAGGTTCTTAAATTGGAGAACAATACTAAAAAACAGAGATTATTCAATCTCCCAGAAACAAAAGGTAATTTTATGATCAAAGGTGTAGTTAAGGGAACTAAGAAAGATAATTTCTACACTGAAAAGCAGACACGAACTGGTAAGGAAATGCGAATTGTAAACTTCGGTCTTGAATATGACGAAGGTCGAGATTTATATATCGGATTTACTGGGATTGAACAAGAAAGAGTTTACTTCTATAAAAAACCAGAAGTAAAAGGTGCTAAAGGAACTACACAGGCAGTTTCTTGGGTAAATAGATTTAAATTTGCAGAAGACCCAAAGAACGAAGGATTTAGACTTATTGGTAAAAATCTTGGACTTACTAAAGTAACCAATGAAAAAGGCGAACAGGTAAATGATAAAAAGGTACTTACAGACTATGATGCTTGTGCCGAGATTCGTAATAATCTTAAAGACGGAGAAAGCGTTTTTGTAAAAGGTAGCATTTCTTATCGCAGCAATCGTGATGATAAAGGTAACATCAAACGATACAAATCTATGGAACCATCTCAGATTTCTCTTTGTGCCCCATGTGAATTTGATAGTGAAAAATTTAAAGCTCAGAACAACTTCAACCAGGTGATTGTCTTTATGGGAATTGAAAAAGAAGTTGAAGATGACAAGGAAACAGGAAGATATGTTATCTCCGGAAAGGTTGTAACTTATTCAAATATTGAGGACGTTGAATTTATTCTTGATCCTGTTAATGAGAAACAGAAAAAACTTGCGATGACATTTAGAAAGAAAGTGAAACCATACTGGGCACTTAAAGTATCTGGTCATGTACAGGCTTCTGTTCAGACAGAAGAGGTTACTGTAGATGATGACTGGGGAGAAGAGGATGAAATGGAAAAAGTACCTACTCCTGTTAAACGTGAGTACATTGTGACTGGTGCTGATCCGACCACAATCGAGAAAGACCTGTACTCTAAGGAAGCTATCGAAGAAGCAATGCAGAAGATTAGAAACGCTAATAAAGCCGAGGAAAGCTATGGAGATGATTCCAATAATGGTGATTGGGGAGATAGCGACCTTGGAGAAGCTGACGAAGAGGATGAAGCGTGGTAATTAACCACTGGGAGGAATTAAGTTTCCTCCCATTATTTGAGAAGCATGATAAATAGATTACATATAAAAGGAGCATATATTAAATGGCAAAAGGTAGAAAAGCAAAACAGGCAAAAACAAAATTAAATATGATTATCTATGGAGACACTTTCACAGGTAAAACAACACTAGCATCACAGATTGCATTTTTCAAAAGAGAAGATGGTACACCATTTAGGGTTTTATACATTGATGCAGAATCTGGTGGACTTGATAGTTATTTAGATAGAATGGAAGAATCAGGTATTAACCTTGATAATATTTATATTTTATATACACAGTCACTTGCTGAGGTAAGACAGTATATTGCAAAAGTAAAAAATAATGAAGATATTTATGAACTTGATGATGATGGAGTAGAGACTGACGAAGTTGTAACAGATGCTGAAGGAAAACCATTTAGAGCTGATGCGATTGTAGTGGATGGAACAACAATTCTTAATCTAACTACACAGTCTGGATTAGTTGAATTTTCTAAGAAGCGTAACAAAGTAAAGGCTGATAAAGCTGGATTACTTGGAGATGAACGACTTGTTAAAATTGAAGGCTCCTCATTAGAAATCAGAGACTTTAATACGATAAAGTTTAAAGGGCAGGACCTTATTCTTGATCTTATGTCATCTGGTGTTCACTGTATTACTACAGCCAGAGAAAAAGATGAAACAAAAAATGTTAAGACAGATGATGGTCAGTTCCAGTCTGTGGCAACAGGTAAAAAAATCATTGATGGATTTAAAGGTCTTGAGTATAATGCCAATACAGTAATCCGTACTTTCTTTGATAAAGAAACTGGTCAGATTTGTGCTGAGATTCAGAAGGATCGTACAGGAGTACATGACTCCGGTGAAATTGTTGAAGATCCATCATTACTTGATTGGCAAGCTGCACTTGATAAAAATAAAGGTAAGGAAGATTTTATTCTCAAGAATGACTTAACTAAAGCAGTCGAAGTTGAGCAGGACCTATATGCTAAAGAAGTTCTTGGAAAGGTTGGCGATCCTGTTACTGAGGACACAACATCATCCGACACATTCACTTCCACATCACCAACACCAGATGATCTTCGTAAAGAAATCGTATCTATTAAAAATTCTCTTTCTCCAGTCGCAAAAAAATCCCTTAAAGAAAAACTTGAAGCAAAAGGTTTACCAACTGCATACAAGAATGTAAATGATATTTCTGTATTACAGGAAGTTATTGAGACAATGAAAAACTGATTGGATAAATTATGGCACGAGCAAAGAATGATAATTTAGTTAATGAATTTGATAGAGTTTGCCATTGTTGCCAACGCCACATTCATTTTGAAAAAAATAAATCTGTGGAAAACGTAGTATTCTTTGATGGTCTTTTTTATCATGAAAAGTGTTTTAGAGAGTCTGCAGGATTCCACAGAAAATGTGGTGGCTGCTCAAAAGATATTATTATCGAAGATGCAGATCAGGAAGGTATTCTTGAATTTAAAAATAAGTATTGGCATGAAGATTGTTTTAAAAAGAAATATTCAGACAAACCAATATTTATGGAAAATATCCCAGAGTACAAAGAAGATGCGTATGTAAAGATTGTAGGTGTTTTTAATGGAAGAAAAAAGGATATTACAAAGTTAAATGAATATAAGATGGCAGCTGTTAAAGAGGTAGATAGAATCTTTGATGAAAAGCTTGTTAATGATTATATCCGCAAACAGTATGATATTCAGACAGTTCCATGGGATTCTATAGCAGCACTATATGATGGTAGATATGGTGTTAAAATTCCACCAAAGCATTTATATGACATGTTTGTACGTAAACAATCTTATCTGGATAAAATTAATGCACAGAATATTGCTAAAGGCAAGGAAATAACAGGTGTATTAAGAGTTAAATACGATTTAAAAGTTTTATACAACAAATATGATTCTTACTTAAAATTCCTTGAGAAGCAGAAAATCTTAGAAGCAGAAGCTCAATCAAATAAAACTGATGAAAAATTAATATTAACAACTGCTCCACAGCCAAAAAAAGTTGAAACAAGTAATAATAGTGATGACTCCTTGGACGATTTACTAAATGATATTTTTGGATAAGGAGTAGCGAATGGACGAAATTAATAATGTATGTAATGTACAATCTGAGATTATGTTCGTTGGTGCATTATATAAATCTCCAGATTTATATGTTACATATGGAAATTTTATGAGATCAAAATATGATTTTTCTGATGAAGTTGTCCAGTTTTTCTATGATTGTCTCGAAGTCTATTATCTTAAATTTTCCCAAACAGTTGATGAAACAAAACTAAATGTATTCATGTCGCAGGATGCCGAACGAATGAGCAGTTATAAAAAATATCACGGTTGGAAAACAATTAGTGAATTTATGCGTTTGGCAGATCCGAATGATACAAAGAATTATTTTGATACAGTAAAGAAGTATTCACTTGTTAGAGAATACGGAAGAAATGGTTATCCTGTTGATAAGATTCTTGCTCATAAGAATTTTGACAAAATGACAGCTAACGATATTTACAGGGTTATCAGAGCTAAAGCTGATAAGATTCACACTGTAATTAATGCAGGTGAGGAAGCGGTAGAACTTACAAAAGGTAACGCCGATCAGATTAAAAGGTATTTGAAGAAGCCAAACTTTGGGCTTCCTTATCCCTGGGCAATGTATAATGAATTTTTTCTTGGAATGCGAGAGGGTAAAACACATTTCGAGGGCTTTATCTCAAATGGTGGTAAATCTCGAAAGCTTATCGCTTTGGCAGCTTATGTCACATTGGTGCAGCATGAAAACTTTCTTCTAATGTCAAATGAGATGGACGAAGATGATCTTAAGAACTGTATGATTGTTACTGTAATCAATAATAAGGAATATCAAGAGCTACATGGTATTAAGATTAAGAAGCCAGAACGTGAGATTGTTTTGGGTGCATATAGAGATAAAAATGGTGAGATAATTCGCAGACATATAGATGAAAAAGGTATCTATACAGAATCAGAAGAAGAATATATAGAAAGAGTTGAACGTGATTCAGATGAGTATCATAAAATCGTTCAAGTAGGAGAATGGATTGATGATAATACAAAAGGTAAGCTCTTGTACAAAGATGTTCAAGATGATTACTCTATGGAGCGTATTGAATTTGAATTACGTAAGGCTAAACTTGTAAATGAAGTAACCTATTATGGTTATGATACATTAAAGAACTATCAAGTAGAGGACTGGGCACAGTTAAAGCAAATTGCAACTAAGCTTAAAGAGATTACAAAAGAGCTTAAAATGTTTGGATTTGCAGTATTCCAGTTATCTGATGATAGTAAGTTTACAGATGTGTTCCAGTTAAGTTCTATGAATATTGCATCTAGTAAAGGTATTAAACATGTTACTGATACACTTACACTTGGAAAAATGATTGAGAAGAGTGAGTATCACAAATATCAGATGATATGTGATGCTCCTGGGTGGGGTGATCCTACAATATCTGATCTTGATTTAGGAAAGCAGTATTTTGCAATTAAAATTGATAAGAATAGAGCTGGAAGTAAGGACAAGATTATGTTATTTGAAATTAATCTTGATTATAATACTTGGATAAATGTTGGACAGTTGGTACAAAGACAAAAATAATTAGTGAGGTGATTGGCAGTGGATGCTAGAGAATTAAAGGAATATATATTAGAAAATAATTATGTGGAACAGATTCTTAATGCGATTCACTGCCATCATATTAAATTTCATGGAGATTATTGGACCTGTGGAAATCCGGACGGTGATAATACCGGTGCAATCGTAATATATAATACGGAAAATTTATCATGTACAAACTACACAAGACGAATGATTGAGACTGACAGAGCTACTGATATTATTGATTTAGTTTGCTTTTGTGAAAAATTATCTTTTCCTGAAGGACTTAAATTCATTTGTCAGGAAGTTGGAATTTCTTATTATTATGACTTTGAATCAGATATACCTGAGAGTTTAAGGATATTGAAATTAGTTAATGAAATGTCTACAGAGCAAACTGATGAGAAAGAGATTCCATTAAAGCCAATACCTGTTGAAATACTTAGCTATTATAAACCTTACGTAAATGATTTGTTTTATGAAGATGGGATTAGTTATTTAACCCAGAAAGAATTTCAGATTGGTTACGATCCCGAAACAAATAGGATAACAATTCCAATATATTCAGAGATTGGTGATTTAGTCGGAGTGAAGGGTCGATTATTTCAAAAAGAGGTTGATGAATCTGAGTGTAAATATTTGTATTTGGAGAAATGTGCAAAATCAAAAATTCTGTTTGGATTAAATAAAACACTTCCATATATAAAAAGGTTAGGTATTGTATATGTTGTTGAAGCCGAAAAAGGTGTAATGCAGCTATGGTCTTATGGATATAAAAATGCAGTGTCTACTGGGGGAAAGAATATTTCAAGATATCAACTAGATATGTTGATCAGACTTGGCGTTAAGATTGTATTCTGCTTTGATAAAGATGTAGTTTTGGATGATGTACTGAGAATTTCAGATAGATTACCAGATGGTATTCCTGCGTACTATATGTTTGACAAAGATAATAAACTAACAGGTGAGAAAGAATCTCCATCGGATAATAAAGATAGATGGGAATACTTATTGGAAAATAATGTATATCCGTTAACAGATAGGATGTGATTGGAAAGTTGAAATTTAAGTTATATAAGAATTCGAAAAATAATTATAATGATTTAAAGAATATTAAGATTGATTTTCTAAAAAACAGAGATGTTGAGAATCCAAAAGAATACTTATCATTGGATCAATCTGCAGAACTTGATTATGGGTTACTTGATAATATCGGTGAAGCTGTTGAATTATTCTTAAGTCATTATGATAATAATGATAAAATACAGATTCTTGTAGATGAAGATGTAGACGGAAACTGTTCTGCAGCAATGATGTATTCATATATTAAAAGATTAAATAAGGATTATCCTGTTGAATATATACTTCATAAGAGAACAAAAGCACATGGTCTTGAGGGATTAGATGATGATGTAATTGTTGATAATGATACAAAGTTACTGATTGTTCCTGACGCAGGTACTAATGATGTAGAATCATGTAAAACATTGAAAGATCGTGGAGTTGATGTTCTTGTTTTAGATCATCACGAACAAGCAAAAGATAAAGAAGGAAACTTAATAGATAATCCTTATGCATTAATCGTAAATAATCAAATGAGTGAATTTTATACAAATAAAAACTTTTGTGGAGCTGGAATCGTATATAAATTCTTAAAGGCATTAGATGATTTTCTATGGTGTGAATATGCAGATGATTTTTTAGATTTAGTTGCTTTAGCAAATATTTCAGATGTAATGGACATGCGTTCACCTGAAACAAAATATTTCGTAGAGGTTGGATTGCACAACATCAGTAACAAATTCTTTCAAGCACTTATAAATGCTCAGGAATATAGTATGGGTGGAGTGGTAAATATACATAATATTCAATTTTATGTGACACCTGTTTTAAATGGCTGTATTCGTTTCGGTTCACCGGAAGAAAAAGAACTTATGTTTAAAGCATTTATCGAACAAGATGCTTGGTTTGAGTATAAGAAACGTGCTACAAAAGATAAACCTGCAGAGGTTATCCGGGAAAGCATTTATGATAGAGCTGCACGACTTGCAAAGAATGCAAAAGCAAGACAGGATAAGAGCCGTGAAAAAAGTGTGCAGATGATATTTGATCAGATCGGAGAGAATCCTACTGATAAAGTAATCATGTGTGATGTATCAGAAATCCTTGACGGTGGAATGACAGGCGTATGTGCAATTAAAGTAGCTGAAAAATATAATAGACCATGCTTGTTGTTAAAGAAACATTATGATTATAAAACAAATATACTTGTATTTGGTGGTAGTGGACGAAATATAAACCATAGCCCTATTGAAAGCTTCAGAGAACTTGTAGAGTCTAATAATCAATTCAATTTTGCCCAAGGGCACAAATCAGCATTTGGTATTGAAATCCCAGTTAATAATGTAGAAAAAGCTAAAGAAATATTCAATGATGAATTAAAGGATGAAGATTTCACTAAAGTATATTTATGTGATTTTATCATTCCAGAATATGATGTAAATGAAAGTATCATTTATGAAATGACAAAATTTACAGACTTGATCGGACAAGGCATTGAAGAACCAATGATTGCTATTACAGATATTGAAATAAATAGAGATGATATTACCATTCAGGGAAAGAATGAAGATTCTTATTGCTTTAAAATTGGTGAAATCAAATTTGTACAGTTTAAATGTAAAGATGATAATTCCGTTATGGATTGGTTGAATAATTCATTTGATAATATTGCAAAAATCAATATTGTTGGTAATCCATCTATTAGTGAATATCAGGGAATTAAAACATTGCAATTTATTATTGATGACGTAGATGTTTTGAGTACTTCTTTTAAAGATGTAGAAGATGACGATGAAGACGAAGATGAAAGTTGGTGACTAGATGTACAGTTCATTACATAACCATGATTACTATTCATTGCTTGACGGTTATGGAAGTCCTAAAGAAATGCTGGATAGAGCAAAAGAACTTGGATTAAAAGCATATGCAACAACCAATCACGGTAACGCTTATAGTTTCATTTACTACGATTTGTTAAAGAAAGAATATCCAGATATTAAGCTAATTTTTGGTACTGAACTATATGAATGCAATGATATTACAGTAAGGGATAAAGAAAATAAATATTTTCATTTAATATGTCTGATTCGAAATGAGCAAGGTCGTAAAGACTTAAATAAGGTAATTACAAAAAGTAATTTTGAAGGATTTTACTTTAAACCAAGATGTACAATTGAAGATCTGAAGCCTTACGCTGAAAACTTTGTTATTTCATCAGCATGTTTAGCAAGTAAAATTGCTAGAGAAGAAGATTTTAATAAGTGCGTTGAGTATATAAACGAATACAAAGAAGCGTTTCCGTATTTCTATCTTGAGATGCAATCACATCAACATCAGGATCAATGTCTATATAATCAAAAAATCTTAGAACTATCCAAAATCACAAATACACCATTCATTATCACAACTGATAGCCACGCTCCAAAGAAAGAAGATTTGTATTATCAGGATAAGTTAATTCAGATTGGTCGGAAAAGTACCAATAATGATAAGAATGCAATTGAGAATAGTGAAGTTTATGAGGGTTGCTATATGCAATCGGAAGAAGAAATTCATGAGTGTATGGATTCACAGATTGGTTATGAGAACGTATGTATAGGACTGGATAATACCAATAAGGTAGCAGACTTAATTGACAATGTTAATATGCCATTTCAGTCTCCGCAATTACCTACATTCCCATTACCAGATGGCTTTAATGATAATAATGAGTTCCTGTGGCATCTGATTAAAGAAGGGTGGAAAGATAGGGGTTATGATAAGTTATCTGAGGAAGAGCAACAGGTAAGAAGAGACAGACTTAACTATGAAATGAAGATTATTCATGAAATGGGATTTGATGGATATTTCTTATTTGTATGGGACTTTATTAATGCTGCTCAAAAACTTGGAATTGAAGTCGGTAAAGGTCGTGGGAGTGCAGCAGGTTCTTTAGTTTGTTATTGTTGCCATATTACAGATATTGACCCTATTAAATATGGTTTAATTTTTGAGCGTTTCTTAAATCCTGAACGAGTTGGGTTACCTGATATTGATACTGATGTAGGAGATAGAGATGCAATTATTAAATACCTTGTAAATAAATATGGGGAAGACAGGGTATGTCAGATTATCAACTATTCTTACATCACTCCTACAGTAGCAATTACAGATGTAGGTAAGATTCTAGGATTTCCATATAATCAGATGCAGAAATTATCTCAAAAATTCACATTTGACAAATGGGATGACTGTATAAAAGTAAATCCAACTCTTATAAATGATAATCCACAGTACGCTGATTTGTTTGATATTGCTTCACATTTAAGCGGAAGAGTTAAAACAGTATCAATCCATGCCGGTGGAGTTGGAATTGTTGATACATCAATAAATGACTATATGCCAATGAAAATTGGTACAAAGGGCGAACATGTAATTCAAGTAGATAAACATTATATTGAAGATATTGGAATTGTAAAATTTGACCTTTTAGGTGTTGCGACACTTAACATTGTTAAAGAGATTAAAGACGATTTACATTTAGACCCATGGTTGTATGATATTAACAATCACGAATTTGAAACAGATATTGATTCCTATAAACTTCTAGGATCAGGAAAAACAAATGGAGTATTTCAAGTAGAATCTGCCGGGATGAAAGATCTAATGGTTCGTTTGCAACCTAAGAATATAAATGATGTTGCAGCTGTTGTTTCTCTATATAGACCTGATAGTATGGGAGCATTAGAAGAGTATGTTGATATAGCAATAAGTGGTAAAACCCCAGAGTATATTCATCCAGATATGATTCCAATTTTAAAAGATACAAATGGATGTTTATTGTACCAGGAACAATTACTTGATATTGTAAAAAAATTTGGTGGAAGAACATATGGGAAAGCAGATCTATTCAGACGTGGAATTGCAAAAAAGGACAAAGATCTTGTTAAAAAAGAATCTGAAAAATTAAGAGATGAAATTGTACAAAATGGATATTCAAGCAAATTAGCAAATCAGATTGCAGATGATATGTCAGCAAAAGGAGGGTACATTTTTAACAAATCCCATGGATATAGTTATGCTGTACTTTGCTTTGAGACAGCTTGGTTCAAGGTACATTACCCAACATATTTCTTTAAAGCATTGTTTAATCAGAATAAAGATAAAGCAGGTGCTATTAATAAATATATCTTAGATGCAAGATATTTTAATGTAGAAGTAAGTCCACCAAATATTAATTTATCTGGAATGAATTTTACAGTACATGATAACAAAGTATTATTTGGATTATCGGCTATTAGTGGTATTGGTGAATCATTATCTTCTCAGATTATAGAAGAAAGAGATAGAAATGGTAAATTTAAATCATTTGAAGACTTAATCTCAAGAATTCTATTAAGTAAAGCAGCTGTTATGGCATTAATTAAATCTGGAGCAATTCCATGTAAGAATAAAAAGAAAAAACTGATTTCTTATTTAAAGTCACAATATCAAGCATTGAAATTTTCAAAAGTACAGTCTTTACCAACATATGAAAAGCTTGAAGAAGAATGGCATATTGATTTATCAAGATATAGGATTCGAAGCACAGGTAAAAGAGTTAAGTATGACAGAGAAAAACTTTTAGAGGAATATAACAGGTTAAAAGAAAAAGACTTTAATAAAAAACAAGAAACCAGATATCAGAAATATATAGAAGAAAATAATAAATACCTTGAGGATGAACAATTTTGGGAGTTTCAAACACTGCAGGTATTTATTAATGATAATCCATTTGATGCGGCTTATACATTCCTTATACCATTTGAAGACGTTGAAAATAGTGATAAATGTACGATTGTTGGAATTATTGCAAAGGTACAAAAGAAGAAAGATAAGAATGGTAAGCAGTTTGCCTATATCAATATCTATTCAAGTTTTGGACTTGTAGAAGGTATTGTATGGCATTCAACATTAAAAGAATTTGAAGACCTGATAAAGAAAGGTCAACAGGTAGCAATCCTTTGCAAAAAGGATAGCGAAGAAAAGGTAATTGTAGAAAAAATTAAACCATATAGTGAATGGATAAAATATGTTAGAAAGAAAGGGGCAAAAGTATAATGAGTTATTCGGAACAAATTAGTAACGATGATCAGCAGTTTGAATTTACGGCCAGAATTTCATATGAACGCTTCTATAGTGAAAATACATCTTGGGGAGTTTATTCATTTAATACAACTGATCAGCTTCCTAATTGTCAGAAGATAACTGCTCATAAGGAATTGTTTGGAGATGAGCATGGTGATACTTTTGTCGGAACATTAGCCGGACGAATGCAACAACTGTGTATTGGATCAGAATATAAGATTACTGCAACGTATAAAGATGATAAAAAGTATGGTCCACAGTATGTACCAATCACAGTTTATGCATTAGCTCCGCAGACTGTAGAAGATTCTAAGATTTTTCTTAAATCACTTATTCCTGAGAGTGTAGCAGATTCATTACTTGCTGCATACCCAAATGTTGTAAATGATGTAACTGACGGTAAGTTAGATGCAATTGATTTTTCAAAAGTTAAAGGTGTCCGTGAGAAAACATGGAAGAAGATAAAGGACAAAATAATTGATAATTATCTTATATCAGACATTATCACATTATTAAAACCATTAGGTGTTACATTTACAATGATTAAAAACCTTCTTAGCAATGAACCAAACCCTGGATTATTAAAACAGAAGATTGAAAACAATCCATATTATTTATGTTCTATGAAAGGGTTTGGATTCAAGAAAGTTGATAAATTGGCACTTAAATTAAAGCCTGAACTTCTTGAATCCAGAGAAAGATGTATTGCCTTTATTTCTTATTACCTTACTGAGATTGGCGAGAATGAAGGACATACTTGGTGTAGTGTAGATATTTTGAAAGCTGCAGTTGAAGATTCAGCTCCAGAGTGTATAGATGTGTTTGATAGAGTTCTTGAAAATAATTCATTTTTGCATCAGTATGAAAATAGGATAGGACTCAAGCTATATTACAACCTTGAGATGAAAATTTTATCTATCATTCAAGAAAGATTGAACAAACAGTCACCAGTGCATATAGAAAACGATAAAATAGAGGCAGGAATCGCTAAAGCAGAACAGGAGCAAGGATTTTCCTATACCGATGAGCAAAAGGCAATTATACGCTCTATACTAACGCAGAGTATTAGCTTTGTTACAGGAAAAGCCGGTACCGGTAAAAGTTCAATTTTACGTGGAATTATTTGTGCGTATTCTCTGGCAAATCACAATATTTCTGCCTGTGCATTATCAGCAATGGCAGCGCAACGTATCACAGAAGCTACAGATTATTATGCAATTACGATTCATAGAACACTAGGATGTCATGGTCCAAATAAGTTTGATTATAATAAGGATTGTAAGCTTATATCTCCTGTAGTATTAATGGATGAAGCTTCTATGGTAAATGTACAAATCTTCTTAGCATGGTTAGAAGCTATAGGTGATAATACAAAAATCATAATCTGTGGTGACTACAAACAGTTGCCACCTATTGGATTTGGAAATATATTTTCTGATCTAATTCATTGCTTACCAAAAGAAAATATTAACGAGCTTACAAAAGTTATGCGTCAAGCAGAAAAATCTGGAATTCTTACCGATGCAAATCTCATTCGAGATAATAAAAATCCAATCACAGAAGTTATTACATCAAAAAAATTAGTTCATGGTGAATTACAGGATATGTATTATATGTTCAGAGATACGCGAGATTCACTTCATCAACTTGCATTAAAAATGTTCTTTTCAGCTGTTGAAACAGATGGTGTTGATAATGTTGGTATAGCAGTGCCTCGTAGAGAAGGGTGTTTAAACAGTGCTTATGAGCTAAATAAAGACATTGCAGATGTTCTACTTAAAGATGAAAATAAGTCAATCTCGTTTGGTGAGAAAGAATTTAAGCTTGGATGTAAAGTTGTCCAGACAGTGAATGATTATGATCGAAACGTCTTCAATGGTGAAATTGGTTATATTACATTTATTGGAGAAGATATGAGTGGTAAGAAACCAGTATCTTATTGTAAGGTCACTTATCAATCTTTTGGTCCTAAAAGGGAAGAGGGTATTGGATTAGTTTTCGATAAGAATAACTATATAGTTTATGAAAAACATGAAAAAGTAATTAGATATGAAGGAAGTGAACTTGCAGATTTGGATATGGCTTATGCTTTAACAACTCATAAAATGCAAGGATCTTCCAGAAAAACAGTTATCTGTGTAATTGATAACACACATTATAAATTGTTAGATAACTGTATGTTATATACAATGCTTACAAGAGCAAAGAAAAGATGTTTATTGTGTGCAGAACCACAGGCATTTTATAAATGTCTGAATACAAGTAATAATGCAAGGAATACATGGTTAAGCACAATAAAAAGAAAGGAATAATATGGTAGAACTTATTAATGATATTTCTCAGATTATGAAAAAATATAGTAGAGAATATAAAATTAAAATTGATTCAACGATTGTTAATGTTTATATTCCCATTTCAGAACTTTTAGATACTTATCCATCTAAGGGAGAATACATAAAAGTTGTTTATGATAGCTTAATTGAAAGTTGTTATATTGACTTTAAACAGCTGAATAAAATTAGAAAGTTTATAAAGATGAATGCTTATGAAGAGAACGGTTTGTTTTTTGAAGATATTGAACCTGTTATCGAGGTTATGAAATATCTTAATAAAAATTCCAAAGCAATTAATAAGCTTTTTTATACACAAGTCGGTTTACAAGAGGGTGGTGATTAAATCAAATGTATATTAAAGATAACACTCTTGTAGATGATGATAATGTCATACATAGAATCGGTGACTGCTGTGTTTTTATTATGGATGATAATTATAAAAGTAACATTGCAGGATGCATTGCAGATATCGGTTTCTGTAATAACTGCATTTCAGTTGAAGAAGTACATAACAGTGGACAGTTAACATTGCTGTTCACTGAGCATATAAAAGTAATCGGAAGATTGGAGGATTAATTTATTGGAAGAGGTAATTGAAATTCTAAAACTCATTCAGAACACTTCAAGCCTAAATGAAAAACAACGTATCCTTAGAGAAAATAAGGATAATGAGCTTCTTAAAAAGTGTCTAGTGTTCTTATTAGACGGAAATATCGTTACAGGCATCAGTACAAAAAAGATCAATAAAATGACCATTTCAAAGGCTGCAAATTATGCAACATTTGAACCGAAAAACTTCTCAGAAGTCATTGATTATCTGAAAACTCATAATACAGGTGCTGATGTAGATGTAGCTACTATTAGAAAATTTATCTGCAATAATTCTAAGTCTGAAGCTGAATGTCAATTCTACGAAGAGATGGTAACTAAAAAATTCAAACTTGGAGCTGGAGTTAAGCTTGTCAATCAAATTATTCCAGGATTTATTTCTACATTTGAAATTCAAAACGGTAAACCACTTAAAGATTGTAAAATAAAAAAAGGTGAAATATTTTATATTTCAAGAAAAATGAATGGATTACGTGGACCATATGACGGTACTGGTTTTAAGAGTAGACAAAACAAAGAGCTAAATGGACTTGGGCATATTATCAAAGATATTGAAGCTCTTGGATATAAAGATTATTTTCTGGATGGTGAACTTCTTTATAAGAATCCTGAAATGCTATGTGATGATGATACCTTTAAAAAAGGAACAGGGATTGTAAATAGTAGTATTGAAAACAAAACAGACATTAAACTTGTGGTGTTTGATATTTTACCTATTGAAGAATTCCGTACACATAGTACAAAAACACCATATAGTGTACGCTTTGAACAACTTAATGAACTTGAAAGAAAAATTAAAGAATATGGCACTGATAATATCGAAGTTGTTCCAAGAGTATATCATGGTACAGATCAGAGTAAAATTCAAGAGTGGCTTGAATATGCAGAGAATAATGACTGGGAGGGATGTATGTTGAATTTAGATGTCCCATATCAGTTTTGTAGAACAAATAAACTTATTAAGGTAAAACAATTCCATACATGCGATATTTTCTGTACTGGAGTAAAAGAGGGAGAAGGAAGAGATAAAGGTAAGGTTGGATCGATTATTTGCAGCTATAAGGGGTATGAAGTTGCAGCCGGTAGTGGATTAACTGAAGATTTAAAAGTTAAATTTTGGAACCATCCGGAAGAAGTTATTGGAAAAATTGTAACTATTCAATATAAAACAGTATCTACAAATAAAAATGATGACAATCTATCTTTACAGTTTCCTAAATTTGTATGTGTTCGATATGATAAGAACGAAGAATCTTACGAGGATTAACTTATGGAGAAACTAACTGTATATCTCGCTGGTGCATGTAGAGGAATGCATGACGGCGGAAAAGAATGGCGAGTAAAAGCTGAGAATATTTTCAAAAATATTTCAGAAGCTAAAGATACAACTATTAAAGTAATCAATCCAACACGTTATTTTGATCGTGATGGTGGAAATACAATCACTAATAAACAAGTAAAACAATTCTATTTATCACGTATTCGAAAATGTGATTTAATCCTTGTAAATCTGGAACATACAAACACTTCTATCGGAACAGCTCAGGAACTGCAATTCGCAGTAGATAATCATATTCCCATTATTGGATTCAACGATTATGACAGTTATGAATGGCTGCCAGAAGATTGTGATGTAATTTTCAAAGGTATTAATGAAGCAATTGATTATATTAACGATTTTTATTTAGAGTAAAGGAGTGACAAAATGACTGTACAAGAATGGTTAGGAAAAGAAAATAAACTGGGACAGGACATCTGGGAAAGAAAGTACCAGTTTAACGGAGAAACATTTGATCAGTGGCTTGATAGAGTCTCTGATGGGAATGAGGAAGTAAAACGGTTAATTAAAGATAAGAAATTTCTCTTTGGTGGAAGAATCCTTGCTAACAGAGGCGTAAACAAAGATATTGATGTCAGTAACGATAAGTATATAAAAACCACACTTAGCAACTGTTATGTTATTACACCTCCAGAAGATAACATTGAATCTATTTTTGATTGCGCAAAGAAACTTGCACGTACTTATTCTTATGGCGGTGGATGTGGAATTGATATCAGCAAGCTAGCACCTAGAGGATCTGTAGTAAGAAACTCTGCAAAAACCACAACAGGTTCAGTTAGCTTTATGGATTTATACTCTTTAATCACTGGATTAATTTGCCAACAGGGACGTAGAGGGGCATTAATGATTAGCTTGTCATGTGAACATCCAGATCTTGAGGAATTTATTGGAATTAAATCAGATCTTGATAAAGTAACAAAAGCTAATATCTCTGTTCGTATTACCGACAAATTTATGGCTGCAGTAAAAAATAAACAGCCATTTACACTTAGCTTTGCTAGAGTGGAAACAGGTGAAATTATTACTAAAACAATTGATGCATATGAAATGTTCCACAAATTATGTGAAATGAACTGGGATTATGCCGAGCCTGGAATGCTTTTCTGGGATAGAATCGAAAACTGGAATTTACTTAGTTGTGACGATAATTTTCATTATGCCGGAACTAATCCTTGTGCTTGGGTTCTTGGGCGCAAGTAAAACATTCCGTAAAATCGGTGGACCCTAAGTCTTAGGATATGGGAATACCGAGATCCTACTACAGCATAGAGGATTGTAACGCATAGATGGTGAGCGTTATGTTAGCAATAATCCATCCACGAGTACGGATCAGTAGGGGATAATCAGAGGAGGCAGTAAATCTGATTATTTATAAAGCAACAAATATAATTAACAAAAAATATAAAATAAAGGATTTTAGAAGTTTATTTACTTGTTTTGACAACGTACATAATATGAAATCATTTTTAATAGAATTACAAGATATTATCCCCGAAGAAAATGTATGCTAGGCTGGTCTGAATTGACAGACGTATTCCGTAATGTTTTACTTGCGCTTTATGGATATGGGAGAAATCCCCAGAACTATAGGATAAAAAGCCTATGGGATAATAAGATAGGAAGAACCACTTCCAGCAGGTGGGAGCTGCCTTCTCGGAAGTATTAATTTAGCTGAGTTTGCAACTCCACATGGATTTAATTTTGATGATTTTAGAAAAACAGTACATATTGCAACAATCGGATTAAACGAAGTCCTTGATGAAGGCTTACCATTACATCCATTACAGGAACAGAGAGATTCTGTAAGAGATTGGAGACAGATTGGACTTGGAATCTTTGGTCTTGCAGATTTACTGATTAAGATGGGTATTAAATATGGAAGTCCTGAAGCTATTGATTTATGTGATATGATCGGTCATGTAATGGCAGATGAAGCACTTAAAACATCTGCTTTATTAGCCAAAGAATACGGTCCATATCCAAAATATAATCCGGAAGCAGTTGAGCAATCTGCTTATTATTCAATAAATGCTCTTGGTGAAACAAAGCAACTTGTAAAAGAGTATGGTCTTAGAAATTCTCAGCTTCTTACAATTGCTCCAACAGGAACACTTTCTACAATGCTTGGAGTATCTGGTGGAATCGAACCAATTTTCGCAAACTATTATACAAGGAAAACAGAATCTCTTAAAGGACATGATGAGTATTACAAAGTGTATACACCAATCGTAAAAGATTATATGGAAAAGAATAATCTAAAAGACGACTCTGAGTTGCCAGATTATTTTGTGACTGCACAGACACTTGATTATAAGAACCGTATCTATATGCAGAGTATTTGGCAGACACATATTGACGCATCAATTAGTTCTACGGTAAATGTACCAAATGATTTTACAGTAGAGCAGGTTGAAGGATTATATATGACAGCATGGGAAGCAGGTCTTAAAGGTGTCACAATTTTCCGTGATGGATGTAAACGTGCAGGAATTCTTACAACGTCAGATAGTAAAAAAGATGATGAAACATCTGAAAAGCCTAAAACAACTCTTGGCAGAGGAATGATCATTAAAGCTGATGATAACTGTGTTGGTAAAAAACGTACATTACAAACTGGATGCGGAACATTACACTGTGAAGCATTTTTTGATCCAGATACAGGGGACCTCCTTGAAACATATTTAAGCAAAGGAAGTTCGGGCGGCTGTAATCAGTTCATGATTGGACTTTCCAGAATGATTTCACTCGCTGCAAGAGGTGGAATTGATGTTTACTCAATCATTGATCAACTTAAATCAAGTGGCACATGCCCATCATATGCAGTAAGAACTGCAACAAAACACGACACATCAAAAGGATCTTGTTGTCCTGTTGCTATCGGAAACGCTCTTATTGATATGTATAAAGAAATGCAGGATGAAATTTCTGATGATTTAGAAGAAGTAATTGATACACCAAAGCAGTCTAAAAAGAAAATTATTGTTGATAAATCAAAGACAGCAAAATGTCCTCAGTGTGGTGGTAATTTAGTTTTTGAAGGTGGTTGCAACACATGTAAGGATTGTGGTTGGAGTAAGTGTGATTAAATAAATAATGAGGGAGTCTTAACAGGCTCCCCTATATGGAGGAAGCAAAGATGAACATTAATGACATTCACGATAAATATACTATTCATAATAAAATGGATTTTAATAAATTAAGAGATAATGGATTTAAGATTTATGGAGACCATGCTTATTTTAACAAATTTGTATACAAAGATATTGATAGATTAACAATTGACATCGATTTATCTGATAATACTTATTTACTCACTGTTTTAGATATGGACCATGATGAAATCTATTTTCCAATTTACCATTGGGATTCTGGGAAGAATTATGAACTTGAAGAAGTTATCGAAAATGTCGTTAATACACTTGATTCCCTTTGTATTCAAAACATTCTATGGAATACAGAAAAGAAAAGGAAGAGAAGAAATGTACAGTACACTAAATAAGGGTGATATGGTTTATTACGCAAGGATTCAGAAAAAGAATGGAACATATGATCTGTGTGAATTAAATATCCGTACAGTAGAAGATGACTATTTCTGCGGTGTAGACAAAAAAGATAAACGTGCTTATCTATTTGGTTACAATGCTCTTGGTGATTATGTTTTTCAGACTCGTAAAGAAGCATTAGATACAATTTATGCGGCAGAGAAAAATAAAGTGGAAGTAAGTGAAGAAACTTACTACGAAGAATATTGAGGTAACATTTATGAGTTATTTAACACAGCATTTTAAAGGTAAATATAGAATTGTTCCGGAGCTATCACCAGATACGCATGATGTACCAAGAGAAGAAGATGGATCTGTAGATAAAAGCTTTGACGATTTATATATTAAATGTTCCTATGGTAATAAAATCTATTATTATGGACATGGTACGTTTGTTGCTTATATTCCAAGTAAAATTCGAGGCAATAACATTGTAAAAGAACTCGATAAAAACAACATTTTATTCTACGATCTGCACATCTATGACAGTGAAGTTGAATTTAAATTTAAAGCTGCAGATATGGATACTGTAGCAGATCTATTAAAAGCTAACACAGCTGGCGCAAATATTAGTCCTTTCAGTTCGAAAAATTTCCCAAAATCAAATGTTTCTATACCAATGGATAAAATTGAAAAATATAAGTCTGTAATCGCTCCTATAGAAAAGAGTGACTTATTAACTATATCAAAAATTACACAGTCATTTTTATCCAGTATTCTTTCAAAAAAGTTAGGGTATAGAAATAAACTATTTGATTATAAAACAGATATGAAAAAATTAATGATGTCACGTCAGATTAAAGAATATATCTACACGAAAAATATGTGGAATGAATACTTAAAATATTTAGAAGAAAAAATTACAGAATTATATAAAGAAAAGGAGTAATCAATATGAAAGAAAATACTATTAAGTTACACACAAATGATCTTGTTAGCCGTATCAACACGGATGGGTGTGATGAAAACTTTGTAAAAGCAACAGCCACTATTGTTAAAGAGTTTAATGAGAAATTGCAGAAGCTTGCAGATATTAATAAAGATGAGAATAAAAAGAAAGAGACTAATAAGCGTTGGAAGCCAAATTTTGGTGAAGATTATTTCCGTATTGGTGTTGATGATGATGATATAATTCTTCTTAAATGGGAAAACGATGCTTTTGATAACAAATATTATAACACTAGAAATATTTATAAGACAAAAGAAGAGGCAGAATTTGAGGCAGAGCGTAGAAAGATTATGACAGAGCTTCAGAACTATGCAGATGAACATAATGGCAAGATTACACATCCATCAGATACATACTGGCTTAAATTCGATGAAGATAATATGTCAATTACTGTAGATTATGAATCATATTTACCACCAGTTGGTACTGTATTATTTTCTGACGAAGGTACAGCTTATAATGCAGTTGAAGCTATTGGTGAAGATAGAATTATTAAATATATGTTTAGAATTGATTTAAATGATGATGATACAGAGGAGGGCTTGGACTAATGAAAAGAGTAGCAAAATTTGAGAAAGTAAGTTATGAACAATTTGAAAAAGATTATTTAGATACATACGGACTTGCTGGTGATGATACTTCAAAAAGACTTAGACAAGAAATTGAAAGTATGTACTATGGGTTTGAGTTACCTACAAGAGCTACCAAATTTAGTGCAGGATTTGATATTAGAACTCCATTTCCATTTACACTTAAACCAGGAGAAGTAATCAAAATTCCAACAGGCATTAAGTGTCGTATGAACACAAACTATGTGCTATTGATTTTCCCAAGAAGTGGACTTGGATTTAAATATCAATGCAACCTAGTAAATGGAACTGCTGTCCTAGATTGTGATTATATCAATTCAGACAATGAAGGGCACATTTTTATTAAACTTGTAAATCGTGGAAATAAAGAATTTTCTGTAACCAGTAATACAGCAGTCGCACAGGGAATCTTTCTTGAATATGGTATCACAGAAGATGATCATGTTGAGACAGAACGTAACGGCGGATTTGGATCAACTGACAAAAAGGAGTAATTTATGGATACATTTTATTATTGCGCACTAGATGAAAATTCCAAGACTTGCACAAAGCAGAATAAATGTAAAAGGTACACTCACAAAAAGGGTGTACCTGCATCCGAAGATGCCAATGCCAAGCTATTTAATATTTGTAATGACAAGTATGGATATAAATTATATATGGAAGATGATGAAGTGAAAGAAGATGAAAATAATGACAATCAGACTGAACACGCTAAATGATGCTAATAGCTTTGTAAAAGTTATTGATAAATATGACTATGATGTAGATGCTGTGTGTGGAAGATATGTAATTGATGCTAAATCCATCATGGGAATACTGTCTCTTGGATTACCTAAAGAAATTGATGTACTTATTCACACAAATAACAGAGATGTAATTGATAAATTCCAGAAAGATATTTGGGAATGGTGCGATTGCTCAGAGGAGGATAAATAATGGAATATGGACTGATGACAAAAGCAGATAAGTATCTTGTTGAATCTATTTATAATATTCTTCAGAATGGTACCAAAGACGTAAACCCACGTCCCAAATATAAGGATGGGACACCAGCACATACATATTTTGTGGTTCATCAAATGCGCCAATATGACCTCTCAAAAGGTGAATTTCCTATTTGTACTTTACGTCCAATTGCATGGAAGAGTGCAATCAAAGAGATGTTCTGGATTTTTCAAAAAGAGTCAAATGACCTCAAAGTTTTGAACGATATGGGAATTTCATATTGGGATTCATGGAATATTGGAGACGGTACAAATGGATATAGATATGGTCACACAGTACATCGTTATGATCTATTTAGAAAGCGCGTTTTAGACGACATTAAGGACAATCCATATGGTCGTTATCATATCTGTAATCTATGGCAAGAAGAGGAATTTAAGGACGAACCAAACGGACTTAAGCCATGTGCATATGAGACTATTTGGACCGTTCGTGGAGAGTATTTAGACATGTTTTTAAATCAGAGATCTGGTGATTTATTACCGGCTTCAGGTCCAGGTTCAATTAATGAAGTTCAATATGCGGCACTACTTATGATGGTGTCCAGACATACTGGTTATAAACCTGGAAAGTTCACTCACACAATAATTAATGAACAATTATATGACCGTCATATTGACCAGGCAAAGGAGCTAATTCGTCGTGCAAATGAGCGTCACATGACAACTTTTGAAGCGCTTAGAAACGGTGAAATTGAGAAAAATTTAATGCCAAAACTGGTACTCAATCCAGAAAAAAACAACTTTTATGACATTACAATTGAGGACTTTTCTATGGAAAATTACAAACCAATGAAGCCGCAGATCGAGCTTCCGCTTGGTATTTAGGAGGTACAAAATGTTATCAGCAATCGTTTGTATGGATAATTTTGGTGGAATCGGTAAAGATGGAGATTTGCTCTATAAAATTCCAGAAGACACGCAAAGATTTAGAGAATTAACTATGGGGCATTGGGTTATTATGGGACGCAAAACATGGAATAGTATTGGGAATAAACCGCTCCCAGGACGTACTAACATTATCATCTCAAATACTCTTAATTTTTCAATGCCTGAAACGAATAAGTATAATAGTGAATTTGAGACAAGTGTTAATATTTGGAAAGATATTACGGAAGAAAAAATAAAATTTTATGCAGAACAGTTGGAAGAGTATTTCGTAATTGGCGGTCAGAGTATTTATGAAATGTTTCTACCATATTGTGATAAAGTATATGCTACAATTGTCAATAATTTATTAAATGCAGATACATATTTTCCAGTTAAAGACTTGATTGAAAATTTTGATTGCATTTCTGATATTCGAAGTCACAATGATGAAATAACATATCATTTTAAAGAATATGTAAATATAAATAAGATAGGGCATTCTAACAAATTATCTAAAACAACTGCATCTCGTGCTTATTCAGATCCTATTCCTGGACATAGCGCAGTTCAAAATCCATCTCATTATACTAGCGGAAAATATGAAGTAATAAATTATATCGAAGATAAGGGGCTTAGCTACTGCCTTGGAAATGTTGCCAAATATATCTGTAGAGCAGGAAAAAAATATCCTGGAGATTCACAGAAAGAATTACAAGATTTAAAGAAAGCAAAATGGTATCTTGAGAGAAGACTTACTGAGAGTAATACAGTAGACGAAGAAGACCCACTATTTAAAATTGATATCGATGATTTCATTAAAGATCAAAAACTTAATTATATTCGTGGTGAAATCATTAGAAATATTTCAACATGGGAAAATGATGATATTGGAATCAAGTTGAATATATCTTTAGCGTTACTTGACGCTGAAATTCACAGAATGGAAGAAAGTATATGATTATATTAAGCACTGGTGTATTTGTAACAACTATTGTTGTAGCTATTCTTGGTGGCGCAACACTTGGAATTACTATAGCTGCATGTATAGCAGTTAATCATGATAATGACGATGATCTTAAATAAGTAACATAAAAACATTATTGATAATATAGTATGGAGGAAAAGAGGAATTTCTGCGCAGATTAAAAAGGATATCCTAATTCCTCCTATTATTATATGGATAACGAAGAGTTGATTTACGCTATAAATAATGGTATTATTAATTTATCACATATACAAGAGCAAATTGAAATGAAAAAAAACAATGAGCTTTTAAGTAAACATAAATATAAGATATGGAAAGGAGCAAGAAATAGATGGTATACTTATCTCCCTGCGGAAAATAATGGAAGAACGCAAATAAGTAGATCATCTGAAGAAAGTATAAAAAAAGCTATAATCGAATTCTATAAAAAAAATGTTGAAAAGCCTAAAGATTTCATTTCTGCATATGAGCATTGGAGATCTGTACAAGACAACTTAGTAAGCAATAATACAATCAATAAATACAATACAGATAGAAAAAGATATTTTGACAACACTGAATTTGCAAAAATACAGTTGTCAGAAATAACAGAAGAAGAAATAAAAGTATTTATTGCTAATACTACAAAATCACAAAAATTATGTAAAAAAGCTTGCAAAACTTTATTTGGTTATATTAATAATACAATATATAGTGCGAGAACTAAAGGGTATATAACAAATAATCCTATGGAATTTTTAAAAGCAAGCCAATTCTATATATATTGTACAGAAAGAAAGAAAAAGATAGAAGATAATATTTTTTCTGAATTTGAACTTAATAAGTTAAAAAATAGATTTATATTAGACTATCAAAATAATCCAAATTATATTCCGACATATGCGGTACAACTTGCTTCTTTTACTGGTATGCGAGTTGGAGAAATTGCTGCCTTAAAGTGGGAAGACATTCATGATAAATATTTTATCGTCAATAAATCAGAGAAATACGATAGGATTAAGAAACTATATTATATTGACGATACTAAAAATCATAAGGAGAGAATTATTCCAATCACAAAAAATATACTAAAACTGTTTACACTGCTAAAATATGTTGAGCAAACAAATGGTTATTTATGTGAGTGGGTGTTTGCAAATGAAAATGGAAGAGTCCATTCATCTATTATTTCATCATGCTTAAAAACTAAATGTAGACAGCTTGGTATAAAAGAAAAAGGAATACATTCATTCAGGAAGACAATCAATTCCAAAATGAAATGTAATGGGGTATCAACCACTGTAGCAGCATCGCTTCTTGGGCATACAGAAGAAGTTAATGAAAAATATTATACTTTCGATATTACGGACCTTGCTTACAAAACAAAAATCATGGAAACTTTATAAGTTTCCTACTATACAATCAAATACAATCAAAATGTTTTATTGTAAAAGTATTCAAATTCCTTGATTTTACAAGATATTTTGGGGTAAGATGAATAAAGAATTGTGCGCCGTGAGGTCGCAGGTTCAAATCCTGTTGCCCCGATTTTAAAGAGCTATTGATATATTGATTGTAAATACAATCAAACATACAATCAAACTTTATTTTTACTAAGAGGAGGTATTCTCTTGTATATGTGATAAATTAATTGTACTAAGACTTATATTTAACATAAGTCTTTTTTTTATTTTTAAACGAATTTTAATACAACAATCCAACGCAATTACGATATTGCTAATAAATAGCATATACTTTAAAAAATATATAATTATGTCTTGAAATAATTTATTATATAAGATAATATAATTATAAATTTATCCAATAGGAGGTACTTTATTATGGCAACACGAACTAGAAGATCTAAAGAAGAAGTACTTAAATCAAAGTTAGAAAAAATTGATACAGAAATTAAAAAATTAACTGAGAAGATTAACACTTTATCAGAACAGAAAAAAATTGTGGACAAAGAGCTTGCTATTCTTAAGGACCAGAAATCCAAAGCCGAACGTGCAGCGCAGCTTACAGCCATTGCTGATCTCATGGATTCTAACGGTTATACCATAGAAGATATTGAAAAGCTTATGTCCATGCCGAAGCCAGCAGAGCAGGAAGTAGTTTCGGAAGCAACAGAAGAAGAGTAATATGATATAGAAAGCCCAGTTGTCCGTATGGATCGCTGGGCTTTTGTATAAAAAATGACCAGGGCACCGTATGCTTCCTGATCTAGTCATTAGTATTATAACATATAGATATATTCTGTCAATCAAACTATATCTTTAAATCCCAAATCCGTACTATTTACATTGTGTTTTGTCGTTATGTGGCGTATAATGGGAGAAAATGGTAAAAGGATGGTATTGGGATGGACGAATACATTTTATATTTAGATGAGACTGCAAAATCAACATGTAATCCATATTTTTGTTTAGCAGGAATAATAGTAAAAAGAAAAGACTATGAAGATAATGTAATTCCACAAATTAATGTACTTAAAAAGAAGTATTTTTCTACTACAGATATCATATTTCATGCAAGTGCAATGAATAGAAAAGAAAAGGAGTTCAATATTTTTAAAGATAATATAGTAAATAGAAATTTTTGGAATGAATATGTCACTTTAATTAACATATTTCCATTTACTACATTAGGTGTATATTTTGACCAGGCGCAAATGAGTAGTTTATTTAAAACTAATCAAATAAATTTTTACAATATAGCTTTTGTAGAAATAATAAGAAATTATATCCATTTTCTTAAAGAAAATAATGGAATTGGTTCAATAATTATAGAATCACGCTCGTTTAGGCAAAATGCAGCACTTCAAAATGATTATTATCAATTTATTAAAAATGGATCATGGTTTTATTCCGCAGAAGATTTCCAGAAACATTTATCATCATTAGGGTTTATAGTGAAAAAGGATAATTGTATTGGATTACAGGTTGCAGATTTCTGTCCACTGGCATTAACAAAAGTGTTGAATGCTCGTAAAGATTCATTCAACTTAGGAAAAACATATTACAACAAATTGTATAAAATTAGTACACCTGAGCTAGAACTTCTTGGTCTTAAAAAAATTCAATAACCTATTGATTTTCAGAAAGTTATAGCATATAATAAACATGGAATTAAAAGATATCTGGTATACGATTTTAATTCCCATTTAATTGAACTATCTTTAGATACGCGTCAATTAATAAGGAGTGTGTGAGTATTGCGGATGTCTAGCTTTTAGCTATTCATCCGAAAAGAATTTAATTGGAATCAAATGATTCCGTCATAATAGTAAGAAGCCGCTCTTAAGAGCACTGAGCAATGGTGGCATTGTTCTCGATAAAGGGTCCAGCACATTTTGTGTTGGATCTTTTTGGTTGAATAAATACAATTCCCACCAAATCTGTGTTATAATATCCCTAGAGAGACCTATTACTAATCCACCACACCAAGGAGGTAACCATAATGCCAACACAGATTGCTGCAACACCAGTAATTAGAGGTAGTGAAGCTAAAAAAATTTATCAGGAAGCCAATCGTAAGCCTTCTCCGAAAGCTGAAGTTGGTGCTAAGAAATTAGCTGATATGTTTGAGAAGATGATGAGATAACAAAGGCTCTGTATTAATCCACAGGGCTTTTATTATAGCCCAAAACTGATAGTAGCAGATCGGGCGGAAGTAGAGTATAATATAAGTGATGAAAAGCATGAAAAGCCTTGATTTTATTGAGCTTGTATAGATTATATTGAAAAAGTAAGTTGCTTTTGCAATGTTTATATGTTATAGTAGCATTAAGAATAGTAATGTTCTTAATGGTGCAGCATTTTAAGTTGTAGGCAATTGGAAGCCTTAAGTCCAAATCCGTTTTTGCAAAGCTATAGGCGTTGCATTGGCTGGCAACAAGCATGAAGTTGTGAACAGTTGAGAGTTCTAAAAAGCTCAAATCCGTTTTTGCAAAGCTATAGGCGTTGCATTGGCTGAACAACCAGCACGAAACTGCACGAGGCAGGGGATTTATTCTCCTGCCTTTATTTTTACAAATAAGGGATGAATAAAAGTGGGAAATAATAGGTCTTGTGAATTAACAGATAACCACAAAGAAAGATTGAAACGGTGTATAATTACTGGTGCTCAAAATTACGAACATTATTTGTTAAATAAAGTATTTAAAATAGTATGTGAAGACGGAAGTAATGTTGATGTTCGTTTTTTTCAAAATGATTATAAACATTTAAGTGGATTATATAGCAATTTGAATGATGAAGACTTTTTTTAAATTCTGTCGGGATGGAATCATTGATATTGGGAATATAAAAACAAATCAAAAATATAATTGGGACACACTTAGAAATAAAGGTGATCGTATTGCTCATATTCACGAAATGCTATATCTGGATGGAGAACAGACGTTATTATTAGAATGTCTTGATACTAAAAATCGCATATTTCCATATGCAATACGAAATGATGACAATGATATATGCGTATGCTTTGTTGATATATCTAATAAGGCGAGAAGTTTAAGAAAAGCACATAGCTCATTAAATGCAAGAGAAGAAAAGAAAATATGTTCCGTATTTGCTAAAAATACAGAAGATGCAATTTATAATGAACTTGTATATTTAAGAGATAGTAAGATGCTGACAGAAAATAATCCAGAAATAATTAATATATTATCAGAGGATATAGTAAATATCATTAAAGAAACAAACACTCCAGGTCAATCAGCAGAACAGGAACCAGCCACATCTCCACACCAAGAGGTAGCCGCAACCACTGACCATCCAACATCATGTCAGCCATCATCCGATTCAGCTTAATACATAATTTAAAAGAGAGTCAAGCATACGCGAATACCTGGCTCTCTTTCTTTGAAATGAAATGTAATTTTGTTGCAAGGTTATAATACAATAATATTTACGAAATGTCTACATTTTTCGCTCGACATAATTCGAAATGGAGAAGAATATAAAAATGATATATACATTTGAAAACCATTTAGAAACTGTCCCTGTCATTGCCTCCTTCAGTAATGATGGAAAAGTAGTCCCCATTTATGTTCAATTGGATGGAGAATCAATTCGTGTTTCATGCCGATCTTCTAAAACATATATGGATTATTCTGTATTTCAATGTGACTATATGAAAGAATCAGACAGTTTAATTCACGCATTTGAAATAGTTTTTCTACATGACAAATTATTATGGGGATTTAAGAAAAAATAAAATAAAATGCGAAAAAATGGGGTAGTAAGCTGTATAACAACAACTTATTACCCCATAAGCATATTTTAATCGATGATTTCCCAAGTTAATGACTCAGGCTCACATACAGAATGAACAAAGCTATTTGGTCCCCCAGAAGCTTCATATGCTTTAATAAGATCATTGAATGCTTCCTGATCCATTTTATTCCATTTCTGTTCTTTGTGATAAAATCTATATGACTGAGAAATTCGATCCTTAAGTTTTGATCGCTCTTTAAAATCTTCTTTATCCTGCATATCCTTAAGGGCCTGTGCAAGATCATCTAATTTTCCATTTACATTTTCTAACGTTTGCGCTGTAACATCCTGCTTGTCTGTCAATTCCTTCTGAATATTAAATGACTGTTCTCTGTCATGGATTCTTGCATCTTTAAATTGCTGGATTTCCTTATGTAGACCGATCATCTCTTCTTGAAGATTTATGATTTTTTGTTCCTGTGCTTGTTTAGCTAGAGATTTTTTAGTGGTAATACCAAGTTTATCAGTTAAAAACTCTTTTGCATAATAGAGCACAAATAAAATACCAATAGCTACAAGAACTCCAATAACAACATTCCACCAATCTATGGTTCTAACCAGCTCTACATTTTCTTTAATTCCGTTAAAATTGTCCATTTAAATCACCTTTCCTCAACCCCTTCATCAATCGAATATTGAACTATCATTTTATTAAATACTGACTGGATACAAATCCAGGCTTGTCATTGTAAGTAACCAGATACCATTTAACACCGTTGACAGCCGTATAATATCCGTAATTTACAACAGACTTTCCATTAGGGATTGTGAGAATAAGATTTGAATTAGATGTATCACCAGGTTTATAACGCATATTAAGACCATTTGAAGCTTTTACTTTATAAGTTCCTGCGATTGATTTATTAAAAGACTGAGCTGCAGCTACTTTGTTGGTTGTAGAAGTGGAAGTAGCAGCTGATTCTGCTTTGAGTTTGGCATTGTAAAGAGCTGTCAGTTTAGCTTTAGAAGCTTCGCCGTAAAGCCCATCAACTACAAGACCATTAGCTTTTTGTGCAGCCATGAGACTAATCCTGGTCTGGTTTCCAAAATCGCCATCCGCTCCAGATTTTCCACAAGAATATCCAAGTTTGATCAGCATAGTCTGCATAATCTTAACTGCATCACCTTTATCACCCATTGCAAGATAATTTCTAGTGGTTACAGGAGCTGTTCCATCAGCCGCTTCTGTATATCTAAGTACAACATCCCATGGATAATTACGATATGAACGAATGAGAAATTCACGTCCTGTCTGGTCTCCTGGTTTACCACCAGTGGCTGTTCCTTTTTCGTTAATAGAAGCTTCAACCTCTAGTCCATTGCCACAGTACATTGCAACATGATGTTTCTGATTTAATAGAATATCTCCACGCTGCAGACCAGCTCCTGTTCTTACATTAACTTTTGATGTAACATCTTTAAATCCATAATGCATAAAAACATCACGCATAACTCCTGTATAAGCGCATCCATATTTCTGAAAAGAATATGTTTTAACAGGAATTCCTACTGTTTCCCAAGATTTATATACGGCAGAAGAACAGTCATAATCGCCTTTTTCGCCCCAGCGGTAAATCTGATCATAACCGTGAGAATTGTCACGAGCTGTATCTTCCATCCAACGAATTGCTTTTTCTGTTTTAGTCATAGAAAAGACTCCTTTCTTTAAATAAATAGAAGTGAGACATTTACCATATATTTCCAGTGAAATTTTTGATTATTATTGGTATAATCTAAGAAAATTAGAAAGGTATGGTAACTGACATGAATGAATTTAAAATCAAGAATTATATCAAATTAATCTGCCTTAGAGTTGATCACTATGAAAGTTACATAGAGGACGAAAAGAATACGGATAATATCTCAGATATCAATGATTTTGTGAATAAACACAGAGAAGAAGAGGGAATAAAAATAATGATGATCGAGATGAAAGACATGAAAATGGTGACAATAAATGAGGTACGTAAGTACATCAAAAATGTTCATGCATTTGACTATATTCGCAATCTTATTGATGATGGAAATCATTTAGTAACATCCGAAGAAGTGAAAAAAATGTCTATAGGTGATATTGTGATTCATATGCTTGATTATAAAAAAGAATAATAATTATAGGGACTACTATAGTCCCATATAATTATTTTAGTTTGAAATTATAATGTGGTTCTTCCTCATTGAAAAACCAATATCTTAGATAATCGTCCAAAATAATACCAAATGCACATACTGGCAAGAATAGTAGTGCAAACTGCCAAGAAGTCTGTCCAAGGATATTACCTGGAAGATTACTATAATCCCAAATTCCAAGGCCAAGCCATAAATTTAATACACAGCCAGTAAGGAATTCAGCCACAAGTGTAAATGCTTCAGATTTTGCCAGCTGTTTCCAAAAAGGATAATCCCAAGGAATTTTTTCATTTTGGAAGCCACAATAAAGAAAGCAAATTCCACCAAGAACAAACATGCTTAGATAACTGTATCCTCGGAACAAGACTTCTATAAAATAATAAATAGAGCCACCCATATAGAAAAGAAATAAATATTTTGCCCCCGGCTTTAATTTATTCATCTAATCATTCCTTTTCAGCATCAGATTCTGCGCTATCAGTAGAGTTACTTTCAGTATTTTCTGCGTCTGCTACGAGATACTGCTTTGCAATAGCATTCATAACAGCTTCTCCCTGGGCAATTACAGTCTCCATATTTTCTTTAATTGTCGGGTCTGCAATCTCTGGTCCGTATTTAACAGCAGCAATTTCTTCTTTAGTATAAAGCTTTTCTCTTACATATGTATTCAGAGCATTACAGTAAGATGTTTCATTTAAAACAAGTTTCTTCATTTCACAATAAATTTTAATAATATCCTGGTATGAATAAACTTTACACTGGGAGCTATCTGCGTGATATGGAAGAGATACTTTTGCGTTCATTGCCGCATCTGCTAAGTCTTTAATATCTCTCTGATCTTCATCTGTAGCAGAAAAATGTTCGGTACCATAGCTAGTTTCAACATCAACACCAGCATAAATATTTTTTGAGCATTCTGCTCCAAACTGCTTAATCTTATATGCCCTGTACTCCTCAAGCGTCATAGCAGTTTCATTCGGTACAGTATCTTTCATTGCGTCTTCAATAGATTGAAGTTTTTTATTAACATCTATTTCCTTGAGAGTAATAGTAATTACTGGCTGTAATTTGTTTTCATTATCCAGATAAAAGTCATATTTTACAGTGGAGCTTTCAACACCACAATAGCCGGTAATAGCTTTAATAACAAGTCCATCATTGTCCATTACGATAATAGATTTTGCATTATTGAATAAATCTACAATATCTTTCTCATTATCTGCGGCAATAGTTACATAAAATGGATCGTATGAGATTTCAAAATATTTAAATATTTCGTTATCTACTTTAATTTTTCCTAAAATCATATAGTTAGTTCCTCCTTACTTGTAGGTAAAAGTAAAGGGACCTCATAATGAGATCCCTAAACTAATATGTTACTTATTAAATTTTATTTTCTAACTCTGTAAGTTTTTTCTGCAACAGAGAGATAATATTTTCTAATTGCTGGTTTTTTTGAGATAATTCCTGAATAGCTTTTACTTCATAACCTTGAAGATAGAATGTGTTTACACATTTAGGAAATAGCGGCAATCCATTTTCATCCAATTCATTATTGTTATTACCGACCGCAAGATTATTATCTAATTTTTCAAGTTCATCGGCAATAAATCCAATTGATTGGTGTTTTTTATTTTGCCGCCAGTCAAAACTATGTAATTTTATAGAATTGATAAGAGATAATGCATCTGATACCTCTGCATCTTTAATATTATTTTTCATTCTAGCATCTGATGTAGACACTTGAACAATACCTGCTGTATGAGGTAACTGAATATATACTGATGCAGTCCCTGATTTGTTAGGTAATAACGTAATAGTAGATGTACTACTAGATGTTTTTTGTGAAAATCTAAGAGATCCGTACATAGTTCCATTATTTGACACAGAGTACATTTTAATAGCTTCTCCGCTTAAACTTGAATCATTAAATACTCCGATAGATCCACAGGCATTAATTTGATCAACATATAAATAATTGTATCGTTTACTACTACTTCCTATATCATGTACCTTAGTTGCATTCGGGCACAGACCATTAGTATTTACGGTTCCAGATATAGTTCCACCGCTTAACGGCAAATAGCTATGAGTATGATTCAATTTAGAATATGTACTATCGTGATTGTGATTGCTTGATGCCTTTCCATCTACTAGACCTTTTAACACTTTACCTTGAGCGGCAGATAACGAATCACTCGTAGAATCAGATGTTAAATTATTTTGTATTCCTCTCCAGGTATTTGTATCTGTAAACTTAGCATCAGATGGAACTGATTTGCTTAATGTATAACTACATGCTACAGGTTTACCACCGGAGAAATAAACAGGCTGAGTTGCAGATCCAGCAGAAGAAGTAAGAGAAATAGCGGTAGTAGCAGAAGTAGCAACATTTATTTGTGTATATGCTTTTAAGGAACCGTATGTTGAAGCAATAGATGTCATCCATGCACCATTTGATATGTCTATTTCTCCGTTAAGTTTATTAATGAATAAGTCTGAATAATCGTACCCTTTCATAAATAGATATGCTGTTTTTCCATCAGCACTTACATAAAAACAAAAGGAATCAGATGTTACAACATTTCCAGAACCAGTTAATCCAAAATACTTAATTTCTGCATATGCATTATTTTGTGATATTGTATCAGAATTATTCCCACAAGATACACATAAAATACCAGCTCCTTGGTGACGAGACCTAACTGAAAATACGCTTCGATAATTACACCATTGCATAGCTATGCTTTTAGTTGCAATTAATCTCCATCCTGTAACATTTGAATTTCCTGTACATTGAACACAATCCAATTCTTTGGCACTATTTGCAGATCCACCAGCAGAACTACTTCCAGCATAATTGTGAGTATGTCCGGCTGTCGCAAATGCAGATTTATTAATTGCTCTTAGTTCGTATCCATTCCAGGCTGCTAAATAAGTAAAATTGTTGTAATCAAGTGCCGCTTTCGAATATGCAAAAGTAGTAACTTTTGAATCATTAATATCTGTTATAGAATTATGCGTATGAGATTTTACTGAATATATACTATCTGTTTTTCCCTTGACATATGACCATAGTGCAGAATGTAGTCTTCTATGATATGTAGTTGTAGTAGTGCCTCCTCCTGCATATTGGCATACATAATAATCTTCATCCACAGGAGTTGCCGTTCCTATGCTTAATCCATTGATCATTGTGTTCAAGTTATGAGAATGATCTGCAGTTGCAAACTGTGATTTTGCTACTGCTCTTAATTCGTATCCATTCCAAGCAGCAAGCCAAGTAAAATCTTCATAGCCAAGTCCTGATTTAGAATATGCAAACGTTGTAGCATTAGAATTGCCAATATCTGCCACCGAATTATGTGTATGCAACGGTAAATCTGCGGCTACTAATTTTCTGAAAGTAGCTCCTCCATTTGTCCCATTGGGCGCAGCTAATACTGTATTTGCCGTTCTTGATATAGTTGAATCATAGTAAGCAGAATGAGAATGAGATTTCGTTGCTGCATAGCTACTATAATTGCTAGAATCAAGAATTGTTCTTTCCTCTTGCCATGTATCTTTTCCAGTCTGCTTATTCCATAAAAGATTTCCACCTGAAGTGAGAGTTGAATAAATTGCCATTCCATAAGAAGAACCATCATTGTTTCCATTTCTATGGCGAACAGAAATGATATTGTACCAAGTACCACTCGTATTAGTAAATGATCCTAAATATGTTTTATATGCAGAAAATTCAGTAACATTTTTTTGACTTACACCAGAACCTGCATATGGTACAGAACCATCAATAGTAGATATTGTAAATGGAATTCCAATATCCCCCGTTACTTTACCACCTGATAATGGGAGATAACTGTGAGTATGACCCAACTTAGAATAAACGCTATCATGAGAATGCCCACTTGATGCTTTTCCATCTACTAAGCCTTTTAACACTTTACCCTGTGCGGCACTTAAAGAATCACTTGTAGAATCGGATGTAAGGTTATTTTGTATTCCGCGCCAGGTATTACTGGTAGGAGGTGTATATCCAAGGGCAGTAGTTACATCTTCTTTAAATAAATCTGCCTTAGCATATGTCAACTGTGACCATGTTGATACTCCATCACCTACTTTGTAACGATTATTTTTGTCACTACTAAAAGCTTGTTCTCCTTTTAAAAGTACAGGATTTTTTGTACTCCAATTTTTTTCTGAATCATATTTTTGCTGAATACGAACATTTATGATTTTATTGTCTGCCAAAATTTCACCTCCTGAAAAATATTTTCAATATATTTATGATTTTTTGTACGATAAAACTGTTCTTTTATTATATTTATTTTTCTACATCACCAACTAAATATGTCTGTAAATCAGACACATAAGATGCTTGAAGCTCAGATATAGAATTTACTCCAGGAATTCATCCTGCGCCACCACATGCAAAAACTAATGTATTAGATCCATTAACAAAATAATCTGTATTTACTGCAGATACAGATAATGCAACATTATCTGTTCCGTCAAATTTTACAGCATCTGCAACAGCTCCACCTGTAAGAGAGAAATTTCTTGCTGTGGAAAGCTTTACTGCACTATTTGCAGCACCACCAATTGAAGAAGATCCTGCGTAACTATGAGTATGGGAAGAGGAAGCTGCTCCAATACTACCAGGGGTAATGTTAATTGTTTTTGCACCACTTCCATCGTATGTGAATAAATTAGTTCCCTCTGTTGATCCACCATTTAATTTAACAATAAGTGAATTTGGATTTTTTAATGCCGCTGGAAAATCTGTAATTTGAGACTTTGTGTGAGTATGAGTTGCTGGTGTAAATGAAGATGGTTTCCCAAGAATGTTTGCCCATGTCATATAATTTGCAACAGCTTTTGATGTTGGGAGATTTTCAGATGTAGAATTAGATGAGATTTCAGTATCAATTTGTTTACGTGCCGCTTCACCTAATGTGATAGTTCCAGATTGATCTTTATCTGTTAAATTTGATGTGGTGGTAGAATATTTGACGGTAGTTACAATTTCATCGCCAGATGGAACTACAACCCATTTTGGATCTTTACTGATTGCAACAATTAAATCTCCGATTTTTGCTGTTGTCTCTGTTCCTGTGTACGAATTAGTTTTAGAGATTGTTATTTGTGTTATTACTTTATATGTATCTCCGACAATAACATTTGTAGTTGGAAGTGTAATAGCAGTTCCATTTGTACCTACCGTACCTTTAAATACCATCGCATCAGATGCAGCAATACCTGCAGAAATTTTATCATCAACATACTGTTTAGTTGCTGCATGTAATTCTGATGTTGGATTTGCATTAAGTGTCACCGGTCCAGTAAATTTACCACCTGATTTCGGCATTGCATTATCTGCTTTTTTACCTTGTGCTGCCGTAGCAAAAGAGTCTACATTTGTAAAAGCAGTAGTACCAAGACCTTTAACCTGTATATTATCTGTTTCTTTTCCATCTACAGTTAATTTTAAAGTACCATTGTCAGTTCCAGATGCAAGATTAATTGACTGTATTGCATTATTTGTTATTAAAGTTTCAATTTCAGTAGGTGTCATTGTAACATACTGTAAATCTTTAAATGTTTTGACACCATCACCAACTTTTAATTTGAAACTACCGGAATCGGTTATTTCGAAAGCCTGCTCGCCTTTTAATAATACAAGCGTTGATGATGCCCAATTAGCAGTAGTATCTACTTTTTGAGCAATACGTGTATTTATTGTTGTTATAGCCATTATATATTACCTCCATTCATTTTATTTTGAATTCCCACATTGCATTGTGTAGTCTGCATTAGGGTCAAATGCAAGTGGATAATATTTTATATTTGCGTCATCCCATCTATAAATTGCATTTGTTGATGTATCTATGTAGATTGTGTGATTGTTGCCAATCGTTGGGAACAAAGTATAAGATGCATATGGGATGACTCTTTGATTTTCGGATATATATTCTTTTATATACTTAACAAGTTCGTCTAATCCACGTAAATTAAGAAATTGTTCTTTCAAAAAATATCACCCACTTTCTTAAATTTTAAATGAATTATGCCGTTACAATTACATCCTCATATCCGTCAGTTTTTAATATTGTGTCTACATCTTCTTTCCAGTTTTTATATAAGCTAGTTTTAATAAAATAAGCTTTATACTTTTTCTGTCCTGCAATTATACTTTTATCTGCTTCTTTCATAATCATACGTGCAATAAATGTTGTCATGTCTTTCATATCCTTTCTATATCCTTTCTTAATTTATATGGTTGTAAATTATTCACCAATAAGTGTAGGTAATACGTCAGTTAAAGACGGTCGCGAAATTTTTTGATTTCAGAATCCTCCAAAACATCACAATCCATTCTTCTTTTCGAATATCTCCATATCCAGTATAGTCATTCATTCCATAGTTGAATGTAATAATGTCAACATCTGAAAAATCAATATTCTTTAATGTTTCCAGCCTGCTTGCGTAATAGGAAGGAATACCACTAAATGTAAGTCCGTTTTCCTGTCCACTCCAATCCTTGCTTACAACTGATGTTGATAACTTAGGGAAGTCAAACTGGTCAAAGCCACTATCCGTGCTTCCTCTATCGGTCATACGAGTACCACCGAAAGCAACATTAATAACTATTGCATTTGTGTTCTTTGCAATCTGTTTACATAGCCCTGTATCTTCATCATTTTCCCCAAAAATAGAATCACCAAAGCACACAATAGTTTTTCTATTAAGACTTCTTTTAGTCAGTTAGTTTTCACGCATAAATCTGTATTCGCCTGCAAGTACAAGATTAGCATTTTTTGGTATATTATCCAATCTAGTACTTGCATCAGTATTATTAATGATGTTGCAGTATGCTTTTCCATAAGATTGCGTAAATATTCCAGTTGTTCCATTATAATGTTCGCGCCTTCCAAGATCAATTGATGTATCAACGCTCATAATCACAAGATCATCGTTTGCATTTCTACAAATTATTGCATTTGTATTCTTGCTTTTTTCTTTTGGACTGTTTTTGTAATTATCGGTTTTCAAATTTGAATCACCTATGAAATTTATTTGTGGGTAAGACTCTAGTCCATTAATTTGCAGTCCATACCATAACTCTATGGCAATATTTTCAAGTGGAACAATTTTTGTCGTTGAAACAAATTTTTCTCCATCGAATTTCATTTCGATAATTTCCGATAAAATTTCCCTTCCTGTTCCATCTGCTTTTCTTGTATTATAGCCTTGAATCATATTGCACCATCATAGTGACTGAATGAACCGTCTGTGTTGTAATAAAAAGTCAACACAACGTATCCATCTATAGGATTGACAACAGCATTCTTTATATTAAGAAGATTTGTTCTTATTCTGTCACCAGAAGATGATACTGGAACATTCTGTCCTGTGCTTGTATCAATTCCACCGATTTCTTTGTCAACGAAATTATTGAGTCTGACTCTGTTATTGACAAAACCAAGAATGTTATCTTCTTCTAAGTTTTCAATATCTTCCTTTAGCGAAGCAACATCATTTTTTACTTCATCTATACTATTTGTATTGTTAATGGCATTAATTTCTTCGTCAATAATTTCAAAATTAGAATTTAAACTATTTTGACTTCCAGTGATATTAAATATATCACTCTGATCGTATAAATTAAGATTTATATTTTGGGTTTTTCTCATTTATTTATCACCTAGATTTATTGAATTTCTGAAACTATTTTTGACTCCAATTCTTTTACTATTTTTGATTGAAGCTCTGACACTTGTTCAGTGTCTGGCAGTCATTCAGCAAAAAGCCCCTTAATAGATTCAGACGGAATCGCTTCATAGCCATCTCCAACAAGTCCCTGTAGTGCTTTAATATCTGCTGTATTTTTAGCAATTTTTGGTTTTTCTGTTGCAATATCTTTTTCTGTAGCTGTAATTTTACCTTCAGCTGTGTCCATTCTACCCTTGACAGCAGTAATATCCTCTGCATTCTTTGTATCTGCAGCTTCTAATGTTGGAATCTTGTCCTCTAATGCCTTTACTCTACCTACGCAAGCTTCAAGATCTTTTGCTTTTGCATACTGTGAAAGATCAGAATCTGCTAATGCCTTAGATACATATTCTGCAATATAATGTACAAGATCTTTAGACTGAGCATTTTCTGGAAGAGTACCAATAAGAGCTTTTAGTTTTACAATATCTTCCTTGTTAGTGTTAATCTGACTGTTCATTCCTGTTGCGTCAGATGCATGACTAGAAATCCAATCGGAAATTTCTTTAAGAGTATCATATGCTTCTGGGGCATCTGCCACGATTTTAGCAACTGCATCTGCCACAGCTTTTTTTACAGAACCATCTCCTGTACCATTAAGTGTTGCGATTGCTCCGGTGTTTGCCGCAATATCTGCTTTAATCTGAGTATCGTCATAAGAACCAGTTGTTACTGCTTCCTTAATATACTCTACAATTGTTTTTGCTTTAGCATCTGTTGGAATAGTACCAATTACATTAAGAACCTCTGATTTTGCAGAGTCTGCTGCACCAGCTGCATCAAAGTCAGTAATTGATTTACCAGAATCTACAAGATTACCATTACTATCTAATCCAGCTAAATGTCCTGCTACAGCATTTTTTACTTTGTCTGCTTTTGTAATTGGCTGAGGTAGATTAATCGTAAATGCTGCCTCATCAACTGTTACAGGAGCTTCTTTTGTATAGAAGTAAATAATATATCCATCCTCAGAAAATGATACAGTTTTGATTGAGCTTTCAGTTGCTTTTGAAATTTTTGCATCGATCTGCACATTATGGTAAGTTAAAAATTCCTGCAGATTATTTAAATTTGCAAACTGTAATTTATTAGCCATAAGATTTGTTCCTCCCTATAAATTTAATTTTGAAAAATACGTGCAATATCAGCAGAATCAAGTCCACTGAATTTACTGTCTAAAGCTTCATCTATTTTTTTATCTAATATTTCTGCAAGCGTTACCTCCAATTGTTCCTTAATAAATTCCCTTGCAGAATTTTCAGATATAAAATTCTGATCATTGATCCATTTTTCTGTTATATATCTATCTGTTACATAGTCACCATCTTGTTGGATAAAATAAAGAAGTATAGAATTGCCTTTAAATTGTGTAATAGATATTCCGTTAGTATTATCATCATGTGATACTAGAAAAAATATATCATCTGCAGAAGATCTAACAGATGTATTATTACCACCAATGATAAATTGACCTCTAATTTTATAAATACCATCATCAAGAGTTGCAATTATAATTGGCACTGTAAGAGTTCCAATTAAATATTCAATTGGTTTGTCTGTAAGCTTTCTATAAGATAGACTATTGATATAATCTACTACAGTTTGCTTATCTTCAAGGTTTCCAATAATATTATCAAGTACATTAGATAAATCTGAAGCTTTTACATAGTTATCAAGTCCGATGCTTGATTTTACTTTCTCAATAATATGCTCTTGATCTTCATCTGTCATAGACATATCATAAGAGAAAAGTAATTTATTTCCACTAAAAAATTGTAAATTCGATCCTACAAAGGTGACATCAGTAATCTGTTTATCACCTTTTGTATATCGAATTTCATTGTTCTCAGTGACCCATGCGATTATATTTCCATCTTTGATATAACAAAGTCCTGGGTATTTTAAGATACCCCTGTCAATTGCTTTTTCTGCAATCTCTTTTGTTGAGGCTGTGAAAAAAACTGGTAATTTTGCCATATCACTTCACCTCATGTAATTTTGAGTTTATTTCTTCGCACTCATAGCGTGAAATAGGCTCAATTTCATATATTGCGCTATCAAGTGGAAAATTATATAATCCATCAATATGCCACCCTTTTTTCCCATCTGAACTTAAAATAGCCTGTGCTATTTTTATATCACATAAAATCAGTATTTTATGTTTTTCTTGGTACTGTACATAGTGTATTTCACTGATGGCATCCACAATATCTTGTGTAATCGAATTAGTTACTTTATAATACATATCAGTTACCTCCTTTCATTAATAAAAAGAGAGGTAGGTTTCCCTACCCCTCGCAAGTTATACTAAACATCATTAAAACACCCATTTCTTGTCCAGGATAAGAGTATCCGGACGGATCACCTTGTTCACTAACAGAGTAAACCCAATTAGATGCCTGGGCATTAGGTGAACGAGTCCAATAAGATTCGTATTTATCAGGTGTTGAAGTCTTTGCTTTCTTCCTTGTGTCACTATTAATGAAATATGGAATCGTGTCATTTGTTTCAGAACTGTATGGTTCGCTTCCTGCTGTTGCATCAATATCATACAATGCCGGAATAAAGAAACGACAATTAGATGATGTAATATTATTAGATTTATTGCCAGTAGAAGAATTAACTTTAACTGGTTTGATTAAAGCTTTCCATAATGGAGAAATAGCTTTAGTGATACGAGTATTCATCCATGTATTCAATGTTGCAGAAGCCCATCCACCTTCACTTGTTGACTTATTATTATAAGCTTTCTTTGATCCAAGAAGATTTGAAGCGATAAATGTTACATTTGCTCTTTTTGATGCTATATCAGATAAATAATAACCTCTGAATTTTGCTACTTCCATTGGAATAATTTCATGAATCCATGCTGCAATATCTGAACACTGTTCTTCACCAAGGTCTGAATACCATAGTTTACACCAATATATTTTTCCTTTGGCAAAATTCTCATAAATGCCATCATCAGCTCTTGAGCACCCAAATACAAGTGGAGATGTTGTTTCTGGAATACGAATCGCTTGAAGAGTAGCAGTAGAAATTGCATTGCCTGACATATTGGAATTATATACATATAGTTTCTGACTTCCTGCTTTATGTCTAATAACAATTAATTCACGGTTCCCAGTATTAGAAGCTGTTACACTATCAGTTCCCCATGACAGCTTATGACTTTGGTTATACCATAAACGGAATCCATTAGATCCATCTCCTTGGAAGCACTGTGCAAGAGTTGCACCATTTTTGTTTTCACTATCAAATTCGAAGTCAATTGCAAATGTAAAGTCTTTGTCTTTATCCATAATAGATATACCTGTGTCTATATGGTTTGTTCCATCAAACACAGTAGTAGAAGTAATTAATTCTTTTTCTTCTACATCATCATAATGAAAATCAACACCAAGCTTAAAGTCAAACGAATCTTTAAGTGTTAACACTTCTTGCTCAAGTCCCATTTTCATCATTGCATAAAGTTCTACTTGTGATAAATCTTTAAGATCCTTATCATTAAAATAGCCATTTACATATTCGCATGTTTCAAATACTGCATTAACAGTTTTATCGCCATTCACATATCCTGACTGATCCCATCCTTTAAATAGATTATACTTATAGGCTGCTTCTTCGGCTGTGTACACTGGGGTATCACCCTCATACTTAACATAAGTTCCATACGGAGCTACAGTTTCCTGTAATGTCAAGCCTTTCGAGTTATATTTAACAGTGTACTTTCTAATTGTACTTTTATAAACCGCATTGATTGTCTTATCTGCAAAAACTTTTTCAGATAGATCAGTGTCCCATCCACTAAAAGTAAAGTCATTCTCAATTGTACTTTTTTTGGTTGGTGTCTTAATCGGTTCTTCTTCACGAGTTGTCGGATCTACTGCACAAGAGCCTTTGTCAACGTACTGAACGTCTAATAAAGTTTTCTTTGAATCATCGTTTAAGAATGAAACTTTGAACTGTGCAATCATAGAGTCATACGTAATTGTAAGATTTGTCCAAATACCTGGGTTATCATCAGTACCTACAAAATCTTTGTATTCTTGCTGACGCATTACTGGAACATGAATAGAGCCTGTAAGTACAGATTGGTCAATTGCAATACCATTATCATCAATACCACCAAGTTTTGCTAATTTCTTTAAAATATCTGTATTTTCAAGGTCCCAGTCAATACCTGTGATACTAACAGTTTTAAGTGTCGAAATGGCAGTTTTTATAATCTTGAGCGCATCAACAATAGAATTCTGGCAAACAAATGTCTGCAGATTATCATAAGATGCTATATTAAGATTTGTAAGATCTTTTAAATTTTTAAATGTAAGAGTATTAATCGTATCAGGTAAATATGCATTCTTAATCTTACCGTGATTAGCAAGTAGGAAAGAAGTAATAGCTGTATTCTGTGCATATAGATTAATAAGATTCTCACATGCAGAAAGATTTACAGATCCTGCTAAGTTTGGACAATTCTTAATATTAAGCGTTTCGAGCAGAGTATTATTACCCATATTTAGAGTAGTTAAGAATGTATTCTGATAACCACTTGTTTCATTGCCAATAATGAGAGTTCTAAGTTTTGACGCTTTTGAGAAATCATTATCATGAATATAACAAGCAGATAAATCATTCAATGCTTGAATCCTTGAAGCACAATAAATAAGGATAGCTGTGTCATCCATATTAGTTAAGTTGGTTGTAATTTCATATTCCTGACCAGCTTTTGCACGAATCTGAGTTGTCTCCGGTGAATTACCATAAAGTACAGAAATATACATGTCTGAGTATGGAACAATTCTTAATGTATAATCTGGTTTTACAACGGCTGTTTTCGGAGTATTACAACGGAACATAATCTGATCAGATTTAATATCAGTATGAAGGAATTTTGTTCCCATATACGCATGTTGATCACGTTCCCATTGTCTACGCTGATATTTTTTACGTCCATTCATCATTTCTTTAAGGAACCTATCTGATTTAGTTACTTCAGTTTTTCCTGGAAGAATAACGCCTTGATATGTACGAAGATATAGTCTTTCATAATGAAGTCTCCATAATTCCTCTGGAAATTGATTCTGCCAAGTATCAAATTCATTAATAAGATGAGTATCACTCCAACAGTTTGAATCTATAGACTGATATAAAGATGCAAGTTGTTTTGGCATTAAATTACGAATTCTACACCACAATACAGATTCTGCGGCGTTAAAGATATATCCTGAATTTGAATTACCATCTGTCTTATAATCAGTATCTTCCTTACCATAAGACATAGTAAGTTCGCCACTGTTATTAATTCCAAGTCCAGTATCATTATCATATGCCCATAGATCATATCTATACCCATTATGAATAGCTGCAGCTGCATCATCTATTGTGTAATATTTAGCCTTATCACCAAGCGTAGAAGCTTCTTTATTACTAATATAATGTTTTGCCCAATGAGGAAAAATATTTTTTGCTCGATTATCAATCATTGTATATCTGGTGGTAAATAAATACATATATAAAAATGAATTTACAATGCACCAATCACCTAAATGGGAAACAAAATCTTCGTCAGAAGATGTAATTACAAATTCATAGAAGTCTCTCCAATTTTGCTTATTCTGTCTACGGATTTTTTCTTTTGCTTCATCACTAGAAATAGCAGATCCATCCTTTGAGTCCCCACAACAATCATATCTAAACTCAAATGAACCATCCCAGTTGTTATAAAGATTGTCATAAGCTGTATTACCAGCCTTCCATTCATTTTTTAAAATAGGATATTTAATTGTTCCGTTTGAATTTGTAAATCCTGTCTGGAATGTTGAATTTGGAAGTGTATTGTCACTAATTTCAATACAACATTCATTCATATCATCTGGATCATAAGCTCTTGTTACGTCAGTTTTCTTTGAATCACCCATATTGCCGAGTGAGTAAAAATGCCATTCTGTATCATTAAATTCTCTATGAGTAGAAATATCTGGATCACTTTCTTTTATAAAAATAATACAGTTTACAAATTCCATAGAGTTTTTAATCTTTTTATTCCTACGTGTTCCTGGATTTTGGTATGGAATATAATCGTTATACCTCTTCTGGAGAAGGGCATTGTTTGCCATTTCAGAAGATGCTACATTAACTTTAAAATTATACCAATTATTTGGAACAGAGTCTCTTGTAAGTGATATTTTACCATCACCTTCTGTGTATTCTGTTCCATCACCAAGTACAAGTTTTGTCTTATAATTTGGGTCAAGATCAATCTTACTATTTACCTTGTGAATACCATCAAAACAGCAAATAACATCAATATTCCTTGATGCAAAGCCATATTCATTAGACGTAGTACCTTGTCCTGCGTGACAAGCGTTAGTAAATTTCCAATTATCAAATTTTTTGTCGCCATTTATATAAATACATTCCATGGAAGTATTCAATACATAATCCTTTTTATCATTTGTAAAGTGTGGTGCTTCAATCTTAATAACTCTAAGATCAGGACATGCTTTTGCAACTGAATCAGGCGTAAGGGCATTGTTTTCGTCATAAATTTGATTTCTGTTATATCTGTTAATCATGTCGTCAGAGTTTCTAGCATCTGCAATGAAGTTAGATAAAACATCAGAGTCAGTTAATGCAGCTGTATAAGCTTTCATTCTATAAATTAAAACGTCACAATCTGGAGAACCAATAGAAATTGGAACAGGAGTGTACTGGTGCAATCTATGAGAATTATCATAAATGATAGGTCTTCCACCAACACCATCTTCATATGTCATAATAATAGAAGTAGCAGTTGTATTTTTTGTATCAATTGCATTGATATTGTATTCGTATTCAATGATATCTTCTTCGGAGTATGGGAAATAAAGATCATCTGTAGAAGTGTAAATATTTGACTCATGCGCTTTCATCTCAAGACCAATATTAGAATCTTTTAAACCATCAAGACATGATAAAAATGTCGCAGAAGCATTTCTCACATTTTTAGTTTTAAAGATAATTTTGAATTCTGCTCCGGTTTGCTTTGGGTCCTTTGCAAACAAATTATAACTGATAGAAGCAGTAGTACCGGCTTTAATACAGAAATACTGATTTCCTTCTTCATCAATCTGGTATCCACCATTGCTCCAATCAAAATTATTTGATACACTCATAGTAACTTCTGGATGATTTTTGTCGCTCCAAAGTCTATTGATATCACCGTTTGATAATCCTACAGGATTGAAATCAAATGCTAAGTTGGTTGTAATTGGATTTACATCTATATCAAGTTTTTCAACATGTGCAGTAAGGATTTTTGTGACTTTTTGACAGGAGATAGTAAGATTTTTCTGACCGACTTCAGAAGATTTAAAGCTCCATACTTGGGCAGTTCTGTCTACAGTTAATGTAGATACAGTTTTTCCATTAATCGATAATTTTACTGTTGTTGGGTTATGCGCTGGGTCATAAACAACATATCTGATTGTTGTAGCTTGATATTGTTTTACTGTAAATTCTTGCTGAGAACATCCAATAATAGGTATTCTGCTAGATGGATCAACGCATACAATGTCTTTATAAATAGTGGATGATGTGATATCCTTATTGTTTACTTTTGCGGTCATATATACTTTAAGAAAATGCGCACCATGTTTCTGTTTTGGAATATTATATGACATAATACGACCGGAAGCCTGTGTTGTTACGGATTCTAATTCCTGTCCATCCAAGATAAAATGAATTGTCTTATTTACGTTACCATAAGGTGTATATCTAAATACGACATCTGTATCAGTATAAATCAATGTATCATCAAATGTACTTTCAAGCTTAAACTCTACAATAGTAACGGTCCAAGTTTTACTTGACATTGTTCCAAAACTATCTGTTATGAAAAGTCTGATTTGATTAGATCCGATTGAAAGATATTCTGTTAAGTCAACTTTATTTGATCCCTGTGATGCTGTAGTTGTCATTACAGTTTCTTTTCCAACTTTCCAAGTAGCTGTACCATCACCAGTTGTATCGCCTGTGTTATCAACAGAACTAAATGTATATTCGATTTCTGCTTTGTCTCCAAGTAATATAATCGCATCCGCAGGAGTTGTACGCTCAATTGTAATAGTAGAGGTATCTGCCCCACCTCCGCCTCCGCCACTTGGAAGTGTAAATGTTTTTGCAATTTCTCCGTTTTCAAACCATGTAAATGTAGTATCTACAATATTAACATCGTATGTTGTTGCAGCTGGATTCTTTTTAATTTCATTAATATCTGCTTGAATATTGGTAATGTCACCGTTGATCGTATTAAACTGCAAATCATAGTCGGCAACATTCTGCTTTAAAATATCCGCTGTATTTTTTGCTTCAGAAGCAGTGGAACGAATTACTTCATCGGCTTTTTCAAGTTCTGTCGTCTTTGTTTTTAACGCTGTAATATCAGAAGTATTAGTTTCAACCTTTTGAGAAAGGTCAGTTACTGAAGATTCCACAGCGTTTACCTTTTCTGATACAGGACTGATTTTTGTATCAACTCCTGTGTTAATTTCCTCTTTTAGAGCAGCTGTCCACTGTGCAGACGGTTCAATAGAGCTAAGTTCCACAGATTGAATTTCTGTTTCGCCATTCTTAAAAGTAAGTTTGCCTTTACCGCCTTCAACAGCATAAGTAACATTTAAATTTGATAAACTGTTAATTGTGATAGTTGTCAGAATAACAGTACCATCTTTAAATATAAGTCTTCCAGTTGTGTTATCATATTCGACCTTAAGATTTTTTAAGCTATCAATTCCGCCTATAGCATCATTGAGTTCTCGAACTTTAGTATCAATCTCTGTTTTGTTATAATAATTTTCTGCAAGATTTGCGTTCACATCTGCTGTTACAGAAGTTTTAACATCTGTCTTAATATTATTAACATTTACAGAAGCAGCAGAAGCCTTTGCTTGGTCCGCATATTCTTTGGCTTCGTTAACATGCCCCATTATCATATTGACAAAACCTGTGTACCAATCATCTGATGGTTCAACAAGTCCGTTATAATTAAGTCCCTCAAGAATTGTAAGTCTTCCATTCGGTCTTGTTCGCCATACATATGTATTTCCTTTTTCGTTAGTGCCAGTTGCCATGATTTCAAATCTTACATCACCTGCAACGGCAGTTACATTTTCATCTACAAGCCATCCAAAAGTAATATTAGTAGAACTTGAAGCTACGTTTACTACAGTTGAGACTTGTCCTTTCTTAGTAGATACATTTTCGTATCTAACTTGTATAAGCATACTCATTAAATCAATTCCGTCCCAATATCTTGGAATTCGAAATGGAATATACTGGCTGTTAGTTTCCTGTACAATATTAATCTGTGAGGAATCTACAGTTACATTTTTTATTTTATCTACCGTTGAGTAAGCATCGTCATAATATTGGTTATAAATTAAATATCGTCCATCAGTACATAATGTATAACCATTGTCGATAACAGCAGTAGTGGCCAAATCAGCCGCCATAACAGAGATATTGCTATCATCGGCAGCTGAATTAGCCATAATTTTTGCTTTTGATTCTTTAAACGACATACAATTTCTCCTTTAATTTAATAATTCGTCAAGATTAAATGCTTGTACGTTTGGTACCTGATCTACATGAACAACACCATCCTGCTTTCCATCAGGATCAACTCCGGTAAGGTCCTTTGCAATTGCGTCAGAGAGGTCGGAAATATTAACACCGTTACCAGTGTCTCCATCTGTATTAATAAGAGTAAGTTTCTTACTTTCTGTATTTAATCTAAGATCTGTAGGGATATTGTCATAGACTGCCTGACTAAGAGATTTGATATCTTTTGCAGCTGCTATTAAAGCAAGGATTCTTTGATCTATTTCAGTAAATAGTTCGCTTGGTTCATAGGTATCGTATTGTGCAAGCTTTGTTATATGAATAATTGCAGATTCTGTTTTTCGAATATAAGATGTGTTTGTATCAGTTTCTTCATCATGAACAATTTTTAGAAAAGTAAAAGACACTTCAATATCTCCAGGTTCGGAAGTAATGTAAGCTGTTATAGGAACAATATATTGAATGTAATTATCATTATAATTTAAATTGTTTGCGATAAGTTGTGTCATTTTAATTCTTTTCGAAACAGGCAATACATATTTCATAAGAACAGTAGTATCTGTCATATCAATCTGGTCTTTATACATTTTATTGACTAGGATCTGAAGAGTATTTACATGATTACTTTTCTCCATCAGTTTCTCTTTTTCTGTAGTAATAACACTATTGTCATCTGTAATTCTAAGAGTATACATTTTATTTACACCACCTTTCTAGCAACAATGAAATATATAGATTACGGGATAACAGCCATCCAGCTAATAGTTATAGTCTTGTTTATACTATTTTGACTGTTGTAAACACAGATAGTCGCACCTGTTTGGCTCCTATTTGTAATCGAAATGGAATAATTTTGCGGATCTGCTTGATTTGTAATTGCAAAAACAACTGGAATAGACTTGAATTTATTTGGAAAAGTCAGTGTATATGTTTTTGTGCCAGCAGTAGAATTGGTGGTAAACTGGAATGTTCCAACTTGATAACTAACTACAAAATCTACATTATTTATATAATAGTAATCTGATGGCTTTTGACGAGATTTCACCGGTATACGAATGATAGCAATAGTTTCTGATATACTATTTGATTCAGAAACATAAACATATCCGATAAGGGGATATGGCTTTTGAAGTAAGGAATTTGGTACAGACACATAAAATTTACTATTTTTTAGTACTGACTTTACCTGTAAAGCGTTTTCACTCATCCTATTGCACCAATGAACTACAGGAGGTGTTGTCAATCCAAGTGTTTCAAAATATATGGATTGTCCTTTATCCCATTGTGTAAGCTGTCTTAATTTTGTCTTTCCATCAGATCCATAACAAGTAATATCAATTACATTACTCATCTTTACCTCCTTTTTTTATTCCGTAGCGGATACGTCAGATTCCTCTTCTTTTAGCTTAGGATGCTTTACAAGGAAAGCATCCAGAAGTGCAAAATCATTAATAGAAGCTTCCGGAGCTTCAATATCTTCTAACATGTCAAATTCAGTTTCTGACATCTGTGGAATATTTACATCAATTTCACAGAAAAGGATAGGAGAGAACTCTTCGAAAAACTTTTTATTTGCTTCTTCGTCATCTGGAGAAATACCAAATCCACCGTCTATTTCTTTTCCATATTTCTGGATTAATTTATTTTTCTGTTCATCACAATCTTTAATTTCATCCTGTAATTTACGAAGTGTACGGAAAATTACAAAGGCAGGTTTTCCTTTTGCATTACCAAATTTATTAAGTGCTCCAATAAGATCGTAAATAATTGCATTTGTTAATTTCATAATATATGTCTCCTTTTTTTCTTGGTTTTTAATATAAAAAGAGCATTCCTGTTATAGAAATACTCTACCGATTATTAAGTTATTTTAGATTTCAATTCATCAATTTGTGACTGTAAGTTTTTTATCTGTTTCAATACTTCATCTTGATCCATAAAATAAGTATATGTTTCTTCATACTCAGTATCTTTATCGTTCGGATCCCCATATGCTCCATAGACTTGCAATCGTTTAACTCCATCTGATTTTAATGTCCTTATGGTTGTTGTGTAATAATTACCTGACCCAGAAGTTGTAACTGGAAGTTTATATTGAGCTTTATAATTTTTTACATTGCCATCAAAACCATATTCCGATAATTCAGTTATTATATTTCCATTGTCATCTGAAATTTCAACCTTTACGTTATCGAATGTGTTAATACCGATGAATGCCTTTCGAATTAATATGCCATCCACATTTTTATGAATGCGCAGCGCACCATCTTTTAATGTAATTCGAACTCCATCTAGTTCAGATACATATGAACCTGATATATTGACATTATTTGCTCGAAGTGTTCCGTTAGAATTGACGACGAAATTATCTGATATACTTATTCCATTCTTTCCTAAATAAGCATTATCACCATTCACATTCCAGCCATCCCCTTTTATCAAAGCATCTTTATTAATGGTCCATCCTGCAATATTACCAGATGTGCTAGCAATTAATGAATTTGCTGTTACGTCTCCTTTAAACCATCCTGCGCTTGCATAAATCGTACCATATATAATAGCATTGCTGGCTTCAAGAAGTCCATTAGTGGAAACCTTGATACCATCTTTCCCATCTTGAACCACTCCGTATGTTTTGTCTTTCTCAAAATAAACACTAAGCGATTCAGTTTTTGCATAAGGTCCTAAGTCAACTGTCTTAACATATGAACTAAGATCTGAAGTTTTTGCGTATTTATCTAATCCTGATATTTTATCTGTACTAATAGTTACGCCGTTTCCAAGAGTCAATGAAGTGGCAGTAACATTTCCTCTAAATGATCCAGTGGCAGCTTTAAGCTCACCCTTGAACCAACCTGAACTTGCGTAAATAGTTCCATAGATTATGGCATTACTTGCTTCTAACAAACCGTTTGTTGAAACTTTAATACCATCTTTACCATTTTCAATTACTCCATAAGTTTTATCTTTCTCAAAATATACTTTTAAAGATTCGGTTTTTGCATATGGTCCTAAATCTGCAGTTTTAACATATGCGTTAAGATCTGATGACTTAGCATAATCACTTAGTCCTGGAATTTTGTCTGTACTAATTGTCACGCCAGACCCAAGTGTTAATGATCGAGCTTCAACATCACCAGTAAATTTACCTGATTGTGCATATATAGTTCCATATATAACGGCATTTTGAGCAACCATTAAGCCATCCGTATTTACTCGGAAAAACCCTTTCGTATCACTAGGAAGTGGTTTTGTTGAATCATACGTTCCAATACTTCCATTTTCTGAAACAATGAAAGCAAGTCCTTCTTTTTTCATGTCAACGGTAGTAGTGTAATCTTTTAGCTTATTGCTTAAATTATCTGTTGTAACATAATTTTGAAGCCCAGAGATATTTCCTGTATCAATTGTTACACCAGAACCAAGAGTAAGACTGTTTGCAACAACATCACCTTTAATGAGAAATTTAGACCCATCCCATGACAATCCATTTGTAGAATTTTTCCAATCATTCTGATTGACAGATACCATTTCAGAATCTGATTTTCCATCGCCTTTGGTAAAAGCATTACAGAATAGAAAAGTACCTTTATTCAGATTAATCCAACCACGAACACCTCTTAAATTATCTGTTGTGATCTGTTCAACATTAATTGAATTTGCAATAATCCTATCCGCGGCGAGTGTATTAACTTGCAAATGTTTACCATTTAAATAATATTTATCAAGTTCTCCGTCTGGAATTTTTGTTTCAGTAATGTCACCGAACTTATTCAATTCATACATAATGGAATTTTCACCGCGAAGAATTAATCTATCAACGGCGAGAGTACCAACACTCATTCGACTTGCATTTACCTCAACAGCCAATACGTTTCGAATAATACCATTACCGGCATCAATGGTTTCAAAAAGACCACTATCAGCCATGATTTTTTGTACATTGATTGTTTTAGCAATTATCTGATCGAATGTGCCTTTATTCGCGCTAATAGTATCAAATACACCTGAAGAAATCGCTCCGGAAAAAGATTTTGTATTTATTAACGCTTTTATAAGCGCATCAGAAACCTGAATTCCAGAAGTATCAAGTGTTTCTTTAACTTTTCCAGAGATTTGATTTCTTGCAGTGTTTACCGTTTCATCAAGAAGAACAGAAACGTCATTCCGTCCTCCTTTGTAATTCAGCATATTAGTGAATTCAACTTGGAAATCACCATCAATTACACATGGATTGAAAGTAAGAGATGAAATACGAAGTTTTAAAAAGAATTGTTCATTTCTATCATAAGATAAGTGAATAAAATTTCCTATGTTAAAATTTTCTTGCCATTCTTTAAATTCTGATATGGCAAAAATATTATCCATAGTAAGAGTAAAGGATAATTGCGGTTGACAGACTTTAGACAGTTCTGTAAAAGCATCATCTAATAAATCATACTGAGTATTAACTATCTGTTCAGCAGTGTCTGTAGAAATTGTAAGAATATTTTCATTAGAATAATCAGTATCATCATATAATTTATTTAGTGTTTTTAATTCCTCGTCAGAAAATCCAAATTCTTTTTTATCTACAGAATTTGCAATTACAGACATTTGAGATGAAATGTTATCCATTTTTGTTTGAACAGTATCATACTCATTTTGTCTTGTCGCAATTGCCTTTTCGCAATCATCGTGCCATTTTTTATATTTTGTATATTGTTTATGGGAAATAGTATAAGATTGTTCTGTAAGATGTGACTCTGTTTGTATTTTAGATTGAGCTTCTAATGTAAGATCTTTCCAAGCTGTTGCATAAATCTTTAATGTTTCAAGATTTTCGTCATAACTTTTAAGTTTATTCTGTAACTCAGAAAGTCCATATAATTCCCATTTAGTTTTCCAAGCATCAATCTCATCATCTAATTTATTTGACTTCTCTGAATAATTCGCAGGATTGCTGTTTTTATACTCGATTGTAGTATTAATGATTTCTATAATTCCTTCATATGACTTATAGTCTTGTTCAGCTCCACGATTTAACCATTTTGTTCCATCCCAATATCCAAGATTTTTATCTTTTAATGCATTCATATATCCTGTATATTTTGGAATGATTTTATTTTGTAAATCTTCTACAGAAAACTGTTTCCAGTTTGTATTAAGTCCATCATTTGGAACACGAAGATTAATTTCATCACGCTGTTCCATAAGAACACTATACTGTTTATTTAATGAAATATAAATTTTCCTGTTTTTTTTTACCAAATTAAGCCAATCATTATATTTATTTATTAGACTTTTCCCAAGATGCTTAAAATTTAAATAATATGATAAATCTTCAATTGTTGATGTTCCAAAATTTACAGCGTCAATAGTAAGGTTGTCATTACCTCTTACATTAAAACGTGTAAAAATATTATCTTCTGTTACTGGCGCAATTCCAAGTGTTTGAATAAGATTTCTGTAAGATAAAAATACGCCAGAATCTTTTCCATATGTATTGGTATCATATACATTGATTTGTCTTTTAAAAATATCAAATTCAAATATGCATTCATATTTTTTAGCTACATCTTGAGTTAGAAAAGCATATACACTTTTTGTGTCAATATCAAAAGATCTTCGTGCCGGAATTCTATTTCCATTTTCATCTGTTGTAATAACAACAGTTTCATCTACATGACCAATAGACCAATTTGGAATCTTTTCAAGTACTAGATGTAATAGTGATAAGTCTTTATGAAATTTATCATATAATGAAATAAAATCCTTTGCGATTTTTACACCCTCACCTGTTTCGTATACATTATTTTTTGCAAAATACTCCATACTGTCTGTTGATCCGCAGTTTACTTTGAACCCAACCAGATTTTTTTTAGATAATTCACAATCACATGATAACGCAGTAACAGAGCAATATTCATTAAATCCATCATTTTGAATTTCTGGGTAGGACATACGAAAATATCCAATATTATCTACTCTTAAATACATTGCTTCATCAAGCAACTCGTAACCGTCAGATTCTTCTTCATTTATGTATTTATGAATATCAAATTTTAATACACCAAAATTATTAATCTTCGGGTTATAACTAACTGAGTTAATATCAATTCCATTTAATTCACAAATAATTGAATCGTCTGTTTTACATAAATAAATACGTGATGGCTCTGTAAATCCAAAATAGTTATATTTAAATTCCATTAATAAGCACCTACCTTTCGTGGACATCGAAAAGTAGCTGTTATGTCACATTTTCCAGACACATTCAAAATATTAGTTCCGGGAATCAGTCGAATCCAATACATTGCTAGTAAACCATTATCAAAATTATCTAACTGGTTTGTTGTAAAACCTAAATCGGATAATGATAAAGTGATTTTTGCACCAAGATTATTTTTATAATAAAATCTATGATATTTTGAGTCTATATAAATTGGAAGCGTTGAATCAAGATTAGATGGAAATGTAAATGAGAACACACATGATTTAATGTCTGTAGAGATTTCAGAAGTGTTTTCAATCGTAATTTTTGTTCCAGGAGTTGACTTTATTTTAAACAATGGATAAATAAAATCTGTTAATTCGTCTGTATCATTGATTATTTCAAATTTAATATTAGAAGTAGCACTTTGCGAAGTACATTTAAATTCTCGCTCATTACTCCACCCATATGGAGAATCTGCTGTAAATGTATAAGTTAACATTAAAATTCCACTACCATAAGTATTTGTCACATCTGTAAAAATACCATAATAATTAATTGGATCAAATGCTTCATCTTCAAAAAATAGAAGAGCAGGTGTACGTGGTCCTGTTAACCAAGCATTAATATCACGAATCTCTTCTCTGGAAAATGCACGATCTTCTGGTTTTGTTATTGTAATATCGAAAGATAGTACATCAGAATACTTTGTATTATACCAATTTGCAACAGAACGATTACTTGTAATTTCACCTTTAATAATTTCTCGTTTCAACCCCATAGGAATAGAATCTGGCTGTGTAACAGCACATAATATAATTCCATAATCATCTGAAGATATTCCATTATAAGTAAAAGATGAACCAAATATAGCCATTAAATCACCTACTTTCTATTCAAATTATTTATTGACAAAATTTATTAATGAATCCATAATAGATTTTATATATTATGGGAGTGGACGGATATGAGTTTAGTTATTGCTGCTATTTCAAAAGATAATGATATTATTGTTTGTGGAGAGGGTAGATCTATAAATCCGATAACTAATAATATTCTTGCAGAAAATACAAGAAAAGTTTTTAAATTTAATGATTCTTTAATTGTTGCTTTCGCAGGTCACGATACAAAAATAACCCCATTAAGAGTGCATATGAATTTAATTCATATTGACTACAGTAAATGGGATGTTGAAAGTCTTTACGAAGAAGCTTTAAAATACGAAAAAGAAAATTATAAAAATGAAAAGGGTGACTTGCATTTTTTAGCTGCAGGCTATGACAATAACAATAATTCACATTTATATGTTATTGGAGCTAGCGAAACAGCAATTGGTAGTTATGACTATTCCAAAGAAAGAACTGTTTCTATAGGAGATTTAGATTGTATACTAAACTTCGACAAAGACAATGACAATATTGAAACAATTGAATTAAAAATTGCAAAAACGATTAAAGAAATGGCTAAAACAGATCCAACAATTAATAGTATTATTACTGCAAACGAAAATATATCACCTACCATTTAATATTAAAATCAGGTGTTCTTTTTGTAAGTTCAATAATACATTTGTGCTGATATGCTGTTGGAACTAAAAAATTTTCAACAAGCTCTTTCACATTATTAGGAGGAACGCAATATTCTCCATATGATTGTCCAGAGCTACCTGTTTTATTTTTTATTTTTATTTCATGTGAATCAATGAATAATTCACAATCAAAAAATTTTACATGCATATATACACCTCATTTTTATTTTATAAATTTAGTTAAATGATTATTCTATTTCCAATTTTTATACTACATATTAAAAGAAGTGCGATGTAATACGAATAGTAGTATAAATACAAATATTAACACAATTATATATTACAGCCCAAATAATCCACCTGGATGTCCACAAAAATGATGTTTGCCTTTTATAAAAAGCCAATCAAAATATTCTTTTACATCTTGTGGAGAAAGTGATATTTTACTATAAAAGTTACTTATTTCTTCTCCGTTATAATATTCTGTAATTTTATAATTACTTATTAAAAAAATATGATTAAATATTTTTATTTCCATAATTACCTCTTTTTTAAAAAAAATTTATAAAAAAGAAGAGCGCAGGTATGACGCTACGCTCTTCTGAAAATTTAATTGACTTTTTCATAGTTATGCCACATAATGGAAAAGACAGATTCCAACATTTTAATTAGGCTAGATTGAGATGGTTAGGCGGTTGAGCTACATCAGGATAGTGATGTCCTGTTTATCTTATAAAAATCTCTGAGGATTTATCCATTGAGAAATTTGCAATGGAAGGAGATGAAGAATGTAGTTCTATGCAAGATTTTATAATAAACGTAGCCAATAAAGTTGTTGCAACTATTATTGGTCATTATCTTATCGTTTTATTTGAAAAATTGCACAAAAATAACCGCCAAGGTCAATAGCGGTTATCTTTGTGTTTAATTGAAAAATATTAGCCATATACATATCGCAATTTATTGGCTCAACCGTCTAACGGAATCTGTCTTTTTCTATGCTCACTATCATAACTAATAAATGTGAAAAAACTGTGAACATTCTATTACTTTTACCTCAAAAATGGTTGATTATCAATGAGTTATCAATAATTACTTCCATTTTTGAGGTATTTTTTTATCTGAGACTTCTAATATCTCTTGCAATCTTCTTGTTGTTTGCCTGTATTTTTTGATCTAGGTGCGCATCAAGTTTCTTGTAAAGAGATTCTATATCGTCAACACCATCCACATAGAAGTTACTAATATAAGTATTTCCACCCATATTCTGAATGTTATACATACATTCTTCCATTGTTTTTACCATTCCAGAGAAATCAGGCATATTATTTTTTGTAGCTAATCCGGCATTTTCAAGCAAGCTCTTAGTCAGATCAGCATTATATACTTTGTCTCCCTGGTTCAGGAATGTAAGAACGCCATATTTCGGAGAATATACAGATTCCATACCATTCTCATTAACATTATACACTCCATCTTTCGGAACATAGTCAGTTCCAGAAGCGTAGCCTTTAATATCAGTAAGTCCGGACTGTGCGATCTCAGTATCAGAAATACCGTAATGTTTCAATATAGAAGAGATTGCATTAATAGTACCAGAAGTGGTCAATCCTGCATTTTTAACAGCATCATTAATGGCATTTGTCATCTCTTCCATATTAGAACTGATTTTATTGATCCACTCGTCCATATCTTCGCTTAAATCGGTGGACAGCTTATCAAGAGCATCAGACTGCATACTGTAAGCATGGTCTGTTATAGTATCTTTCAAAGCATCCTGCGCATCAGATAACTGCTCTTGTAATTGTGCCCTACGTGCTTTGTCTTCAGCATTAGTAGAACCATTTAAAGCAGCCATCTGGCGTTCCAATATCTGAATATCCTTGGTCTTATTTTTCAAGGTTTTATCATAATCGTAGTAATTTTTCTTTGCAGAAAGTGCTTCTTTACGCTTATCAATAACCTTGTCGAGTACATCAAGCTCAGCCTGTGCCTGAGTTTTTATCAGGTCAAGCATGGAACTTCTGGAAGAATTGATATTAGCTGTGGTGTTTTTAATATTATCATCCACCGTTTTAAGTTTCTGATTATACTCGTCCTTGCCAAACTTGTCAGCTTTGTAATCATTGATGATCTGTTGACGTTCCTTAATATAGGTTTTCAGATTCTCAGTGGATGCCTGGATATCATCTACATCAAGGGTAAGAGCGAGTGCGCCAGATTCTGTGAGCAATCCGGTGTTTTTATCCACCTTCATATCATCAGAAATAATGGCTTTCAGTCCGTCCAGTTTATCACGGAATTTATCCACTTTCTCAACAGCTCTCTCAAACTGCTCTGCATAGTAGACACCAATCTGTTGCTGTTTCAGCTGTTCAATCTGGGTATTGTAATCATACGCTGCATTCTGAGCTTCACGAAGTTGAGTGGCAAGGTCATACCATTCATCAGAACCTCTTTTGATGACACCAGATTTTACACCAGCATCCAACTGTTCCTTCAGCTTCTTAGCCTGTTCGTCAGCAATGGTCTGTTCTCTCTGTGTATACTTAATCTTCTTGGTATAGTCGGAAGATTTTTCGAAATCACCATGGGCCTGTGATAAATCACTATCCTTACTGTTGATTTCAGTAATCTGTTTCTGATAATTCAGTCTTGCATCATAGTAATTTTTCACATTGTCAAATTTGGTCTTAACTGCGTCAACTGTTGCCTGTGCAGCTTCTATCTCAGCGGAAGTAAGGTTTTCCTCTGCTGTTTTCAGGGCATTCGTAGCAGTAGTGACATCCTGCTTTTCTTTGACTGTGTTTGCCAGAGCATTGTTATACTCATTGATAATTCGGATCTGGTCAATATCTGTAACTCCATCCAGGCTGATTTCCTTGCCAGATTTCATTACCTTTTTCTGGTCTTCCGTCAATCTGAAATCATTACCATAATATTTTTGTACTTCAGCTAACCGCTTGTCGCTGTTAGCTTTCTGCTTATTAATGGCAATTAGGTTTTTATTGGCTTCCTCAACGGCAGTTTTTCTGGCATTTTTCTCCTGTTTTTTCAGGGCAACTTCCTGATCCACGATGGAATTCATGTAAGAAAGTTCATCCTTGGAATTGTAATTCTTCAAGGCATTTTTCACATTCGTATTCATGGACTGGTAAATTGCATTGGAATCCGCATAAGGTTTCTTAGCCGCAGTTACGGAAGCCTTGGTAGAAGTCACTTTCTTCGCTGCTTTTGCCTGTGCATCTAAAGCTTTATTATATGCAACTGCCCTTTTCTTCTTAGAACCAGTCAAATTAGAAGTATCTATTTTCTGTCCAGCATTTACCTGGGCTTTCTCCGTTGCTGTTAATTTGGTCTTTTTCAGAGCAGAAGCAGTGGACTTTACAGTCTTATCAGCCTTAGTCTTAGCTGTAGTCGCCTTTTTATTGGCATTCTGAGCATCTGTCAATACCTTCCTATCAGCATCCCTGGCAGCCTTTACTTTAGCAAGATCGTCCTTCATGGTCTTGGCAAGAGCGGCCTGAGTAGAACCACCGGACTGAGCGGCAGTAACTCTACTGGACACGGCTGTTAAACCGTTATAACCAGCTGTCAGACCTTCAATCTTTTTCTCAGCTTTCTCTGTTGGCATGTTCGCCCACTGTTCGAAAAGTTCCTGTTGTTCATTGCGAAGCTCCACAATAGCCTGTTGGCAATCCTGTGCCTTGTCATACCAGGTTTTATACTGTTCAATGGCTTCAGCGAGAGCCTTATTCTGATCGGTAGAGGTGTCCATATCTTCAATATTATATTCACCTCTCTGGACAAGCTGCTGATAGATTTCTGGAATGCTGACTTTGATCTCATCCCCATCACTATTGTAATAGGAATAACTCTGAGCCACGGCATTTGCTTTTTGCATATAAGCAACATGACCATTTGTATTCGCCTGAATCTGAGAATACATGGTATTAATCTGCTTTTTAAGTAATGAAGTCTTCATTGCAGAAGATACATAGTCGGTGATTTTATCTGCAACTTCTTTTACCCTGTTAGACCAATAGGTAAGATTACGGTCTACCCAGTCCCAGGCTTTTGAAGATTTCTTGATTTTCTCTGTATTATCGTCAGTGGCTGTGGTGTTCTTGTTAGTAGCTGCTGTATTGGCTTTTATAGATGAGGTTGAAGAGGTGGAGGAGTTGGCTCCAACTTGAGTTGTATCCTTATTCCATCGCGTTCCAATATAAGTACCAGCATCAAAAGCATTTAATCCATTGCGAACAGATCCATTAGCATATGCTGTACGTCCACGACCTCCACCGGAAGTGACACGCCCTGATTTAATTAGTTCAGATGTCTGTCTTGCGTTAAAGACAATATCCCCTTTTTTCAGATTCTCAAAATGAGCACCACCAGGGATAATCATCCATCTACCATCTCTTACGATAGACTCTGCATTCTTACCTTCTTCGTTGACTAAAGCATATTCGTCATGAGATAACGCAACATCTCCATCAGCATGAGCTGGTCTATAATTTAATACATTATAAGCAGTTCCGTCAGCATGAGCGATGTGAACAGCAGTACCAGTAGCTTTGGTTGTTGCATTTTTGGGTGCAGAGCTTGCCGTTCCGCTGACATGAGTTGTTACACTTGCAATAACATTTATCCTGTGCGGTTTTTGAAGCTCATTATTGATTGCGCTTGCCATAGAACTAACATCTGCACCAACCTTAATAGTACCTTTCATACCATTAATCATTTGAGTTGCAGAAACACCTTTTCTAATGGCAGGATCATTATCTCCCTCAATTTTCATCTGAGGTTTACGTTTTCGAATATCACTTACAGCATTATCTACCGCTGTTTTCGCCTCATTGGTATTAGCCTTTACTGTGATTGTAGCGGTGGTATTTGAAGTCTGATTTTTATCAAGTAATTGATTAAACTGGGTTTCGTCAAGCTGGACAGTCATTGAGATATCCTTGCCGTTATTCTGCATCGCTTCTTTTGCAGATTCATTAAGCTTATCAAGATCGTCCTGCCCAGTTACTGTAATACCAAATTCTTTCTTTATTGTTTTAGCAGTTTCATCAGAAAACTCTCCATTTGAAAGATCATATAATCTATCAAGGTCTCCATTATTTTCAACAACCGCCTGAACCCTAAGATCAACACTACGATTAGATAACGTATCAATTACGGAATTTACTTGCTCTGCATATGATGTATATCCTTGCCTAGCAAGTTCCGAAGACGCCTTTTGCAACTCTTCAATTTTTGCATCAATGTCGTCTGCAGACATTTCATCAATATTGAAATCCAGATCTATTTTAATTCCGGTTTCTTGTTCTATGTCAGATATACTTTCTTTTACGGTATCAATTTGCTGCTGAAGTGTCTGTAAGTCAACTTTTGGATCAACTTTTAATTGTCCCATATCAGAAAGAACACTGATAAGTTCTGCTGCTTGCTCTTTTGATAATCCAAACTCAGATATAAGTGAATCAAGTGCACGTTCTGCATTTCCAAGGTCCCCCTCAGAGTAGATACCATCAAATAAATCAATATCACGTAACTGTGATTCGCTAAATTGACTTAATATTTCAAGACTCTGCTCAAGTGATTTATTACCTTCGGCATTAGCTTTCTGAATTGTATCAACAACTGACTTATAGTTATGAAGAGAGTCTGCACTTGAAAATCCTCGTCCAGATGTTGGATCTTCTATGGTACCTTTAGACTCCACATCGGTATTAATACTATTTAATACATAGCCTTTTTCCTTCAGCATCTGGTCACGAGCAAGAGTAAGCTTGTTTGCTAATTCGGTATTACCATCTGCAATAGCTTGATCAATATCCTTCTGTAAATCAAGTACAGCTTTCTTTGCTTCTTCCAAATTTTTAGCTTCATAGTGAGCGGCCTTTTCTGGAAGTTCTTCCATTCCAACATTAGTACTATCAATACGAGCTTCGAGTTCTGCAATTGCATCTTCATACGCTTTGATAGCAGTGGTATTACCTGCTAAGTCTGGATTTGCTTTAATTTGTGCAAGCTTTACCTTTTTATCAGCAAGCTCTGTATACAAATCTGAGAGATGTTCCTGACCTTCTGCTTCAGTAGTGAAAAAGTCATTTGTTGCACCGTAATCCTCAAGCTTACCGAACATTGACATGAATGGCTCAAATCCGATACCAAGAAGATCGGCAGCTCTACGCATTTCATCGAGGTTGTTTCCGATAGAAGTAGTCCAATGCTCACCATCTTTTTCAGCCAGATTTAATGCCTGTAGATCTTTTAAGAAATTTTCACATCCCTGAGAGCTATCTTTAAAATAGCGCTCAAACTTTGCAATATTTTCACCAAAGTTTACTGCATCTTCGGCGCCAGTAGGAGATATAAGCGCCGCAAAAGATTTAAAGGCTGTCGTTCCAGTCAAACCCTTTTGCCAATTTTCTTTTGCAGTTTTATATAGACTCATTATATCATCATACATTACGCCACTATTGGTTTCATCCTGGGCATCTTTGACTCTTTCGTAGTCTGGAGTCTTGAATTTCATATTTGAAATCTGCGCATATGCATTTTCAATATCATGAGCACCATTGATTACATCCTGTACATATGCTTTTAAAGCACTTGCTTCCTGATGCTTACCAGCCAATTCTAATGCATTAATCTTATCAGAAAACTGAGATAACACATTATTATCCATAGAAGTCATCAAGTTATCAACAGCAGAAGAGAGTGATTCTGTACTGCTTGCATATTTTGCAAGCTTTGGAAATTTATCAAGAAATGTTTTTCTGTTAGCACCAGTCATTAGACCGTTTTTGATCTGTTTCTGAGCGGTATAGAGTTCTTGATATTTTTCCGTGTAATCGGAAAGTTCGGATGAAAGATTTTCATCATTGATTACTGTTTCAGCGGTTGGAAGGTAAGATGTGTAAGCAGCACGAATTGCTTCAATACCACCTTTTACAACGGTAGGATCAAGAACTGCTTTATAAAAAGCACCTCGTCCTGTTCCAGTTTTTAATTCTGCGGAAAAAGCATTTAGGTACTCATTTGCTGATTTTTTACCACGTTTTGCTAAAATATAAGCATTTCCTTCATCTTCTGTATAAGCACTCTTAATCAAATCACTAATAGAACCTTCATCAATGTCAGACAGATCAGCTGATTTTATAATAGAGTCCTTTAATGTTTTTGCTTTTGCGATTTCTTCAGCAGACGCACCATCCATAGAATCATCAATTTTCTTCAGAGTAGTTTTTAATTTGCTTGCCTGAAGTTTTGCAATTGCTTCCTGAAGATTGTCTGTCTCATCTGCTAATGCAGGAAACTGCTGGATAAGATCAGTAAGATCAGTGTCTTTGAATTCTCCTGTTCTAAGTTTTAAAAGTACATCAGACAGAGAAGAGATGTCGGACTGAAGAGAATCAACAGAAGTAGAAACTTCAGATTCAGAATCACTTAGAACGGATGCGAGAGTAGGACCGTCACCTAAATCGGTTGTCGCAGCTTTTGCTTTTTTAACTAAATCAATAAAAGTTTCCCAACCTTTTGAAATATCAATACCTTGATCTACATAATCTGCGTATTCTTTTAAAGAATCAATAGGCAAGCTTTCTATATAACTCGTTGCATCTGGAAATATTTTTTCAAGGCGATCAGCATTGTTTTCAGCCTCTTTCATTTTTGCTGAGATACCAGTAATTTCCATAATAGTATTTTGTAAATCTGTATCAGGTGTTACATCTTTTATAGATTCCAAAATACTATTTTTATAATTATCCAATGATAATTTTGAACCATTTAAAGATAATACCTTATCAAATGCCTTTTGAGCATCTTCAGTCCCAAGAGAATCAAATACTTTTGTAAACATTTGATAATAAAAATCTTTTGTACTGCCATATTCTTCGTTAATATCTATATTAGACAGATCCATAGTATTAAGAATATAATCATTAATTGCGTTCTGCACATCAGATCCCAAATCTAGGAATTCTGGATCTGTATTGACATAATTCTTGATAGTATTTGCTGTTTGATTATAATAATCTTTTATTTCTCCATCTAATTTTCCGATATTATTTCCACTGTCACTTATATCTTTTCCAAGTTCATTTAATCTGTCAGACATCAACTGTCCAAGGTACTTGTGGTAATATGAATTAAATTCATCCATATCTTCCTGAGTCCAATTTTCAATATTTTCCAATATTGCATAACCTGGACTAGAAAAATCAATATTAATTTCTTTCTCTTTTTTTAATTTTTCTGCAGCAAATGAATCTTGGATAGATGTTAACGAATCGTCTAATAATGAGATGCCTTTATTGTTTGAACTATTGCCAAATATGCTTCCTTCAAATAATTTTGGTGATGAATCCGTAATGGGCGCTGTAAATGCATCGCCCAATGCCTTTTTGCTATTTTCAACTTCTTCTGCACTGACTTGTATATGTTTATTATATTGATCAACAGCATATTCCAATGCCTCTTGTTGCTCTGTGGTCATTTGTATGTCAACAGAAGTAACATTTGTATCATTTTCGTCAAAAAGTCCTTGATTACTTATAAAACCATCTGTAGATTGAACAGCTGGAGTATTCATCATATTGTTGATATACTCTTGTGACTTCTTAAGATCTGTCTGATAACTATCATAGTTATCTCTTTTTGTTCTTGCTTCTTCAGCACTTTCTCTATTTCCGTCATAAACAGCCTGTAAATTATCTCCAATATCTACATGAGCAGCGAGTACACTTGAACGGTACATCTCATTAATCTGTTTTGCAGATTTTTCAGCATTATCTCCAAGTCTTAAAATTGCATTTCCTTGATTATCAGTAGATGCAGTGAGAGATGGGAATATAGATGCAAGCTGATTACTTATATCAAGATATTCCTGATAATTATCTGTAGACAAAGAAATATTTTCATTCGTGGACGAATCGACACCTTTATGAAGTTCAGAATACTTTTTTGCTAGAGAATCAAGTTTTTCTTCAGTAGTAGAAATTTCTTTATTGGTGGAATCAGAATATTTTGAAGATAGATCTGATATAGATTTCTGTTGTTCCTGAATACTACTAACAGTGTTATCAATAGATTCTTTAGCTTCTCGTCCAGCTTTAATAATGTTCTCATTATAATGATATAGATAATCAATACCTTCAAATACTTTACCAATGGCCCATGCAGCTGCTGCGGCTGCGACCATACTTCCTAGAGTAGCTACAAATGATTTAACTGCAATACCAGCTGTTTTTGTAGCTGCCTGAAATTTAGTCATTCCTTGAAGCGTAGTAGACTGTGCATCCGCTAAATTGGCTTCTGTGACACTCAAAAGTCCTTTTGCTTCTATAAGGTCATAAATTCCCTGTTTTTGATCTGCATATTGATCAACTAATTGTCTTGCATATGCAATATCTTTTTCACTATTACCAGATAATTGCTCATCAGAAAATGCTTCTTTAAACCTTTTAAAGAAATCGTTATCTTTGTCAGTTAATACATAATTCTTTTTTATGTCTTGCCTTTTTGTGAAAAAGTCTATAATATTCTGTTTAGCATCAGACAAATTTTTTGAATTATTAAATGTCCCATTCTCTTTATCGTAGTTAAAGATCATTGTTTTTATTTAAATATAGTAGTATACTTGCATTATAAAACTATATAAATTTATGGAGATTAATAATATGAAAATTTTTTATTGCAAAACTTGTATGGCTAAAAATAAAAATAGACTTACAGATGCAAAATCTTATGAAAGTTCATTGCTTTATGAGCCAAATGTATCTTATAAAAGCATAAATGATTATAAAGGTATACTCTTTGAAGACAAGGCGTTGTCAGCAGAATGCCCTATATGCAAAACAAAAATGTTAGATTCTAATATAGATAATTTAAAAGAATTCTACCGTATTACAGAATTCGGTAACTACAGCGCTGATTTTCTATTAGCTATGATTGACCTTAAAAAGAATGATATTATTAAATATACAAACCAGATGAATATTATCAATGCTAAAGCCGAAGATGAATCTCAAAAGAGGTATAACGAGTACTTGGCACAGCAAAGAGCAGAAGAAGAAGCTAAAAATACTCGTCACTGCCCAAAATGTGGCTGTGCTAACTTTACACCAGTCCGCAAAAAGTATGGTTTATTCATGGGATTCGCAACTAACAAAGTTGAATTAGTATGTAACAATTGTGGATATAGGATGAAAGCTGAGAATTAAATATGAGATTGTGGAGCATTTATATCAGTTTTTACAATCGCCGCTCGAAGCTCTTGTGATAACTTTTTAATTGCTTCATCTTTATAAATTTGTGCAAGAGCATCAGTAGCGATTTGCTGTATTTGATCAGATACACGCTCTTTTGGAACATACCTGGTTTGGAAATCTTTTTGTCCTTGCTCCGGAATATCGACAAAATTTTCATAAAAATTTCCATTCCAAATATAATTTTCTACATATTCACCATTTTCATTATTACGACCAAAACGAAGTGGCCAACCCATAATAATATGAAAAATTGTTTCCATATCATCATAACTATGCATGTCATTGTCGCAAAGTATACGAATTATTTTATTAGCTAAATTTTTATATGAAATAAATTGTTTTTTGTTTTTAGTCATAATTTTTATTTCCTTTCTATCATAAAACTTGGAGGTATATCAATGGAATTAAAAGAAGAAGCAGTAAGAGCTGTGTTAATGTCAATTAAAAATTGCACAAAGGAAAGTAATGATGGAATAATAAAACCATTTAATTATACTTCTGCTATAGAGAAAATAGAAGAGAGTAAAGACTATTCTAAAGCTGAATTATATTATGCATTTGAACTACTTTATAAAGAAAAAATGTATTTAAATATTATTGGCAACCCATCTTATGATCATAACGGCAATTTAAATTGTTTAAAATTAAGAGGTCTTACTATAAGTGGACACGAATTATGTAAAAGTCTTGAAAATCCTAGTGTTTTTCAGGTAGTTAAAGAGAAAGCAAAGAAAGCAGGAGGATTTGGAATTAAAACTATTGCATCAACTTGCACGGCTGTTGCAACTGCATTGATGAACGATCCAAACTCAATAAATAATCTTGTTGAAGGCGTAAAGAATATTACTGAAATGGTTAATAAATAGACATATACCTGATTACATTTACTGCCGAATACAATAAATTGATAGAAATTCAAAATCAACGAAAAGCTGAAAATTTAGCACGTCAAGCTGAAATTGAGAGAAAGCAGAACACCGTTCATTGCCCCAAATGTGGATCAACACAGGTAGGTGTTACCAATCGTGGTTATTCATTACTTTCTGGCTTCATTGGTTCTGGATCAGCTAGGAATGTATGTCAGAATTGCGGCTATAAATGGAAGCCTGGAAAGTAATTTATAACCTTTCCATACGTTTGTCATATTCATCAAATATTTCTTTGATGTTTTTTTCGAATGCACAAAGATTTTCGTACTTAGAATGATTGAAAATTCTATAGTATGCTTTTTGTGCCTGTAAAATAAAATTTTTCTTTTTCATATTTAAAGAAAGTAGTAATATATCTATTTTCAAGTTTAATAATGAATGTTGTTTTATTTGCTTTTTCATAAAATATCCTTTCTAGGAGTGTAACTATGAACACTAATTATATTGAAAAAATTCGTGATGAATACATTGAAAAATATTACTCTATACCTATAATTCAAAAGTATATAGAAATTATAGATATAGATAATATGGAAATCGCTGGTTATTTTAATGCTGACGAACTATATAAAAAGGAATATAATTTTTATATTAACACCAAAATAGTAGAAGAGTCCAATTATAATAAAGCAATATTATTCCATGAATTTACACATGTTTACGATTCTACTCAACTATTAGATTATGAATATGATAAATATCGCTATATAATGCAAAGTTATTCTGAGGTTCACGCAGCAGAAATAGAAATGGATATATTAACTACAATTGAAAAATTTCCAATTGAATTTCTCATGAATCAATATTTAAATGATTTAGTATGTGAATTTACGTTACCTGATGGTCCATTCATAAAAGGACGTTCTACCGGTTTCAATTATAGGCTATTATATTATCTGATTGGTTACATAAAAACTCTAAAGCATAATAATATTAATTGTGAATATTCGTTTAAACGAGTTCCAGATCCATTTAGAGGACAGTTTGAAGAAATATCAGATTATTATTTAAACAATGACGAATACGATAACGAAATAATATTCGCACATCAATATAAGCTTGATGAAACCATTAGACAGACAAAATATAATCATCAGATGAAATTTTTTAATGACTCAAAATAACTAGGTTCGTTATCCTAAGTGCGGCTCCACTCAGATCACCACAGGACAACGTGGGTACAGTTTTCTTACAGGTTTTCTAGGCTCCAACAAGACTGTAAATCGTTGTGTAAACTGCGGATATAGCTGGAAGCCAAGAAGATAGGAGATTAAAAGAACAGGAGATTAATTCTCCTGTTCTGCCTTCTCATCCATACGGTTTATTAATTTCTTGAATTTATGCCATAAACATGGCTTTGCACTTTTAGTATAAGTTACTTCAATACGATTAAATGATGTTACTGATACAACCACATATTCATTATTATTTTTTGAATAATCTACGATAACATCACCGTTTAAATCAACTATTTGGTACTGACTTAAAATAATTTTAGGATCACTTGTTTTATCTTCATAATTATCAACACAACCGAGATAAGTAATATCCGGATCATCGGTAAATACTCTAAGCCATGTACCAGTTTTTATCACACTTTGCCATATATTATCTCTAGTATCTCTATTTAGATGTAAATCTCTTAGAATTTCATTATATGATTCAGAATATACAATACTTCCGCAAACAAACCCTAATATAAATGATAAAATAGTGTATGATATTAAAGGATTATATTTTATAAGACTTAAAAGCTTAATTTTTGATAAAAACTCGTAAAAATTAATAAGTAAATAATTAATAATAATACTTTGAACTAATGTATACTTTGTGGTTTGAAAATCTTTATGCGTTATCCATCTATATATAAATATAAAAATATATCCATACATAATATTACCAATTAATTGTGGCAATTGATTAATTAAATCTGTAACCCATGTAATAGCAATCATCCTTTCTCCTTACTTATTAAATTTTTATTAATGTTTTTTCCTTTTAGAAGAAGTCTTCTGTTTATTCTTTTTAGGCTTAATTGGAGCTTTGACTGGTGGTTTGTCCGAAGTTTTTACAGAAGGACAATTTGCTTCAATTTTCACCTTAGCTTTCTTTTCTATAGCACTATTAGAATTTAATACAGATTGTTCTTTTATTAATTTAATTGCTTCTTCAGTACTTAATCGTCTATACAGTTTATTTTTTCTTGTCTGTATATAAGGATGTTTCTTATCAATTTTTTTCTTTGGACGCAAGTTCAGATATACCTCCGTTTAATTTTGAAATATTATACCATAATAAACCAAAATACTAAAGTCTGAACTTATGTTCAACTTCCACGTTTGCAAGCCGTGGTGAGTTTGTGCAGTGATTTGCTTTTCAGGCAATAGGAGAGAGGTCCTACTGTTCGATCCATTCAAAGCTACCTGGGCTTTCCCCAGTTGGACTGTATATTATACTATGTGCTGTTTCGCCGCACATAATACGCCTTGTCAGTCTCTCGCACGATAACGTAAAACTACACTTTTACTGTATATAAACACATATGTTCTGGATTTACAAAAGTAGACAATTATACTACAATCAATGTCAGATATACTTGCGATTACAGGTCTACATTGTTATCCGTTGCACGGCAGTATATCTGACTATCGTCATGTAGTATTGAATCAATGGTACGCAACTTGTACCAGAAATGAGATTATCAAATGAAAAACAAATTCAATTTACAAATCATGGGGTTCTCCCAAATCACAATCTCTTTCTTAATACATTCCGTACAGGAAGGAGGTGAGATATGGATGAAACACTATGTAAATTTGTTTTGAATCTCGTAGTACTTTTGATTATTGGAATTTTTGTTATAAAAGTTCCACTAAAAAATATCAAAAGCTTTGACATTGATTTTAAACTCGGTAATGGCTTTAAATTAAATGCCAAATTCTACGAGAAGAAAAACAAAAATAATAAATAGATATTCTGTTAATCATTAGATATTTCTCCTTTTAATCATAAAGAGAGTGGAGAGTTGTTAGTAGCAACTTTCTGCTCTCTATTTCTTTCTTCCTGCTATAATTGCGTTTTATTCGTGAATTTTATCATCCACTTTTGTAAATGCAAAAATATGTGTTTATATGTTAACGTGTCGGAACTACCATCTTCAATATATCCCCTTATGCACACATATAAAATGCGCCTTTTATTTCAGCACTTGGGTACCATATAAATGGCTTACGGCTTCTTCCGATATTCGGCTTTATAGCTTATAGCTAAAGGTCTGTCAATAGATGTCGAATCATCATCTTGAACAAGCTCTATACAAATAGCTGCGATTATAACTATTGCATAAAACATGGGCATCTTAACTACGATAAATTGAAACGAGCGTTAAGCTGTTTACCCAGACCTGCTTGTGAAAGTTTAAGTCCTGTAAAACCACCAATTGCTGTTGAAATCAATGGAAGTTTGTCCAGTATTTGAGTTACGATGTTCAGGAATGCGGTTGCTGTATCTATTACACCCTTGAACATATCTGAGTTAATTGTTACTGTTGCAAGTTCTTGTAGCTGTGTTTGGAGCTGAGTGATATGCGCTTCTAATGAAGATAAATACGTCTCATTCTCACGATCAGCCGAACCTTTTGCATTTTTTGACGCCTCAATTGCATCTCTTAATACATCTGGCGACTGTAATATACTGGCCGCAGTATTTGCGCGGTTTTTTCCTGAAATCGTTTCAAGCAAAAGGTTTATATTGTTACTTTTTGTCTTCTTATCGGTCTCTTCGATCTCGCTATAGATATCAGCTATATCCTGCAATACGGCCGCAGTTGAACGATAATTTCCGTTCTTATCAAGAAGATCTACACCTTTATATCCATTAGACGCAACTTTTGTTGCATTCATAATTGTTTCACGAAGTTTTGATACTGTGGTAATTACACCATCTGTGTCTTCGTTAAGCTCAGATAGCTCTTGCTTGGCTTGGCTTGTTCCAGTCAATCTAAGAGAAATAACACGCATAGCTGCGCCTACGGACTCTGGGTCCTGAACGACCTGGTTGCCTGCCGTAATTAATCCTATACTTTCATCTATATCATTACCTGCTGTTTTAAGAGCAGATGCTGATCTTTGTAATGCTGATGCTAAACCATCGGTGGAGATGGAAAAATTATTCAAACTGTTACTTTCGAGACAAGCTCTACTGACCACACAAAATTAGTATGGCGCATAGGCATTTCTGCCTATGTCTCACGCTTTATTATAAATTGGGATTATAACGTGACGATTATACTTAAAAGCATAAAAGAACCTTTCGGCTGATCGGACTGGATCTTCATCCTATAAAATAGGAGAGTAGCGAAACCCTATTTGTTGTCCAAATAGAATATTACGGTCTCTACGGATATATGTAATTAATTATTTTATAATATTTATATATTCTTTTCTATTTAAATCTTGGTATGGGGTAATTATATTAGAATTTAGAGAAAGATTAGATTCTACAATACTATAATTAAAAGAATGATAGTTATTTAATATACCATTGCAATTTATATATTCTTGAATCAATTTTTTACATAATTCTTCGTTTTTATTTATGTCAGTTTCCCACAAATATAATATTTTTATATCATATTTATTTGTAATATATGATTTCTTTTGTTTATCTTTTATAATTGTTCTATCCTGTATTAAGTTCAAAATATACTTATTTTCATTGTATCTTATTGGATTACCATGCCAATAGTCGCCCATAACTTCTATTATTAAATTGAAATCAGTTAAATAATTATCTGCAGCATAATATTCGAATATTTTTTCTCGCTCATAGTTAATATTTAATTCATCTAATATAGAATTTATTTTTAACTGAATTTTAGAATTCCTTTTATTTGAACGAGCACTATTTTTAGCAATTCTAAGACGTATTTTTTCTTTTTGCTCTGGTGTAAACTTTTTATTAAACATGGGAGATTTTTCTTGAACATAATGTTTAGATTTGAATTCATAATAACATTGTCTGGAACAATAATTAAAATTTTCCCCAAATGAATTGACTTTATTATAATTGGATGGAATAATTGCAATGGGTTTCCCACAATTAGTGCAAAATGTATTTATTCTATTATAAAACTGACTTTCCTCGCCATGATTCAATTTGTTTGGTTTATCTTTATAATAACACTCATTAGAACAATACGAATGGCTATTTACTAAATAAACACTTGGGAAATCTTCAATTTCTTTCCCACAATATTCACAATTTGTTTTTACCAAGATTTTTCTACTATGATTTCCTAATTGCTGAACCATTTTACAAATGTCTTTTAAAGATCTGCTCTTATACATATTTTGTAAACTATTTAAATAAGGATCATCTGTTGTTAATAAAAAAGATAATGCAGTTTTTATATCTTCCTCAATCCATCCATTAATATTAGGAACAATATTTTTATGACGTTTTAACCAATCACAATAAGCACATGTCCCATTATTTCCATTCTCTTTTAAATTTCTAATTCTAATAAATCTTTTTTCTAAATTTCTTCCACATACATCACAATGAACGATATGATCTAGTGGAATACTATCATATTTTTCTTTACTTCGCATAAAACCTCTTAAATTAATTACATATCTTTCCACGGTCTTGGCTTTCCCATAAGCTATTAACCGTTATAGCTACTTACAGGGAATATAAAAATTCCCCACATGTTACCATGTGTTTAGGCACAATCATTTCACCTACCTGATTAACCTTGTCCACCAAATCTGACTCTGCTACTTCGCTATACGCTGCTTTCATGGAAATTAAAGCAGAAGTTGCATCATCAATATTATCAAACTCTGATACATTTAATAATTTATTAGCATTTACAGATGACTGTTTGGCATCCGAGAATGATTCTCCTAGCCTTTGAAAGTCTGCGGTACTATTCTGGATCTGTAGAGCAGTAGTACCAACACTCTTAGCCATATCAAAGCTTTCCTTCTGGAATTCTTTTAGTTTACTGATCGGCTCATCTGACACTTTTCTCATTTCTGTAAGAGCAGTATCAAACTCTTTAACTACTTCTAAACCTTGCTTAAATGTATTCCAAACTTGATTCATTGCTTGGAAGGATGTTAAATATTGTGCAAGGTTTACCATTTTTGTTTTCCAACCTGAGAAGAATTTACTGATTCCACTTTCAACAGGTTTTACAGATTCACCAAGATTTTTTATCTGTCCATCTAATGTGTTTAACTGAACAGACAAAGTATGAGCTTCACCAGCGCTATCCTTAAAGGTACCTTTAAGTGAAGCAATTCCGTTCTTTGATGTATAACCACTAAAATCAATATTCTGCAATCCAGTGAATTCTCGCAGATAACTCTCCAATTCACCTTTTGCATCTGTTATGCTTACAGGATCAATAATCTTACCAACACTGCCAATTAAAGCTTTTAATCCATTAACTTTCTTCTCAAATTCCTCAATAGACATTTTGCCTTTTGCAACAGAGGCTGCCCATTTAGTAATATCCTTTTCTCCTGATGCAAATAAAGTATCAATACCAGATATTCCTTGCTTTACGTTTTGAAGTTCTTTTAAATCGTCATAAGCTTTTTGAATAGAAGAATCATATTTTTGAATATTATTCAAAACATCTGTTTTTTCCTTATCAAATTTGCCTTTGGCACTTTTTTCGGCATCAGTAGTTGCTGTCTTATTTTTAATTCTTTCTTCAACCGCTTTTCTGGCACTAATTGCATCATCGAAATTTTTAGTATTCTTAATATACTTATTTATAATCTGATCTTCAGCCTCAGTGTTGAGTAAATACTTTAAATCTCCAGTTAGTGATTTATCTGTTGTTGGTCTTATATTTGCTTCCTTGTTAACAGTCGTATTGTTAGCAGTTTTTTTATTTTTATTACTTCCAGTCGCTTTCGCAGCCTTATTTAAATCTTCCTTATTGCTTTTTAAAATATTTGCAAGATTCTGTAACTCATCTTTTTTTGCTAACATAGCATCAATTTGAGTCATTAATCCGGAAGTAACTTCTGATCCTAATGTTTCTTTAAGATTCTGAGCAGAAGTAGCAATTTCACTCATACTTGATTTAATTACATCAATAGATGCCAAGTCTAATAATGTAAACTGCTTTGAATTTCCTGAAACAATACTTTCTGCACCTTTACCAATATTGGTTAATGGCTTACCAGCACCATTAGCAGATTTCTGTAATTTATCAATCTCTTTTGTGACATTCTGAATATTTTTTCCTGCATTAACCAAGCCAGAAAAAATGTCACCATTAAATTTTACGTTATTAATTTTCTGTAAGGCTTTCGCTGTTTTTTCAAGTTCATCAGCAATATTTTTTAATTGGTCAACTCCATTATCATCAACCTCTATACCAGTTTTTATACTAAAATCTTCATTGATCATATAAACTCACTTCCTTTCTTACCATCTTAGATATCCTAAAAATGTGCTCCATGTAAGTTCCTGAATTGGATCTTTTTTCTCATTAATATATTTTCTCATAAGTGTATAAGCAGAAGTTGTTTTCGGTGCATGACTTCCCCATTCCGAAAAATTAAATCCTGTTCTCCAATATGGAGTCCCAGGAGATGGATGCGCAGGTGGTTCTCCGGTAATTGCTCCACCGTGATAACCTAATATAAACATATATTCGTAGATATAATCGTTACCTACCCTATGTCCACCTAATTCATCAGAACTTAAATGTACATTAACTTCTCCAGATAATGGTTTTACATCGTACACATTTAATAAAGATTCTGTTCTTTCATAGTAATCAGGATTGAACGCCATATACCAATCTTCAACTGCAAACCTACTTGCGCTTTCAATCTCAGGTGCAACCTTGGCTGGTATTTCGGAATTTGTTTTCTTTTCTGCAGTCTCAATACTATCAGCTAATTTTCTGAATTTTCTAGCTGCTTTATTGAGATCAGAGGCGTTAATTTTTAATGAAATCATATTTCAACTCCTATTCAAACTATAAAAAGCTCCATGACATTTGACAGCCATGGAGCCTAATTAAATGTTTATATTTTATTTGGAAGAAATCGCTTTAACAAAATTTACAATATCTTCTTTACTCATATCTTTCATTGCCTCTACAAATACTGGGGCGAGAGTAGTGCCGACTTCTTTTAGAACATCATTTATTCTTGTAACCTGACTCTGAATAAATGCCTTCGTACCATAATTATTTGTCATAAAATCCTGAGCGGTCATTTCCTCAATGGCAGTAAACTCAGCTACGTCTTCACCAATTGCTTTAATAAGCTCTACGGCAAGTCCCTTCATATTCAGAGAGTCATAATCTTCAGTCATAGTCTTATTGTCCATATGTACATACGTATAATTATTAATAATCGTGTATACATGTAGTACATGTCTAGCTGGAGAACTAACATTAATAATGTCTTTTTTCTCTATATCTTTCCAGTAAGCGTTTTCGATAATTTTCTCTGCAAGAGTCATTTTGGTATTGATTGGCATATACTCAATTTTCACCATGGATTTGATATAATCCTGTTTCTCCTGATCTGATTCTTTCTTAATATATGTATTAATAAATTCCTGTACGGTAATATCTTTCATATTCAACACCTATATTCAAACCTTTCTTTGTCCTTTAATCATAAACAGTAACTTTCCAATAGTTTCCATCGGATGTCCAAATTTCTATACAATCACCATAAGGGTTATATTTAATTCTACATACTTGCGGTGATTCACATATTTTCCAATAAACATCCGATGGAATTTTAAATTTACTTTTTGTTAATAGTTCGTTGATCTCATAAGAGTACATAATAATTTTCCAATATTTAATTTTTTATTTCAGAGTATTTTTCACATACACAATTTTTGATCTCCGGCTGAATTCTTCCTTCAATAGCCTTTCTTAGTAAACTACAATTTCTTGCGTAGCGCTTACATGTCTTACATTTATCTTCGAATTTTATCTTCTCATTATCACTATCAAATATTCCAATATATTTAGCAGGATAAATAGTAAGTTCAATTCTTGGATTATTTTTGTCGTAGTAAATTCTCTGAGGGCGGAAGAGTGCTACATTATCATCCTTCCATATTAACTGTGTTTCTGTGATTGTATCATCTAAGCATTTTTCATAGTTTGCGCAATCTTTATCAATTCTGTCAAAATAAAAAACAGCATCTATAAAAAAATGCTGTGTGTCATTTACCTCTCTGGTCCAATTCTGTTTTTTAACTTCATCCTCGATTATTTTCTTGAATGCTTTTTTATAATCCTTAGCTTCCTTAGTTTCATATACCATTGAAAGTGGTCTACCATTTTTCATTATGGTACGTACAGAAGTATAATGGTTAACTGATGGTGGCATAGGAGAGGTTAGGTATAATTTTTCTATCATCTATATTATTTAATTTGTCCAATAAACTGTTTTACTTTATCAAAACCAACCATAGCACCAACTCCACTTAAAATTCCAAGCAACATTGCACAAATAATATTGTTTGCATCAAAAGCAATGTTATACAACTGATAATATACTAATGTACCTACCGTTCCAATAATAATTGCGACAATAAAAGCAAGTAAATTGGAGGCATATTTCTTATTGGCTTCATCAAGTAATTTTTTAATTGCTTCAACTACAAGTCCTGTTGCAATACTATAAATTGCAAACAACATAATAAAAGTATTAGTATTCATTTTGTTCACCTCTTATCCGGCTGCCTTATTTTCTTCTTCATTGATTAATTGATTATCTGTCTGATATTGCAACTGAGCCATACGAGTTTCGTATACATAACCTGAGTCCGCGAGATTTTCTGCTTTAGCTTTATTATAATAAGAAATTACTGTTGGAATCAGTGCCGCTGGAATACCAATCAGTACATACATATAACTTGTATCACCTGTCACAACAACCATATGTTCTGAAAACCATAATATTTGCAGGCAAATCAGAAATACTACAAAAACAATCAATTTACTTGTATTAGGTTTCTTTAACTTAGGAAATCTACGTTTAGCTTCTCTAAGTTCTTTTTTCATTTCATATTGACGCTTTTTCTGTTGAATCTGCGCCAATTTTTTTTCGAATTCTTTTTCAGTTAAATATTTCATACTATCACCTATAATTCGTGATTTTTCCATTTTTCTCTAAGTCTTTTATGATCATTAATAAGAAATGCAAATACAAACCGTCCAGGATTTCTTCTTGAATCCAAAATAGCCTGAAGTTCTGCATTGCCTCTAAAAATGTAAGCATTGCTTTGGAGGGCATTTTCAAAGAATACACACTTCTCAGGATCATAAAACTTATTCATTACTTCGTTGTATTCTCTCATAGTTATTTTCCTTTTAATCATATAGAAAGCGAAAAAATGAGGTAAGAACAGTGATAAAATGCGAACAATGCGCATAGGTCTTTCTTACCTCCTTCAATTCACTGTTCAAAATTATTTGTTAGTAGTTTTATCAACTACTGGTTTTACTGTTGAAACTGGTTTAATCTTTACCATCTGTTTCTTTTTCTCGTCAGCCTTATCAAAAACTTTATCATTTTTAAGAACTGGCTCGATATTTTTAATTCCATCCACAACATTATCATAGTCAGTAATTTTATCATGAACTGTCTTTAATCCTTCATCAGAAGTCTGCATGATTTTATTAATATTTCCCTGAACTGATGGATTGAATGGAATATTATCAATATCCATTATAAGAAGCTTTTCTCTAGCTTCTTTCTGAGTAATTCTTTTCCCAAGCCAATCGCTGATAATATGATAAACATCTTGGCATTCTGATCTGTCAAAAAGTGTCCTCCATCTTGGCTGACGCTCGTATTCCCAACAATATGGACAATATTCATACACAGTTTCACACATCAAGCATTTTCTTTTTTTAGACATGGTATCATCCTTTCTTTTGATAAACTCCATGAACTATTTAGTCCATGGAGTTAAGAAAATATCAGTCTTCGTCTTCCTGAACGTCATCCTTTGGGAATACCATGTAAAACAGACGTTTCTTTCTATTACAGTAATCAGACTGAGCGTCACCCTTGTAATCGAATGTAGAATCATTCTTCATTGCAATTGTTGTCTCAGGAGACGGCTGGAAACTTGGGAAAACAATATATCCAAGACGAAGCACATCTTTTTCGCATGGATCATAATATAATCCAACGATGGTAAGACGCACTGTTTTCGGGAACTTATTTGCATGATTCTCAATAATGACAGTATCTTTACACTTATACTCGTATTTAACAAGCAGCTGTACGATTTCAGTATTACTCTTTACTCCTGTTGGGAAAGTGATTTTTTTTGTCTCAAGCTTAAATTTTGTACTTTCATCGGCTTCTGCATCAGACAGAGTAAATGATTTTCCTGTGCCACCATCTTTATAAATTGGTGTTACACTAACAGAACCAGTAACAGGTTCGTCCGGAAGATCAAAATCTACCTTACTTGGGTCTACTAGAATCATCTTTGGAGCTTCTGTTTCACCGGCTGTATCAACCATAATCTTTTTAGAGCCAGTTGTACCAGCATATGCACCAAGTACAAGATGAGTATTTGTCAGAGTTACAGCTGCAGCTTTAGCTGTATAAGATCTCTTAATAATGGCACCATCTTTATCTACAGAGTCTTTTGTATCTGCAGAGATATCAATAGAAACATCGCTAATGTCCGGAAGTCTGTAATAAACTTCACCAGTGTCTTTACTATCAGCGACAGCATGAAGGGCTGAGTCCCAAATTACACCATCAAGATTAAACATGTGTGTATCCTCCTTTAAAAATTTGTATAAAAAAAACAGACCTAAGTTTGGTCTGTACTACGTAACCAGTTAAATGATTCTTGCTTAATATTTTTTGTATCCATAAATCCACTGTAAGCTCCTTGCGTAAGAGCAATAGTAGAAGTATAGATTTGTGAACGCTTAACAGCATCCATAAATTCATATATTCCGCATTCTCTTAACTGATCTTTGCTATATTTAAAGCCAGGGTAAACAAGCATTGCAGATATTAGGTTTACTAACTGTGATTCATACGGCTTATTTGCCTGAGCTTTCATTTTATTTCGGTCTCTTTCAATGACCAATTTTTTTGCAGTTGATCCTTTTATAATCTTTGTCCCACTGTAAGTCATACCATTAATACGTCTTACATATGAAACCATGTGGTGATAAATAAATGAGTCAATTGCAAAATCAAGTTCTTTGTTATAAAGAATTGTTTCACCTGTTTCAGCTTTCTGACTTCGCTGAAACTTACTAAAATCTAAATCTCCAAATAAAATCCCTGTTTTCTCCGGTGTTAACCCTGTTACAAAAATAGAGAAAAAATCAAATTCACTTATCTTATTCCAGTCTTGTCCATTATCCCAAAGCATTACTTTAAAATCAGATGGAGTACCGCATAACAGTCCAATCATCTGATAATATTCTTGTTCACCAAATTCAATGATTTCTTGCATAGTCGGTTGCGAAATGGTTATGTAGTTATTTAACTTATATGGTTCTCTAAATAAGAGTTTACATTCATCGTATTTAAAAACGGATTCGTCAAATTCTAATCTGTTCATGGCTGTTTATTAATAACCTGCCGTTTTCCATTTCGAGTACCTGTAATATTATTTGTTGTTTCCTGCTCAATAACGATAGTTCTAATAATGTAATTTGAATCTGTAAAAGATTCTTTGTCGCCTACAATATTACAATGTGAACCAAAAATATTAGACCAATTAAACCTTTCGCGAATAATCGAGCTAATAAGATCATGTCGTGCAATTCCTGTAAGTTGATCAATTGCATCACGTACATCTATCATTACTAGGAAAGTAACATTCATATAGCACATAATTTGGTTATTTTTTGGAATGTCTGTAAATTCTGTTTTAAAGCAAAGATGATGTCGAACTTTATCCTGTGTATTTGGTAAAAAGAAATATGGGTGAATATTCCCCTCCTCTCCATAATACATAGTCCAGTCACCATCATAATTGATAGTTCCATCAGGATTAAAAAGTTCAGTATCTTCTAGGTCTAAATTGTGAAATGCATACAAGAGTTCTGGAGATTTTAGCAAGGCTTTTTTAACCTTTTCTTTTAGATAAATGTTATTATCATCAGGAACGCTCGTTAACGCTGTAAGCTTTGCAAGAAGTTCCTGCTTTGTTTGAAGCTTTTCCATTTATGAGCCTCCCTTATAATACTGATGAAATTTGAAGTTGAATCTCTCCAACAATATTTCTTCCATCTTTATTTATAGAGCATTTGACTACAAGAATTTTTGTTAAATACTCTTTATTATCTGATATTTTAATTTTAATTTTATTGCTTTCTTTTTGTTCTAACCAAGTGATTAAATCAAAGTTGTCAGTAACTTCAATTTCATCTGGTTTCTCATGCCTATTATTTTTTATATAACAGGTCCAGCTGCTTTTTGCTAAATATGGAATAAATTCATCTGTAATTTCATTCCCAGAGGTATTAAAAAATTTTGCTGTAATGAGTTTGTAGCTGCCACCAATTTTAATCTTGTTTGCATTACACAATAAATCACAATGAATTTCATCCATTACTTTTTCTGTATCTGTATGATATGGAGTATCTGTTGGAACTTCATTATCATATAAATCTGCATACATAGCAAAAATATCGCCTTGAGCAACTTCAACATCATCTCTACCATCTGTATATGGATCAAACTTATCCTGTGCGAAAGTAAGTCTCTTCAATCCAAATAAAGGAGCAGTTTCAACCTTACTTACCTGGAATACATTTGGTTTTTCTACAGGTGCAGAAATGATTATACGCATATTTTTATTGTCTTCTTCTACATAATAGATATCTTCAGTAATTGGATTTAACGGAACGATTGCCTTAAATTGGCTCTCAGTGGAAGTGGAGTAATACCTTATGTTACTTTTACAGTTCGTTAAGCTGCAAAAGAGCACGAGTGCTTTTCTCATATTCTCATATGAAGTGCTGACTATATCTTCACCATGCCTCACGGTTTAGGCGTTCTCCATTTCGGACACTTGTCCTACATAATAGTCGATGAACCTTACTCTGTTCGAGTCTTGGCTGCTGATTTTCTAATATTTGTAATTTTTAACATTCACGATTAGCTATATTTCATGCTTGCGTTGTAGTTTACAAATCTATAAAGAGTTTCCAGCAATTAGAAGAAATTCACTGCACAGTTTCCAAATGCAGTGGACAATTACTTATCAGTCCATACAAACGTGTTACTTATTTGATTCGTTAATTCAAATAAGACCTTTCGGTTTTCTCTTTCTTTCAAAAGAAGTTCAGACTATATCTTCATCCTTTCGGATGTCCTCCACAGTACCTACTTAGGTAGCTTAGTCGTTGAACCTTACTCTGTTCGAGTCTTGGCTGCTGATTTTCCATTTAAAAAAAGAACAGGGGATTTAACCTCGTTCTCATACAATTAATTTTTTCTGCTTTCGCCACATTCACGATTAGTTATATTTCATACTTTCGTTGTAGTTTAATTGTCTTTAGGAATTTCCAGCAATTCAAAGGATAGTTTCCCCTTATTTCTAAAGGGAAGGACCATGATATCAGATCCGCTGTTATAAGATGATTGTGTTCTAGTCACTCCCCAGATTTTCCGTTTATACCGTTTACCGTTTTTCTTTACAATAAAATGAAACCAATAATCACATGGTAGGATATTATATTTGACAAATTGATTGCCTATTTCTTTTGTACAGATAAGCCATCTATGATAAATACCTTGATCATCTGCTATATCACAGTACAATCCTGCAAAATCGTCCGATCCGTATTTTTGTCTGTAGTCTGTTTCAAAATAATAGAGTTCATCAGTTGGTTCGAATTGTGTCTTCTGACTTGGTTTAAATTGTAGATAATACTCAATTTGATCTTTATCCAATGAGCTATAAGACTTGACAATAAATTTTGCATCAATGCGAGTTTTAGTTGTATGTGGTCCATATGTAATATTTCTATTCAAAGTAGGAGAGTCATCGTGATAATAATCGTAAACATAACAAACTCTTGACTGAATATCATTATCCCATGTTGTTTCCATAGCATCATCAGATTGTTTTTTTATCTGTTGTCCAATCGTTCCAATACTTGCATATAATCGTTGCATTTCTCTAAAGGTAGGCATAATCAGTCCTCCTTTAATTTCAACACTGCAACACCTGCATCTAAAATAAGTTTTCTATAATCCTCAAATTTAGAATCCGGTTTATTGTATGTAACTCTGGCAGCCTCTAATAATTCAATAATTGGTACCAACTCAACAGGATAGAAGAGTAGGCTATTCAACCCATCTAAATCATACTGAATATTCTGGAATATTTCATTTACATTCTTACCTGGGTATTTACTTGAAGTATTTGGATCTGCGCATTGTAATAAGAAAAAAATAGACCCTCGTAAGGACCTTTTAATTTCTGACATTTGCATATCACTAAATTTTCCGTAACGGTGTTTTGTCATGACGTTTCACCTCCGGAAATGTAGCTATTATTTTCATAACCATAGTCACGAATAAACTTTCGAAGTTTTCTCTCCAAAGAATCAATTCGCTCTATATTCGATTTATAATTATTCTGAATATTTTTTTCTTCTTTTCCACCAATTACTCGTGCCATATTAACTGCGTTATCAATTTGTGGTTTCATCCATGCTATTACCATATATTGTGAAAAAATACCAATCACAAAATCATCATCAGTGTCTGTACTAATAGAATTGGTCAGAGAATATGTTAATTCTAATACCTGATCATCTAATTTAAGTTGACTGAATTTCTTCCTAATATATGGCGTACTTGCAGCGTCATGCAACCATGATCGCATACGCTCATAAGCAAAATCTTGTGGTAGTTTATAGAAACTTGGATCATCCATTAAATTATAAAATCGACTAAATATTTTATCGTAGGTCATATAGTACCTCCGATCCGAAACATCAATACTTTAAATCAAAGCGTGTACCACAGACTTCATCAATGATTTTTGCTTTGCTTAAGTCATCAAATGTTCCATTTTCAATTTGTGTTGCATATTTTTCAATGATAATTTTCTGTACAACTGCAGGGACCTGAGTAAATGCAACTTTAAAGTCTGAAGCCCTAAGATTCATTAGTTTCTGAATATCATTTTCATCAAACATATTTGCATATACATTCTTAACATCAATCCAATGTTCATCATTGAGAAGATTGTCATCTTCAATAATAATATCTGGATTAAAAATAGATGGATATCCTTCAAGCATTGCTGCTTTTAAGTCCTGATATTCTACATTTCGTCTATCACCAGATCCAACAAATTTGTATGTCATCCCACTATGAATGCCATAAAAATGTACTACGCCTGGAAAGATAGAGTGACATGGAATCATTTCATCCGGACGATAATCCGCATCAGTTTTCACATTTTTTTTCTGTTCTTCCTCTTCTTTAATGTTTTCCATTTCAAGATTAAGAAAATCAACCTGATCTTCGGTAAGAACAGATGTTGCTACATACTTTTTATCATCATTATTCTCATTCATTAAATCCACCAGGACCTTGCTTTTTACTTCAAGTTCTCTGGCCAACTCGTAAATTTTCATAATAATTATTTCCTTTCAATCAAAACAGGTAGTAACATAAACTGCTACTACCTGTTCATTAATTTATTTATTAGGCTTCAAATTTCCATACACCGAATCTACGGTTTACGATTGTCTCAACACCGAAAGTTGTCTGGAATTCATAATCCATAGTATCATCCGCATTCTGTCCTAATGTGGTACGCTCAACAATCTGATCTGCACCCTCATAATACAGTTTTACGAACTGATCAATATTATCTGGCATAATGAATACAAAATCATCAGCTTCAAGGTTCTTGGTTTCGTCATTGAAAGCAAATGCCTGTGGAAGCTCAACAACTGGAGTTCCTTCAAATGTACCAAGACGACCTGTGTTATAAACATCAGATTTTGCTTCATTTGGCATCCATGTAACATCTGCGAACCCTGTAAGTTCACCAAGAGCTACATCTGTACCCATAATCATTGCACCTGAGCCGTTTGCACGTTTAACATCAGCGATAAGAGTCTTGAATGCTTTCTTTGTTGCAGAAGATGGGAGACCCTTCTGATTCCATTTTGTCTGTACAGGAAGTTTCTTAATTGCGCCAATAACCTGATCGTGAATCAGAGTATTAACATACAGAGTATAAGAGCGAGAGATTGCATCGATTAGTTCATTCCAATCCTCAACACCCTGTAAAAATCGACTTAACTCGAGGTATACTTTGCATCCAAATCTGGATGTTTTCACGCTAAATTCACTTCCGCGATTAAGTCTGTTCCTCTCGACATTGTGGTGACCATCAGCAATTTTAGAGATGTTCAGAATAAGATCATTAGATTTAACATAGAACAGGTTTCTATCACCAAGAGCAAGAATCTTAGTCTCTACATATTTCTTAAACCAAGGATCATTTGCCCAACCGGTAATAAGAGTCTGATCAATTGTCTCCTGGATAATTTCAAAATATGCCCATCTTACATTTGGATTCTGAAGAGCACGTCTAATCTGAATGTCATTTGGTTTTTCTGTAAAACCGGCAATATCATAGAATTTCTGCAGAATTACAGAGTTTCCTTCTGCCTGGGTCTGTCCCTGGAGTTTATTTCTATATGTATCTAAACAAATTTTAGAAAATGTACGTACATCATGTACGTCTTTGAAATTCTCACGAATTCCCATACTATATTCATTAAAAAACATTTTAACCATTATAGTTTGTCCTCCTTTCCATTACGCTAAAGCTTCATTTTTCTTAACGAAGACATCAAAAGTTCCATTTGGATTAACCTGAATAATCTGTCCAACAAAACCATTAGTTGCACTTGGATCAGATTCTTTGGTTGTAAGTTTGAAGGAATCAGCTTTTACGCAAACGTAAGCACCTTTCTTAGGATCTGCGTCCTCTGCAAAAGCGTCCTTATTCAGAGAAAATCTATCTGTCGGATAAACCTCATAAACTCTCATTCTCTCGCCTGCAGCGTTATAGAAGTTTCCTTCGTCTTCCTGCATAAGTCTTGTATACTCCTGATAGATTTTTACAGGTGTAAGAACAAGTGCAATTTTGTCAGTGATAGCAGGTTTCACTGCCTCAAAATAATCATTTTCTTTCCATTTTTCTGGTGTCGGATACTGAACAACACTACCGTTATCAACATCTTCATCAGAAACCATATTATAAAAATGTCCACCACACTCAGTCGCAAGCATGAGTGTACTTTCAGCGACACCGTGACCGCCATAGGAAAATTTGTCAAAAATACTAGCCATAGTATGTAATTCCTCCTTTTAATATATTTTTTAAGCAAAAATAAAGAGCCTTATGGCTCAAATTTTAATTTACATATTCCCATTTATAACCAAATGCCGAAGGGACAATGTTATTACAGCATTTAGTTATTTCTTTATTTAAATTATCAGGTGTATTTTTAAAATATTGTCGTATTTTTGTAAAGCTAGAAAAAACCTTTATTAAATCTCCAGAATTAATATCATACATTCCATATTTTAAATATTTTCTTGAAGTTATATGATATTTTTTCTTCATTTCTTCTGTTATTTGTTCTGTAGAATAGAAATATCCAAATAACTCATATTTTTTTCGTACCGCTGTCCAGAATTGAGAATTAGTTAAATTATTTTTTTTAATGGACTCTATAGAGCTATTGTATTTCTCAACTATATTAAAATCTAAATCATACTTATAAGTAATTTTAGAATTTTTATAATTTACAGAAAATTTATTATATGGCTCCCCATAATATCTAAAAACGTAATTATTTACAGTTTTCAATTTACCACTACAACAACCCGATATATGACATGACTGAGCATTAATTTCATTCGCTGCATCCATTATAGAAGTGTAAGTTTTTATAAATTTTCCGTCTATGCTATATTGATCTACTTTAATTTTTTGATAAGTGCTTTTATAGCTACCACCAGGTTCTATATTATATCCAGTGTTGTTTTCCGCTAAAGAATTGTATTCTTTGATATAGTTAATTTCTAATAAATTCAATTCTTTATGTAAATCTGATTCATTGTCACATATATACCTATCAATTTCATTAATATAAAATTTATCTAATCCATATTTTCTTATTGCCCTATATAATGGATATTCATAGCCGTCACAATTAGCATTAAATGCATTACTTTTATGATTTCGCCATCTAATCTCAATAGAGTTGATAGTTTGACCAATATAAACTTTATCATTTACAGAATTACTAATACAATAAATATATCCAATATATTTTTCTACACCATTTTCTTTTATAATCATAATTTCGTTCCTTCCAATTAAAAAAGAGCCAGTAGACTCTTTTATTCTTCATTCACATTCTTTTTTGGGATTATTTATAAAATGTGGATTCTTCCTATTCTTAACATACTTGTGTTCCGTTTTAGGACGCTTGTTAAGATAATCAATCAACTCATCTGTATATAAGAACATCCAAAATTCTCTATTGGTAGATGGATTGACTGATCGTGCAATATATCTTTGATGTGCATTCTCCATAAGCTCCTTTCTAAGAGTAGGAGAGTAGCAATAAAATACATCACTCATAAATAAATACCTCGTTCAACTATAAAATTTTTTCTATATTCAGTTGTTATAATTTACTTCTAAATTATTTTTTTAGAGATTTGAAATAATCTCCATAAGGTGAATTTTCATTATCAGCTTCTGGTTTTTCAGAACCAACACCAAATGTCATTCCACCATTAAATTTCTTTTTGGATTTTGTTTCAGAAGTGTGTGCAGAAAAAGTTCCTGCATTAGATGTAATAAAGTCAGCAAAAATAACTTTTGCCTCTTTTTCAAGATCAACAAGACTGTACTGATCCATATTTTCAACAAGAGTTTTAAACTCGTCAGTATCTCTCAGATTGTTGTATTTCTCAGCATTAAGAATTTCTTCTCTCTGTGTATGAAGTTTTGCAAATTCAGCATTTTCTTTGTATTCAACAAGAGATGCATAATTAGTTCTCATCGCTTCAACTTCATCCAATTCCTCTTTGGTAAGATATGTAGCATATACCTCTACACGATCACCGGTAAGAGAGAAGTTATCTCCATCCTGAGAATATGTCTGCTTGTAAGCAATGCCTGTCCAGTAGTCAGACATGATCAAATAATTCTCATAAACCTTTACAGAATACCAGCAGTTATCTGATTCACCATACTGAATATTTACAAGGTCAGATAATGCCCAAATCTTTTCATCAAGGGCAATTTCAAAGTTTGCAGATTTTTCATCAACGGTAATAGAATATTTCTTTTTCTTTTTACCATCTGTTCCACAAGCCTCTTCCTCAACAGGATTTTCTTCAGAATCATCAGATGTTGCGACTGGCTCATCTTCGGATACAGGATCTTCTTCCTGAGTTTCACCAGTTCCCTCTTCATTTCCTGGCTCTTCTACAGGATCTGTTTCACCATTGCCTTCGTCTGCATTTTCATCAGAAGTAGGTTCTGGATCAGAGTTACCATCAGTTGTGCTTGCATCACCGGCTCCATCATCAGAAGCTGCGCCACCGTCATCATCAAATGTTTCTGCAAATTTTTGTTCCAGCTCTTCATCAGATAATCCATCATAATCAAAGGCAATATCCTCAGCTGTTACATTATATTTCTTAAGTAATTCTTCAAATTTCACCAGATTTTTTCCTCCTTTCTGATTAATTTGTGTATTATTATTGAAACAAACTTTTTCTAACTTGGATTCAATATTAGAAAGTCTAGTCTGTAAATCAATCAATTGTGTACTGTAGTTTGTAAAAAGGCTATTATTTTCTGCGCTAAAATCAGAAATTTTAATATTAGATCCAAGCATTCCTGGTTCAACGTCCTTATTTTCAGGTGTCTTCCCGAGAATGGTGACTCCACTAAAATAGAAATCTTTAATATCAAGATATTTTTCTTTTGCGTTATATTCGAGATCTCGAATTGAAATTTCTACTGACACAGCTGATTCCTCTTCTCTACGGAGAATTTCAGCTGCTTTAGAATATTCTTCAAAAATATATCCATCTACTTCACAATAAGTTTTCTTTTTTTCTTTATCATAGACCAATTTAGCATTACATGATTCTGGAACGATTCCAACTGGGAACTCGTCATGGATAACTTCATCACCTTCTTCATGTATATTATGTGCATAAAACTGATATTGTTCATCTCCATTTTCATCTGGAACTTTATGAATGTAACCAAGAATTGGTCTGTTCTTAAAAGATGGTAGTGCAGCTGTCATAACATCTTTTTCAATATTTGAATTGTTTCTGTTTTTTAACGTGTGACAAGCTTGCAAATGAACAGGCATTAATCCATCAATATCACTTGTATCTTCAAAATTAATACTTCCATGTACCTGTACAACTATTGGTTCACCTTTGTCTTTATAAGAAAAATGAACTGATTTATCATCAAAATTTTTTGAATAAAACTCATATAAATCTTCTATATAAAGTAATCTTTTATACATTTACTGTATTTACCTCCTTTCTGAAAATTTCTATATAATAGCCCTTAGAAAAGAGGACTAAACACACATAATATTTGTGAATTTTACCTTAGACACATCAATGTTATTTTCGGCAAAATTCATCTTATTATTATTTACAAACATATAAAAATGAGCAGGTGTCTGGACCTCTATATAACCTAGAGTAATCAACTGCTCACGAACTTCTTTATCATATGTAAAAATAAATTTTTTATCTTTCATTATTTATCACTCATTTCCACGTTCTTTGGATTTACTGCCAGAATCGGTTAGATCATCAGAATCTTTACTTGGGGCACCGCCTTTAATAGGGTCTGTGTTTGAAGTTGGTTGACTGCCTGATTGAGTATAACTTGTGCTTAATGGATTAGACATAAGATCAATAAGTCCCAAATCTCTTTCAAGTTTAAGAAGTGAAATTTGTTCTAATGGTGTATTTCCATCTAATATTCCAATTGACATTCGAGAAAATCCATTTTGGGCTGATTCAACTAATTCTTTACGTTTTGACTTTTTGGTGTATGGGCTAACTCCATCTATATATTTAAAATATCCATGTCCAGTTCCTATAGTGTAATTAAAATATAAATTCAAATATCTTTGAACCTGTGGCAGAAGAGTGCTTTGACCATATTTCATATCTGCTATAATCTGAGCCTCATAGATTGTTGTACCAGATTTGTCTGAATTTAAAATTACTCCACCTATATGTTTAAATATATTTGCTATTGAGTTAGAAATCATATCACTGTCATCTGTATTATTTAAATCTTTAAATTCAATTGTCTCAATTGGAAGTGGAGAAATGGCAGCATTAACACATTCTGGAAGATTTGCTTCTAGCTTATTGTAATATTTTAAAGCTGTTTCTGGATCAACCTCAAAATCGTCTGGCTCATCTGCTCCTGCAAGAGGCTTTAGTCTTGCAACTAATAATTTATAAGCACTAAGCTGATCTTTTACTGACTGAATTCCAAGTAAATCAACGGCATTTATCAAAATCTCAAATAGCGATGAAAAACTCGGATAATCCATAGTCGGATCATCACTATTTACCTTAAAGCACACCTGTCTTTCAGGTTCAAGTTCCTGCCATCTTAGTGTAGAATCTTTCTGATATGCTTCATATTTAGACTTAAATTCAGAATCCCAATACTCAAGATATGTTTCATGCGATCTGAAATAAGAAAAGTCAAATGCGAATCTGAATACTCCGGTTTCAACAGACGATACTCTACAATAATCTCCATCAAGAATCTGATAGAAACAAGTTCCACCTTCCTGGTCAGAGTCATCATAAACATATGCGTACACAGAATCTTCACGCCAAGCTACAAGAAGTAGTTTTACAAGTTCACTGGCAAAATCCATACGTTGCCAACGAATCATAGTTTCATACCAAGCGTTGGTGCGATCCTCTGGAGTCATTTCCTGCGTAGGATCATCCAATGGGATAATATTGAACGCATCTCCGCAAATCATAGTCGCATAGTGTAAACAAATACGTCTATACTCGTAACAAAGTCTGTATAAATACCGGCTTAAGTTACGAAGCTGAGACTCATATGATTTTGGAGATTTCATATAAGTACGAAGTGTCTCCCTAGAATAAGTCTGAAAAGTACGTGACTCAGTTTTTGACAAATCAGTAAGCTGCAGGGCATCTATCATAGCTTTTGTGGTTTTTGCCATTTCAAGCACACGTTCATGCTTTGTAAGCGTTGTTGACATTTCAGCTACAGTTTTCTTCCCCTTTGGCGTATCAATAGTTGGAATAGTTGCTGATTTGTTTAATAGTAATTTATCAACTTTGTCCAGTTTCTTTGTTGAATTTGATTTAGTTGTTTTAGGAGCTGCCTTTGGCTTCGAAGTAGAAATTGAGGCAGCTGTATTAACGGTTTTATTTAAAATAGGTGTACCGTCCTGCACCTTTGGTTTATTTTTACTACCTTTGGGTCTACCCATTGGTACACCTGCCTTTCTATTTATTTTTTTTTGATTTGGATTGGTTGGAATTTATTTTAAGAAGTAAGAAGTGGGAGAGTAGTGGGTGTTGGTTGATGGGATAGTATTAGATTTATTATTAATCGAAATAAGAGTGACGTTTCGCTGTACGTATTGGTAAAATGTCAGCGAGGTTTGAAGTGGACTTTTTCTTTTTACCTGTAATATTTGTACGTCTCATGCAAGATAATTCATATCCAAGTAGAGCACAGCAGTATGCTTTATCGTCATTTAGTTTACCAATTTTATCTGGCGCTAAATCAAACCTATCTTTACCTGTACTTTGCTTAAAACGATAAATATTAACAAGCTCATTTTTCATTAAATCAATTTGTTTTAATGCAATTTCTTCATCAAAATCTAGCTGTTTAATTTTATTTTCTACGGTTATTCCTTTCTTGCGAAGTTCTTTTTCTTCTTTTTCAGATGGATATGTATATCTTTGAACCATTTTTCCATCAGGTTTTTTTTCATAAATAAGATTTAAGTATCCCTTGTTCATGTATTCTTCAGTAAATTCAATCAAATTTTGCTGAATCATTTTAATCAATGCTTCAAATAAGTCTGATTTGTATTTAGCAGGAGAAATAAGATGTAAGATTCCATCAATAGCATTTGGAAATTTTGATTTCATTTTTTCTTCCGGTCTAAATTCGGAATCAATTATTCCTCTATGTATTACTCCATTGCTGTCTTCCCAGTCTTCACATAAAAAGTCAGTGATTGGAACACCAGCTCCTCCAGATCCTGCATCAACTAAAATTGCTAAGATATTTTCATAATCTGCAACACCCTCACCATTATAGTCAAGAATTATTTGTTTCAATGCTTTTACCTGATTTGGTGTATTCATTGGTGTTTTACTTTTAGTAAGCATATCAACCAGAGATATTACATTTACAATACGAGCTTTCCATCCTATAAATTCATCATAAATAACTTCTGCAACAAGAACAACAGACCTATCATACAACCTCGCAGGATCATAAAGTATGAGATATTTTGAACGATTATCTTTATTTTTTAAATCTGGAACACGAGGTACAGAATTTCGAATAATATCTGCTCGTTTAATAATCTGCCCATCGCCGCCCTCACTTGTAAAAATATTCGCGTACTCTCGCAAACCAGCTTCTTTATCCTCACGCATTCGTGCGTCTACAACTTCTTGCGTTAGTAGCGGTTTTGGCATTAAAATACCACCTTTTGTTGCTTTTATAACAGTATCTGCGTTGATATCTGCACAAAAATAACGCTTATCACCTGCATCCATACGCAAACTACATTCACGATATTTTCTAAAAAGATACTGATCTGTTCGACCAGCAGAAGAAGCATAAATAAGTTGATTTGGAAACATTGGCGGTTCAATTAGTGCATCAGTTGCATCATAATCAACACCATCTCCAAATTCAGAGTTCTGCGTACAGAATGGTTCTGAAGTTTCAAAAAGTTCATCTGGAGAATTCATACACTCATCATAAAAATTACAATTAGATCGTTTCGATCTATTGTTGTCATACGCGCCATTAAGAGTATAACAAGCTGAATTATTATAAAGATGAAATTGATAGCTAGATGGATTGTGAGTAAACCCATTACTATTTGCCTGATTTTTTACAACTTCTCCTTGAAATACATCTGTTAATGTTTTAAATGACGGTATTGCGTTAAAAGTTAATTTCTCAATTTTAGAAAATAACTCTATACTCTGAGAACCTACTCCACAAAGTATATAAGCGGAAAAATTATCAACAAGTAGTGTACGAGTCATTAGATAAATTGCTCCAAGAATTGACTTCCCAGAGTTTCGTCCCATACACCACACAATAAACTGCGCATTCCATGTATTCATAAATACATATTTTTGATAATCCATTAATGAAATACCAAATATTTGCTCTGCAAAAAGAACTGGATTTCGTCTTCCCCACTGAATAAATTCTGCAGTTCTTTTTTGTTCTTCAAGTTGTTTTTGAGTTAGTCCATAATTTAATTTTGCATCGAAAAATTCATAGTTATCTGGTAAAATAATACCACTATTAGTCGTCATCAATTATTCTATAATGCTCATCGACAAGACCTTTCTGCATTAAGAAATCTTTCAAATCCTTATTTTCCATAAGAAGCTTTCTTGCATTTTCAACCGCCTCGTCTCTTTCTTTACTTAATTTTTCGACTAACTCAACTTTTATATCCTTAATTTCTTGGGCAATATTTTCATCATACCCAATTTGCTTATGCCGAGCTGCTTCACTTATTTCTGCAACTTGACGCATACCTTCGCATGTGCCTATATCAAATGAGTTTATTTTTGCATCACGTAATCCAATTTCTGTAAGTTTTTTTATCTTTCCGGAGAGTGTATTTGCTCCTTTTGATTTATTATTGTTAAAATTAACACTTATACCATTATCTTTTGCCAGCCTTGTTGCAACGCCCATTAATTTTTGTGAACTACTTGCCATTTTATCTATTAATGCCATATTATCAGCTGCATGAGCTGAATCACTAATATATTTATCAATTTGGTCATTTAATTTTTCTGCTTGATTCAATTTTTTAACAATCTGAATTACTGCACCCATTTTCATGCCATCATTTTTTGTTTCATCATCGATAAATGAATTTAATTGTGCATATAAAACAGGCTTATCCTCTTCAATTGGATAATTTTCAAATGGATCATATCCAATCGAGTGTATAATATCTCGTCTATTCATTTTATATTGCTCAAGAATTTCACTATTCTTTTCTGAAACTAATTTATTATTATCTACTTGAACACTTTCATAAGCATTTTGTTTTATTACTTGAAAATCATCTCCATCAAAATAACTAAGTGTATTATAATTTGGCAAAGATACATTTTTTAAAAATGAATCGTATGGAGTGCTTCTTTTTTTTCCTGAAAATTCATTTTCAGATTCTTGAACACTTGAGTCCCATAATGTTTCTATATACGGTTTATTTAAATAACGAAGCGCAAGTTTCAAATTTTCTTTTGTACAATATTCATTACCATGTTCATCGGTCCTAACTGCTAATTCCCTTGCGCATTCCTTACAAGTTGGAGTTAATCCTAATTTATTAATAGGATCTGTGCTCTTATAAAACTTATATTTAGGTTTCAATTTTCCACATACACAGCATGTTGCGTAATTTGTTTTTAAATCATTTATTTCTGAATTAAGTTTATCAATTTCTGCTTGTGCATCATTTAATTTTCTTCGTGCCTGGGCAGCTGTTAATTTTGCTGGCGCAACAATTTTCTTTTCAGTAGCCGTAACAGCCACCTCCTTTTTATCATAAAATAAGAGGCTGTTTACGCAGCCTCTTTTAATTCATTAATATAATTAATTACAATGCGATTGGAACCTACCCAATCATGCATAACATTGGAGAAAACAATATCAGGTAAGAGATTTAAACTCTTGATACCACATAGAAAGTGTGGTGACTTAAACCACTTGTCGAACCGGACAAAATATTCATTTACAATAACAATAAATCTGTGATAAACTAATAGTTATATCTACATTAGTAGGTATACACATCAAAGCACCGTCAGTTTCTCCAGTTTTGAAATATAAACACGAGAGGCAGGTGAACTACATGGCATTTGTACCGACAATTTTAAAGCCTGTACACGTCAGAGCATATTGGCGCTTCCGTCTTTTTAGGTGGGAGTTTGTTCATGAACACTGGCGCAGTCTTCCTAACCGATAGGAAGAAATAAATTTGTCACCTGAGTCTGGATCGAATCTCTCTGATAAAGATTTTCTTTTCTTACTCAATTCTAGGTACCTGACGGTGTTTCTTCTAAAATTACCTCTATTAAATGCAAGCGGATAGTACGACCATCTATTTCTCTTATTACCTACTCACAATTATGTTATCCATGGTTCACAATTGTTTTCAGATCCGGACCAATCCAGATAGCTTCAATGCACTTGCCATACAAACCAAGACTTAGTGCAAGCACCATTTCAAGTAAAAACCTCTAACGGTTTTTGTTCACAATCTCAAATATGGTTTACTGCACGCAACACCCCAGTAAAAACCTCGAAGGTTTTTGTTCATTTTTTCCTGTCACCGGTATGCAAAATCTACACCATGCCTCCGGTGGAATACTATGTAGTAAATAGTAAAACTGGAATACAGGGACTTGAACCCTGGACCTCCTGAACCCAAATCAGGCGCTCTACCAAACTGAGCTATATCCCAAGATGCTGGGTATAAACCCAGCTTGGAGAAAAAATATGAAAACGAAAAATACAAAGAAAAGAGAAGATTAATAGAAAAGAACAAACGTCCTAAAAACAGAAGCAATAGGACTCGAACCTATATAAACGGATTTGAAGGCCGCCACTCTACCAATTAAGCTATACTCCTAAGAAAACGTGTGGAGTAAGATTCGAACTTACGGACCGCCATTTCTGACGGTCTCTCGATTAGCAATCGAGTGCAATTAGCCAAACTCTGCCATCCACACAAAATTTAGATTTTATACTGTGTCCACCATTTTATATATACCTCCATGCCTTTTTTATAAGGGTTTTATTAGGATAAAAACGTAGGCGGAAGGATTCGAACCCTCGGACCTGTTACAGCCTCTTGATTTCAAGTCAAGTGTAATAAGCCTCTCTACCACGCCTACAGAATTGACAAGCATTTCCTCTTGTCCTGTGGAGGTTTCACCACTGATCGTCCGTTTTGTATTTGCTTCGATTTGTAAAAAGTAAATTCTAGTGAGTAACACTATTCTCACTCTTTAGCTGTAAAATCAGCCATAGCATAAATACTAAGACAGCACACCGCTATTAATGGATGGAGAAGGATTTGAACCTTCGAAGGCAGAGCCGCCTGATTTACAGTCAGGAGCGTTTGACCACTTCGCTATCCATCCAAAATGCTCATAGAGAGATTCGAACTCACACTTCACAGAGCTTAAATCTGTTGTCTCTGCCAATTGGACTATATGAGCAAACCAACATTCTGATCAATTGATCAACGGAGCGGAACCGTTAGGGCAGTGTACCAGGACTCGAACCTGGAGTCTTCATTTGTATTATAATCCGTATTAAAATATGACGCTTTACCAGTTAAGCTATACCTGCCATAAGCAGGATAATACTCCTGCAATCAAATAGGTTTTAGGTCTCCATTTCGACCATTCATCACTCGGTCAATTTTTATTTTAACTTCCTGTCAGAACCGTCACAGGATGTATTTCACTAACTTTTCTTTATTTTACCGAGGTGATATAGTTAGCAATCACACCTCATCATCATTACGTGAACATTCCAGCTTTTCTCAGACGTTCTCTCGCAATATTTACTTCCTTTGAATAATTTCTTTTCGGAGATTCTGCCTGTTGTATCATTTTCTTTGCAGTCTCTCCATATACAATCATAATAGGGCTTTGCTGTCCATTGAACATTTCTTACCTCCAACATAAAGTAGAAGAGAAGATAACAGTCATAATGCTCTGTTATGCCACAGAAATTCAAAAAGTTATGTTGAGGTCACAAACTAAAATGGTTAATAATAAATGTATTACCTTATCTATTATGTACTTCTAAATAAATGCTTCATCTGATTCGTCAGATTCATCATTCAATATAATGTAATGATTTTTTGTGGTACTTACATCCACATGTCCTAATAGTTTTTGCGCTACTTCTGCAGATTTATGTTCATATACAACAAGATTAGTAGCTCTTGATTCTCTAAATAAGTGTGGATGAACACGTCTTCCAACAATCTTAGTGAATAATCCGCTACACCAATCATTAAAAGTTGATTCACTTACTTGTTGAACACCATCCTTACCTTTGGTTACAAACATATATGGACAACCATCATTTCCCCGTTCTTCAATCCATTTTTTTAACCATCCCATTGCATCCTCACCAAATTTAAGCTTACGTGGTTTCCCTACAACAGACGGACCTTTGCAACGAATAGTATGTGTTATATATTGCTTAGATATAACAGTGTGTTCAACACCATCTTCGTCCTTTATCTTAATTTCTTTTTCTTTTGGTTCATATGTAATAACTTCTTTAAGAAGCTGTCTTGCTTCAGCTCTACGGCATCCTGTACTATAAGAAAATACAAGATATGCAAGTTTTTGCCATTCTTCACGTTTTTCAAGTTCTCTACACAAATTTACATATTCATCAGGTGTAAGTGGAACTTTTTCATGAACATATCCAGTTTTTACCACTTTTATTCCAATTGTGAAATTTCTGAAGGTAGGGTACTCGTCCTCGTACATCATCATTACATAATTGCAAAATGCACTTGCACATGATTTTTTAAATTTAATTGCAGAATCAGATAATCCTCTATTTGTAAGCCAATTTAGATATTTTGCAAACTCTTTTTTTTTAATTTCAAGAAAACTTTTATTTTTTAAATGGTCTTTAACCCAAACGAAAAATATTTTAATTCCTGATTCATATACTTTTTTAGTTTTTACAGAAAGTTCAGTTTGATTATCCAGATAGTCCTGAACCATTTCTCTATTAAACTCATTTACTTCATTCCATACTTCTTCAGTTATTTCTTCTGATCTTTCGGCATTTTTACCATCCAATAATCTCACTTCCTTTCAATTATGCAGTCATAAAATCACTACATGGTCTATTAGTATTTTTAGTTATTTGTATACAAATTTTTCTTATTCCATCTATTTCGTTTCCTTTATCAATTCTCACAATAGAAAATAAAACATTATTTTTTAGTACGAATTCATCATAAAAAGGAATATTATTTTTTTTTATTCTTTCTAATTCATTTAAAATATTAAATGATCTCTGCTGATCATAATCTTTTTGATATTTATGTTGTTCTTCATCATATTCAATAATTAAACCTATATCTGGTATAAAAAAATCAATACGATAATTTAATATTTTATATTGAGGAATTATTATTTGAGATGGAAATAGATTTTTTAAAATATCATAGAATTTAAATTCAAATCTTGGATTCACACAAGAATATTTATATTTTGTATTTAATATATCTTGTGCTTTTCCGTTTAATATATAACAAGGATATATTCTTCCTCTTGCATTTTTATATGTAGATTCAATAAAACAATCTTTTAAATTGGAATTAGATTCTAATATCTTTCGAATAGTATTCAAAACATCTTTATGTTGCTTATTATATTTTATAGAAATATCTAAACTACTGATTTCTTCGTTTTTAATAATATAAACCAACCTCTTTTACAATTTTATTTCCTTACGTGAGATGACTACGGCAATAGCCATCCCGATATGAAAGAGTGCTATGATAAAAAAATCAAAACAGAGGGTTAATCACCTCGCGTAAGAAAGCAATGTTTATATTTACCACAGGACCATTACAGTCCTGTGGTTTATCAAAAATGAAATTCTATTTATCTAGCAGCATCCTTTACAGCTTTTGCCAATTTTGCCTTAACAGTTTTATGGGCATCAACATGTACGGCTCCACCAGTAAGCGGATTCCTTGCATCTCTAGCCGGTACATCCTTAACCTCAAGGCTTCCAAATCCTGGAATTCTAACATCCTCGCCAGCTTTCAGTGTTTCCATAATAACTTCCTGAAGAGCTGCTACGATATCACCAGTCTCCTTAATTGTCTTCTCTGCTTTAGCTGCTGTTGCTTTAATAAGTTCAGTCTTAGTCATAATTTTGTTACTCCTTTTTTTCTTCTAAAAATTTTTGTAATTTGATTTTTTTGTACGTGGGACCGCCACGCTCGGCATGTTATTTAATTGTCTATATTCGAATTGGTTTTTATCAGTCAATAACAATATTATTAGTTCCTTTGAGACCTTTTTCTTTATCCCAAATAAAACAAATACATTTTCTTACAGCACCGACATAACCAGATTCATGAGTCCAATTATCCTCGCCTGTGACAGATGGGAGATTGCGGATAATAAGACCACCAAGCTCTTTAATTGCCTGATCAGAATGTAGGTGTGCATTATGCCATTCAGCATATTTTGTTCTTCCCCAAGCTTCCTTAGCTTCGACCTGCATAATTTTATCCAAGCGTTTACCTTCTTTATCACCGTGCGTGAAACCAATAAGACAATTACCCCATTCGTAATATTTCCTTGGATGCATATCTACATCTACAAGTACATTCGGATCGTCATGGAAATAAGCCCAAAGTGTCATCACGACATGCCAGGAACTGGAAAAGTCATGATTGCCAGGAACATACATAAGATCTACAGGTGCATACTTACTTAGTTCTGTAATGCCATCAATAAGCATTTCTACACAGCCCTTGAACATTTCCTGATGTCTCATATTTGTGTCCTGGGCAGTACCACGAGTTGTTGTACCTTGTACATTGTCGAAATGGAGGAGATCATTGCCGATTGGCATAAGAATTTTTTCTACTTTTCTTGATTTTATATCTGTAATAGCTTCAGAAATAATTGCATTGAAACATCTTTCTGCTTCAATATAATCATAAGCACTATTAGTTACGTTACCCGAAGCATACTTTCCATAATGTAGATCCATGATTGGAATTTCATATAATATTCCACTATCAGGTTTCTGATTTAGCCAAAAATCTCTATTTGGATTATAATTTCTAACTAAGTCTTCGTAAAACTCTTCAATTTCAATCTGAGAAATTTCAGTTCTTGGCTTTACGTTGATTTTACTTGCATACAGATTTTTAACACCAGATTTTCCGCTCTGATTCCAGATGGAATTTCTTGCAGATACAAGTTCCCATTCAAGTGGATCATAACCATGTGCATTAAGTAAAAACTCAGGATTTTTTAAGTTTTCTTCATTAATTTCAATAAGTCTATCACTTGTAAAAGATCCATCTTTATTTACATCTGTCTGTTCTTTATATCTTGGAAGTGAGAGAGGTGCGATTTCCTCATTAAGATCTTCCATTTCTCTTTTTCGTTTTTTCTCAAAATATTCTTTTACGAAAACACTGCCATATACATTGCTACAAGCGTTCCGAAGAGTATTGCGAGAAAGTGGAATAGAATATTCGTCAATAATTTCAGTCCAATCTTTATCTGAATTTCCCTGTACTTTTGCAGTTATTTCGGCAAATGAAGCTTCATACTGTTCAGGTGTCATTCCATAATCGCTTATTCTTTTTTCAAAATCCATAAATGATTACCTATTCTGCATTATCTGCAGGAATTACATCTAGCTCTTCTTCAGTTTTAATCTGAGCAGTCATCTCAATATACTGGTTTTTCATGGCGTTAAGAAGATCTACAACAAATATTTCTTTTTCATCACCATTTTCATCTGTATATGTAATTGTGGAACAATCATCAGAAAGTGTTCCTTTAATAGATAATTTATCGGTTGTGTTACGCTTAAACTGTAATCCTGATTTCATTTTATTTTCTCCTTTTATTCCTTAAATAATTTCATCTAAACTTTTAATTACTTTCTCTGCAACACCATATTTAATAGCTTCACTCGCAGATAAGTACCAATCATTATCAAAATTTTCATAAAATACATCTTCTGGAATTTTTGTTCGTGATAATACAAAATTACCTAATTCCTCAATTTGACGCTGATAATTCATAATTGCAGCAACTACTTCATTATAGTTACCTGCAAATGATCCACCACCTTTATGAACAAGGAATTCCGCTGTTGGGAATGTGTATCTTTCGTGACAGGAGAGATAAATAAAACATCCACTTGATGCAGCTACACCAACATTAATTCCAATAACTTTTGTTGTACTAAGTTGAATTGTATCTACAAGACAGTTATTTACTTCCAATTCTCCACCCGGACTAAAGAAAATTACTTTAATAGGAGTGCGCTGATCGACAGGTATATTATTTTTCTTATCTTCAAAATTCCACTGCATAATCATTTTTGCATACTCTAATGTCATAGAAGTAATTTCATCATCAATCCAAATAATTCTATTCTCATAGTTTTTATAAAACTGTAGAAGTGATGGATCTGGTAACTGTAAATTTTCAGCATTCTGTGGAATAGCAATATCTAAATATGCCATTTCTAATTTCTTTTTATCCTTTTTTTCATTCATAAGCATTACCTGCTTTCATTTTAATTTTTTATCACATAAGATCTGCAAGTTCACTAAGTTTTGATCTATAATTGTTTTTCAATTTGACACATCCAAAACTTTCATTTCCTTTAAATACATCAATAAGTCTATTCATTCCGATATTCTGAATATTAGTATCTTTCTGCTCGATAATATCTCCCTCATAAATCTGTTTACACCCAGATTTACAGCGTTGAATTATTGTTTTTAAAGTATATACATCTAAGTTCTGTGATTCTGTTACAAGGCAAATACTATCTGACTCAAGCTCTATACCACGTATATTTGCAGTTGGAATAATATCTAACATTCCACGTTCAACCATATATTCTACTTGCTGCATATCACCAAATTTTGATGCAAGAATATTTCCAATAGATCCATAATAAAGAAGCTTTGTAAGATGATCACCTTTTTCAAAACCAAGTGTCTTTGCATTTTTTAATGGTTCATAAGAATAAATGATATAACATTTTTTAAATCTACCCTTTTCGATTTCTTGCATAATATAATTAAGTGGAAGAGTAGTTTTGCCTGAACCAGCTTTACCGTATAATACTGTAATGTCATTAGTGTTAATTGAATCCATTGCAAATGCTTGAATATTATCTAATGGCTTTAATGTTCCAAACATATTAGATTTAAATGGCTTGCATCTAATCGATTGGTAAGTTTCACCATCCCACTTTAATGTATCTACTTCATTTCCATTTTCATCCTTAAGCAATACATATTCGTTTATCAAAAGATTTAGTGTATTTTCATTAAGATGTTCATAAAAATAAGCCATACTTTCTTCAGATAAACTTATTTCCTGATATCCTTTATAATAATCAAAACTATTTTCAGCTGCACTTTCAACATCTAATTCAAAAATCCATTTAGCAATTGTTTTACAGGCAAGATCATTGGTAACAAAAATTGTATTTTCAATTGTAGATGCACATGCACAAATCTGATTGTCTGTGGAATTTTCAAGACCTTTTGATTCAATAATAGATAGAATAGAATTGTCTGTTATAACAACTTTATATTTGTCAGTATTTTCATCTAAGATATGTAATATTTTACGTGATTTATATTTTGTTTCTTCATCTTTATTTCTTGATACTTTAATATGCTCTAATTCTTGAAGGGTAGTAGAGCTAATGTAAAAATAACTGTCTAATACATTTTCTTGTAATGCTAAAACAGCATTTGTATCATAAAATTTTATTTTGGCTTCGATGGTAAATAACCACCTTTCTTTAATTATTTCGCCTTGTGCGATGTATTCAGTTGTCAAATATTATTTTAATTTCTCAGCTTTATCAGCGTACCAGTCGTGAATTTTTATACTATAAATTCCTGCTTCAATGTCCTCGTCACCTACTAACTCCACAGGCGTAAATTCCGGTAATTCCTACCGTACTAAATATCTATTTATGCATTCAAAATTCTCAAACCTTCGTTTAAAATATTAATAGCAGCATTAATATCTCTGTCATGATGTGTACCACATTCTGGACAAATCCAATCTCTTACGGTTAAATCCTTTGTATCACTATTCTGATATCCACATACATGACACAATTGGCTTGATGGAAAATATCTATCAACTTTAATATACTGATGATTATTCCATTTTGTCTTATATTCCAATTGTCGTGTTAATTCATACCAACTACAATCTTGAATTGATTTTGATAAATTTTTATTTTTAATCATATTACTTACTGCTAAATTCTCAGAAACAATTACTTGGTTTTCGCAAATTAGCTTATGAGAAATTTTGTGTAAATTATCAATTCTTATATTATGAATTTTTTTATATATTTTTGCTACTTTAATTCTTTGTTTGTTATAATTATTACTTCCTTTTATTTTATGTGATAGCTTGCGCTGTTCTTTTGCAAGTTTATCCGCATACTTTTTAGTTGTTTGAATATTTTCAAATTTTTCACCATCGGAAGTAATAAGTAAATCTTTAATACCTAAGTCAATACCCACTATAGATCTAGTTGAATACAACGGAGTATGTTCTGTTTCAACAAGAATTGATACATAATATTTTCCGGATGGATTTTGTGAAACATACGCTGCCTTTATTTTACCTGTAAATTGTCTATGAACTTTTGCTTTTATCCATTTTAATTTTGGAAGTTTAATTTTATTTTTTTCAAAAGAGACTTCGATATTATTGTTACAATAATCGGTTTTATATGATTTTCTGTTGTTATTCTTTTTTTTAAATTTCGGAAAACCTGTATGTTCTTTGAAAAATTTCTGATATGCTGTATCCATATTATGTACCGAATTAGTTAACGCAAATTTATCAACTTCTTTTAACCAAGGATATTTTTTCTTTAAAATCCTGTTTACATAATTATTACAATCAAATTTATTCATAAATTTATTTTGTGTTTCATATAAATTCTGTCGATAAACAAGCGTTTGATTATATACGAATCTACAACAACCAAAAGTTTTTTGAATCAGTTCTTTCTGCTGTAAGTTTGGAAGCAAATAATATTTATATGCTTTGTACATTAATAAATCCTTTATTTAATTTTATTTACTAAATCTGCATAGTAATCCTCAATATACCTTTTATTTCCACATGTTTTATAATACCCCACATGATAACCTCTGGAATTCATGTACCCACCTGAGTATGGCTTTAAGATTTTTTTGTCAATAAGGGTCTGAATACCCTCTTTTGTAATTGTTTTAATAACAATACACACCTTTCGTTCTAAATTTCCTCATAATAGAGGATAGTAATTGCAGGTATACGAATTGAACGTATTCCATAAGATCATGACTCTTATATGCTTCCTTTACAATAACCTGCGTCAATTTAAACCACAACTGGACCAGTTACGTAGCCTAGCCCAGCTGCAGTCGTAATTTGTGAATGGTCACCCAGACACTCACCTCACCCCTGTGAGCTGTTTGTACATTTTAATTCGCGAACCCATATTTATAACGCGCACTCGGCAATAGCGCGAGGGCCTACTCACACAACTCTGTGCTTTCACGTTATTCTCCCTATTACCGGTATTTGTTGGACACGCGAAAATCCCTTATTTTATATAGGTTTTTCGAATGTCAAAAACACCCTAAACGCCAAAATTTTTATATTTTATAAGCTTGAATTAAAATTGCACAGAAATTTTTCTTTATCATAACGATATAATATATTTAAGATTTTCCTTGTATATTTTAATGGATTATATTTTCTTTCATAAGACAAACCAATCTCATGACTTAATCCAAGGCTGATTTCAATAAGTCTATTTATTGTAATGATATTTCTTATTTTAATTTTTGAAATATCAGATATAATACTTTCTGTTTTTACAACCAATGAATTATAATAGTCTTCATCTGATTTACACGTATCCTTTAAAGTTTGCGTATATATATCATAATCAATTACAATTTTCATTATTTTACTAATTTGATCACGATTAGGTCTGCCTGTCATCTTGATAAAGAAGTTCTCTGTAGGAGTAGTTACCTTAGTGCTTGCTCCTTGGATTTTATCCAACCATTCCTGTAACCAGTTCATTGGACATACAAGGTCTTTATTGATTCGTCCTTTTAATTTGTTCTTGGATTCCTCAATATCTTCCTGTGGAAGCTCTTTACCATCTTTAGTCACAGCAATTTCTCTTGTATATTTCATAAATTCAGGGAAGTCACACTTTTTCATTCTTTTGTTTCCATTTTTATCAATAACTTCTTTTTTCATTGACATACATGAAAGTTTACTTATCCTATCAATCTCTTTAACACCATCAATTTCATAAAGCCTCTTACAGCTATCGATTATTACTTGCATCTGTTATGTCCCTGGCTCTTTATCCAGGGCGGCTCCGAATTTCTCCGGAGTGTCGGAACATATCTTTGCCCACATCTTATTTTGTTTGGGCACTCAGCGCTCGTGTCCATATTATTAGTTGCCATACTGCAATGATTGTTCTCTGAGCCTTCCGGTTACTTCAACTGGCTTTCACCGGCTTGGTTGCTGATTAGCATGAAAAGCTTTCCAGCAGTTCACTGAGTATTTTTTGAACGGAGTTTCCTCCGAACCGGCCCATTTAATAACAAGCCAATACTGAAAGAATTACGAAATTATCTGATAGTTCATTAAGTCTTTTCGGATCTGGATTATCACTCTGTAACTCACTCCAGTAATAAGTCATGGCAAGCTGTGCTAAATTACTGGAATATCCAATTCCGATTCTTGATTTAGAAAATGTATTATCCATACGTGCATATTCTGATTTATTACTTTTATAAACCACACCACTTTCTTTTAAATCGTTAACAATAGTAGGGTAGTGCTCATAGCAATAAGCTGCACACTTAACCATTGTATGTTGATTTGTAGCTAAAACGAAGTCCGAATCTTCATCAGCCCCATTTAAACGTGGTTGTACATCAGTCTCAATACAATTTATTGCGAGAATATTTTTTGAAAATTCAAAATATTTTCCCATCTCTGGACTGTAAACATTGTGAAAATAACAAATATTATTTGGAGAATTGTGCGGATTACGAAATGCACATAGATATTCATCATGTTCAAATCTTGTGGTGTAACACTGTATAGCGTTATCTTCAGATTTCAGAGTAGGATCTTTTGTAAAATCCTCACCAACAGAATAGAGTAGAAGTGCATATGGATTTCCACATATAGTTAAATTATCTCCATTTACAACAATCTTGCCTTTTCTAAGCTTATGTACATATGCGGAAATAATTTTGGATTTCTCATGTCTGAAAAACGTACTGTTACCAAACTCATGATTATGATCATACAGGTCAGCCATCATCTCATAGTGGTTTACCTCATTAGCATTTTTTCTTAAAAATTTTTCAAACTCATCATTATCCTGCTTCAGTAACTCCACATACTCAATACTGGTGCTAGCAATATCCCTTACATCATCTTTTGTGCATGGGAGAGTATTGACCATCTGATAACTGAGCTGTTGGTATTCACCAAGTTTACTAGGATGATCAGTCTTGACAATGCCAAACACGCTGCCATCCTCATTTACTTTTTTACACCAATACTCATATGCGGATTCTAATGAGCCACCCATCAGGTCCTTGAATTTTTTCCATTTAATGGCGTTGTCAGTAGTGATAATCTTGATGTCTTTCAAATAGTGCCAATGACCAAACATATCTTTAACTTGGTAGGTCTCATAGTCATTGCCGGTTTTCTCACACCAATCTTTGAAAAATAACTGTATATGAGATTTAAAACCACACATTTTAAATAAATGGTGTCTCATTAGAGCCATACCATTAATCTTAATGGTCCAGTCCGGATTATAAGCATTCCTACAATCTTTGAAATAATCAGCTTCGATCAGCCCCATACCGTCCCAAAGTGTATTCTTAACTTCAGTAATCTTTTTATCTACTACACATTTTTTACCGATTCGACCCTTAGAATCCACGTAATCTTCTGCACGGACAATATTAGCCATTGCCTTAAAGAACGAATCCTGATCTCGTAGAATAAGAATATCCTCCACAGGAATATACTTAGTTCCTACAATGGTAGATGTAGTAAGTGGAGCATAGGCAGACATCTCAACAATTTTTGCATTATCATCTGTCATCAATTTTCCAAGTCCGATAGTCAACCATTCATAAGTTACTTTATAAAGTTCAGAGTTTATAAAGATAACCTGTCCAAGTTTAGCTTTAGCACTGGTCCTAAATAACATCTCATAGTGGATTGTCTCTTCACTTTTAATGCTGCCATCTTTATTTTTGGTTTTATAAGTAACATCTACACCTTCGTTGTAGAACTTATCTCTGATTTGCTCACGCTTTTTCTCGTCATAGAGATCCTTGTTATTTTCAACTTTTTCTAAAGTATATTTAAGACGTTCCTTTAATTCGCCATCAGAATTTTCATATAACTGCTTAATTCGTTTATGTTCATCCTCATAGGATCTGGTGCCAAAATCAAAATCTAAACAGATAATATCTCTAGTAGATTCACCTTTATATACATTAAGACCATTTTTTATAAGAAAAGCAGAGAATAAACTATTATTAAGCATTGCTTCAGTATATGAGAAATAATCTCTTGTGCCTAAATTAACATCATATAATGTTCCGGCACTGATATTTTTGATTTTAATTCCAAATTCACTAATATCAATCACCGCCTAACATTATTGTTTATCCTGCGAATCAGAATTTTTAGTAGGTTTCCATTTATATTTGTGTCCTTTATTTTTATTGTTTGAAATGGTCCAACTATAAGAAGCTGCTGTAACAGTAACATTATGTCCTGGGAAGGGTGGATAATCAGTTTCGAAATCGTAATGACCTAGATTGCCAGAATAGTAACGATGAAATTCTTGATGAGATGGAATAGCTGGGAATGTACCTCCAGTATAATAGTTTTTAGTTACTTTAGATGATAAATTCTGTGTAAGTGCAACATTTTCTGTATTCATATTTAGTAATAAACTCCTTTAGCATTTTAGTTATATCCTTTCTTTCTGTGAGGTTGATAAGTTACATAGTCCACTTTGAGGAAGAGTGAAGGGTAGTGGACTATATTAAGTACTTCTGTATAAAAAATTATTTCATTCTGTAAAAAGTACAACATATTTTTATGCTCGTTATTCAGTTTTAGTTTTAATAGTATTGGATTTTATTTATCTGAAATAGATAAGATAAAAAGAATATTCAACTTAGAGCAAGCAATTTTGAAGCGTAAGCGAAAAATTGTGTAGCGATGACAAGCACCTTTAGGTGCGCGGCAGGGGCGTCTGCGACAATAACATTAGTGGAAGAGAAATGATATATTATAAAATATACAATAACGTATTGGCCTACGGCGTTAGCTGACGCGCAATCTTACGATTGCTTTGTCACTCACTTCAGAATTTATCCGCTTCGCTTCTAAATTCTTCGTTCGAAAATTATAATTTATTTTATAAAAATGGTTTTATTCTATATAACTCTTTTTTATAATTTTTTTTATTTTTTCTTTTAAGGAATCAAAATTACAATCCCTTTATTTTATTGAGTTTGTAAGCCCTAAATTTTCAATTTTAGGAAGTTTGACTTTCTAAAATTTTTTTCTAATAACTTTAATTTGCAATTTTTGGAACACGATTTTCACCAGTATTTATAAGGCTTTAAAGCCAATTTTTTAAAACGTCTGAAACAATTTTGAAATTGAGTTTTCTCAGTATTTATAATGGTTTAAGCCAAATCCTTACCCCCCTTTTTGGGTGAAAAGCTTATAATAAGGTTATTAATATTTTTACTGCATATATAAAAGTGCAATTTAGTTAGTATTTATATAGGATTATCGACCCTAAAGGAGTAAAAATTTACCCCCCTTTTACGTTTTAAGTGTTTTGAAAAAATGGCGTTGAGCCTATATAAAATAAGGGATTATTGATGCTCCAAATTTTGAATTAGTGATTTTTAGAAATTAACAATGGTCCAGGCATACTTATATTTCTTCTGTTTTTTATTGCCATTAGCATCTGTAATTGTTCGTAATGTTTCAAATTCCTTAATTCGGTAAGGAGTATTTTCTTCTTCAAACATATGATTTAAAGTAGAAGCTCTCTTCATTATCTTCCCATTATGGATAAGATTTATTTTATGAATTAGCTCTGTTCGATCTGCTGGTTGGAGAAATATAGTTTTGTTATCTGCCAATTTTTTTAGATATTTCTGCAGTTCCTTATTCTTATTTTTATTAGATTGTTCACTTATCATTTTGTATTTATAGACTCCTTTTTTCTTATCATAGAAACCGAAGAACTCAGCTAAATATTTACAATATCCAAATTCCCCATACTTGGTCATAATGTTTTTATATTCCTTAATGTCTTCCTGCCGCTTGAAATACATAGGACCGTTTACTCTTTTAATATAAGTATTTGGAACAACTTTACCATTTATGTCATAGCAAAGATCATCATATAAAATATTATTACAATCATTTTGCATTGGATATTTCTGGATAAGCTTATCAATAGAATAATCATTATCTATAAAATATTTAGCCATTTCAACTTTTTGTTGCATATTTCTTATTAGACCAGAAAGCTTTTGATTGGTAAGAGCGTGAATATATACGTTTAATTTATCATTACCATCTTGAATTCTTTTACGTCCAACACACTGAATTAATGATCCAAAATCAATAATGTCAATTACAATATTCTTAACTTCTCTGTCAATAATATTAATACCTGCATCAAAACAAGATGTTGTTATAAGAAATTGTTCTTCAAAGCGTTCGTTATGCAAGATCGTTTGAATTTTTTCTTTATCAACATATTTATAATAAGTCGAATTGTTTTCGCTGCAGTTAAATACACAATAATCTTTATATTTTTTATAAAGCTTATATGCTTTTTCAGCAGATTGAATGAAGAAAATACCCTTAGATCCTTTTTTGATTCCTTCTTTTATAAGTTCCTCTATAGTATCTTCTTTATAAAAAAATTTTAGATTCCGAATAAATGAAAAATCAAATGGTAGATAATATTTTATATATTTCTCTAATTTATTTTCTTTAATGTATTTCTTCATATAATTTTCCATGTTATTGCCAGTGGCAGACATAAATATATGAGTAGCAGTACTATTATTCATTATCAGCTCAAAAGAGATTGATGTTTTGTTATTAAAACTGCTGTCATTAAAGAAATAATGGAATTCATCACAGACAATATATCTGTACTGAGATAAATTGATTTTATCCAAAGTGTTATGTAATTTTGCATATTCGATTGCCTGGTATGTCATTATAGTAATAATATCATCTTTGCCAGCAGCAACAATTTCATAAGCAAATTGGTCTACACAATTAGATCGGTGAATAAGCATTAAAATTTTTTCATTATTATCTTTCGCCGTTTTATATAATGGGTTTTTGCAAAAATAACTTTTGCCAGATCCCATTGGCGCAGATATAAGAACATTTTCTTTTGGTTTCCATGATTTTATAATAGATTCTGTAATTACATTTGATATTCTTGCTTTCATTGTGACTTCCTCCTAGTGAGTTAAATATTTGTTTCTGTAATCCCTAATTGCCTGGATTAATTCTGGAGTTTTATTGAAAAAAAATACATTTCTTCCAGATTTGTCGTTTCCTGGCTCTGATCTTATAAGAACAAAGCCTCTTAACATAAGATAACCAGCGAGTTTCTGAGTGTAAATTGTTATTGCTTCTTTTTTATTTTCTGTATACATTTGTTATTTATCCTTTCTTAACCTTAATTATTTGAATATGTTAAAATGTTGGATTGTGATTTTTATACATAAGAAAACCTCCTTTCAAATATTTTTTCTAAATTATTTCTTCTTTAATTCTGGGAAAATGTTATTATATTCTTCTTCGGTTAGTGGTCTTTCTAAATCATATTCGTATTTAGGTTCAGACAGTTTTTGTGGTCCATGCGGATTATCTGGATCAACTGGTTCACAATAGAAATATTCTTCCTTACGTTTATATGCCTGTGCTGCTAATTCTGTCATATTTGGTTTTAAGTAAGGTTGTGGTCCACCATAAGGACATGTTGAGATATAACGATTTGCAATTTGTTTCTTGAATAATGTTTTCAATTCTGATAAAGACTTTATTTGTTCCATGATCCTGCTAACCTCATAATATATTCTTTGTATAATATTGGTGATGCTTTCTTTAGTAACTCTTCTAATTCTTTGATGGATTTGTTCCAAATACATACGGTGAATGGCGCTTGACAACCATCGTAGTATTCTGCATAAAATTTTACTTTTGAATCTGGTATTACTTCGATTCTATCATAGTTTGCCCTTGCTACTCCAAATGCTGATTCACCATAACCAGATTCTGAAATCGCCTCTTCAAATTTGTCAAGTTCATCATCTAATGATGAATCTCCTTCGTACCAAAGTTCGGATAATAGTTTAACTAAAACTTCAAAATTATGTTTTTCATTCATTTTTTTTATTCCTTTCTTGAGATGTGATTAGTAGATTCAATGTAATCTTCTAAATGAATTTTTATTTTATTCTTAAGAAATAAAATTGATGTGAAATGAAAAGTATGTCAGTTTGCAAAAATTTGTGGCTATATATTCGGAACGGTGTCTGATCTGGATGATGAGTTGGCTGATATTAAAACATACCCCATTGTTAGGTAAAAATTGAAAAATTATGGGTAAATTTTGATGAGATGATGCGATGTGGTAGATTGGTAGGGTAAGGGTGTTTGAACGATTTTAGGGTCCAGAATTTTGATATATGGTATTATAGTTTGTAGATGTCATTGAAAATACTATTGTTAGAGAGTGTATAGATTAAATAAAGTGAGTGAATGAGTAATTAAAATAAAAGAAGCAGTACATCCGGAACGATGGCTGCTTTAAATTTTTTGATCAAATTACGCTAATTATGTAGTGTTTTTGTGATACTGAGAGATAACAATATTTATATAGGAAAGAACGTGATTAGTATGATGGGTAAAATTGGATTTGAGTATGGATTTATTGGGATTTTATCGAATGGGTATTTCGTGAATGGTAAGAAAATGCGGATTATGCCTTAAAAACATTGAGATCTTGATGGATTGGGTGGCATAGCAGGTGAGTGGGTGAATTTAGATAGTTGAACGGTATCGGTTAATGGCTTGGATTTATTAGGATTAGGGGATATTGGTGCGTGATTTTTGGATGATTTTATGTGCGATTTTTGGAGTGGTGGTGCGAGAAATGATAGGAAAAGATTGGGATTTTACGATACGGTGGTCGATACGATGGGAGAGTGGTGGATTGGTGTGAATGATAGGAAATTATTGGGATAGAGGCTGGTTGATTGGGAGATGGTGATTTTCCAGTCAGTGTGTAGTTGAACTTGCTTATGGTCTTTGCAGCATCCTGGACTTTCTCCAGGATCAAAAGTACCCCCATCCCTTTATTCTAAAGCATTCTAATGTATATTAGAACACATTGCAGATATACTTTTTGAAAATAAAATATAGAAATTACTATAGTTTGATTCTGGCAGTCGTATTTTTTGCATTATATAGAAAGAATTTTCTCAAAAATAACGCTTAAAAACCGCAGAAATGTTGATTTTTCGGGCTTTCTGCGGTATTGGATAAATGAGAATTTTTTACCAGACGGTAAAAAAATGTTGCAAATGCAACATTATCGTATCTATAGATTTTATCTATAACAAACAATTCATTTATAGATTTTATCTATAACACTCTTTACTATAGCCATAACCTATACCAAACCACATTGCTATAGTTTTATCCTATACCATTTTATGCATATTGCACAACGTCTTTCCAGATTCCCTAAATTTCACCCTCAAAAAGACACTTTTTACACATGTTTCCTACTTACACAACACCA